GCACCTGTAGCTCCATCTGCACCATCCTCACCTTTAGGGCCTGTTGCTCCAGTAGGACCTGTGGCTCCATCTTTACCGTCAGCACCAGTAGCGCCTGTTGCTCCAGTAGGACCTGTGGCTCCATCTTTACCGTCAGCACCAGTAGCGCCTGTTGCACCTGTAGAGCCAGTAGGACCAGTTCCACCATCAGCGCCAGTAGGACCAGTTGCACCGTCCTTACCGTCAGCACCAGTAGCACCTGTAGCTCCATCTGCACCATCCTCACCTTTAGGGCCTGTTGCTCCAGTAGGACCTGTGGCTCCATCTTTACCGTCAGCACCAGTAGCGCCTGTTGCTCCAGTAGGACCTGTGGCTCCATCTTTACCGTCAGCACCAGTAGCGCCTGTTGCACCTGTAGAGCCAGTAGGACCAGTTGCACCGTCCTTACCGTCAGCACCAGTAGCACCTGTAGCTCCATCTGCACCATCCTCACCTTTAGGACCTGTTGCTCCCGTAGGACCTGTGGCTCCATCTTTACCGTCAGCACCAGTAGCGCCTGTTGCACCTGTTGCGCCAGTAGCGCCTGTTGCACCTGTTGCGCCAGTAGGACCAGTGGCTCCATCGTTACCGTCAGCACCAGTAGCACCAGTTGCACCGTCCTTACCATCAGCACCTGTTGCGCCAGTAGCGCCTGTTGCACCTGTTGCGCCAGTAGCGCCTGTTGCACCTGTTGCGCCAGTAGCGCCTGTTGCACCTGTTGCGCCAGTAGGACCAGTGTCTCCATCGTTACCGTCAGCACCAGTAGGACCAGTAGCACCAGTTGCACCGTCCTTACCATCGTTTCCAGTAGGTCCAGTAGGACCTGTGTCGCCAGTAGCGCCTGTTTCACCAGTAGGGCCTGTGGCTCCAACTGTTACTGGACCTGCATTAACAAATCCACACCTATGCAATTCATCTCCATCAGCATCATCGTTACCAGTATAAACCCATAAATCGCCATTCCAAATGAATGCATCATTTATGTTTAAGTCTAAAGTTTCAACAAATTCGCAAAAATTATAATCGCCATTTATTACATCCAATATTGTTACTGATTGCCCATTATCTCCCTTTGGACCAGTAGGACCTGTTACCCCAGTAGGGCCTGTTACCCCAGTAGGACCTGTTACCCCAGTAGGACCTGTTACCCCAGTAGGGCCTGTAGGACCAGTATTACCAATTGGGCCTGTTTGGCCTTGCATACCAGTGTTACCTGTAACACCTGTAGGGCCAGTAGCACCAGTTTTTCCTGTTGCTCCAGTTACCCCAGTAGGTCCAGTTGGACCTGTCATACCAGTTGGACCGCTCGGACCAATCATTCCACGAGCGCCTTCTGGGCCTTCTGGACCTTGTACACCAGCCTCTCCAGTATCACCTTTTGGGCCCTTTACCCCTGTAGGGCCAGTCGCGCCAGTATTGCCTGTCGCACCAGTTGCGCCTTTGTCTCCTTTGTCACCTTTTTCTCCAGTGGCACCTTTAACTCCAGTAGGGCCTGTCGCCCCAGTCTTTCCCGTTGCACCAGTAACCCCTTTATCACCCTTTTCTCCAGTAGGGCCTTTAACTCCAGTAGGGCCTGTCGCCCCAGTCTTTCCCGTTGCACCAGTAACCCCTTTATCACCCTTTTCTCCAGTAGGGCCTTTAACTCCAGTAGGACCTGTTGCACCAGTCTTTCCCGTTGCACCAGTAACCCCTTTATCACCCTTTTCTCCAGTAGGGCCTTTAACTCCAGTAGGACCTGTTGCACCAGTCTTTCCCGTTGCACCAGTTGCGCCTTTATCTCCTTTGTCGCCTTTTTCTCCAGTGGTGCCTTTTATTCCTGTAGGACCAGTCGCGCCAGTATTGCCTGTTGCACCAGTAGCACCTTTGTCTCCTTTGTCGCCCTTTTCTCCAGTGGAACCTTTAACTCCAATAGGGCCTGTTGCACCAGTCTTTCCCGTTGCACCAGTTGCGCCTTTGTCTCCTTTGTCGCCCTTTTCTCCAGTTGCGCCTTTCACTCCAGTAGGGCCTGTCGCCCCAGTCTTTCCAGTTGCGCCAGTGGCACCTTTATCACCCTTTTCACCCTTTTCTCCAGTGGCACCTTTAACTCCAGTAGGACCTGTTGCACCAGTCTTTCCCGTTGCACCAGTTGCGCCTTTATCTCCTTTGTCGCCTTTTTCTCCAGTGGTGCCTTTTATTCCTGTAGGACCAGTCGCGCCAGTATTGCCTGTTGCACCAGTAGCACCTTTGTCTCCTTTGTCGCCCTTTTCTCCAGTGGCGCCTTTCACTCCAGTAGGGCCTGTCGAACCAGTCTTTCCAGTTGCGCCAGTGGCACCTTTATCACCCTTTTCACCCTTTTCTCCAGTTGCACCCTTTGCCCCAGTAGGGCCTGTCGCACCAGTCTTTCCAGTTGCACCAGTTGCGCCTTTATCACCCTTTTCTCCAGTGGTGCCTTTTATTCCTGTAGGACCAGTCGCGCCAGTATTGCCTGTCGCACCAGTAGCACCCTTGTCTCCTTTATCGCCCTTTTCTCCAGTTGCGCCTTTCACTCCAGTAGGGCCTGTCGCCCCAGTCTTTCCAATTGCGCCAGTGGCACCTTTATCACCTTTTTCACCCTTTTCTCCAGTTGCACCTTTCACCCCAGTAGGACCAATTTTTCCTGCTGCACCAGTTGCTCCTGTAGCGCCCTTATCGCCTTTTTCTCCAGTGGGGCCCTTTGTGCCAGTAGGACCAGTTTTTCCAGTTGCTCCAGTAGCACCTTTCTCACCTGTAGGTCCAGTTGGGCCAGTTTTTCCTGTTATACCAGTAGGGCCAACCTCGCCGCGAGCTCCAGTCGCGCCAGCTGGTCCAGTTTCACCATTATTTCCTGTTAGCTTAACAGTTTTATTAAATGTTCCTCCATCAAAAAGATTTAAATATCCATCATCACCTATATATCCATCCCCAACATTTATACAGTCCCCAGATGTTGGCTTAATATTCAAATAATAGCCTACTTTTCCAGAAAAACTATTTCCGTTTGTAGTTGTTATTGTTGCAATACCAGTAAGACTATCGACAGTAAAATCAGATATAGTTGAATATTCGGATATTATATTGTTTATATTATTATAAATCAATTCAGAAGATTCAAAATAAACATATTCCCCAGCATCGTTCTTTATGAACAACACTTCGCTACCGTTTTTATCATTAATAATCAACTCTCCGCGAGTTGTGTTTGGTAAATATATTCTACTATCAATATAATTGCGATTATGAATTTCTTCTGTTGTACCAGAAAGTCTTGTTAATTTTGTTATTCTTCTAGCCATATAATGTAAAACAAATTTCTATATTATGTGTTACCATAAATAGTTATAACACCGCAAACCAAATAAAAAAAACACCAACAAATAGTTGGTGCTGTACGTTTAAAATAAAAAAATATCTTATCAAAAAAGAACTAATGAAGCGTGCGATAAGGCAACGCCAAGAATAACCCCAACTAAAACTCCTATACAAGCACAAATAAAATCATGCTTCTCATTTTTATTGCCACGTTTTTTATCTAGAATACATTTACCCATAACTAAAAAAACACTTATAGCCATTGCCCACACTATAGAACAGAACATCATTAAAAAAAGCGTTAAAAGCGCGGCTGATTCTGCATTTGCCAACCCGTCTATACCAATCCACTCAATTCCTCTAGCATTTTGTTTTTTGATTTTATCGCAAATGATATCTATTTTTTCTTTTATTGATGACATTTTATTCCTTTTTTTCATAAATAGTAAATTAATTTAGAATTTATACAATAAATTAACGCCAATAAAATCATTATTAGTATAAAATGCATGATTATACTGTAATTGTATTCCATATTTTTCTTTTATAAAAAAGCCAGCATTAATTCCAGCCATAGGGTCCATTGCTTGAGATTTCCAAGGATTTAAAGCGGTGTTAATACCGATAAATGGACTAAAAGCCTTAACTTTCGTTTCTATAATAGTCACAGTTTTAATAATTGGAGTGTAATTATAGCCCAAATACTTTAATCTGTTGTACTGAACTTCAGCCTGAATATCGCATTTGCCAATTGTATCAATATCAAACAATGTTTCTGCGTATTGTCTTGTCGTTGCCCAATCAGTCATAATAACAGATGTATCCTCTCTTGTAACCTCAACGTATTCAGTAACTATTTTAGTTGGAAATAATTCAACATATATTCCGTCTCTAACACATTGTTGTATTATCCCAATAGTATCTATTGGTAGTATAACGTTATATGGAATTGGTTTGTTGATTGTGTCATGTATTGTAGGACCTTGAATATATTCGGTCACCGTTGTCGGATTTTTATCCTTAATTCTTGACCTGCCAATAAAAAAACCACCAATAACGCTTAATATACATAAAAATGCAACAACAATTAATTGTTTATGCTTATTTGATATCGCCATATAATTTGTTTTTTACATATATAGATTATTTAACAAAAAAAAGCCAGCCTAAGCTGACTTTTGGTAATTAAATTCAACATTTAATATTATTATTTCGTAAATATATTATCACCGCCAAACGGATTTTGTTTACTAAAATCACCAAAAGGCGAATCAGTAGAATTAGTCGATGTTGATGCGCTATCTGACTTATAAAGTCTCTCAGCTATAGGGTTCCAAATATCTAGCAACTCTTTTTGAGATGCTTTAACGTTTTCAACATCTTTGGCTTTAACAACTTCACGAAGTTTTTCTATTTTTTCAGTCAATTTTGTTTTTTCATCTTCTGTAATTTTGTCACCCATTTCATCTATAGATTTTTCAATACTAAATGATAATGAATCGGCCATATTTATTGTTGCCATATTTTCAGCTGTTTTCTTGTCTTCCTCAGCATGCTCTTCGGCCTCTTTTCTCATTCTTTCAATATCCTCGTCAGTTAATGATGATGATGACTCAATCGTGATATGCTGCTCTTTATTCGTACCAGTATCCTTAGCCGACACGGACAAGATACCGTTTGAATCAATGTCGAATGTGACTTCAATTTGAGGAACTCCACGTCTTGCTGGCAGAATACCGTCAAGAGTAAACACACCGATTTGCTTATTATCACGTGTCAACGGTCTATTGCCTTGTGCTACAACAATAGTTACAGCTGGCTGATTATCTTCTGCTGTTGTGAAAATCTGACTTTTTTTACATGGAATTGTAGTATTAGCTTCAACAATATTTGCCATTACACCACCCATTGTATCAATACCAAGATTCAATGGAGTAACATCAAGCAAAACAATATCATTTTTATCTCCGCTAAGAATTGCTGCTTGAACAGCTGCGCCAAGAGCGACTGCTTCATCAGGATTGATATTCTTCAACAACGGTTTTCCAAAAGCTTTTGTAAGTTCATCCTGTACCTTCGGGATTCTTGTTGAACCACCGACAAGAAGCACACCGTCAAGGTCATTATTTGTAATCTTCGCCTTATTAACAGCTTCTTTGCCAAGATTGATAACCTTCGCAATTTCTTTATCAATAAGTGATTCGAATTTTGCCCTGCTCAATGAAATTGCCAAATGTTTAGGTGCGCCGTCAACAGCTGTAATATATGGCAAATTAATCTCTGTGTTCATAGTGTTCGACAACTCCATCTTTGCCTTTTCAGCCGCATCATAAACACGCTGCATAGCCATAGAATCCTTAGACAAATCAACTCCGTCGGATTTATTAAATTCAGACACAACATAGTCAGCAACCAATTTGTCGAGGTCACTACCACCACAATACACATCACCATTTGAGGCTAAAATTTCAACAACACCATCTGAGATGTCTGCAACTGAAAAATCAAGAGTGCTGCCACCATAGTCAACAACTAGGTACTTTCCTCCCTTTTTCATGTCAATATTTGAGGAAAGAATGGCGGCGGTTGGCTCTGCTACAATTCTTCTCACATTTAGCCCAGCTATTTCACCTGCACGCTTTGTTGCTTCTCTTTGCGCATCATTAAAATAAGCAGGAACTGTAATAACCGCATCCTTTACTTCTTCCCCTAAAGAGTTTTCTGCTGTTTGTTTCAACTTTGTAAGAATCATGGCTGACAATTCCTCTGGAGAATAATGCCTATCACCAATTTTAACTCTCGGATATCCATCAACATTGTCAACATCATACTGTACATGTGTGATGTTGTCTTTAATTTCATCATAAGTCCCACCCATAAAACGCTTAATAAGAACAACAGTTCCCTTTGGGTTTGTAATTGCTTGTCTTTTAGCTGCCGCACCAACTTTCCGCTCTCCATTTTCACTGAACGAAATTACAGAAGGAGTTGTGCGACTACCTTCTTCATTAATTAAAATTGTCGGTTGACCGCCTTCCATTACCGCAACTTCACTCAAAGTTGAACCCAAATCCAAACCTATAATTTTACTCATTTCTAAATTTTTATTAAAATTATTATTATTTCTTATCTTGTAATTATATTATTATACAATTTTATTTTTAAAAAACCAAATTGTTTTCAATGTTAGCCACCGATTGCGACTAACACATCGTTTTCCCAATCAAAAATCTTCAATATATGGATTAGGTCGAATATCAAATACTCATATGACCAACCACCGCTAACAATCCACTTGTTATTAGTGTCAATATTTATATTGAGATATCCGTTTATTCCTTTGTCCTCATCAAACCAAGATGTTTTCCATCTATTAGCTTTCCAATTCCATTCACCTTGATTTGCTCTCAAAGCTTTTTCAACATCTTGGTCTTTATTCCATTCACTGCCAAGTTCTGTATCACTGTCAATTCGTCTTCCGTCAAACCATTTTAATATATGATTTACTCTTACTTCTTCTATAATATTTAATAGTTGCTCCTTTGAAATTGTAACAAATGACAAATCGCACTCGATATCAACTTTGTTATTGAACAATCTGTCGGAAAATTTACCTTGACTGTCATACCTAAGTATATCTGTTAATGTGTCATACATGACTTTTTCTTTTGTAAGTTCATCATAAACACAATCAGATTCACACTCTTCATTTGTTATATTTCGAAACTTTTCAACCGTTGTGCGAGGAACACAATATAAACTAAATCTAAAACCCATATATAATTTATTTTAATTCAATATCTTTATCTATATTACAAATTTTTAATAAATGTTGCAATTCATGGACATATTTTAATTTAATAATAACTTCAGTTCCACCAAGATTGTCATCGAAATCATCTTGTTCAATCTCTATATGATAATATCCATCTTTACCAGTAGCCCACCATGAAAGAATATCTGTATCTGGGAAATTTATTTCAAGAATCTCATCAGTTAATTCTATTGGCTTAAAAATAATGCCAAATAAATTATCATTAAGATAGCGAGTAAAAATGGCCTCTGTCATTCTGAAAATAGCTCCATTTGAATTTTGGATATAATCGCCAAACATTAAATCTGTAATATTAAACATTTTTCATCACTTTTTTCACTGTGCAATCTTCAATAAAGGTAATTGGGACTTCAACTATAATATCTTTTCTACCCCATTTAGCCCTTTGATATTTTTTAAAATAGCATTTTGGATTGTCTGTATATATAGTATTATCAGAAATTTCTGATAATAGTTTATTCAATAAATTACTTCTATTAGTTATAAACCATGTATTTTCTCCTTCAAATACTATATAGTCAGCATCACCATACATCGAACCTGGCTGTCCGTTAACATTTTGTAACTCCAGCCAGGTTGAATTGTAATTAACTGTAGTATCATATCTTGACCTTTTTCTAGCACCCTTTACATCAAAACCGACAGGGCGTTTTTCTTCTGAATATTTCCAAAATAGGTCAATGTGCCGTTGTGTGTCATCATATTCTGTAGATGGAATAATTTCACCACCATCTTCAGAAATCAAATCATTGGCGAATTTGGCTTCAACTACTTTACCATTTTTATAAAATGTTTGTACTATATCACCTATTCCTGCCACGATTTTTCAGCTTGTCCAATTTTCTTATTTCTATTTGATGTGTATGGGAAGATGTACATACCAAAATCAAGTCCGCCATCTGACATTACAATAATTTTACGGTCCATGTCAATGTAATAAATTTCATCTCTGCCGTAATAATCAGAATCGCCAATAGTTAGTCTGTCAAATGGCTTAGCAAATGAAAGTTCTCTCGTGTTGTAATAACAATTCTCCTTGTTATTATACATTTCATAAAACTTCTCAACATTATATTTAAATTCTTCCTCGTCTTTAGCCTGAAAATCATATTTCACTCCATAGTAACTATGCTCTTTCTCGGTGAAATTAAAAATACCTTCAAACTCTGACACGGGACAATTATGCATGTTAACCTCATCAACAACACACTTCAGAATATCCATAGTAATTGTTTCCATTTTCGAAAACAAGTTAATAATGTCATCGAAATATTCTTTATACTCAAGGTTATCGTTCAGATAATCAATAACAACGTCCTTACTAAGAATACTCTCAAACTCCTTAATATATCTAATTCTCGAAGGTCTTGACATAAGATTTGAATCAATATATTTGTTGTTTGTTGTCAAAATGAAAATGTGTGTCTTATTGGCGTTATTCAAACCATCCATAACACTCAAAAGATTTTGACCAGCACAATCATCATCATATTGGTTTCTCATTTGGAAATTCTTCTCAAATTCATCAAAAAAGAAAACACAATCCTGGTCAATACTTGAAATGAACATGTCGATGTTCTTGTAATTGGTATCACAAATAATCACTGGCAAATTCAACTCATTGCACAAATATTTAGCCGTAACAGTCTTACCAGCACCCTTTTCGCCGTTAAGCAGCACACCAATATTATGTTTAGCCTTTTGATTTTTGTAAGTCACAATGACGTGATTTACAAATTTCTCATCCAAACCGTACAGCTTAAACTCAAAACTAAACTTTGGTTGCCACAACTCCAAAGAAAATTCATCCTTCATAGAGTCATAGTACAAGCGATAAACACCAACAGGAAGACGGTCAACAATGTCAACACCACCACCAATTTGTTGATAAACATTTTCTCTTTTGAAATACAATTTATTGTCCATATTGTAAATTTAAATTTTTAATTAAAACGGTAAATCGTCACAACTATTGTTGACATTTGAATTCTCTGTAATAATATCATTTTTTTTCAAAGATTCCAAATATTTTCTTGCCATTTCTTGTGCCTCAACAAAATGAAAATCTTCGCAACCTACCATCCATTCTATATAACTGCTTCTTGTCGGGTCTATAGCCTTTTCTGTTTCGTGAATCTCACGGATTGTCTTGTTCTGACCACCATATTTCTTCCCGAAATCAATAATATAGTCTCCTGGGTCCCCTTCGTATTTCTTTGGTTCAACCTCTTCAACAATTACTTGCTCTGTCGGCCTGAAATTAAAATCAAGTATTTCCTTTCGACTTGCTACATAATCAGCTGCTTGTAACGCTTTTTCAAAATCAGTCTTTGGCATCGGATATGCATCCTCGTTGAATTTAACAAAACATTTTTTATGCTCCCATTTTCCCATGTGCGATTCAACAGCACCACAAATCATATCAACTTCTGACTCACTAAGAAGATTGTTTGATTTGTTCAATTCCTTTACATATTTTGATGCTAAAATTGGATGCTCTCTTACAGTATGTCCTGTGTTGTCGCCCTGCTTTCTAATATCATGCGCTAGTGCGGCAATAATCAACAAATCGGTAGTGTTATCATCAAAATCCAAAGACTCTGCCATTGCTTCAGCAAAAAAAGTAACACATCTTGTATGTCTAACTAAACCACCAAGCCCTAAATCAAACTGAGGGTGATATTTTCCGCTTGAACTTGCTGGAACTGAGAAAAAATAATCATCAGCATTACCAATTAACTCCTCGGCAAATTTTCTAGCCTTCTCTCCTTTAATATCATTAATTTCATTAATGAACAACTTAATTTTTTCTGATTTATCCATAAATTTATTTAATTAAATCTTGTTCTTTCATTATTTTTAAAAATGTTGAATACACTTCTTTTTTCTGATTATCATCTTCAAACAACTCTGCATATTCATTTCTATTTGCAAGTTCCATGAAAATATCATATGAATTTTTACGCCCTTTCCCAGAAAACACTCGCTTTACGTCCTTCAAAAACTCTTTAACCACCTCAACAATTTTACAATCACCTTCTGATATCAACCCATTTATGTACATATTATGCTTATAACTCTCAAAGAGTTCATCAATTAATTCGTTTTCAAAACACCATTCACCTAGAACATTTACGCACGCAAGCATAAAACACCCCTTGTCGGTTAGATAGTATCTGGCTTCTACAAATTTATCACAAATATCACCGTCTTCCTTGAAGCTTTTACATGTATCTTGTTTTTCACAGTCATAACAGGTATAGTGATAGTCGAGGACAAATTCAGTACATGTGGCCGCTTGTGGTAAATAACCAGGACAATTATCCTTTATCTTACAATTATCACACGATAATGCATCGTCATCCATTTCGTAATAATCACAATTCAACCTTGGGTTTTCGCTGTCACCCTCTATTCTTTCTTTTAACTGACAAGACAAACGGGTAGAACAATTTGAGCACGCATTTTCAACTTTAAAATTTCTTAGTTTTTTCATCTATTTCATTTTTATTGTAATAAAACAAAAAAAAAATTATAAAACCAAATTTCTATTTATAGAAAATATTAAAATTAAATGGCTGTAAATAAATTATTTTGGAAATTTGAATTTAATTTTTCTGTTTATCATGCTGACGGAAGAACGCCAATAGAAAACTCTATTATCATAACTGACAGACAAACAAACCCATTTTTTATTGTGAGCGGAGGAAATGTTACACAATGCAGAAGTCTGTTAGAAAGAAACAGCGGACGCGACGTGTCAATTTGGAATTCTGGTGTTGTTATTACGAATACATTATATCTTCCTCCTTGGTTGGACTCTAGAGAAATAGACAAATATCAAAGAGACAAACGATATACCATGACAGGGAATACGTTCATACCTTTCACGCTTTCTACAAGGGAAAACGGATACTTTGATTATGTGGCTGACGAAATTCACGGTGACGATAACCCATTCTATTGGACAATATATTCTGAAATATATGACGGTGTTGAAACTGGTATTAAAACTTTTTCGCCATCATACCCTAAAATTGGTTCAGTTAATGTCAGACAATTCCCAATCAGTACAACGCATAACTTTATAGACACCAATAATTGTTCAATTTCTAATGTAAATTATGTATATTCTGGGCATGATGGTAATATCGTAGTAACAGGTAATACTGGAAACAACACATATGTAAGCGGGATACCTGGTACTATATCTTATTTTAAAGCATCACGTAATGGGTTTAAACCATCAATAAAAACCACAAGACTATACGAAGCAACGCAAACTAGTAGTAATATCTTTGCGCTATATAATAGCTTTAATCATATTTTAAGCGGAGACGGAGAGGTTGCATCAAATTTAAGACTTGAAGAAACGTTTCCTGATATAATACCAAATATAGCACAAAGTCTTGGTAACTATAAAAATTATTCAAGAGTGCAGCAACCGCCTGAATTGAGTAACCAACCTTTTGTTTACAGTACAATAGCCACAAATCAAGATATACTTACACTTAGAATTGAAGATTATTTAAGAACTAATCCTTATAACCCTGGAGATGATTTTCCTGAAAACCCACCAATTACTGGGTATATCACTACATCTTACTGGAGCGGTGAAGTTACAAGTATTAAAACATACACTCCATCGACTGATTATAATAACTATACTTCAATTGAAGATTTTTCAAACCTAGCTGGGTCATTCGACCAAAATAGTTCTGAATGGTTTTCAAATGCGCGTGTATATTCAGGAAATATGTCACTTACTGGAAATGTTGCAACATTTTCAGCCCCAAACGCTACAACCATTATGATTGCGTCACCAATAATTAATTGTTATTTAAGTGGTATTACATATTCAAAATTTCACTCAATAACAGTTCTTAGCGGTAGCGCCATATACACCTTATTTGACAACACAACAAACACTTCAATAGTCTCTGAAACATTTGAATTAACATATGTCGCCCCATATTATACTGATACAACTACAACAATATCAACTTCTTCTGGCGTGGCATATACAAACCAAACACTTACAGATGCGTCTTTAACTGCAACTGGAACGTCAAGTACTCATAATTATTCACTTCAAATTGAATTAAACGCTGATATATCATATATTCTATGCGAACCATGCTGGAAGACGCATGCCTACAATACCGACCTTAAATTAAGCGGGTCATCATCAATATGGGCTGAAATGCAATCTCAAACAATTTCATATTGCGGTTTTTAATTTAAAACATGCATTTTTAATGCTTAAAATTGATTTTAGGCTCAAGTTCGTGTTTTGTTTTGGCAATTGCATCACTGATTTTAATATCACCAAACAATCTAATTGCTTTCTTCAAATAATACAATGTCCATTCTAAATCCACTTTGCGTTCAAGCTCTTTTTGTTGCTCCGCAGTAAGCACAAATGCTTTATTCTCATATGGATTACCATACGGATGATTGACCAAATAATTATTTCTTTTAAATTCTCCAAATTCACTCATAATGATAACATTTCTTTACTTACCAAAGCTTATTTAACTTTGGCATTCCATCACCAATTCGGCCCTATCTATATATGGTACTCCAGGTAGGACTCGAACCTACAACCCGCACCTTAGAAGGGTGCCGCTCATCCATTGAGCTACTGGAGCATAATAAATGTGCGGATGGTAGGAGTCGAACCTACGACCTCTTGCTTGTAAGGCAAGCGCTACTGAACCAACTGAGCTACACCCGCATAATAGTTGTGCCATGTTAGCATCAACTCAAGTGCGTCTGGCTGGACTTGAACCAGCGACCCCTACATTATCAGTGTAGTGCTCTAACCAAACTGAGCTACAGACGCATATTCTGGATTGAAACTATTTCGATATATGTATTAAGTCTCCCCACAGGGACTCGAACCCCAATCTTGAGTTTCGTGGACTCACGTTCTAATCCATTGAACTATGGGAAGTTGTTTGTTGAGCCACGAGGATTCGAACCTCGATTCCCAGAACCAAAATCTGGTGTCTTGCCGTTAGACGATGGCTCAATAAATTTGGTTAATCCTACACAGTCTGTCATTCCACCAGACCCCACATCTAACTGTACTTCATGACTTATGGCTGTCCCTTCACAGTATCCATCTCAAGCATTGCCCCCACGATTGTCCATCTTACGGGGGCCTTCTTGAACCTCAAATTAGCCAAATATAATTTGCTGGGGAGGTGGGACTCGAACCCACGACCACGGTCTTCAAATGACATTCGTAAACATTGCTGTTTGATTCTTTTACAAGAATCTACATTACGCGCTCTAACCAACTGAGCTACTCCCCGAAAAAAAATAAGTCAAGAAAATTTACGAGCTACGGACTGGAGAAACCTCGGCTAGACGAGGATTGCGTTACCACATAGGGTTTTACCTCCTGTTGCGTTGCGCTACAGTACCTCACGATAACTGACACTTTTCATCGGGCTGAGGGTCACACCACCCAAGACTACATTGACTGGTTAAGTATACATCCCCATTCAATTTACCCCGAACACTACTCGGTGGTCTGTTCTTGACTTGTGGCGGCAGGTGGATTCGAACCACCGTCTCCGCCTTATGAGAGCGGCGCATGAAACCAACTCCGCTATGCCGCCATATGAGCGGGTAATCAGAATCGAACTGACATTTCCAGCATGGCAAGCTGGCACACTAACCGTTGTGCTATACCCGCATAATACCAATTATGTGCTGCCACGCCAAATGCTCTAAGGACTGTTTTATGCTTTTGGGCGCGAGTCTTCACTTGATACTTCTCGCGTTCTTTACCGACTCACTTACGGCATAGAAACCAAATTCATGGCACCCATTGACCCCAGGTTCCTCTCGTACTGTTGGGGCTTACATAAAACTTAGCTACATAGCTTCGATGCACCGTCACGCTACTGGAACCTCGCACAGTATTTCAACTGTGTTCCTTTCTTTGCATCGGGGATTTCCACGTTCGCTATTCCTGAGGTGTTTCTCACATGCTTATTGCCAAGTTACTCACATGCGCCTTGTTATTTTGCGGAGTCATGACTTCCACGCAAACTTCCTCTCGCAACTCATTATCAGATGGCTGCTTTCAAGCCTACTGTTAATTGGTATATTCGCGGGGAGGGTGGGTTTCGAACCCACAACCTACTGGTTAACAGCCAGTTGCTCTACCGTTGAGCTACCTCCCCAAAAGTTTTGCACGTGCAAACCCGTACAATTTTGCGATTCTGGCAGTTTTATATTAACATTTCAAGAACTTTCCACGCCCGCTCTGTCAGCATTAAAAATATAGTTGTTTAAACGGTAACGTTACCTCCGTCTTAGCCATCTATTTATTAATCCGCAGTGGCATCACGGATGACTATGCGTTTTATCCCATCTGGTCAACTGGTTTCGTTTGCTTTTGTTGTGGAGGGCAGATTCGAACTACCACCTCTTGGTAAAATCCAAGGCTCATCCTTATAAAGCTACTCCACTTGCTACCTTAATGCAACCGTCAAAGCATTATCTACTGAATCTTGCGTGTTTCACTGTTATCCATTGCAATCAAATTCTGCTACAGCTATGTTGCCTTTGGTTTCCGTTTTCTTCATTCACGCTCAGCATTAAGATATTATTGGTCGGGCCATATTTGTTTAACCTACACATAAAAGCTGTACATCATCCATATATAGGTACAGAATACAACCGTGCGTCTGACCCTGGGTACGCACCATTTACCGCTACGTATCGGTAAAGAGCTTTAGCTTATTCTGTTTTTTTATAATATTTTCTTCTACCTTGTCTTCCGTTCTTATTATGTGATTTGTGTGTTTCTGTTAAAGAATGACAATTTGGACACAAAACCTGAAGATTCTCTTCCTTGTTATTTGTATAATCACCATCAATATGATGTATTTCTAATGGGATTGTGTTTGTATATGGATTTTTTTCTCCCCAGCCACATTTTTCACATTTACAATTTGTTTTTTCCAATAAAAATCGCCTGATGTGCCTTGATAAAGAATACTGGCCCTTTAAACCATTTTCATCACCATTTATCCATCGGTCTATATATTCTTTATACTTGAAATCTTGTTGACATTTATTATTACAAAATAATTTTTGTTGATTTGTTAATTTTGCGCCACAATACAAACAGAATTTGTCACTTTTGGTAATTTTTTCATGATGTTCTCGGCTTTCATTATCTTTATATGTTTTTCGAAACTTATTGTTATATCCAGCAGAACATGAATGGCTGCAAAATTTTGTTTGACCATTTCTTAATTCTTTACCACAAACAAGACAAAACTTTTTATTAGAAATTTTAATAGATTCTAGCCAATCTAACCAATCTATTCCGTGTTCAAATAATAGTTTTTTAGCTTTCTCACGATTAGTATAGTTTGCTTTTCCAAATTCTTGCCTAGCAATGTCATTTAACGATTTGCAATTTTCAAAATTATTCATATTACTATTTTTTTTATAAATAGTCATAAAAAGCTAAAAACACGTTTCGGGATAAATTTTATTTTAAGAGCCGATGATAGGAATCGAACCTACAATATTTACATTACAAGTGTAACGCTCTGCCAATTGAGCTACATCGGCGTTTTTTTTGTTTTATTATTTTCCAGGAGTTCCTGGTTCACCTTTTAACTTACCACTAAAATCAAACATATCAGCACCTCTTACAATATTTCCATAATTATCGTAAAGCATGTTTTTCAATTGTTTTCTAATGTCTTCATCTGACATATTTGGGTACATATGTTTAGCTTCATTAATAAATGCTTTTTCCGTCATCAAATTGGTAATTTCCATAAATATTTTCTCAATAGTACCCCAATAATCTCTATCAGAAAGTTTCTTAACCGAATCTTCTGGAAGAACAATAAACGATTCATCTGTTTCAAATGGGACAAAAACATCGTAACCATCATCATCTTCGTAGTGATTTATACTTTCCCTAAATGTACTACCAAACTTGTGCCTGTCGTACCAAAATACTTTTCCATCCCAAACCGCATTATCTGAATTCCTACAATTGCCTTTATATGTTTTCCCAACAACTAATTCGACCTTTGGGATTGGATGGACATCTTCAATATCTAATTTGTTAATATTTGCGAAAACACGCCTGTTGTGATTCAATTCGTCTTGTTCCATTTTTGATTTTTTTTTATTGTCGCCCCAACGGGATTCGAACCCGTGACTCCACCGTGAAAGGGTGATGACTTAAACCACTTGTCGATAGGGCGTTAAAACAGGATACTTTCTTAGCGTTTTCAAATTAAAAGTTTGATGCTTAAAAAAAAGGTTTGCTGTATGTATCCTTTATTTTTCTATCAGTAGCCAAGGCGGGACTTGAACCCGCACGGGGGTTACCCCAAAGGTTTTTGAGACCTTCGCGTCTACCATTCCGCCACTTGGCTATTTTATTGCAGGAACCCAAGGACTCGAACCTCAATCTATGGTTTTGGAGACCATTATTCTACCATTGAACTAGGAACCTATTATTATAGTGTTGTGGGATTCGAACTCACACTTTTACCAACTCGTTCTTGGTAACGTACTTCCGATATACTAAACACTTGATATCTTCTTTCAACTCATTGAACGATAATTTCACTGATTCGGATATCGCTTGTGGACCACGATGGGATTTGAACCAATGACCCTCTGATTGCAAATCAGATGCTCTACCAGACTGAGCTACGAGCCCATACTCCGCTTTCATTTTGTCCTCCTTTCATGGACTTGGGCGCCACATCCAAAAGGCTGGTTGATGCACTTTGTTGAAACACGGCAAAGAACACTACATCCTTTCACGCGGGGCTGGGTGGAATCGAACCACCGCTAACGTCCTGGATTTTCAGTCCAGCGCTCTTCCAACTGAGCTACAGCCCCATAAAAACCGTCAGTAGCGACCTGACGGGCCATTTGCTACACCTGCCATTATACAGGTATCAACGCTATCGTTGCATGGTAATACGTCCGACTTTCACGGAAAGACCAGCCTGACTAGTATTGCTGCAATCTTATTATTCCAGGCTGTGGTTTTAACACCCACTACGGTTTCAAATCGTTATGCACCTGGATTTGTAGCGGGAGAGGGATTCGAACCCCCGACCTTCAGGTTAGCGACGCCAGCTGGACTCGAACCAGCCTCGACACACAATTTGATTGTGTATCGGCTCTTCTCTTGAACAATTGGCATCAACAGTTTTTTTCAGAAAACCACTCTGTATTGAGCCTGACGAGCTGACCTCTGCTCCATCCCGCACTATTGATTGTAGCGAATCCCAGGCTTGAACTGGGGACCTTTACTTTATAAGAGTACTGCTCTAACCAACTGAGCTAATCCGCTATTTTATTATTACAAACATTCCCAAAGTTGTACTTACAGTTCATCTACGTCTAACCGTTGATTTTGATACTATCTCAGGGTTACTGGCTGTACAACGCTACTACTAACCCTTTTTCACTGGGAATGTTGCTTATAAAGCGGGCCATGCGGGACTCGAACCCGCGTTCTCCACCGTGACAGGGTGGCATCCACTCCAACTGGACTGATGGCCCATATGAAATATTTGTCGGGATGATAGGATTCGAACCTATAACACGGTTTCCCCAAAACAATAATTTTAAAGAAAAGTTGCTGTCTGTGTTTTTAAAGAACAAAACACGAAAAAATTAACGCATTTTACCAAATTAAACTACATCCCGATGCTATTATGTTTATACTATATGAAATATTTGCCGAGATGATAGGATTCGCACCTATATCACTGTCCTAAGCACAATTATTTTAACATTAAACTACATCCCGATACTTATACCTGTCCCCTATGTTGGATTCGAACCCCGTTAAAATGATTCACAGCTCTAATCTTTGATTCTGTTGCGCACCCATTGTCAACAAGTCACTACTTCACAAAATAATTACAACCTTAGTTATACAATTTATTCTTTCGTCAAAGAATTGATATAACTACGTTCTGCCAATTGAACTAATAGGGGATTTATTGTGTGTTGAGATGGATTCGAACCATCATTCTACCATTTTTTCGTTGTGCCCAACTACTTGCGGACTCGAACCGCGAACCACGTGCATGTGTGCGTCTACCATTGCGCCATCAACACATATATTAAAAACAATGCTGTGTTTCGGACTTGAACCTGTACCTCCAGATATTCTGGTGATGCTTCCTATTACACCATCACAGCATTTATCAAAAAATACACTTTACATTTCACTATCACACTTACGGCCTCAATTCCGTCCTGCGCTAACTTCTCTCGCTTGCCAATTGGTATTGGCGAGTGTGTCCTTTATGTGTATTATAAAGCCAAATTTGTTTGCGGAGGGTGAGAGGCTCGAACTCTCGCGCCACTTTCGTGACCTAACGGTTTAGCAAACCGTCCCCTTCACCAGCTTGGGTAACCCTCCGTGAGAAAATCAAGACAATGTGCTACCGTTACACTAAGGAGTCGAACCGTTCTTTTGCCTTGATGACTCTGTCGCGTCTACTAGTTCAGCCATAGAACCAAAAAAAACAAACACATCAGGATTTGCGTAGTCACCTGATAGCAAAGGCCCTGGCCACGATAATTAACCAGCCTACGTGTGAATATCCTTTGCAGGACATTATTTTTCGGTTTTCCCCTGTAACCCATTTCATACAAGGTTTTTTATCACCGAGCCCACTCTCCTTGTTTGTTTTTAATTTGTGGACCCACTGGGACTCGAACCCAGGCTAAGAGCTTGCAAAGCTCCCGTGCTAACCAACTATCACTATGGGCCCATCATAAAATAAGCGCTCATCTGGACTCGAACCAGAACTTCCATCTTGCTACACATGCTGGATTACTTTTACGGTTGCCTCACCAAACCTCCCTGCTCTGATGTTATCTAGGGGCGAGGGTTTACCAATTCCCCTTCAGTTTGCGCTTGTGCATGTTCGCTGTTTCGTGGGAGTGGTAGGATTCGAACCTACTGTGTTTCGTTGTAACGGTTTTACAGACCGCCGCCACTCCACCATCGTGACCGCACTCCCATATATGTTATGTGTTTAGTACTCCTACTTGGATTCGAACCAAGATTTGAAGTTTGTTCTATGTGTGGGACTCGAACCCAATAAAACCAATTTCACATAGAAATGATTTAAACAAGTTTACTCTTGTATAGGAAACTTCTGTTCTGTCCATTGAACTATAGGAGCTTATGTGGCTCCAATGGGACTCGAACCCACACGTCCTTTCGGACAACAGATTTTAAGTCTGTCGTGTCTACCAATTCCACCACAGAGCCAAATTATTTATTGTACCGCTGGTCGGAGTCGAACCGACAATATGACGCTACCCCTAAAATAGCCGACTTTACCAATTTGCCCACAGCGGTATTATTTTTTTATGTCGTACTTTTTAATCCATTTACGAATTGCGTTATCACTTACGCCAAAATACTTACCAGTTTTTGTTTTATTCCAGTTAAACTCATTTAATTTATCAATTAATTCGTTTTTTTGTGGTATTTTACTAACATTTAAATGAGCGCACTCTTGTGAACAATAAATTTTCTGGCTATTTGTTAATTCTTTTCCGCACTGTTTGCAATGACCAACCTCTTTAACACGTTTTTTTAATAAAATAGTATCAATAGAACTTTCTGGTTTACCTTTTGTATTATTATATTCATGTGCTAAAGAATGACAATTAGAACAAAGTATTTGAAGATTGTCTAAACTATTATCGTTATGGTTCATATTTTTATGGTGAAGTTCTAACGGAATTTTTTTACCCATCCATTCAGTTAACCCACAGCATTCACATTTTTCTTCTTTTAAACCATTTTCTATTAGTTTTTGTCTTAGTTTAGATGCTTGTATGTTTCTATTTCCATTTAAATATTCTTCAATTAGCATTCTTCCTTCCATATGCGGAATTCCCTTTCTATTTGGGTTTCCTTTATAATCAATACCAAATTCTTTTAAATATTTATCTAATGTGGAATATTTAACTCCCAAAACCCTAGCTATTTCAAACTTAGGTCGTTTGTTTTCTATCATTTTGTTTATTATATCCAAATTTTTTCTAACGTATTCTCTTTTCTGATTCATAGTATTGGTTTATTAATAAATATTTGTGATAATCAAAATGTATATACGTTTTCATTATATTATGGCGGAGGGGGTGGGATTCGAACCCACGGAGGCTGTTACACCTCGGCGGTTTTCAAGACCGCTGCCTTAAACCACTCGGCCACCCCTCCGAAAAAATCGTACAGCAGACAAAGGCCCACTATACGATATAATTTGGCTTTAAAAACAAAAAATTGTTTTTACCACATATATTTCAATAGCTTCTCTCCAATATGTCAAAGAACTTTTTTTGTCGGGTAGACAGGACTCGAACCTGCGACCCCTTCATCCCAAATGAAGCGCGCTACCAACTGCGCCACTACCCGTTCAACGCTATGTAAGAATACAATTTAAATTTAAATTTTCCAAATCTTCTTACATTTTTTTTATTTGTCAATTTTAATCCATGGTGATTTCTGTCCAATAGAATAACTTTTATAATATAGTATTTGATTTTCTGTTAAATTTGAATACCATTCATCAAAATATTTCCTATACTTCTTATGATTATTCCATTCAAATTCTTTTTTAAGATACTCTTTTAATTTTTGCCCCGTCTTCCATTTTATTATAATTTTAAATTTATTATTGTGCGCTCGGTGGGATTCGAACCCACGACTCCATCCTTAAAAGGGATGTACTCTACCAGCTGAGTTACGGGCGCAAGTAAAAGTAATTGTGATGCCACACTATGTTATCATAGCCAACACTTTGTTACAACAGTACTTATGTCTGGTTTCGACACTGCTTGTAGTGTTGTTGTGGCCTGGACCATCTTACCATATTGGAATTCTTGCAAGATGTATAATTTGATTGTTCTGTTAACTGTTAAAAGAAAACATACTTGCTTGCGCTATCCCTCAATTATACAAATTCCAACTTAGGTATCTCCCGTTTGGCCTCTACACGATTATGTAATATCTTCCTAACTTATTGAAATTCCGCATTACATTTTCGCTCGGTTAGTCCTTCCACATTATTGTTTAGTGAGGTTACATATTTTCTCTCTTACGAAGGCTAACGCCTTTAAGGATTCTACCGAATTTAGGAGATTCTACATAGGGATTTCTCGCCTATGCATGATAGTTGTTTTGCTATCATTCTCACAATCACTTTATATTTCAATTTTTTCAAAGAACTCTCGTTTGTGTTTGTAAGATTACAAATCTTTTTTTAAACTTCCAAACTTTTTTTTTCGGGTGCCGTGTTGGATTTGAACCAACGCCTCATGTTCCACAGACATGCGCTCTACCCACTGAGCTAACGGCACCATGTCGTTTTTTTATTTATGCAAACATCATGCCAATTTAAATTTATGGCATTTTGTCATGCTTATGTGCCAAATTGACATTTAATACGTCAAAATGACAGTTTACATAGGTTCAGGCATAAAAAAACCACTGAAACATGTTCTATATTGTCTTCAGTGGTGGTAAATATGTTGTGGTTAGAAACCTATGTGTTTTTGTGTTTGTTTACTTTCCCACCATCCTCAGACGTTTTTCATTTTTTGCTCTTGTTGGAACAAGACTTTCTTGTTGGATACCGTTATGGGCGTCCAAATATAATGGGTCTATATTCCTAAAGATGTTATTTAACATATTTCAATGATATAAAATTCTTATGTGATTTCAAAAATATAAATAGTATTATTTTTTAAAAAAATCAAGTTTTTTTTTTAAATTATTCTATCGTATTTTTCATATTTGATTTATTATTACATTTGTTTTTTATTGAACAAATTTTTAAACCAATTTTTGAAATTTTCCCAATCCGATTCTTCATACATTGTGTTGAAACTTGATGAGTCTGTGCATTTATCAATTTCAGTAGTAAAAAAGTCGATTGTTTTGCACACATACTTATTCCAGTTTCCAGCTTCATAAACTTCTCCAACAGAACGAGCGATGTTTAACACTGGTACATCATACCAAACAAAAATTCTAAGTGTTTTGTTTGTCGGGTGTGAATAGTCCCAATAATCCAAATCTTCGTCATTTCTTTTAATTTCCCAGTTTAACCCATTATTTTCTTTAATATGGATACTATATACCTGTTCTTTATTAATATTATTTTCTTCAACTCTAATTTGAATGTTGCCGATAAATATGTTATATGATTGTTTAGACTCAACAACAGTTTTACAAATAGTAATACTTTCACTTGAAGAATCAATCAGACAGGTTTCATTGTTTTTATCAAATTGAATATTTTCAGAAAAGAATTTTGGCGATTCATAAAGTTTATATTCATTAATAACGCGTAAAGCGTTTTTTATTTCTTGATGAAACTTCAAATACTTACTGCTACTAAGCCATTTGTAAAATAATTTTTCCATATTAATTTTTATTAATTAAACACGTTTATGGCTATTCTATATTTTTTTTACGAAAAAACAAAATTTTTTCACAAATGTGATATATTTATCTTGTGAATAAGAATATTAATACTTAAAGAAATGGCATGTTCATGTAAAGGTGGGTCATCTGGAAAACAAATTGTTGCTGGAAAGCAAGTAGTAAAGAAAAAGCCAGTTAGTTCTGCTACTGGCCCTCGCAAGAACGTACAACGTAGGATAATCTACAAAAGGCCCATTTAATAAAAAAGCGAAGCTTATTTAGCTTCGCCATTGTTATTATTTAGGCCTACATTTAATTGATATTTTATCGCTGGGTATGATTGATATCCAACTATTTTAATATCATATGCCCTAAAATCATCAATTTCTTTTACGTTTGGATTAAGCTCCAATTGTGGTAATGCATATTTATGTGGATTTCTGTATAATTGTTCTGTAAATGCTTCTATATGGTTTTCATATACATGAACGTCTCCACCATTAAATATCAATTCATCTGGTTTCATATTACAGCATTGTGCAATCATATAAGTAAGAATTGCATATGATGCTATATTGAACGGCAATCCGCATATTGAATCTACACTACGTTGATTCCAGAGGCAACTTAATTTCCGTGAAGGTACATTATTGTCATCCAAAGATTTTTCATCCCAACAATTTAAATTATGTTCTAAGGCCCAATTCATTCTTTCTACAATATCCATTTTTTTTGTATAAAATTGAAATGAGTAATGACAAGGAGGAAGAGCCATTTTATCCAATTCTTTAACATTCCAAGCAGAGACAATCATTCTTCTGTCATCTGGATTTGTTCTTAATGTTTCAATAACTGTCTTTATTTGGTCAACGCCATACCAGTTTCTCCATTGTTCACCATAAACAGGACCAAGGTCGCCAAATTTATAATGAATATAATAGTTGTTTGGATAGTATGACATAAAACCAGCCAATCTATCCAGGTATAACCAACAGTCTTTTTCTTCAATGACAGCTTTCAAGAACTCTTCCTTTGTGATAGGCTCAAAGTAATGAGCATTCAACAATGGTGTGTCATCACATTTAAAGACTTCGTTGTTTTTTTCAACAAGCTCAAGATAATATCTGTATGCGTCATCATCCCATATATGCACATTATTGTCAACAAGATATTTAATATTCGTATCGCCTTTAAGGAACCAAATAAGTTCATGAATGATACCGTTTGTGTAAACTTTTTTTGTTGTTAGCAATGGCAAACCATTTTTAAGGTTGAAACGAAGTTGCTTTCCAAAAACAGACCTTGTCATTCCAGCCCGTGTTTCTTTCAATTCACCATTAACTATAACATCTTGCACCAAATTCAAATATTGTTCATCAACATCATTAAAAAATTTTGCATGTTTAAATGTATTGACAGTGCATTTATCGCTTAATCTTATACCCTCTTCATCAATTTTCCACTTATTCAAATCCAAAGGCTGGAAAAATGTGTCTGCATCTGGAACTTCAACATCAATAAAGTCGTTTAAAACTTCATCAACAATATCAGCGTCAAGAACTGACCTGTATAACTCTGCGCCACCAATAATATACACGTCTCCTATTTGGTTTTTAGATAAGTCAACAATTTCATCAATGCTGTGCAAAATCCCGCAAAATCCTTCTGGGATTTCGGTCATTGAATTTGAAACTATATAATTGTCTCTATTCTGTAATGGCTTACCTCCGAATGATTTATACGTGTTTCTGCCCATTACAACTATATTGTGTTCAGTTGTTTTTCTGAACCATTTAAGGTCTTCTGGAAAATTCCAGGCCAAGCCACCGTTTTTTCCAATTGGAAACCCCTTTTCTGGGATATAATTACCTACTGCAACAATAATTTTTATCATATATTTTTATTTTGTTTATTATTCAATCATATAACAGCCGCCAATAATTTTTTTTCCAGAATCTATATCATCTATACATTCAGCGGCCCATTGTTTCACCGCTCTTGTGTCTTTCAGTTTCAGATATGGTTTAACCATTTTTCTGACTTTTTCAATATCGGTTGGCTTGATAATATTAAAAGCTCTCCATTCGTTTTTTTCGTTGTCATAAACTGACTTGTATTTACGCAAACCACTTTTGTCAAATGTGAAAAGATAACCAATCACATTATCTTTCGCCCTGTCTCCATTCACGAAAGCGTGTACATTTGTAAGAAAAGTCTGTAACGCTGTGATAACATTTCCAAACTCATCCTTTGTAAATTCTTTTTCTTCCTCAATCATATATTGAATTGTGGAAATCATTGCATTTACATCATGTGTGCAGCATCGAAGAATTACATAATACGGATTTGAAGTATCACCAGTGCCCCAAACATTATTCACCATATCTCTGAACAAATTAAGCATCCCTGGAAGATATTTCTCATCGAAATTAACCCAATATGGATTATTTTTCACAAGTTCGTGCTTTTCCTTTAATTGTTCAATTGTATTCATTTATTTATTTTTTCTTGGTGATAATTTCATCAATAAGTCCAAATTCACCATAAACACCAGGAAGCGCCTCGCTTGGAGTAAGCCAATGGTCTCTGTCTGCGTCAGCTCTAAGTTCTTCTATGGTTTTTCCGCAGTTTTCAGCAAGAATTCCAAGTAACAATTCCTTATCTTTTCTAATTTCATTATATGCAATAGCAATATCAGATTCCTGTGTGCCAGGAGGAATTCCCATCATAGGTTGATGAATCATAATTCTACTGTTTTTCAGTGCATACCTATGACCTTTCATTCCAGAGGAAGATAACACAGATGCCATTGATGCTGCCATACCCATAACATAGGTCTCAACGCCACAATCAACCCAGTTCATGACATCATATATTGCTAAGCCAGAGTCGATTACGCCTCCGCAACTGTTTATGAACAGTTTAACTGGCGTTTCATTATCCAGCGAATTCAAATACATTAATTGTGAATTAACAATATTTGCTACATCGTTATCAATAGCTGTCCCTAAAAAAATAATTCTCTCTCTAATCAACGCGGAAAAAACATCAATTGTTACAGCATTAAGCTGTCGTTCTTCAATAATTGTAGGACTGATAATACTATTAACCTTTTTCGTGTAACTATCAAGAGTATTTCCATTCACATTGTTGCTAACAGCAAATTTTCTAAAATCATTCATAAATTTATGTATTTTGTTAATAATTAATTAATTCTTCATTATCGTTATCTATATCTTCTATTGATTTGATGGTAAATTTAAAGAAACCACCGTCATTGTCTTTAATATCAACATATTTGTATGTAATATCATCTTTATCTTCGACATCCCATAAAACATATCCGTGTCCAGTTACTGATTCGCCAAAATCACGTTGTTTTATGCTTGAGCAATAGACTATTCTGACGCCATTCTTTTTAATTTCCTGTCGTTTATGGATATGTCCAGCAATCACAAAGTCACAACCATCGAACACAGCTGGGTCGATTCCGTGGTCAGTGACATAGTTTGTAACTGTAATAGCCCCATTAACGTCGCCATGTATCAACCCTACATAAATTTCGTTTTCTGAATTTTTGTTTGATGCCTTATGTGGTTCAATATCTGGTGTATTAAACCCTGAAAATGAAGAATATAAGCACCAATTGATGTTATCATCATGTAAAATTCCAGAATTATACCCTAATTCTTTGTCAAGATAAACAACTTGTTTATAGTCACCAATTTCAAATAATGAACTAATAGAATCAACCCTGTCAAGATTGTTCATCAGCATATCGTGGTTTCCAGCGATAATATATGTTTTACATAACTTGTCTAATTCTTTGAAAAACCAATCAACACAAAGTATTGATTCATTTGTTATTGCTAGCTTGGAATGGAAAATATCACCACAAACAACAATTCTAACATTTTCTGGACCGCCCTCATCTTTAACTACTTTGGCGCATTTCTTAATAAACTTCTTTAAATGTTCTTTTAACGAATCGATACCCTTTAACGATGGTATATGAATATCTGAACATGCAATTATTTTTGTTACCATACTATTCTTGATTAAATAACTGATTTTTAAATTCTTTTTCTTCTTGTTCGCTTAATTCTGTTCTATGTTTTCCACATCCTGGAATGTCTGGAAACACTCTCCTCCCCTCATTGTCTGGATGAAAACATACAAACAAAGCACAACTAAAATACACACAATCTGCGCAAGTTTTTCCCATATTCCAAATTTTAATTAAATTAGCCCAAATATTCTTGCATAAATTGCTTGAACTTCTGGACTGTTTCCATATTTTTTTGCCTTGTCTGAAGCCATTTTGTGCCGCAACTGTACATCATGGTTATCAGATAATTCATCGTTATCAACGATTGATAATACACCAACGTTACCACAACACATTACTATATTTTTGGCATCTTCGTTTCTTATTTCTACAATATTTTCTGACATAATTTATCTTTTTTTTAATTTTACTAAAAATAAATTATAATTCAAAATCCTTGAAGGATTTCTGTTCTTTCATTACTCTAATTATACCTTTTTTTTCTTCATTTTCATAAAGTTCACCAAAATCTTTATATGGCGTATTTGGTTCTCCAAGTTGAATATATTTTATTTTGCCATATAACCTACCGTGATTCAATATTTTATAAACAGACTTTATTTCAGACAAAGTTGTATCTCCATCAAGACAAATAACAACATTTGCATTAGCATTTTCATACAGTTTTTTATAAAGGTATGTTTTATTGGTTAAAACCTTTCCCATAAGGGCTATTGAATTTGGATAATAGATACAGTCTATTGCTCCTTCCACCAAATATATATCGGCATCCCATTGTATTTTGTCTTCGTGTAAAATTATTTCATTTTTATCAAAATCGCAATTTCTATATTTAATTCTTTTATCGTTATTTTTGTATATCCTTCCTATAAAATAATTCAATTCACCAGCGCGATTATATGATGGAATTATAATTCTATTTCTCCATTTGTAATCCTCGCCATCCCATTTTGTTGCACCTATATTGTAAAAATCAATTATGCCTTGTGTTATTTTACGTTTTTCAAGATAAGATATTAATTGTTTATCTCTATTTGTTTTCAAGTTGATTTTTTGAAATGTTTTAGGCAATTTTAAAAATTTTTCAGATGTTATATCGGAATAATCTTTAAACATGTCGATATTATAATAATTCGACTCTTTTAATTCTTGAATAATACTGAAATATTCACTAACTAATTCTTTTCCTCCTACTGTTCTAATCAATTTAGATATTGACCCAGCATTACCACACGACCAGCAATGAAATTTTCCAAGAGAAAAGGATACCTCTAAATTATATTTGTTGTCAATTCCTCCTTTTTCTTCAGCACAAAATGGACAATTAAATTGGTATTGTGTTTCATTATCATCATACCAACCTTGCTTACTTTCACCAAGTAGACTAACCAATATATTATAAATTCTTCTCACGAAATCTATGATACAAAAATTTTTTGTAACAAAAAAAAAACGTGCGATTGCACGTTTTAAATTAATAGTACAAAAAATACATAGAACTAAAAAGTCCCACAATCAACGTCATCGTACGTAATTAATCGGTTGTTGAAGTATATATAGTTTTTATATCCTCGCGAAGCAACTCTAACACCATATTTTTCATTAAATTCAGTCGTGGTCATAACAAGTGTTCCTCCACTTATCGGTTGGAATTCGACTAATGAATATCCTAATTCATTTGTTCCGACAAGATATCTGTCAAACGGATTTTTATTTTGTGGAATTGATGAAATATCAGGAACAATATCGTTTACTGGTAATAACTGTCCTGCTGGAACAGAAATTACATTCTCTCCATAATATTCTGATATTACGTTTCCACTTTGTTCATCCACAACAACATATCTTGTCCACGGACTTAATGCGTTGTTTTGTTTTAAAAAGTTGTATGATGACGCAGTACCTTTCCAATGTTTTACTAATTGTTTTGCCATTTGTATATTTTAATTTCAAACTATTATTCCATCCGTTTCCCAATAGCAAGCCCCGTCTTGCTCTGATTGAGACGATTCTAATGCCCCAACTCTTGTTTGTAATGCAATAATATCAGCCGTAACATCTCCAGTTGCTGTGCTTGTTGCTATTTTAGCCAAAGTTCCAGCACCTACAACAATATATAATCCGTCAGTGTATGTAACTTCTTCTCCGCCTTCTTCTATTGTTTCGGATTCAACAACACTTATAATTTTTCCTACATTGTCAGAAGTTGCATATACAAGACCAGCCGTATATGTTTGGGCCGTTAAAACATTTGATGCAGCGCCTATTTCAATTAAATTTCTGTTTGAATCAATTTTATAAACAGTTACTTCATCATTTTCGTAAACAGTTAATATTTGACCAATGTATGACGTTCCGAATAAACCCCTTGAATCTGGGTCGTTTTTATCACCTTTAGCGTATTTTTGTGCATCAATCAAAGAGCCCCATAATGATGTTCTATCCAAAACATCTGGATTCAGTCTTGAGAACGAATTTGCCCAAGACATTGTCGATTTTATATTTTCTTCTGTATAACTAGCCATTTCTTGTTGTGTTTGTTAACCTTATTACGACATTGTTACTGTCAATACATCGCTTGTTGGCCATGATGCTGAAGGTTTATATTCCCATATATTATAAGCAACAGGCGTATAACCATTAGCTCCTTCAACCATAATTGTATTATTCAGTTTTGTAAAGTTTGATGTTATTTCAGCATTCAACTGGGCGGCAGCTGTTATCTTGCTTAATTCTTTATTGTCAGAAGCAGGGAAAGCTATAACAACTTGATTGGTGCCTTGCGGCACTGAAATAGTAAACGAGTTGCTTTGTTCTGCACCAGTAAAAGTTCGTATGTTTGCAGAATTTAACGTTAATACTGAATCTTTAGCACCATAAAACATATATCTTACACCAGTAACAGTTTTAGTTGTTCCATTTTGTGGCACCATTTTTTTAGTGTGTTCACTACCACCGTCAATCCACTTTGAAGGGCATTCAATATGTTCAATCCAATTACTAGAATCATTAGCCGACCTAGTATATTCTTTCACGTTATTTGCGACGTATATATCGTGTACTGTAACTCCAGTATTTGCTGTAGCTGTTGCTGCGCTTACCATTTTTGCATTAACCGAATTTTGACCGTCAGCGGCAACCAATGTCATACTATTAAATGTTGTTGTTCCAGTTACTGTACCGCCACTTGCAATTGTAAACTCGTTATCATTATTTTTAAAACCAGATAACGTTACAACCATTTCATTATCATCATTTGATGACATACTAGGATTTAATGATTGTGTATAAGCAGTATTTGATATATATTGGCCATTTTCTCCATCCTTATAGCCATATGTATACGTTTTTGATGTAATTGTTTGATACGCACTGGCATTTGTTGGATTTATGGCATTTAGCGTCACCAATGTTCCAGCTTCTACATTTCCATTATCACTTAATGTAATTGACGGATTGGCAACAGAAATATTAAAAACATACGTTGTAGCTACATTTGTTGACCATTTTTTGGTACAAGACATAGCTATTAAGAATTCTTGAAACGTCAATCCAGATGGTATAGTGTCTCCATATACTTGTGATATATATGAGGCTAAAGGACCTCCAGCTACAGTAATGTCGGAAGATATGAGAACATCATCAGAATTTATTGACGAAACTTGTAATTCATTATCGTCATTAACATAAATATAATTATTTGTATCACAAACTTTTACATCTATAATGTTATCCGTGGTGTCTATAGCCGTTCCAGCACTATAATTTGATAATTGGCCAATGGCCTCTTCTATAACCTCATTAGTTTGAGCAGAAGTATAGTATCCGTTTTCAATTGCCGAAATACGTTCATTCATTTCAGCCGCATCTTCTGGATGTGATTGAATCCATGCCGATATTTCTTCGAGTGTGTCTAAACTTTCTTGTGCCGATTCTGGTATTAATGCTTCTGTTAAAGCTGATAAAGCTATGCTATATATTTCGCCAGTTTCAGCTTTCGGGCCAGTCGGACCAGTAGGACCAGTAGCTCCAGTAGAGCCAGTTGCTCCGTCCTTACCGTCGTTTCCAGTAGGCCCAGTAGGACCTGTGTCGCCCTTATCTCCAGTAGGTCCAGTAGCTCCAGTAGCGCCATCCTTACCGTCAGCGCCAGTAGGACCAGTTGCTCCGTCCTTACCATCATTTCCAGTCGGTCCAGTAGGACCTGTTTCGCCTTTATCTCCAGTAGGTCCAGTAGCGCCATCCTTACCGTCGGAGCCAGTAGCGCCAGTAGGCCCAGTAGCGCCATCCTTACCGTCGGCGCCAGTAGCGCCAGTAGGACCAGTTGCTCCGTCCTTACCGTCGTTTCCAGTCGGTCCTGTAGCGCCAGTTGCCCCGTCGTTGCCATTAGCACCTGTAGGTCCTGTATTACCAGTAGCTCCAGTTGCTCCAGTTTCTCCTTTGTCTCCAGAATTTCCTGTTGCACCAGTCGCTCCAGTAGCGCCTGTTTGGCCTCTTAAATTAGCTACATTATTAAAATGGCCATTTTCGTCAAGTACATATAAATTACCATTTTCATCTATATAGCAATCTCCTCGTTCAGTACAATCGCCACTAGACGGTTTGATGTTCAATCCATAATAATATACATCACTATTATTTGTTATTATACTAGCTGTACCGATTATTGTCCATGTAGTACCACTATCATATGACGCATATACATTTCCATTTTCTTCAATTTTAAAAATTGGTGTTGAGCCCTTTTCGCCTGTATCGCCTTTTGCACCTGTAGGACCAGTAGCACCAACTGGACCAGTAGGACCAGTATTTCCAGTAACTCCAGTCGCACCAGTATCTCCCTTGTCGCCTTTTTCTCCTGTGGCTCCATTTGCACCAGTAGGGCCAGTAGAACCAGTTTTTCCTGTGGCCCCAGTATCTCCCTTGTCGCCCTTTTCTCCAGTAGAGCCTTTTTCTCCAGTAGGACCAGTAGCGCCAGTTTTTCCTGTTGCACCAGTTGCGCCAACATCTCCCTTGTCGCCTTTTTCTCCAGTGGCGCCTTTTGCTCCTGTAGGTCCAGTAGCACCAGTTTTTCCTGTGGCACCAGTTGCGCCAGTAGAGCCTTTATCACCCTTTTCGCCAGTAGCACCTTTTGCCCCCGTAGGACCAGTAGGACCAGTTTTCCCTGTAGCCCCAGTTACACCAGTAGCACCTTTATCACCCTTTTCACCTGTAGCTCCTTTTGCGCCAGTAGGGCCAGTCTTGCCAGTAGCGCCAGTGGCTCCAATTTCTCCAGTTGCCCCTCTTTCTCCAGTAGGCCCAGTTGGTCCTGTTGGACCAGTATTCCCAATTTCTCCAGAACCACTTGTAAACTTCTTCTGCCAATTACTATCCTTTACACCGCCAACTAGCCAATATTCAACTGGTATAACTTGACCACTTGAATCTACAGTGTCGCCACTTAACACTGTAACTGTCATACCCTTATATCTATATGCTCTAGGTATTGCTAATATATCATCATATGTATCAAAAGGAACCGAAAATAAATCAACAGGCGCCTTACCATCATACACATAATTAAACGCTATTGATTTACTATCAACGTTACTATTTAAAATTTCCAATAATTCTTGTCCTGTCATATTTTAATATGTGTTTTTATTTTATGTCGATATAAATTTGTTTTGGTTTACTATCGTCTTGCACATAATAATTTTTAGTCTTATAGCCATAGACATTATATTCTATACCATTTATGTTTATAGAACCATAATTTGTCTCATAATTTGTTCCAACCCAATCAACAGCGTCAATATCGCCTTGTTTGACCGATAATATTTCCCTATCGCTTGGTACTACAATAACTACTGAAAATGAATAATTATTTACCCAATTTTCAGTAAATTCATCGTCTTCTTCAAATTTATCAAACCATTCTTCTTCAAATTCAGAAAACTCTTGGTCGGTAATTGCTGGAATTTCCATTGGATAATAGTCATTTGGCTCTATTTGGCTTATTAATGCTTCTGTCAATGAGCTCTCGATACCATTCAAATTATTACCAAGGCTTGAGTTCATTAATACACCATAATAAAACGTATCTGACGTTGAAACTATTTCGTAATGGCCATATACATCCAAATCATTATTCGGCATTACGTTATATATACCGTCGTCCCACACAAAAGTATATTGAACACCGCTTTCAATCTTATCTGGCATATTTGGGTATGTTATATTTGTATTATATGCAACATTTGCCGATGAGATTAATTCTGTTTCATTATAAAATGCCAAAACATATTCATTTGGAACCATTTCGCCGTACACGGTAACATTTCTTTCAGGCATAACAGTATCTGTAAACTTAGCGGTTAGCCTTGAATCAGTATACCACCCATTAAACGTGTATCCTACAGTACTCGGAGTGTATTGCGTTATTTCGTCTCCAGCCGCAAGTGTTATTGTTTTGTTAACACTTCCGTTAATATAATATTTAAGCGTATATGTTTTAACAGTTGGAGTTGGGGATATGCCACCGCCACCTTCTCCTATGTTAACTGTCATAGGCCTCATATATTCATCGACTGGTAGATTGCATAAATCTAAAACAGCGGCCCCCCAATGATACATTTCTTCAAATCTGTTATCCTGTTCAAGAGTAACTCCGCTTTCTGGTCTTATTTGTAATTCCCTTGGGTCGTTTAAATATCCCATAACAAGTATATTATAATAATATTATTAATATATAGCACTATTTAAATCTATTAATTTTAAACTATAAAATTTGTATAAAATATTAATTTAAATAATATTCTTTTTCTTAGAATAAATAGTAAGTGTTATGGGAAATAAAATCAGATAACTGTTAAAAAAATAGTAAATTAAGCCATATTAGTTATTTTTTTTGAAAGTATCAATTGTTTATTGTAAATTTTATCCCAAATTTGTGTTGAATAATTAATATTTATGCCAGTTTCAGTATCGTTTATCTCATAATTAATTATTTTTGGTTCACTTAACCCATATCTGTTAACATTAATATATGCCAACACACATATCAAAGAATCGCACGCATCGAAATTTTCCTTTTTTAGATTTCCATTTTTGTCTAAAATCCATTCTATACCGCTTTCAGAATACATTTCATTGACCATATCCATCATAACAGTTTTTTTATCTACATCAAACGGATACGAGCCAAATAGTACAATTTTATTGTTTTTAATCGCCGATTTTATATGAGATAATGTATATTCCTCGCCTTTTTTGTTATATTTTCTAATAGAAATTAATTCTGGAAATGAATACATTCTTGCATCATAAGAAGAAATAAACGATGGGACCAATTTTAAGATTCTATATATCGATTCGGCAACCATTCCATTAAAACGTAATAAAGTTGCAACCGTGTTTATATTATTTGATGACAATAACGGTTCCTCTATTATTACATCGGTAATTTTAAATTGTTTGGAAATTTCATTTATAAATTCATCCTCAAAAATTTGTTTTTTAAGAAATAAAGATTCTATTCCCTTTATTTTTCTTGGCACAATCGGTGTTTTATGGCTTAAATATAATATTTCTGGCTTATTTATTCCGTCATCCTTTACAACACTCACGCCAATACACGCAGTGCTAACATCTAACCCTAAAATATATCTTGGATACGTGTCACTATATGAGTCAATTTGTTCCATAAAATTCTAATTTTATTAAAAAATAAAAAAACATATCTTATTAGTCAACAATAATTTGGTTAAGAAAATTTATTTTTATATTATTAAATATAATATATTAAAAATGAACTTTAAAAACGTTAAAATAAAAGAAGATGTTTTCAAAAAGATTTCCGACTATTGTAAATCAAATAACTTAAAAATAAGCGATTTTTGTAGCGAAAAACTTGAAAAAGCGATTTTAATAGAACAATACGGGGAAACTCCATTTGGCATAATGATTGACTATAACCAACACATTGAGAAAAACAAAATAGAGCCAGCAAACGATGCAGAAACAGGCAAAAACGAAATTAAGACCGAGTCAGAAATTACTACAAAAAACATAGAAGAAAACGGAATCATTATAAGAAAAAGAAGATTATAAAATAAAAATATTATGAAAAAAATTGATATAGGACAAGATTCAAAAGTTTTAATTAGAATTGATACGACTAATTCATTTCTAACTGTTGAGGAACAGAAGAATGTTATATCCAAAATGGCTGAAAAATATGGGATTCCAGAAAAAAACATTAGTGTCGATGTTAATTTTTCCAATAAAAAAGGCCAGGAAGGCGCGTTGGCTGGAGATGTTGTCGATGACATTTACGACCCTCAATTTCAGCATGAACTAATGAAACAATGGGTTGAAAATAACGGACTAAAACTAACTGATGAGGATTTCAGTGAAATTGTTAAAATTGATTCTCAAATTAATTCAATGGTTGACTCCGATAGATATCATAACTCAAAAAAATATACAATCAAATGGATTAAATGGAGCAATTTTTTATCATATGGACAAGATAATTATTTTGATTTTACAAAATTGCACGGAATCGTCCTATTAAATGGAGAACCAGCGAACAAAAGTGGAAAATCAACTTTTGCTTACGACTTACTGCACTTTTTGCTATTTGGCAAAACAAATACGGATAAAGCTAAAACATTATCTGAATTGTTTAACAACTATCTTCCAGATGAAAAAACTTTAACAGTTGAAGGATGTGTTTCCATTGACGGTGAGGATTATCTAATCAAAAGGACATTAACAAGACCAAATTCAAAAAAGAAAACCAAAACCATAACTAATAAGGTTGAATATTATAAATTATTGCCAAACGGAGAAGAAGAATTGCTTCCAGATGAGAATAACAGTGGTGAAAGTAGCAAAGCTACAAGCAAAACAATTAAAGATGCAATTGGAAATGAAAGTGATTTTGATTTGATTATCAGTGCAAATGCAAAAGACCTTGATTCATTAATTAAATTAACAGAAACAGAACGCGGACGTCTTTTATCAAGATGGATTGGTCTTTCTGTTATTGAAGATAAAGATATAAAGGCTAGGGAAAAATGGAATAAAGATATCTCTGTTGGACGCGTTTGCGACATGTTCAATAGAGAACAATTGATTAATGAGATTTCACTTCTTGAGGATACTAATTGTAAATTAAACGAAGAAATCAAAAACAATAAAAATAAAATTGCCGAATCAGAAAGTAAAATTGATTCGTTTAATAAAAGTAGAGATGCTTTATTGTTAGCAAAGCAAAATGTTGACGATAAATTGCTGAAAATAGACGTTAATACACTTGAATCGACAATTAATACCATAATCGAAACTGGTAAAAGAAAAAACGCAGAACTTAACAGCCAGAAAGAATTATTAAAAGATTTTGGTGATATTTCGTTCTCTGATGAAGAATATAAATCTCTAAAAACAACCAACAACAACCAAATTACAAAAATGGCCGAATTAAGAAGTGAAATTCAACGATTAAAGGCCACAAATCAAAACCTTGCCAATGCTGAAATTTGTCCAACATGTCATAGAAAACTTGATAATGTTGATAATAGCGGGATTATAGCAGAAAACAATGAAAAAATCAAAAAATACACGGAAGAAGGTGTTCAATTGAAACTTGAAAATGAAAAAGTTGTCAGTGCTATGGAAAAAATCGAAGAAAAACGAACACAATTCATGAAAAAAACACAAATAGAATTGAAAATAGCCGCTATAACAACTGAAATAACTAATAAAAGACTGGAATATCAAGAAGCTAAGAATACTTTGAATGAAGTAAATTTAAATAAAGAAAATATTGAGAAGAACAATAAAATTGATGCCGAAATAAATGTCATAAACGCTAATATTTCAACAGAAAACAATCTTAAAACACAATTAACTAATACTAACTCTTCATATGAAAGAGAGATTAGCGCTAATAACGAAACCATAAGCACAAAGAAGGGTTATATTATAAAAATTGACGAAGAAATTAAAATCGAAAAATACTGGAAACTTTATCTGCAAATGATTGGAAAAGATGGTATTTCTAAAATTGTACTTAGAAACACTTTACCAATCATAAACAGCGAACTAAACAGACTGTTGTGTGACACCACGGATTTCAAGGTAGAGGTTACGATGAACGACAAGAATGACATTGATTTTATTCTTATCCGTGATGACGTTAGAACAAGATTATCTGCCGCATCTGGATTAGAAACAACTCAAGCAGCGCTTGCATTGCGAGTTGTACTTGGAAAGCTGTCAAAAATGCCGAAACCTCCTTTTATTCTGCTTGATGAAGTACTTGGTACTGTAGCTAAAGAAAACTATGACGATATGAAAAAAATTTATGATAAAATAGCAAAAGAATTTGAATTTATTTTACATATATGTCATATTGACCTTGATTGGTATGATGAAGGGAATGTAGTGACTATTATAAAAGAAAACAACATTTCAAGAATTAAAAATAATAAAAATTAATTCATATATGGATGGGTAAAAATAGAAGAATACAATCTGATTTTGATAAAAGCTCATTAATGTATTTCGGAGATATAGGTAAACTAAATCCTCTTTCACGAGAAGAGGAATTAAGTCTATGGGAAAAATATAAAAACAATAACGACATAAATGCCCGTGATAAACTACTTAAGTCCAATTTAAAATTTGTAGCAAGTATAGCAAAAGGGTACCAGGGACTTGGTTTGTCATATTCTGACTTGATAGCAGAAGGTAATATTGGGCTTATTAAGTCTTTTGATAAATTTGATTATACTAAAGGTTTTAAGACCATTAGTTATTCTGTATGGTGGATACGCCAAACAATTCTTGAAGCCCTGCATAAAAGAAACAGACTCTGCTGTGATGACATAGAAGAATCGTTTGATTACGATAATGAAAAATCGGAAGAAAATGTTGATAAAAGCGAGTCAGATAATTATATTTGCTATGACTATGATAATTATATCAACGATAAAGACAATAAACATACCGTTGAATTGTTGTGCGGATGCTTAACTGATAGAGAAAAACTAGTAATTTCCAAATATTTTGGGTTAAATAACAATGACGAAATGACTTTAGAAGAAATTGGCAATGAATTAGGGTTGACTAAAGAACGTGTTAGGCAAATTAAAAGCGGCGCATTTAACAAAATGAGGTGCGAAGCACTTAATTTAGGTGTACAAACTATTTAATAATATATTAATAGAATACAAATATGGCTGAAACAAAAAAGAAAACAGAAACGACAAAGAAAAAAACCCCAAATAAAACTAGACGAAGTAAACCAGTAACAACAAATGAAGAATCTGGAAATATCGTTGATGAGGTTAAAAAACAAATTGAATCTGTTAATACTGAAATTAATATAGAATATGATAATTTGGAAAATATAACAGATGAAATTAAAAGTGCGTTAGAACCAGTAAACGAGGTTATAGAAGAAACTGATAAAATTTCCGAAAAGAAAAAGGAATTAGAATCGCTTATGTCAAAAGAGCCTGACAAAGTTAATAATTTCATTCAAGAAGAACTTGAAAAGGCCGAAGAATTAAAAGAGAAGGTTCAAAAAATAATGTCATCGCCAAATAAAACTAGCTTTAAAGGCGGGTTCACCACATGGTGGAATGGCAGTGGTTTAGATTTTTAATATAGATGAAAAACGAAGAAATCGATATAACAAGAAGTATTTTATCAAGAATCAGAAAACTGCAAGAAAACTATAAACAGTCAAGTCAGCAACTTCTTGTAGAAGCTGATATTAAGTCAGATAAGGCAATTGCCATTACAGACGATATAAAATTTGGTAATAATGTTTTAAGTAACCAAATAGAGCAATTTAGGTCGCAAGTCGATAGTGGGGCTCAATTCTCTGAACCAAATGAGAATGATGTTAGTGAATCACCATTAATTTTTGTGCCAAAGACAGCCAATGTCGGCGAAAATAGTAAAAAGTCGGTATCCAATTTAATATTTAGTGGAGTAATACCTAGTTTAAAAAATTTAAAATTTCAATTTGTTTTACAAACCGATAGTCAATTTGGCTGTTTTATTTGGGCGGACTCTCTTGTGTTAACAAAAGATAACATGGAAACATTACAAAAATTATATGGATTTTACATGAACTGGAGAGAAGAATGGAACATGGAAGTAACCGACCTCGAAAAAATGGCAAAGGCTGCTAGCGAAGATTAATTAAACAGCATATTTATAGACAAATCCACCTCTACTGGGGGTGGATTTTTATTACACAATACTATTTATAGAAGATAAAATACGCCTCAAGCATATGAATAATACAAGAACTTTTACGGAAAAAGAGATTAATGATTTATTACTGGAATCAGACATCACAAAATCGGAAATTAAAGCCATTGTTAATGATGTTTTAAAAAATGACAAAACAACACAAAAGAACATCGAAAAGCGTGTTAAAGAGGTTGTTGCCGCATCAGTTAACTTATTATTTAGAACTTTATGGCAAAGGCGTAACTTTTATGAAGATGAAATTAAAAAATAGGGAAAATGTATCACGAACATAATGAATTAACTAGAGGCGCTTTTGTAAATTATATAAAAGACTATATCAAACAGCTTTTACAAAACCCATTAAAAGCTGATATTGATGATTTTCTTAAACAACATAATTTTACAAATGAAAAAGTGCTTAACTTATTACTTGACAAACCAGATAAAGATGATGATTTTTCAGCTATTTTAATTAAACAAAGCAAAATTAAAGATAATGGTAGTGATGAAAACGGAAAACGACTACCAGATACATTTGAAATCACATATAAAGCTCCTCGCAAGGATATCTTGCGAAAAATCAAAAAATTATACGGAAAGTTATACGAATATGCTCATGTTGTTGATAACAACATTGGTTTTGAACGCATAGATGAAGACGGTGAAGGATGTGGCGATATTGCTGGGGCAACAAATGCGGCATCTTCTGGCCAATTTACAACCAAATTGAACAATAAACCAATCAGTAGAACATTTTTTGTTACACAGGAACAAATGGACTCCATAAGTAAAGTTATTAAAGAGGAGTCTGTAATGAACACTCAAATCGGTGATTTTGGTTATGATGTTCCGATGAACGTTAAAAAAAATGACCCAACATTAGACCATAAAAACATGATGGAAAAAAGTTGGGCTGGTGAAGTTGAAGAAGATATAAACATTAAACCAGAAAACAAAGGTAAATTTACACAGACAAAGAAAAGAACTGGTAAATCTACCGAAGAGCTAACACATTCAAAAAATAAATTAACGAGGAAAAGGGCCATATTTGCTCAAAATGCAAAAAAAATGGCATCATAAATAAACAATAACATTAATTACATCAATACTATGGATAAAGTTTATAATGTAGGCAAAATTAGAAAGCTTATTGCTGAGAGTTCCAACGAATTCAAACCAGTTATTGGCAAAAACGTTGAAAGTGACAATAAGAAAAACAACGGTAAGGCCAACAAAGACTCTATGGATAAGGTGAAAAAGTATGACAACGGCTTGAAAGACGAGAAAAACTGGGCACGTGGTGATGCTGAATATGAAAAAACCGATGGTAACCATACGACACTTGGTCATAACCCAGAAAACGCGTCTAAAGAATACAAAAAACGAGTAAAGGCAAATGCCCTTGGGTATTCATCAGAACAAGAAATGAATAACGACTATGAAAAAGCCGCCGATTATTCTGACAATGAAAAATTTTTTAACACCATAACCAAAAACGAAAAAGAAATGGATGATAATGTTAAAAAATTCAAAAAAACAGGACTTCAGGCTCGTGAAATGGATGATAAAACATTTGACAAAGAAACACTATACGAAAGTAAAGATGGATTTGACATGCGGCAAATGATGTCAAAAATGTCTGAACGTATATCTGAAATGGAGCAAAATACACAAACAAGTGAAAAACCATTAAAAACTATATATTACAAAAAAACAGAATTCATTACCGAACAGCACATGTTATCAAAGATTCCAGACGAATTCAAGGTTAACGGAACAAAAGTTAAAATGAAAGATAAAACTGGAAATGAATATATTGTTGAATGGCAAAATAATACTGGAAACATAATTAATCACACTAATAAATCTGGATTTGGAGAATCTATTAATAAAATAAAACATCTAGTTGAGTATACTTCTCCAGAATCTACATCAAATCACTCATCAAGAATTAAAGAAGACGACGAAATGTTTTCAAAAACGTTAAATACAATAAGAAAAACAAAATAACAATAATACACAATAAATTAAAATTCAAAAAAAAATGGCAGAAACACCACAAGGTTCGAACAATGCTGGTAATATTATAGGATGGCTTGAAAAACTTTTCTCTCTAGTGAAAAAGGCTGGAATTCAGAATATAATATTAACTATAATGATGCTTTTTCTAGTTATAGTTGTAGGACAGGTAGCATTCAACCCAGAAAGTTTCGTTAAAAAAATAGAAACCATACAACAAGAACAGCACCAAAAATCAGTAAATAAAAGACTCGAAGCTACACCAAAAATAAGAGAGGCTATGCTTGATTTCAAAAATGAAATAAACGCAGACAGAGTCTTTGTCATGGAAGCTCATAATGGCGGAGAAAACCTAAGCAATCTGCCGTTTTTATATGTTGATTTAACATATGCCGAGCCTAAAAATTCAACTTCTTGGTTACTTGATGAATACACCAATGTAAGACTTTCAAGATACCCAAGCGCCACCAATTTGTTTGAAGAATCATTTTTACTTATTGGCATTGATGACATGAAAAAAATTGACCCAGAAATGTATTATAGACTTAATCATAATGGGGTTAAATATCTGTGTATGATGATGCTATATAACGAAAAAACTGTTGTTGGGGCAATCGGGGCGACATATACAGACGAAACACATGTGCCAAGAGAACAATCAATCAAAAAATCTTTAATAAAGTATGGAAATATAATAACAGATATGATTTCAGCTGATTAAAAGCCCGATTTAATCGGGTTTTTTTTTTAATAAGTAAATTCTTGTTTTTATTGTTTAAAATACTTATATTTTAGTGATTTAAAATTATATCTATGAGCATAAACGAAAGGATATCTGAAATTAAAGAATATTTCAAGGAAATGCAAGTACGAACTGTCGCTGACAAACAAATCATATACGTAATTGTAAATTTTCCAAATGGATGGGTTATCGATTCAAGTGTAGAAGAAAAATTTAACGTCACTGTTTTACCGTTAAAAAATTCAAACGAATACGCATTTTGTTGTGATATTGATGACGGAGAAAACATTGTTTTTGACGCCATATCGTTCTGCATAAGTAAAATGAAAAACGCGATAGAAAGGGCAAAATTGTTGGCCGAAAAAACAAAAGAGCTAAAAGAAATGTTTAGCGACGATAATATATCTATTGACACACTAAGACAATTGTCATTTACTTTTTCGTGTACAGACGAAAACCAAGTAAATTTATTAAATGAAATAACAAAATCCAATGTTATTGATGAAAAAAACAGCGAAAATAAAAAAAAAGAAGAAAACGAAATAAAAAATAATGAATAGTTGGTTAATTATTTTAATATATTCAATAGCCGCATACGGACTCTCAAATATGACAGTGTTTGGCAGCGGCCCGTTTCGTGTTTTTGAACACCTAAGAAGCATAACAACAAACATATCAGAACATTTTGGCTCAATGTTTCAGTGCATGATGTGTTTTCCAGCCAATATAGGATGGGTCGCAAGTTTAATTGATTGGTTCTTTATTAAACAAATAGCAATAACACCATTTAACATTTTACTAATAGGAACTAATTTATGGTGGGTTGCGATTATTGGGGACTGTATATTTACATCTGGTATTGTGTGGTTAATCCATAACTTTGAAAGTTTTTTTGAAAGTATTGCCGACGGAAATTCACAGCAACAAAATGTAGAATACATTGATAATAATAACGATTCAATTGAAATACATAAATAATGGACTTTAGAATCAGGACTGAGTTGAACGCATTAAAGGGCGAAATTTTAAGTAAAGACAGAGAACTTGAAGCTGAAAAGACTGAGTTCGCAAAGTTACTTAAAACTTCATTCGGAGACGATATGATTGAAACACTAAATAATCCGCCTAAAAAAAATAGATTTCATGGTTTATTGTTAAGAATACAAAGATGGATAACAATACAAAAATGTAAATCTAAGGCTAAAAAATATCACAAACAACATGAACAAGGGCAATTTAATGAGAATTTTAAGGACGATTTTTATGAGTAAGAACGTTAATAAAGAAGAAAGTTTTTTTAAAAAATTAGTATCTAATAATAGTGGAGTAAGTTCTAAGAGTTTTTTTCTAGTTGTTGTAACTCTTATAGGCTTCCTATTGCTTTTAGTTCCAGCAATAACACTTATTGTCGAAGTTATATTTACTCATACAATAGCAACCGATTTAACTGGAATGGCGGCATATATCACCGCAGTTGCTTCGCTATTTTTAAGCGCTGGTATAACAAAAGCTTGGTCTGAAAAATTTGAATACCAAGACGAACCTATTGATGAAGAATCAAACGGTGATGTAATCGCTGGAAGGCCAATGCGTAGAAAGCGCAAAAGATATGAAAAATAAAAAAAAGGAAACCATCAGGTTTCCTTTTTTATTTTAATAAAATTCCAATTTTTAATATTCTCCACAATCAATTGACAGATTTGAAAAATCTAACAATTTTGATGTGCTATCAACTGTAACATTAGCTGATGTTGCTGATGACGTGTTATTAACGCCTAAAACTGCATTTGTAAACACATTTGTGGCTGCTGTTGTTGATGAAACGGTAACAACATTATCAGCTACCGATGCGGCAACATAAGTGTCTCCAGTTGCGCCAGTAACAGAAGCATTCCACTTATCAATGTCTGTTTGGTCAATATCATCAATAATGGATTTGTTTGTGTGTGTATGAGAATCTGCCGAAGCGGCATCCCAACCAGCAACCTTTTCTGCCGTAATACCATCAAGAACGGTTGCATTTGTATGATTATGAGCGCTTGCTACAGCTGCTGCCAAATTAGCCTCTGTTTGTGTATATGTGTCTAACAGAGCTTTATTGCTATGAGTATGAGAATCTGCCGAAGCGGCATCCCAACCAGCAACCTTTTCTGCTGTAATAGCATCAATAACCTCTTTATTTTCATGTGTGTGAGTATCTGCTGAAGCTGCATCCCATCCAGCAACTTTTTCTGCTGTAATACCATCAAGAACGGATTTGTTAGAATGTTCGTGTTTTTTATCAACTGCGTCAGCCAAATTAGCTTCAGTTTGAGTATAGGTATCTAATAAAGATTGATTGCTGTGAGTATGTGAGTTTGTTACGGCACCATCCCAAGCTGTTACTTTTTCCGCACTAATAGTGTCAAGTGTTGACTTGTTTTCGTGTGTGTGAGTAGAAGTTTCAAGGGCCGATAATCTTGTGCTTGCTGATACAGCACTTAGTGATGTTATCGCAGTATTCATTGCAGAAGCATCGTCTGGATGTTGCTGAATCCAATCCGCAATTTCTTGTAACGTATCTAATGACTCTTGTGCTGTTGCTGGAATTAATTGCGCAACAAGTTCTTCATTTGCTATTGTTCTAACAGATTTTCCAGAATCGCTTCCTATTAAAGTATCAATTTTTCCGTTAAGCGTTTCAACAGTACCACTTAATGATTTCGGCGCATAAAGACTGTCTAAATCTCCCAAGTCAGAAATTTGGCTCTTTGTTATTGAAATATCGCTATAAGTTGCTGAAATCTTACCGTCTTCTTCACTTACTGAAGTAATAGTTTGATTAGCCGAGCCAGTAATAGCAGTAACATCCAAACCAGAAATAGCTTCAAAAACTGTATGCTCTGTTGCAAGTTTATTTGTTGTATTGTTATATTGACCGTCAACCAATATAGCAAAATCGTTAGTCGGTGAATCAAGTTCAATTTTTCCGTCAACTTCTTTTATTCCTCTAACAATTAAAGTTGTTTCGTTTTGAGCACTAGCAACCACGTCAAGCATTCTAAAACCATCAGTGTCTAAATCTTCAATAGCGCTTTTAACAGTTCCAACTGTCGCTAGATTTCCAGTTGTTCCTGTCTCATAAGAAGAATCGATTTTTGATGAGTCTAACTGAACGCCAGTACTGTCAACTGATATGTAATCATTATCTTTTACTTTAACAGATAATACTTTGTTTTCAGATGTTACATCGTCAATACCATTACCAGTAGTAAAAACTCCACCTTCTCCATCGATAGTTGTACCAAAACTTACTTTTGCAACCAATTCAGCTAATGCGCCCTCTACTGTTGTAGCACTAAAATTATCGTTTGTATCATCTATAGAGATGTCAGCCGCATTTCCAGTTTTAGCCACCTTTGCCAATGTTATTGGGTCCCCAGAAATTAATATTTTTCCGTCATCTTCTGTGATTGTTGGGTAAATTATAACGTTATCGCCAGATGTTACATACGCTATAGTTTGAGCTGATACATCCAAAGCATCAATCAACCCATCGGCATAAATTTTTGATATTTGGGTTATAGCTGTCGCTGGTAAAAATTCAATAATACCATCATTATTTTTAATATACAAAGCAGGCTTGTCTATCGAATGATTGACCGCTATTTCGCCAAAGTTTAAATCACTTGTCGCTGGCGACCCGCTAGTAGATTTGTGTAAATGAATTAATTTTTGCCTATTTTCGTTTGCTGCCATTATATGTTATATATTATGTTTATTATTTTCCAATAATAAATAGTCTTTACAAACGAAACCTCATTTGGTTTTTGTTTTTTCTTTTGTATAAAAAGTTGTTGAAGACATTCTTATTTTTTTTAATGGCCATCCAGTAAGTTTAAAAATATCTTCCTCCAATTTTTTTCTTGCTGGGGTTAATTTACTAAAATCACCAACAAACAAAAATTGCTTTAACTTATCTCTTTTTACAAACTCATACAACTTATTGTAAAATTTAACAGCATCGCTTGTGTGCTTACACAATATTAAATCAATTTCACCATTATCTGATTTAAATATAACTTTATTTCTAAATGTTAATATTCTTTTATGGTCATATATCGTGTTTATGCCAGAAGGTAACAAATTCTCATAAATCCATAAAAACGTTTTTCTGTCTGATACTTTATTATACCCCCAAACCCAAAACGTTTCCTCTTTATAAAATCTTGCCTTGTCAACAATAAACCATCTGTCATTCGTTAATTCAGCCTTGCATAATTTTCCGAATTCATTTCTAAAATAGCTTCCTTTTTGATTTTCTGGCGGAACATTTGTTATTATAACATATTCGTCAATAGCTTCTGGCATATTCCATTCTCTTGCATCTATAGTAGCCTGAAATATGACGTTTTTACTTTCTTCTAAAATGCGATGAAACGTTTCATATGCCGTAACAATACTATCATATGTTCCAACTGTTGTGTTGTGTTTACCGTTTCTGAATTGTACTATTCTGTATTCTATTTTTGGCAATTTCTGCAAGACCCTATTGCATTTCTTTTTTTCTGATTCTTTCTTTTTGTAATTTCGTTTTTTCTTTGGTCCACGTTTTTTGGGTCTGCCAACAGACTTTTTCTTTTTTAATTTTAATTTTTTTAAACGTTCACGTTCTTTTCTTAATTTTTCTTTTTCCTTTTCATGACGTTTTTTAGTTTCTCGTTTTCTAATTTCTCGCCTTTTTAATTTTAACCATTCTCTGTATCCGCGTTTTTGGCGTTCTTTGATTACACGTTTTCTGTACCTAGAAATTTTTTTTCGCCTAGCTAATTCTTTCTTTGATATGTGTTCGCTATTTTCCATCGGCCTTGTTTTTTGATTGAAAAAAATGTATTATTAATACATAATATTATAATAAATATATAAATAATTTTCAATTACTTTATTAATTATGGGTAAACTTATTGAAGCAACGGAAGATATCGTTAAAATTGTTAAAGAAATTTCAAATGAGCTAGGTTTAAGTGCTTATAACATAGATGTACAACCAATATGCGCCGAAAAACTATCAGAAGTATGTAAAGTAGTTAGGGCAAACCAACTTGCTGAATATGTATCAGCTCGCGACAACCTTATTTTTGTTATGTGCAATGAAGAAGTTTTTAATGGTACTGACCCTATGGGCCATCCATTGGCGGATGAAAAAACAAAATATATGTGGATTAGAAATGCTATGGAAGTTATTTCTTATGACTCAGAAAAAGATAAAGTTATTCTTAGCTGCCCAATGATTTCAGTACCACTTGGTTTTTATGAAAAATTCAAAGAACCAACAATTGACGCTGCAAGATTGGGACTATACACTATGGCACAAATTACAAAAATGAAAAAAAAAGAAGCCGAGCGAAAAAAAGCTGAAAAAAAAGACAAAAAAAAGAACAAAACAAAATAAAACATTATTAATTTCAATAAAAAAAAACGCAGCCGTTTAGACTGCGTTAATTTTTTTATTCAACTTTTGGTTGATTATACATTATTCTTGTTAGAAGTCACCACAATCAATAATCAAACCACTTAAATCTAAAGTAGCTATATTTGTTGAATTATCATATGTAGCCTTAGCACCACTTTGTTGAGTTATATTTCCACCAGTGCCACTAATAGTATTAAGCTTGTATTGTTGTAAAGCTGTTTTTGTTACAGCAGAAACCGCATTCAAATCACTTCTTAGTTTAGCAATATCGCTTGTTACTGCACTATAGCCATCAATTTGACTTGTATCAATTCTTAATTTTGATTTTACGGCGTCTATCTTACCATCAACTTGCTTAATTGCTGAAATCACAAAACCGCTAACAGTTTCTGCACTTAACGGGCCAAAATCTAAGGCGTTAACTTTTGCGTTTATAGCATTGACAGTATTTGCACTAGTAGCATATTTAGTCACAACTTGTCCGCTTAACGTAAATACATTACCAGAAAGAGTTTTAAAATTACCAGTAATGTGGCCACTTAAGTCATCAGCAACTGCTTTTATGGCGTTATATGTATTAGCGCTTGTAGCATAATTAGTTAAATCAACCGTACCTCCAAGTGCATCCCATTTAGTTCCATCCCACACATAGTTCGTACCTGCTGGCGTATATCCAGTAGTTCCAGGAGTACCTTCGGCATTTGTAACGTTCCAAACGTCACCAGTTTTCTGTCCAGTTGTTGGTAAATCTGATTTACTTCCCTTTGTGCCCATAACATGGTACACAGTGCTTAATGTTGTAATAACACTTGAAGACAATGCAACTAACGACCCGCTAACTGCTCCGATGTTTGTTGTATGCGTCACCAATGTCTCGTCAATATCACTTAATCTAGATTCCAAACCTGTTACTTTAGATTGAGCTATTTCGATATCTTGGAATGTTGCCGCAATTTTACCGTCAGTTTCTGTTAACGTTTTTAATGTTTTACCAGCACCAAAACCACTAATATTACTTACGTCTAATTTTTGAATTTCAGTATTTACATGAGCACTTACTTGGCTTTTTGTGGCATAACTAGAAACAACTGTTGCGCTAAGCCCAGTAGTTAGTTTAGTTATATTGCTAGTGTTGGTCGCTACATCACTAGCTATTGTTGGTAAACCATTAACTTGGCTTTGTTCAATAAAAATTGGGCTAAATTCTACGGTTGTAAGTTTACCATTAACTTCCTGTACCTTTGTAATTGTCTTTGCTGATGTGCCATTAAACGGACCAGAATCCAAGCCTTCTATTGCAGAGTTAATAGCTGCAACAGTATTAGAACTAGTAGCGTAAGTACTTATAACTGAAGCGCTAAATCCAGTTACAGAACCAGACAATGCTAATACTTTATTTAACGCATCAGTAGCGCCACCATCAACCGTTGCAATAGCAGACGCAACTGCTGCTGAACTAATAAACCATGCAAAATCGCTATTTGTTCCAGCTGAATTTACTTTTATTCCTAGTAATGGCTCTGTTTGGTTGTGTATAACAAGTATTTCGCCATATTGGACATCACTTGACGATGGCTGATGTGATGACAGTGGGCCAGGACTATGATAATTGATTAATTGTTGAGATTTTCTATTTGCCATTATTAATTATATATTATATTATTATTTTCTACACAATAAATAGCTGTATAGTATTGAAAAAAAACATTTATTTTTTAATTTTTTCCATTAAGAAGTTTAATTTTGAAACCATTGTCAAATAATCTTGTTTTGTTATTTCTATGGTATCATCACTTGTACCAAGAATTTTTGGAGACTTAAATGTTGAACGAGATAATATACGCTCACCAACCTCATAATTGTTTTTACCATTCCAAACAGAAATAGAACCTATGCTATTTGTGCATTCGTAATCAGTATAAAAAGTTAATTGTTCTCCATTATAAACATTATTATTAACAACTAACGTATGTGCACTAACGTCACTATTAAAAATAGTATTTGCTGTAGCGTTTCCATTGTCGTATGTCAAGTTGCCGCTTTCACTTTTTACATAAAAAATTGCAGACGGGTCAACTATTTCTTGATTATCAATATATATCTTAAAATTATAATCACCATTTAATTCCATTGTCTGTACAGTAAAATTATAACCAGACTCATTGTTAGCCTTAACTAATTCCCAATTATCACTATCATAGCCTTCGGCATTGTATGGAACATAAACATAGTTATTAATATTATAGCTACCTGTTTTAGGGTTAATTGGTCCTAGTACTCCAGTTCTGCCAAATATAGTTTGGATAAACGATGAATAAATGAAAGTGAAAATAGATGGTGATACAACAGAATTCAAATAAATCGCACCAAGATTTGGACACGCAGCAAACGCCATTGAATCTATATTTACAATGTCACCAAGTAAAGTAATTGACCGCAATTCAGTACAGCCATAAAAACACTCAGTAGGAATATTTGTTATTTTCGTTCCAAATACGATATTTTGAATATGCGTACATCCGCCAAACGCTCTATCGCCGACATATGTTACATTATCGTCCAACGTTATTGAAGTTAATTTATTACATCCGTCAAACGCATATGGAGCGACTTCTCGCATAATATTCTTTTGATTAAACACTGTTTTTCCATAAGCAACCTTTAACAACATATGTTCGTTCGGAATCTCGTTATTGTTTTCGTCAAACAATTTTTTATAAAGATTACCATCATACTCATAAACCAATTGATTATTGTCTTTTTCGTTACAATAGAAATTTATAATTTCTGGAGTGTTATTCATCATATAGCCTCCAGTAGTTCCTGTTTCTGATTTAATTTCAGTGTTTAATATTATATTATCACCAGTCTCAACCATTGAATAACCTTCAGCCATAGCGGCATTTGCGTCTTCTATATTAACAAATTCTCCAACCAATTCATTATTTTCATTATATACCAAATACTTCAAATTTGCCGTGTATGAGAATATTGGCATTGTTAATGCAGTTAATGATTGACAATTAGTCACTATATTAGTTTGCGATGTTAATTGCGGTACCATTCCTGGAAGAACTAATGTTTCTAGCGATGTACACCAATCAAACGCGTTACTACCCAGCACAGAAGCATTTTCTGGCAATTCCAGGTGTGTTATATTTGAACATCCAGCAAATGTCAAACTGCCTGAATTTCCATACAAGAATTTTTCAACACTAGATGGTATATTAATTTCAGTTAGCGTGGAACAGTTTTGGAATGCTCCAACACCAATTTCTTTAAGCGCCCCAGTATCTGGTAACACTATAGACTCAAGCAACGTACACCCATAAAAACAATGCATTGGTATTAATGACACGGCATCACAATTAGAAATGTCAATATTTTTAAATTTAGAATCCCTAAACGTTCCTTCGCCTAAACTTAATGTGAAATCTATTGTAATATCATTGACATATTGAGTTCCAAAAAACGCATAATTACCAACGTTTTGTATATATGAATAATACAAATCACCACTAGTTTGTTTTTTTGGAGGAAATCTTAATAATGTTGTTTCATCTGCCGTCCACAAAACACCGTCTATCGCCTTATAACGAATGTTTTCATCATGTGTTATGAATTCGACATAATTTTTACCATATAATAAATAATTTGTTTCAAATCTAGCATCTTTTGGTACAGATAAAACCTCAATTTTATTTGATGTCGTGTTTTGCGACCAACGTTCAGCTTCAAAAGCATTTTGCCTAAACATTTCGAGGTTATCTGATACTCTTAAAATATTTTGGCCTCTTTGGTCATTTCTAAATCTTACTTCCTTAAATCCAGTATTACCAAATGCAAAATTTTCAATTGTTAAAACATTATCCAAAGTTAAATCATTAAGCATTGAACAACCTCTAAAACAAGCCTCGGAAATTGTTGTTATACCACTATGGATTACGTTAAACGGAATATCATTTTCAGTATATTCAGCCACACCGTTTTCTGTTATTCCAGTTAGCATTGAACATGATTCAAAGCAAGAAATGCCAAGCCCAGTCATTGTTAATGGCAATGATATATGTTTTATATTAGAACCAGCAAATGCGTTATCTGGCAATTTAGTTAAACCAGTAAAATACTGTAATTCTGTAAAAGAAAATCCATTTTCTGGCGTCTGTTGATAAAACGGCATGTCATTGGCAAACATTTCGACTGTAACAGCTTCTGCCTCTTGTTTTTTCATTGCAGTCGCATAAGGGTCAGATGTCCAACCAGCTGCGTTTAATCTACTTAAAACAAATTGGTTGCTTTGCGACGTCATAATAACTTCTTCATTTAGTACGAGAATTTCAACAGTTCTAGTGACTTGCGTGCCATTATGGTTATACACTTTTGCCAGTAAAACCATTTCTTCTGATACCTCTGGCTGGTCATTTCCAATTACAATACTGTACCTTAATTGATTACCATCTATGATACCGCTTGATTCTACGTATTGTACACCGTTACCAGATAGGCTCCACTCAACAGTATAACTTCCAATAGGAACGTTATTGCTTGGCGTTCTTAAATCTATACTATAAACGTACTCAGTGTTATGGTATTGTGATGTTTGTCCGTTAATGGTTGCTGTTGTGGCGTAAGTAGGGTCTTTAATCGTGAAATTCATTACAGCTATTTTTTCTCCGCCACCAGTTAAATCCATATATACCATAACAAGACACTCAGTATCCACTCCTGTCACCTCTTCTGGCACATACAACGTTGCATAATCAGCTAACAAAGCATTGTTAACCAGTGTCAATCCATGTCTTTTAGCCTCAATTTCATCTGGAGTCAATTCCAAATATCTCTTTTGTGTTACATTATCCTCAATAACTTCTGGGTTATCTGATTTATCCTGGTCCGTTTCCTTAACCAATAAAAATCTTAACGATTGCAATTTACCGTCAACAGATGTTTCGTCTGGATAAATTTCCCTACGAAATATTGCTGTTTGTCCAGCAACCATATGGTCAGAATCGGATTGAATAAAAATACTCTCTGGAGTAAGTACATATAGTTTAGCGGTTACTGGGTTGAAGCAATTTTCACCAAAAATTTCCTTTAACTCATCAATATTTTCCATTGATAAATTACCGCAACGAGTTAAATCAATTCTACCAGTAATATTAAACGACATTCCTTTGGTCTTGAAGTTCTTAAAAATACGAACGGAGTTCATATTATTAAAGACCCAATCAACATTGTTAATTGATAATGTTTTGTTTGCATACAATAAATCTGATTGCACTGAATTTTCGATTGAGGTAATCCACGGCAATATTAATTTATTATAATAATTTAACCCAACACCGTCATTATTACTTATAATTAAATTATCTAACGTAGTATTTGGTGTATATTCCAAATTTTGGTTCATATTATTACCAAATTTAACGTTATTTAAGTTAATATGTCTAATTGTTGTCGGCAATACAACCTGTGAAAAATTAGAACCTTCAGAAGGCTCAAATGAGCCAATTCTTGACCCACCAGCCTTAAATACTGTTAAATTGTTAAATGCATGTAACGGAACGCTTGTAATACCTGCCCAATTAGTTATATCGAGATATTCCAAATTAGGTAAATTAATCCAAGTCGTTGTGTCTTGGGCGGCATTATTAACAACAGAAGGATTACCAAGTACTAACTTTTTAAGGCTGTTTGATACTAATGTGTCGCCAAGAACAAACTTAAAACAACCCTCATACGCTAACGGTGCAATTTCTGAAAAATCAAGTTCAGAAAACTTATTAAACGCATAAATATATACTGGGTCGCCTTGTGATTGGTCTGTATCGAAAATAAAATCGATTGGTTCGCCCTCATTGCGCACCATATTACTTTCGTATATTTTCTTTTGTTGACCCCAAGCGTAATAATATTTCATTGAAGCGACTGCATGTATCGCGGTCCCAGCTTTACAGTTAGTTTTAATCTCAACATAAGTATTTTTATAATCTCCTGACAACCAACGTGCATCAAGTAAGTTAAAATGGTTAGCTATCCACCAGTGTCTATGTGACCTTCTCGTACCCTGTAGCATCCACAAGTTGTTTACTGGGCTTCCGCTCATATCACCAATACCCTTTGCTGAGTTAATATATTTGTATTTTTCGTTGGCATTGTAAATTCTTTCACACCAACGTTCAGTTTGGTTGGTATCAAATTCGGTAACCATGTTATCGTAATTTAATTTGTATTTACTCATCGAGTAATCCAAATCACGAACCATTCTCATAAATTCATCATCGCGTTCAAGATTGTTCCACAATGTAGAATCGTGGCCCATCATAGCATACGCATTATTAGAATCGTCATTATCGGCCTGGTCGTCAACTATTATATCAGAAGCGGAATCGATTGTCTGTCTATCAAGCGTCCAATCAAACGCTAACTGTCCGTTATTCCTCAATCCAAACAAACAGTCATTATCATAGTTAATAAAGAACCATTTCCTATATTTTTTATCAGTTCTTAAATCATATTTTCCGTTACCATCAGTAAACAGCATTGTATTTTTAACAAATTGGTCAACAGCTCCATATCTCATTAAGAATATATAATACCCAGCAAGTTTCCACACGTCAAAATGCTCCCATTTTTCAGTGTTGAATTTCTTTTGTCTGTTTTCTGGGGTATCTGGCATTGTACCACTGTCATAAATATAATTACTAGCTGTATCTGGTGTATAACCATATTGGTACTCATTAATACGTTCAGCAAAAGAACTGTCAATTGTTATGGTATTAGAACTATTGATTGAATTTATATTATCGGATTCATGTCTGGTCGATACAAGCCATTTGGTTAATTCATATAACGCTTCTGGATTGTATTGTTTTTTCCCTGGTTTACCATAATCATCTGGGTCTGGATATCTTGACTCATAAGTTTCTTCCCATTTATATATGGTTTTACCGTCACCCAAATCAACAGTATCGTAAAATGTGTCTGACACCTTGAATAATGAAATTGGATTAGTGTTTTTTAACCCTTCCCAGCATTCAACTTTATCGGCATCATAAATCATAGTACTATCATCATCTGGGTCTTCAATGTCTTCAAATCCAAACACCTCATAAGAACCCTTGTCGTCAATGAAATTATATTGGCCCATGAAAACCAAATCGTTTGCTGCATGTGATGTTCTGTAAAAACAAACCATAGGAAATCCATCGATTGCTGTTCTAATATCATCAACTCCATTGCTCAAATTTGCAATACAAATCTTTTGGGCATCTGTCCTACAAACATATTTTTTTTGGTCTTTAATAGCTTGTGTGTTGTTCTCAATAAAACAATGAACACCGTCTTGTCTAGTGTAATTCAAATATGGGCTATTGCTTACCAATGCCTCATCTCTATATGTGTGATTAGTGTAAGAAGCATCTCCATTGGCTAATAGTTCTGTATTTTCAAAGATATCGTTCCAACTTCTACCAGCTCCGACATTGTGTGAGCATGAAGATTCCATAAAATCGGCCTTCAATGTCCATTTATTTGCTTTATGAGCACCCTTTTTAAATTTATATTTACCTTTTTTAAGTGCCTTTCCATCTGAATCTAGTGTAAAACAATAGCTATTGTGTAATGTTCCACCATTCTTAAAATCATCAAAATCAATCAATTCATGTGTCCTCTTATTACGAAGCATTTTATTACCTATAGTACTATCAGGGTCAAGTTCGTAATTTGAAGCCTCATACATTTCCTGTGTAAAATCAGACTCTTTAGTGCTTAATTTAAAGTTTTTACGAGGATAGCCTAAAGACGATGTACCTTGTAATTTTAGTCTACAGTTAAATGAAACAAAATTTAATTCTGGTGTTTGTCTGTTAACATATTCAACATCAAAATACCTCCACTCCTTATCTTGCCCATTAGTCCTTAAATCATCCATATTGCCAGTAAAAATCATTACTGGAATTTTATTAGCTACCTCATCAAAACCAACTTCAGTTGTTCCAGCGCCTAAAACGTCATTTTTATCGTAAATCTCTTGAACATTAGGAGAATCAACAACATAATTGTTAAATGCTTCATCAATTGAAATTGCTCTATTGTATACTCTTATCGATTTAACTCTAACTTTACTGTTTCCAGTTGGGTCGCCAATTTTTAAATAACCCAACGACCTTACACTGTCGCTATCAAGATATAATGCTGCACGTTCCAACACCCCATTAACCATTATGTATAACAGATTTCCGTCATCGAAATTTCCAGACCTATTACATATAAAGGATATTTTTAATTTTTCATTATCTTTATATCTCGTATTAATTGAAACCCCTTGGTTTGTGGATATTTCAGCTTTTGTTGCTGTAATTCTGAACATTGATGCGTTAACTTCATCAGCGCATTCGCAAATTACTGCATTATCATCATCAATATCGAAAGTTTCTAAATCAATTTCAAATGTTCCGCCGTTAATTGCCCAGTCAGATATCATTGGCTGGATATTAAAATCAACAGTGGCCCCGTTTGACACTACAAGAGCCTCGTGTTCTTCATTCCATCCCTGTTGTGAATTCCACGCAAAACCATTAAATGTCGCCTTATATGTTTGCCCATCGCTGCCAACACAAGACCAAACATCTTTATCCAAATCAGTGTTTCTTCTTCCTATAGCTTGTAATTTTAATAGCAAACCATCTTTAGTTTCCTTAATACCGCCAACGGCTTCAATTACGTTGACATGAATCAAATAATCGAATAGTAACGCATCATTTTCATTATATGCATATACACGCAAAGGCAAATTGGTACCGAAATCCATAGGCCTATATGAAAATGAATTTAGCACACCATTTGACAAAACAACAGTATTACCGATTACAAGACCATTAAATTCAAAATAAACAGTGGTTTTTCTTTCGAGATAATCATATAAAGACCAATCGAACGATATTTCTTCAAACTGGTTTCCAGTAATGGTTAAAACCTCATTATTTAAAACAATAGCATTGTCATTTGGTAATTCTTTATAAAACAAAAACGACGGGGATGTTTCGCCATATTTTGCAAACGTATAAAAATGTATCGGTGTATAAAAAACCGTTCCGTCTCCTGAACGTACATACGCTCTAACCTGCAATGAATGTTGGCCTATCGACAAATTAGATATATTCAAAGTCGCAGTCCCATCTTTTCTAATATCTGTGATTGTTTCAGATTCTGAACTATGAACTTGTTCTCCATCAATATAAAATTCCAGGTATTTTGTATCACTACAAGCAATAATATAAGGAACAGAAATTGTGTTACCAGTTTTGACTGTCTGATATTCAAAATTAGGGATAAAAGTTAAATCAAACAAATTATATGTCATAATAAATTGTGTGGTTGTAAACGTTGTCAAACCTACAATCTTAATTGACACACTATTTGCCCCAGTTCTCAAATATTTATCTATATTTTCCCGTACAACGGTCCATTCTCCAGCCGCAACAGCAACTTCTGTCGTGAATTTATTATTAATACCAGACCCAGTAATAGAAAACTCAATTTTAGCTGACGCGTCAGAACTCATGTTGTTATCGTCAACTATCTTAAAAGAAAATTCAACCGTATTTCCAGTAGAACCAGCTAAAACACTATGCGACAAATCAAGGCCTTCTTGATTGATGACAACATTATATTTTGACACTGTTTCAAAACTATCAATAATCAGTGATTCATCTCCAGTTAGAATATAAGCTTCTTTAGTTTCATCGTCTGGAAACGAATATATTGTTGTGCTGCCTTCTGGTTTGTAGAAAGCGCCAATCTTGCTATCAAGTTCATCTTTTATAAATTGCTGTACGATTTTTCCGCTTACTGGTAATCCGCTTGTTGAGGCATCCCCGCCCCAATCAGTATGCTTTGTAATATTTCCGTTATACGTTTTTGCCATTCTTCCTTAATGAAAATATTGTTTGTTATTAATAAAATTTAATTTTTCCACCCATCTGTATTTAACCACGGTAAATTGTTAATCCAATACCCATTACCAAAACATGAATCTATTTCCTTTTTTAACTTATAAATCAATAATTTACCATGGTACACTTCTATTAATTGAAGTGCACCATGATATAAGTCAATTATTTCTTGTTTACCGTGAATTATCATTTATAAACAATATATTAATTATTTTCTAATGCATTCAACCTTGCTTCAAGTTCAGCAACCCTGGAAACCAATCCAAGAAGTTCACTTACTTTTACCCTAATTTCAAACGATTGACCTTCAGCTAAGAAAGCATCATACATTGATTGTAGTTCTTCATCTGTTTTTGGTGTATGCTTTCCGTTGTAATTTGCCTTAAACGCTTCAAAATCTGGAACCTTTTCAGTGTCAGCAACATTATTTCCAAATGAATACACTATTTCACTATCTTGGCCTTCTCTATCACCGTTTTTAGAAATCTTTTGTTCAAACACAACTTCATTTGCATCTGTAGATAATGTATTGGTTGAAAGTAAAATATCATCCATTTTATGGTCTACATCATCATAGGTCCATACAGTTTCTATTTTCTTTCCAGCAAATTTTATTTTACTATCTGTTTCAAGGTTAATGTTGATTTCGTTTTGTGACCACAATGTCGATTTTTTCCAAACATCAACACGTTCCCATTCGCCAGGAACTAAAACGGTAACACCATCTTCATCATAAACTGTTGCTTTACTGTTATAATATGTAATTGCTGATTCAGAAAGGCCAGCACCATCAACCATATATTTTTTCGGCCTTGGATTTCCTTCAAAATCTAAAGAGTCCTTAATTAGGCATTTATAAGCAAATTTAGTTGGGTCCTCATAAAATGATGTATCTGCACTTGTGCATGGGAAATATTGATATGCACCTTCAGGAACATCAAATGTTAAATTACATGCTTGGTTGTAAACAATTGTATCTGCTGGTACAACAGTAACGTTATCAGCTAGTTTGGTCTCCATTCCAGCTTTGTAGTACACCTTATTTGGGTCGGTATAAAACGCTTCATTTGTGTAATTTATAACCCTATCACCTTTTGCGTGTACATCATCATATTCATCAACTGTCGTTGCTGATTTAGGACTTGTTAACTCCCAAGTATATTTGCCAGTAACATCAACGGCGAAATTGCCTTTGCTCTTACCCATTTTAATATATTGAACACCATCTGGTAAAGCGTCAATATAATTTTGGTCAAGAACCCACTCTTCTGTTGCTAGCCCAGTTAAATCAATATGTGCTTCGCTTATTGCGGACGCTACAATATCGTTAACATCGCTCTTAGTAACGAATATACTAGTGTCTATTTCGCCACTCAAAGCCGCTTTTGCAACTTCAGCCCTAACAGTTTCATCAAGATTTGCACATTTTTTAGCTGCATCTATAATTTCATTCCAAGTAGCAGCCTTTGTTGGGTCTATAACATCCTTAAAATCATCATTTTGTGTTGGGTAATCTATTTTTCCAGTTGACGTTTGTGTTGGTGTTTGTCTTGTTACTCCATATACATTAGCGTCCCCCTTAAATCTATAATCACCACAGAAAAGAGATGCATGTTCATTATTAAAGGTTCCAAATTCAAGGCCTTTTCCGCCTTCTCCACTGTAATGTTTTGTCGCACCGATTTGCGTTGTTCTATCGCTTTCAAATTTTATTTTATTTTCAAAACCGCTTCCATCGTGCCCAGCAATTTGCAATGCAATTCCACCGTGGTCGTGACAGCGTAAATCAAGATTTCTTGAGTTTATTTTTAATTCCGCCCAAGGTTCATCAGAGCCGTCAAAACCAGTTACTTTTCCATAATCATCAAACTTTGCTTCTACTTGAATTTCGTTACCCTTATTTGAAACAATTCTTCTTGTTGAGTCTAATATTATGTTTGTTGTTGGTTTAATTTGCACACCCTTTGCTGATTCAAGGTTAAGATGCTTTGATAACGATTCCACAGCCAAATTACCCTTATCATTTAGCTCTATCACACCTCTTTGTGCTCCATTGACAAATGTCAAACCTTCATGATATTTCTCACCATCATATTCTGAGTATTTTTCAACATTACCAATAGCTTCTGTATTTAAAGAAGTTACTGCGCTTATAGATGTATCTGCTGATGAAGCATAAATATCAAGAATTACATCTGCGCCAGTATCTTTTGCTTTTGCTCTAAATTGTTTTACGTATGACATATTTTTATTTCTTTTTTACTTATTATTCACTTCTAATTTAAATTTCCCATGGTACATCAACAATACCATATTTATTATCGTTTATTGTTCCTATGTTTAGTTCACCAGAGTTATAAACTGCATTGCTAATTGATATTCTATCACCTTCTATATCAACATCTTCAGTTTGACTATCATCATTTCCGTTATCAATGAGCCAATCAACTTGAACTACACCATTTCCAGATGTTTCTATTTCTCCTATGTATAGTGATGGAACTTCGCCATTTTCATACGGATAATTTGCATCAAAACTTATTGTGTCGCCACTCATTATAATAGTTCCACTTGATGGTGTTGGTTGAGGGGTATCATCTTCATATATACAATAAAAATGGTCATCATTATATGTTATTGTGCCATATTTGTCCACATTAACAATACCGTTTGTCAATAATTCTTGATATTGACTTAAAGTCATCACAAAATGGTCTGTACTTTTGCCTGAAACAACCCCTTCAAGATACCCAACTCTATTATCAAGACCTGACATGTTTTCTGTTATACCAGAAACATCATTTTCAATGTTAGTAATATTTTCTGTAAGCGCTGAAATACTATCAATAACCCAAGTAACATCGGAACCAGAATTATTAATAATCCACTCAGAAATTTTGCCAAGTGTATTATACCTCTCATCAGCATTATCAATTAACTCTTCTATAGCCGTATTAACACTGTCATTAGCTATCTGTCTAACGACATTTTCATCAATACTTGTTCCGCTATAGCCAGACATTAATTCAACAATTCTTTGGTCGATATATTCTTTAGTTATAGCGCTTGTTGCTGTTGATAAATTAGTTCCAACTTTGACAAGTTCATGCCTTGAATTTAAAACGTATACCCCCTCGTTTCCAGGCTCGTTACAAATTAAAATCTCCCCTCTGTTATTAAGTATTTTGCCTTTACTCTGCTCATGTCTTATTACACTTTCAGTATCTCTATGGGGATTTACAACTATTCTTGCCATGTATATGTTGTTATATTGAAGTCTTGTGGTTATTATTCATTTAACATAAATAGTTTGTCATAAAAAAACAAGCGTGGCATTTTATTTGCCACGCATTTTTTATTCTATTTTTGTTTTATGTAATCACCACCTTTTTTTCTTACAAAAATACCATCATTAGTTATTTTCAGTCCATAATCGCCAGATTGTAGTGTTATTTCGCCGCTCAAAAACGACATAAAAGCGTTGTCGCTATATTTAAAAACAATCCCATCTTCTGAAGATAATTGCTGCACGCACGAATCTTTATTTATTACAGACTTTGAAGATAATATTTGAGTTATATCATCGTTCGATATAGGTTTTCTTATAGTTTCTACAGTGCCAGATAATTCATAGCATTGAGATTCAACTTTACCTATTTTATTGTTTAATTTGTTGAAACATGTTCCAATATTGGCGAATAAGCCACTAGAAGGGTTGGCCCCATCCATAGAACCAATTGTATAATTTGCCTCATTATAATCATGAACAATTCCACTGATACTTCCACTATAATCATTCATCCAACCTTTCAACGCAGTTGTGTCTGACAAAAGTGTTGCCATATTGTTTTGCGTTGCGCCAGTAAAAACATCAATTGCATTAATTATATCAGAGTCGTTGGATATGACATCATTAACTTCTAATTGTAATGCATCTAGTCTTGCGTTTGTCGCAATTATATTTTCCATAGCATTTGACACTGATGAGCCTATAGAAGCTTCAATATATTCCTTAACATCGTCTCGTAACAAATTTTCCCTTTCTTGATATTCGTCAATTCTGGTGTCTATAATACTAGATAAAGTCTCATAATCATTATTAGATATGACTCCATTATTGTTTTGTACACTACTTGCATTTTCACCATCTTTTCCAGTTAAAAGTATTAGCCTGTTAGAGCCTCCATCTTCTCCAGTATCATAATATACGCTATAATCACTACCAATATCTTTCCCGTAAAGGCTTAATACTTCATTCCTTAGGTTATTATATTCAGCCATATATTGATTTTCACTAAAGCCTAAAATTGTTTTTGAAAAAGCCAATAATGTAAGGCTGTCGTTTATTCTATTTCTAATATAAGTGTTATTTTCCTCATCTTTAACAAGATAGGCGTACTTACCGTTTGTTATTTTCCAACTAAATATTCTAGCCATATATGTATAGTGTTTATTCTACTTCTATTATTGTCGGTATTGTATTTGTATTGATGTCAAACTCGGTCAATGGTTCATATTCTGACGGAACAGCAGCATCGGCATACAATGTGGTTATTGAAATTGGTTGAGCATTACTAAACGGTTCAGCAATTGCTGGGCTTTCTTCTCCGTCAAATGTGTATGAAAAAATCGTTGTAGACGGAATCATTTGCTCTAATAAAGGTATTATGATATATTGTATGTATTCCCTATAATGAATATTATTGTTCGTTATAAAATTAATATTTGTATTTTTAACATTAATAACCGATAGAGCAGCCATTTCATCAACTGAATCACCACCATCAATAGGATTAACAAAAGAATCATATATATCATCCCAATTTGTTAAATCCATATCATCGTCAACTTCATCGCCAACTATAACCAAAGTTTCACTATCAGTCTGTTCGCTATCATTCGCATCATCTCCAAGCACAGACGGGTCAATTATTTCTATTCCAGTTGAATCTGTATTAATGAAACAATGGCATTTTGTATCGTCAACAACTAAATTAAAATCAACATTAAACCCAATATTTTTAATTGTGTCAATTGAAATTGGTAGGTCTGCCCCATCGTTTGACGAAACTAGTGAAAATTGGTTATTTTCTAATTTGTTTTTAAAAATTTGATTGAAATATTCAAGATATTCTAACCCATCGTCATATTCACCAAATCCAGCGTGCATGTTATTTCCACTGTTATCCGATTGTATTGATTCTAAATACAAAACGCAAGTTCCATCGCAAGTTATGGCCGATGTTCCATCAAATTCATGTCTGAATACGTTTCTCCACCCATAACAATTATATTTCCCCCCACTTTCATCTGGAGTTACAAATCCTATAAACGGAGACAACGCTGTGTTTTTCAATATAAAATAGTGAGAAAAACATTCGCCACTAGTTTCTTCTATTATAGCCTTATCTTCCTCATCCGCATTGTATCCACCGTAAATACCCTCTATATTTTCGACATAACAAACCATGTTTCTCCTAATATTTGATTGCGTGTATCCAGTCAACTCATCTATTGTGGTGGCATACTTCAAATATTGTATAGTTTCATCGTAGATTGATGTTATTGCAGTTTCCGTTATTGACGAAGCCGTACTAATTTCAAGATTAATTTTTTTAGACGGAACGTGCCCCCAACCTCCATTCATCTGAAAGTACATATAATTTGTATAGCTATTTTTTCTGTCGTACCACGGAACAACAAAATTTGCACTAGGCGTTTCACCCCTGTTTACGATAGCTATTGGGTAATCAAAATATTGAGAATAAGTTTCGTCATAATCATCGCTATTTTCAATGGCTAAATTAATGTCTATTAATGACGGAAATGTAGTTGCAACCGCAATATGTTCATGCAATTCATAATATCCAGCTGTCAAACCAGTGTTTATGGATTGGTCTGTTTCCTTTGCGCCATTTTTCAATCCAAGCAAGCCAAGAAGCGTTTCAACACCATATCTCGTACCCCTTAATGATTTTATGAACCGACTATTAAGTATTAGTCTTCTTTCAAACTCTATATTATAATCAGAACTATTGTACCCGACAGACATTGATTGCGGGTATAAAACATTAGTGTATATACTTGTATCCTCTATTGGGGCCATATTTGGCAAATCCCACCCATCATTATTCGCTTTATCAGAAAGAAAATAGTCAGGAACATTACTAGATTCATTATACGAAATTTTAGTAGTGTTTTTAACGTTGTCAGCATATCTTTTTATGTCATCAAACTGTCTAGCATAAATTTCAAGCATAGCTTTAATTCTGGAGTTGTCAACAGAATTATCTTCGTCATCGGCATATTTCGTGTTTAATACACTCCAATCCAAATTCAAAATTGATTCGTGAGTCAACATTCTAATCAAATTATTAGAATCAAACTCATCCAAAGATTCAGCCAATGCCATTAGTTTGGCAAAATACCCAGAAAATGCTGGGCCAGATGTTCTTGGACTGAAAAATTTACCGTCTGAACTGGTAATACTTGGAAATATATATTTTTCTAGTACCCAATATCTACCGTCGCGATTAAAATGTGGGGTATCAAATTTTGCCACAAACAATGGATTCGTTGTATAATCAAGTAAAACCTTTGAAAAATCATCTAACGAATCATACATTTCATCAAAAACTTCTTTTGTTGGTACAATTATAGGATTACCAAAAGCTCCAGGGTCATCGGTTAATATCTTTTTTTCTCCGTTTTTGTCCAAATAAACATATAACACAACTGCACCGCCATCACTCACAATTGTTGATTTTCCTAAAATTTCGCCATTACATAATCCATTTATATATTCAAATGTCAGTTCGGTTAATTTTTTGTCTGTGGTTTTGAAATTGTATTTATCCAACGAAGCACTTAAAACTCTCATCGGGTTTTCCTCTTCGTCGAAAACACACCCCATCGACATTATATCAATATCAAAATCGTTAGCAACCAAATAATATGTGTCACCATTAACATCAATTGGGTATGAATCACCTAAATAATATATTCCACCTGGATAATGCATAATTATATCTGTAATTGTAGCCTTAACTAATTGGCTTGCCGACCCAAAATAAGCAAAATCCTTTAATGATGTGTAATTCGGTTTAAGTTTAATTGAAGTCTCTGATGTATTGACTTGATTGCAATCTGCCTCTGTCCAATATGTTGACCCATTATCAGACTCTAACCAATTTCCGTTAAAATGTTTTTTCTTTGCATTTTCTTTACCCCTGATTCTAAATTTAAAATTTGAATCGGAAAACATAGTAACGGAGTCATCATACACCCCATCATACGGAGCAGATATTGTAAGATGGTCCTGTTCAAAAATATCTCCACTATACGTTGTCATGTGTTTTTTGACTAACGTATAATTGGCTTTTGTTTTAATATATTGATTACTTTTTGCCATTACTTGTTCATTATATTTTCATATGATTGTGTTCCGTCAATATCATTTCTACGTTTTTTAACATCATAAAGAGGTTCACCAAGAGTACTCTTAATAGAATAGAAATCAAATTGGCGATAAATTTCATTATCTGTGTTATATGTTGTCAAAATACCATTATCTCTATCTCTAACCTGTTCACCTTCAAGCATATAAGAAATAGTATCAGCATCATGGTCAACCATTTCGAACTCAATTAATTGCGGCGTAAATTTAGTGTTCATAATTTTGACGGTCTCACCTGGTGTACCTATATAAGGCAATGCGTTTGGCTTAAACGTCGGGGCTGTTGACGGGCTTACAGTACAAAATACATAATCGCTAGATGTATCAACCAAAATGTAACGAGTAACGTTAGGGTAACCGTCTCCGTTATTCACTGACACTGGCTCGCATCTATTACATGATTTAATAATTCTTGTTGTCCCATCTTCAAATTCCATTCTATAGCCAGTTAAATCATTTATACCAGCAAGTGGGCCATTTGATATATTAAAAACAACACCTTTTATGTCTGGATAACTAGCCAATACACTTACATCTATAATTTTTGCCTGGCATTCTTTTGGCCTTATGTAAACGGTATAAAAGCCTTTCATATTGAATTTGTCAAGCGGCAATCTCAATTCGAACAGCCCCTCAACTGCGTCATGCGACTCTGTGATTACTGATTTTTTCAGGCATTCAGATGGGTCAAGGGCCTTATATCCGTCAAAACTTGCGTCAGTTCTGCTTCTCGTCGGCCTATAATAATAAAGAATTTCCACATCTAAATGTGGTGTTATATTTGCAGGTTTTACTGTTCCAAATATTCCGCTACTCATATTACGTTATAATTTTTATTTATTTTCATTAAATTTTAAAAAAGTTGTTTGAATAATTTTCAATATCTTCAAGTGTGTTACATTCACCTAACTTATAATTAGTTTCAAATGCAGCCGCAACTCCTCTATCTATTGAAATATCCATTATGCTTTTATTGTCATATTGTTGTGTTGATGTAAATTCGTCAGTGAATATAGGCGCTATTATTGAATTTCCGCTGGTCCACGTTGTACCGACTTCCATCCCAACAAGCTTTGCTCTAATTACTTTTCTTTCTTTTTTATACTCTTCGTATATTGCAGTTTCTATGTTTGCATCATATTGAAGTGTTTCGTAATAAAAATCAAGATTTTTATAACCGTCAAGCGTAATTAACTTATACCCAGTTATATATGGATAACTCTCGGAATAATGTATTCCGCTATAAGTCACTGGTGTGTATGCTGATGTTTGTGAATTATAATATGCCCTACCACCAATGACATAATTTATAGTACAAAAACCGCTTTCAATTGTCACACCAGATGGAGGTATATAGTTACCAACATACAAATCACCGTTATTATCCGTTGTTATATATTCCATGTCAAAATATGTATCACTTTTATATGGCAACATGAAATTTTTTGTTGTATTTTTAGAGTCCACCTTTACTTGTGTACCTCCAGTACATACAACACCGTTGTTATATTGAACATAAAAGTAATACAAATCATTTTCTTGTGGGTTTTTAACTATCGTCTTAACGTTTGATATCGTTTGGACTGTTTGATACTTTTCGTCGTTAGGATGTATTATTTCACCATCTCCACAAGACACATTAGCATCAGTTTCTTGAAATTCCCACCAGCCATATTTGTAGTTCGTTGTTGCTGTAATTTCTTCAATTAGAACAATATCACCATTAATTTCTGGGCCACTTGTTATTTGTGTTGTATTTTGCGTGTTGGCACCATCTGTAGCATCCAAAAATTTATTAACCAATAGCACCATTGAAGTTGATGGTTGTACGGTTGGGGCTTCTTCTAAAACATTTTGCTCTTGTAATTGAATAATATCAACAGTACCGCCACTATGATAAATTTTCCGAATAACAGATACACCTATGGTTGCACTGTTGCCTGTATGATATGTTCCAGCAAAAATTTTCGAACTGCTATTACTGATACTCATTTCATCCCACACGCCAAAAATACCGTCAACAAATGTTGCTTTTTTGTCGGCTACAAATGATAATTTTGATTCTACATAGCCAGAATCAGACAACGTAACAAAATGCCCACTGTTAAAAATCGAATATCCGCTAAACTCCCCTTCTGGCAAAAACGGTCTACTTGAATCTAAATAACTTTCATAATTCCAGGCAACGTCATTTGACTGCGTCAATACTATAGGAACACTAACATATGGCGTTAAAAATTTAAACCTTGTTTGTGGCTCTTGTATCGAAAAATCATGCTCTGTGTTTCCTGTTATCCACCGTGTTGACAGTGTCTTTAAATATTCAAAAAAAACATCCCCGCCATGTTTATCCCAATCTTTTTGCAGTTCATCATCCCTTTCGATATTACGTTCTTCAAACCAAGTTATATAATTATATAAATCGGCATTATATACATATTCTGGAACGTAAATCCCAGTTATAGCGCTTTCAGCAAATTCATTTGGTACATAATTTTTTCCTAAAAAATATTTTTCAAAATTCTGACAAAAAGGGAAAAAAGACGGCTCATTGGGTTGAACATATGACTCACCATATGCTATTGTTTCCCATCCTTCTCCAAACCACTTTTCCCACCAAGACTTCCATTCGTTTTCGTAACCAATAATTTCGTCATAATTTGAAATTAAAACAACGAAATTCCCTTCTACAAGCGACTCGACGGCTTCCTGTCTTTTTAAAACCATATTCATATCTATTTGAACTGGCTCGTCACTTGTTTGTGGTTCGTCTGGGTCTATTTCTGGATAAGTTAATCTATATATATTTTGGTCAATACGCGAAAACAAGTCACAATCTAACGGTTTAAATTCAAATTTTGATGGTGTTTCATGAAAACAAGTCACTATATCATAATAGTCTTCAGAATTTGTTTCTTCTATTGGGCCTTCAGAACAATTATGGTCAGAAGTTGAACAATTTACATTAACAACAGTAGTTTCTGTATGTTTAACAACCTTTCCGAAAACACCAGTTCTAAGAGATTCCGAAATTTTCAGGTAATGATGTATGGCATCACAATACCTAAATCTAGCCTCTATAGAATTATCAGACTCTGAAATGCCAGATGTGCAGATTTCTTCTTTATAATACGATAGTGTTTCTGTTACGCCACACACACAACTGGCCACCTTCCCAAAATCACATACATATTCATTATAATTGCCATCAACATCGATTCCAGTAACGAATCTAATGCTTGAATTTATATCATTATATGGATAATACGGAATTAGCCCAGGTGTGTGGGAAATGCCTCTATCAACACTTACTTGTTTACGTATAATATCCATTTATAGTATTAACTATCATATTATTATTTATGTGTTTTGTGTTTGTGTATCACTCGTTGAATCTGTATTACCAGTTGTTGGTACGAAATCGTCACCTTCTATATCAAGTTTTGGCTCAAATAAACTAACCTCAATTATATCGCCATTTACTTGTGAACCAACTATTTCATACACATATTCTCCATTAATGTATTTAATTATAATTGGAATGTAAAGACTACTAAGAAAATTAGACGTTGTAAGACTGACATAATTTCCGTTATTGTTTTTAGGCCATAATATCATTGGTATAGTTTTTCCGTTCCCAGCATGGTTAAATTCAACTTTCATATAAATAGTTTTTTCACTATTTTCTATTGGAGCATCTTCTAAAAATAGGTATATATTGAAACCATCGCTGGACTTATCTGAATTATGTTCATCAGTTAATTTTATTGTACTGTCAAGTCTATTTTCATTATCATCAGTTAGCACAAACGGTCGCTCATTTTTTTCTGGTTTTCTACCGTTTTTTATCAAAAGTTTAATATATTTTTGCCTTAATTCATGAATATCAAAAAACGAAGTAGAATAATAAAGAAGTTTTTGCTCTATAGGGTCTTTTGATGTGTAGAATGAAAATCTAACAAAAGATTTTGTTAGTTTAGTTTTGCTAAAAAACACATCATCATCATTAAAATTAAGATACCCCAACATATCGGATTTTTTGTTTTGCGATAAAACAAAAGCCGTCATTTCTGAATTGGTTAGTTTTGTTAAAGAGTATTGCATTTCATTCCACCACACAGTACTTCCTGATTCTTGATTAACATACCAACCATCTTCATATGGCCTATATTCTTCTGGAATATTAGACACTTCTTGCCCATTTTTTTTGACTCTCTGTCTGAAATGTAGCCTATATATTATTTCACTTGCTTTAGTGTAGTTTCCAGATGGCGTTTCATTAAAAATGACTGGAAAATATTTAACTCTTTCAAAATCAATAGCTTTTGGTAATGAGTTTGATATCGTATTTTCAATGAAATTATAAACACCGTCTTCGTCGGTATTAAGCGACGTAAATTCATCATTAGATGAAAATAATGTCGGAACATTCCAATAACTATTATCTATTGTAAGAGCCACATGTGTATTACCACTGTTAAACCAAATGTTTTTTTGTGGGATAGCTCCGTTGTTGTTTTCATAATAATCCCACCATATATCGTCCCACATTGTGCACCATTCTGAGTTATTAATTGTTGTTGTATAAAAAAACGGTGTATATGCTGGCTCAAACCAGAAACCATGCTCTAAAAGATATTCTATTTTTTTTATATTAAGTGTTTGTGGTGTATCTATAGGTGATTCACTGACATATCCAGTTTCAGCTTTTCTAACTATAATACTTTTTTTGCTAAATCTGTTTGGGGCAAAAACATATTTATGATACGTAATATCGTATGGATTTCCATCCATATCAAACATACCGCATGTTTGTTCAACCCATTCAGTTAAAGTCGTTTTTTTATCTACTGGAAGCAAATTATCGACGTAAGGAATATGCAATGCAAGAAAATAACCAATTTTACTCATTTCTGAATCGTACACATTAATATAATATTCTCCAGTCATTTGGCTGCTGGCCAGTAAATCGATATCTTGTTGATAGATATCATGTTTTTCATTAAACGTTAAAACGAAATATTCGTCATATCTATCAATGTCAAATGCGCCTATATCGTATAAATGGTCCAAAGTAGAATCCATTCCATCATAATTATCGCCACCAAGGCCCTCATCGATATAATCATATATATTATCTCCTAAATATTCTTCTGGAATTTCTATGCCTTCATTAGTCATAGCTTCTATAATAATAGAAGTCAGTATATCTGAACTTGGTATTGTTCCAGCTGGGAACAGCGTTTTGAATTTTCTAATACCGTAAATACTTTCCTCAATTGTGTATAAATGCTCTGGAAGAGAATCGATTTCTTCGTTTGTTAATGACGATAAATCAATTCCAGTAACATTATTTTCATCGAAAACATAATCATAAAATCCTAATGTCGGATTATCAACAACAACATACCTGTTATCAATTTTATCCCAATATACAACATTTTCTGTCGTAGTCCTATCTAGCGATAAACGACGTTTTTGCGGTATTGTTGTATAGACGCAATCGTACTCAACACCATTATCATAGTATTTATCAAACGAAATTACTTCTATATTATCTTGAATAGATGTAGATATGTCGTTATCGTCGTAAATATACCGCACAAACGTTAAATGCTGTCCAATATTCATTTTATGGTTTTCATCGTCAACAAAAACTATCTTTAACATATTGTTTTCAATAAAAAAACAATGTATTGGCATTTCACGAACGCCATAAACTGGATTTACAAGATTAATTTTAATGTGTTCCATTAATAGCAAACATTATTTAAATTATTGTAAAATTCTTCTGCTTGTGACATATCAAATTCTGTCCCTGGTAAACTAAATAAATTCACTGGGTTGTTATAAGTTGCATTTAGCCCATATAATAAGCCGAATTTTCCGTTAGGGTCTTGTCTTTTGACAAAAAAATTAATGTTTTTCTCAACATACAATCTGCCATTGGCAAATGGTATGTTATATAATTCATCTCCATAATTGCATTCAGACATCAAATCTAATCCCCTCCAAACAAATGTTAAATTTGATTTAACAAATGTGGCATAATTAGGAACACCATCATTCGAGTAGAACATATAAAATCTCCTAACCCCATCACTTTCTTCTTGCAATATGTATGTTATATCGTATACTCCGCCATATTGTACTGGAAACGACCCAAATGGGCTTCCTTGAAATTCTATTTCAAGTAAATTACCGTTTACCTTGCATACTTCACCCCATTTAATATCATGTATATTTATCCCATCACCTCTATCATACACGGCAATATGCTCTCCACGCAAAATTTGATAACCAGTTGGCACTTCAATAGATACTATGGTACAGTTTTTTACTGTGTAAAACGCTCCAGATATTGAAATAAAATTCAAATATTTGGCTTTTGCTGTTTTTACTATTTCGCTTTCTTTTTTTATTGCGATTTTTGTGTGCGGGTTATAAAAATAACCCTCTGGCCGTAAATTTCCGAATACTTTAATATTTGTTCCGCTAATTGAAATATTAGAATAATCAAGCTCATTTACTTCAAACTGAGTATTATTAGAATTCTTAAAATCATAATCGTCAAACCTAATTTCATCATGAAATATCTCAGCGTATTTATTGTCTTTACAATATTCGCGCTGCTCAGTATTAAATCTGTGAAAAACTGGAGTTAACTCAGTCTCTTCATACTCAGATTTATTAAATTCAACTAAATTCCCGTAAAATATTGAATCTAAATTTGTTATATTATTTTCAATAACTTTTGGCGTGCCAGACAATACTGCATCTCCAAGAACGTCATAAACGTGGTTATACGGAATCGGATGGATATTTACCTTTGAATTAATATTATGCAATTTATTAATATTGTAATCAAAATTAATTTTATTATCACCATATAGTTTAACTCCGCTGGTTACTTTTCCGAAACAATGCGAAAATTCGATGGCTGATGACGATGTATTGTCTTGATAATACCATAAATTGTGCCCAGCATTTCTTTTAATGACAGTAAAATACACTTCAGACAACGGCCTTCCATGATGGTCAACTAACCCAGAAACGTCAATATCATCAATAAACGTTACTTGGGCTGTTGCATCTCCGTAAATTGTCTGCCCAAAAGCCACTGCCCCGACATTGCTTTTGAGTTCTTTTGTTCTATTCCCGCTATTATTAACACCAAATAATTTCTTATATTTTCTAAAGTAGTATTCACATTCTTCACCGTTTTCAACTTTTTTATAATAAAGTCCATAATTTATTATGTTGTCTAGTATGTCGCTAATTTCATCGTATCTAATATTGAATACATTATCATTGTTTAAACCGTTAACATCACCAACATAATATACAGTTACTTTACCAGGATACTTTTTGAACGTCAGTGTATTGTGCATACCCACCTCATAATAATACACGTTTATTACACTTCCTTCTTTTAAGGTATGTTTAAATAACGATGAACATTCTATAACGGCATTTCCAGTTGGCGTTACCGTTTCTTTAACTGAACATCTAATGGCTTGAGTTCTACCGCAACAAATAGTATCAACTAAATCGTAATCCTTTAAAAATGGGTATGTTATACAATAATCCCAATTTTTTTCGTCCCTTTTCCTATATTTGTTATACTTTGGAACAAATGAAAATAGACTTCTATCTGGATACAAATCAATATATTCGCACGGTTTTTTGTTGTTTATAACACAATTAATCCTCGCTGTATCCTCTTCATTGTTCTTAATGTCAATATTGCTTTTATTAAAAAAACCTATCCACCCATTTTGTTCAGAAATTTCTTCAACATAAGCTCTTTTCATCGTTCTTATGTTATCAGTAGTGTATAAATGTAATTTAGTGTTATAACTATTACTGTTGTACCTTGGATTGACATCCCCAGTAATAGGCATACCGCTTCCGTCTCTCATAAAATCTTTAATGGTGTTATAAACACCCTTTTGCATTGCATAATCCTGATTGGACATTGAAGTACTAATTTGGTTAACATGCGAAAAACCTATATTACGTATTTGATGGTTATTGAACATATCAACACCGCAATGATAAGAAAAATCGCCATTGCTATTATGAGAATATTCAGTATCTCGTATAGCTTGTTTTCTGTTTATGACAGTTGAATTTTGTATGTTATTTTGCCCACCATTAATTGTGTTTGGCGAAATAGTTGATTGGTCAGATATAACAGTAGCACTATCAGAGCCCTCAAGATAAACAACCTCTGTTTGAGTGTTAAACAGAACATTCGTGCATATCGGATTTATTTTCAGCAAGAAACGATATTTGTCGCACGAATCCCTTTCAGCGTTATACTCTTCAAACAAAGAAAATTCTGTGTCTACATTATTACCTTTTAACAATTTCTCATTAACAGACAATCCTATAGACATTCTCGATTCACGATTAATCGAATTAACGCTGTTGTTCTTCTCCAAAAAAATCTTTCTTTCCATGTATAACCCTTGTGTTAGTTTATTTATTCAATATATGCTATCTGTCTTAATGTAGAATAAATCTTGCATACATTTCCGCTAGCCAACATATCACTATTATATCTTGCTATACCAACAATAAAAATATCGTCTGGATTTATTCCAGTATTTTCTAACGTTGTATTTAGCGTTATTTTTTTATCATTAGTTAATTTTGGTAATAATGTTGACGTAAAAGAATTCAAGTCAGTTTGTTTTCCAGGCTCTATAATATTCTCTACTTTTGGTGATACATTATGTACACATTTAACATGACCACTTGTGTGATATTCAATTATAGTGGCCATTGTTGGCATATCAGTGACATCGTAGTCGCTACCTTTCTCGTATAAGCATTCAACAAATGTTGGTGTATAAGAACTCTCTCCTAATTCATCCTCAGTAACTGTAAACACTGGAACATTTGCCATATACCACTTCTTAAATGCAACTTTAGAAACTTTTATCGAAAACTCCGCCCCGATTAACGCTGTCGGGTTCTTTGATGTATATTTACACAACATATAAAATTCCCTAAAATTATCATACTCATCTCTAACGGCATATACATATTTACGGTCAAGCGGTAAATATCCAGTTATCATTAATCTTTGCAAATCTTCATCACTCCTATCACAATAATAATATTCAACATCATAATCGCTTGCTCCAACGCCTACAAATCTAAGATGTGTTGACGCAGAATCTATTGCGTAGTTAATTTCATCATAAAAATTCGGTGATAATTGCAATGACCTTTTTTCTGCGACATCTTCATATAACGAAGCATTTTCATATAAACTACCAGTTGTGGCAGAATACGCTAAATACGTGCTTCCACTTTTATGCAATGGGAAACCCTCGATGAACTCGTAATGCCTATTGTAATCTGGAAACGCATTTACCTCTGAAAACTCAAATATACTAGTTGAAGTTGATTGTGGCCCGATGCCAGCCATATCATAATTCTCGCCAAGATAAAAAAGTGACATATTTGGTTTTGCTTTCTTTCTTATTTCACCATTTTTAGCTACAATTTCACTGTACGGCATATACTTGAACGCACCACTTATAAATGATTTTCCAGAATAAAAGCCCTTATATGTTAATCCATTACGAACTAAACACTCTAAAAATTCATGCACGTCAACGGTTTCAACAACAAGAGAATTATCATTCGTGCTTGTAGGTAGTAATAAATTTTTAATCGAAAAATAAAAATAATTCGTACTTACTGTAAAATCTTTTTTAATCACAGGATAATGAATTGTTGGATAAACAATCCCATATTCTATACTATTGGCCTCATTAATGTCGCATAAGCATTCGATTGTATGGTTATCTTCGTGATAAACACAACCAACAATTGCAGGAGAAGTAACAGATTTAAGAACACACCCACCACCGTCTCTTAGTGAACTTGTATCTTCTAACTCCAAAACAACCTCTTTTGTTATGCCAGTTTTACCAGAAACTTTTGCAACCCATTTTCCCATTACGTCAAAACCGTCAACGGTGATTGCTTGATATTGATTTATACTTGGCGTATAGTTTTTACCGTATGTGGCCCAATAAGACACCGAATCATCAAGAGTATATCCGTTTTCCCAGTCCTCTATATAATCACTTGAATATAATTTTTTATTTTGTGCAATATAAATGTTATTATAGTTTTGCAACGACCCAAACAGCATCTTATCACCGCCAACTGGGAAAACTCCGCTAGAATATGTATAAGCAGACGAATTTCTTTTTATAATCGCATTTCTTATGGACCACCCAGATAAAGCCGAATCATTAAAATTAGTGTTAGTATTTCCGTTATCCCACCAAACAATAGAACTCGCAGATGCTATGCTAGAAAAATTATAACTAATTGGCGAACCAATACTTAGACCAAGTCTACTATTATCCGTAATTGTTATAGTTTCGAGAAAAATCCATACATAATCGCCGCCAATGCATTTATATCTTATATAGGCATCACTTTCGACATCTTTATATTTCAAATAATATATGGCATACCCAGAATCGTTTATAATTGTATTAAATATCGGATAAGTTGTTTCTGGGTCAGAGTCTTTATTGAATAAAACTAAATATTTATTTACAAACTGAACATCTGAATCCAATATAGCTTCAGAAAGTTCAACAAAACCACCATAAAAAAGATTTTTGTTAGCATAATTTCTGTCTAGGCCTCTTGTTTTACTAATTGGCAATGTAAAATTCTGCACATTTAAAACTCCAGTTTTAACATTTTCACCAACAACAAAATCTGCCTTACTGTTAAGACCTTCACTATCACGAATTATTATATAATACGAGCCATATGGTATGTCTAAAACAAATTCACTATCTTCAGTCGTGCCTGTTACATATTGCTTATCGTCTAACGTGTTGATTGAATATATATATCCTGGCGTCATGTTTACTATTTCAAAAGTGACTTGTGAGCTACCAGACACAAAATTATAGTCATCGACATGCACTCTAACACCATAGTCATATTCAATTAAATTAGACTGCTCGCACTCTGAAAAAAATTGTTTATTAAATTCGTCAATTGCTGTCGCACCAGCTTTTAAACCAAAATAAAAATAAAAGCTATTTTCATACTGTGGTAAATAATACTTATTTCCTTTAGTTACCGCAAATTGTCTAATATGTTTACCATTGGTTTTGTTAAGATTATCATAATCAAGTCCAAGTCTAAACCTATAATAATCTACACTGTTTTTTTCAATCGTTTTAACTTGTGTATAACCTGTCTCTGTGGCATCTGTATCTTGCAACTCACTAGAATCGGATATTCCGAATGCACTTAACGTTTCACTTTCATCAGTTATTTGTATCCTTTTATTATATGACACACTTGAACCATAAGTATTTAGTTCGCCATTAAAATTATTTGGTTTGACAAATAAAAAATCATAATTTAAATAACCAGTGTCTTTGTTTATGGTATCCGCTATCAATCTTTTTTGGTTCATAGTGGCAAACATGGCCCTAAAATCTGGGTCGACTATATCACCTCCAGATATCAAACCACTTGGTACGGTGTAAACGTACTTTACATCACCATCAATCACAGCAGAAACTTCATCTTTTCTTTGTGACATGGAAGCCCCAGCCTCACATATCCTTTCTAAATTAACACATGATTTAATGTTTGTTTGAGAATTAGCACATGATAACCCTAGAAAATGGCCACCTGGGTAGTAAAGGTGTTTTGGAACATTTGTGCCTTGGCCAGGCCCAACATAATTCCATGATATTCCAGCTAATTCAGTTAACGCTATTGTATCGTTTTCGTCCCCATTAAATTGAACATCGTAATTATCGGAAACACCACTATAAGCTAACAGTTCAGAAGTTAACGGATTATTTATTTCACCATCAATCATGGACAAACCCATCGTGTCGGTCGAACTACTATTTTTCTTTGAACATAACCTACCGTTTTCTGCTGTAAAAAGCGCGCTTTCTGTTTCTAAATTAGTCAGCGCTAAATTTGGCGGCATAATATACGTTGTTCCGCCAAGATGACTAAACGCTTGCGGTAAACCGAACAAATCGCACGAATTAAGGGACCCTAAAAGAATTATATCTGTCGCGAATAACGTTACCTTTCTATTCTGAGGTGCCGTTTTATATGTCCATTCACACGGTTTCAAATAATAGACATACTGACCAATCATTGTTTTATGCTGGTGACAGATTCCTCCGTTTTTACCAAATATTTTAACCTGTGTAATACCGCTTTTCTTATGAAACTTATTCGCTTTATTTATTTGTGATTTGTTATTTAATTTAACATTAACACGAGAGAATGTTGTATGTGAGTCATAATTATTGGCTTCATATCCAAGAGAGCACAATTGCGTATATCGTCTAGCCTTGCTAAAAATAGCCGTATTATCCATGCATGATTTTATTTTTGTTTCAGCAAAGAACGTTCCATTAATGCTTCTTTTAGTCCTTACATCTCTCATCCAACGAGGGAAATACAACACTCCATTAATCCAATCATTATAAAAATCAAAATTAATTACTTTGTATTCCAAAGCCAAATTCATTTCCATGCATGATATTAGATAATTTGTGGATGTTGTCACGCAAACAGATTCGTCTTCTGTGTCTGCATTTTCTATGTCAATCGACATTTCGTCTTTTGGCGTTACAGTACCATCATCTTGTACGAGACTATCCAGTGTTTGTTGCAATATATTAAATTCGTCGTCATCATCACTTGACAATTTATGCTTAACATTTATAGTTTTTATATTATTTTTAGATAACGGAGCAAAATACCAATTTTCCAAATCTGGGCATATACCATCTTCAATAACATTAAGTTTTAAATTTCTAGCCAACGCATATACCTTTTTGGCGGGCTTTTGCAATATAAGCGTAGACCACATAACATTGGCTAAGTTTGCCATAGCATTTCCAACTCCAGCTATAATTGAGTTAAAAATAGCTGTTATTCTAATGAACGCCTTTAATAACAAACACATTACCGTAAACATTAGCGGCAAGTGTATTCTAATGTTATTATAAGGAAGCGGATTATTTGAACCAAAATTTTGGCATCCTTTTATTCCTGTAAATTTTTTAGTTTTCCATCCAAGAACCTTTTTCTTCTGTATTCTTGGTATATAACTTTTTACAGAATATACATTATTCCAAAACAAATCCCTAAAAGACTCATCCTTTGTGAAACTTCCAAATTCATAATCATATAATTCGTGTTTTGAACCATCGGTATTTTGCGGATTATGTGGCACCAAAATTTTAGCCCTGAAAAAGTTGTTGGTGTTGTCTTCCATATCTTCCATTGAGACTCTAAATCGAACCCTTGCTCTTGTCGGAATCCCCTTGTCTGGACTATCTGTTGGAACCATATTTCCATACTCGTCTGTCATCATGTAATCAAGGTTCATTGGTATTTGATAACACCAAATACCATCACCATTGATTAATTCAGTGCCGTTAATTTGAAATTCTTCCACATCACCTCCAATGGTTTTTCTAATCATCTCTATTGTACCCTTGCCAGACACAAGCTCGTCCATATTGCCCATGTTCTCAGTCGGTATACATTTTTTTGATATACCTTGTGATGAATTATCGCTAATGACACTGCCAATAAACACACAAGTCGGCTCAAATTTATACGCAATGTCGAAATCAAGTCTAGTTAGCCCTATCTCTTCGCCAAGAGATTCGTTACCCCAATATGGATATACGTAAACACTTTTGTTTTGGCTGAAAACCTGACTTAAATTTCCATATTCGGTTCCACTTTTAAACATATTTGGGCTTTCAAATTGTTCTATTGTGTATCCTTTATACACAAAATCCCTAGGCCTTTGCGATAAAATACCGCAATCAGACAAATCAATATCGACATGGACTGTTTGGCTTCCAGTTGGTATGCCAGCCAATAGATAATCGCCAGAGTTGTTAGTCTTAGTGGTATATTTATAATACTTGTCAAATACTTCTAATATAATATCATTGTCCAAAACGTATCTTTTATTAGGAAACGTGCCAACAATTTGATGACAATCGCCAGTTTTCTCATCTGGTAATAAATTATACCTAACGCCGTCTTTTGTTTTCGAGGCCGCATTCGTGAACGGATATAAATTCCTTAATAATGTTCCATTCTGCTCTGTTGACTGTATAAAAACACTAACTTTAGCGTTCGGTATCCCAAATCCATTATTTGCCTGTACTCTGCCAACAATTATGCCAACATTTGAGTTGTGCAATTTAAATGTATCTTTACTCCTAATTTTCAACGATAAAACATCTAAAACATCATATTCTTGCTCTAAATGTAACGGAATAAACGATTCCTCGCCAACTGTCGCCCTAATTCTATAAGTTTTGTTAATCTCTGACATTCCCTAGAGGTCTTATAAGTTTTGAAAAATTTATTTTACTTGTTGTTAATGATTTGAAAATGTTAATCAAAAACATTATTGGAATAATTGGTAACTCTAATATAAACACTACAACACTTGACACACCCTTTGACACCATACCTCTGATATTAGTTTTTTTTCTAACTATCTGGTTGGCTCCATATGTCTGCTGTATATAATTTATGTTTTTTGTAACTTTACATTGACACCCCATTACTTTTCCTTTACCCTAATTCTAATATTAATTGAAGGATTTTTAATCTCCATCATACAATCACCATCATTATATAATATCCCATCAGTAGCATCTAAATCTATTTTCTCTTCATTTTCGCTTATAATAGAGACACTGTTTGAATCAAATTCCACTGTTGGCTGAGAAATTTGGGTACTGGAATAGCCATTTGATGTTATGTTGTATATTGATAAGTCAATTAAATTTATAACACCGTCAACCTTTGAAATCTCCTTTTCCAAGTCACCAATATAGATTTCTTCACCCATCATATGAGAGTTGATATCCATGTAATTCTTAATGGTGTTAATAACATTTGAAACGACATCTGAACTATTATAATTTTTGTCTATTATAATATCAGCCTCAAACTCCAAATTAATTATTCTACCAGATTTAATTTCAACAAAATCGTTTATCATCTTATAATGAGACAAATATTTCTCAATGTTCTTGACTAATGTTATAGGAAGATTTGAGTCCAATTTGCCGTTGCTATTTAATCCAAGAAGATAAATCATTATTTTATTGTTTTCTTCAGTGACTCCAACCCTAAATGGCGTGCCATATTTTGGCGGCAAGTTTAAAATTCTATCAATATAATCCTTAACAGTAACACATCTTTCCTGTGCCGCTTTGTTGTATTTTATTAAGTATTTTAATTCTTCGTTTGACGGGGCGTCTTTACCGCATACAGATGGAGTTGTATTTCTAACCCTAATTGTTTTCTTTATCTGATTAATGTATTCTTGGTTTTGGCCGCGATATTCCGCGTTCAAATACGATATCCTATTAATTGCACCCTCTGCAACGTTACTTGCTGTTCCTCCGCCAATCCTATAAAGAATAAACATTGTGCTGTTTCCTGTTGGAAGTACACCTAATGAATCGTTATTTAATGCTCTGGAAATTTGCCATTTAGCAAAATCAGTCATATTTGTAGCTTCGCTTAGAGTCTCTTGTTGAAAATTAACACCAGCACCAAATGTTAATTTCATATAACCACTATCAGTGTACTCTGTAATAAATTTATGGTGCACTGGTTTCCATTCGCCCTTTGTTACACAATAAGTTGCTGCAACAGAACCGTCGCTGCTATAACCATATTTGTATTTTAAGGCCCTTTTACTTGTTGGGTCGATAGCGTCGCCCCATCTTTCACCTTCCGCCAGACTATCAACCTCAAAAAACCTTGTACCATTATCACAAGATTCAATCTCTGTATAAAACGCCCCGTAAGTTGGAACATCCATGTCTCCAGTGCCATCAACAACTAATACCGACTCAACATTCATCACATTTTTGTACGGAATAACAATTTCCATAAACGGTTTAACGTCTTGAGTGTTAATTATCTGCCTAAAAACCCTAGATTCACCAGCCACAACAACACTTAATTTTGTGACAGTATAACCAGTGATAACATTATTACTGTTTCTATTAGGTTTATATGTTCTGTCACTAATACCGTCGTTATTAAATTGTTCAGAGAAATCAACATCCTCCATTACCTCAAAAATTTGCGTTGCAGAAGACAATCTAGTCCCACGTTTTATGATTGGCGCATATGTATAATCTGGGGCATTTCCTTCGTTATTTGTTGGCAAAACACAATAAAACCTGACCTCCGCCATAGAAGCCTTTGGCCCTGGAACTTTAACCCCACAACTTCTGGCCATATTCAACAACGAGCTTCGTTCTTGCGCGCTATCTAAATTTGTTTCTTGGTAAACCCTGTCAATATGATAAGAAAGATTGTCAGCTACAGACGCATTAAGGTCTATCAACCAAGAAGCCACAGACGCATCGTTGTAAGTTACATTTAAGTCTGGGTAATATTTTTTTGAGAACTCAATAAGAGCTTCCTTATAGTCACTAAACGTTCTATTTAAATATGAAATTTGTTTATCCATGTTACAATTATAATTTTACTGCCACAGTTGTTGTGTCTAATTTATTTCCTTTTTTTATTGAATACGTTATAGATACAATAATATTCGATAATTCATCATCTTGCTTATACACTTTAATTTCATCGAATATTAATCCTGGTATATACTTATTTACCTGCGTTATTATTTCGTTTTTAATACTGCCTATAGTATCTCCGTCATTTGGCTGAAAAATAAAATTAATCAATCCAGTGCCAAATTCTGGGTCTCTAATCCTCTGTCCTTTTTCTGTGAAAATCAAATGCAATAGTTGTGATTTAATACTTTCTGAAAACGTATCATTCGTGTCCAAATACACATTATCAGAATTATTTGACGAAAAAGGATATTTTATTCCATATTTTTGAGTCTTACCCATAACCATTCAGATTTTATATCAATAAATAGATTTTTTGATTTTTTTGTTTTATACAATATAATTCTTTTATTGTTTATAATAAATAAAAAAGCGGCTGGTTGGCCGCTGATTTTTACGTATACATTTTGTCTGGTTCCATCTTTATGTATGGCAATTCAAATATTCTTGGATGCCTGAAATTGTGCTGCACCCATAATGTCCATATTCTCTCGCTCAAGAATCCGCAAATTGAACATTGCCACCTTAAAATCGCGTCGTTAATTTCGTTTGGCTGGTATCTTTTATATTTTCCGACTTCTAAATTATATTTTACATGGTTTACTAAATCATCTGGCGTTCTTATCCCAGTTAATTGTGCATATACATTTAAACATGCAAATAAAAATTCGGCATATCTGTCATAATCATCGGATTTCATGATGAAACCGTTTGAGTAATATAACCTATCACTTTCTTTTATGTATTTCACATAATCTGGATAATAATCTGGAAAATAAAACTTTATAACCATTTCCAAAACATACAAATCATCAATACAATTGGAAAAACCATAACCCTCTTCAACAGTGTTCGCTGGAATGCACATAGGTTCTTCTGGAGTTGGCGTATTGTGTTCTTTGTGGTAAAACGGAGAACATGTAATAACGTCATATTGTTCAAATATAGTGTCAATATCCATATTTTCGTTCACACCGAACATTGGCCTTCTATATTGCATTTGTCCCTTATATTTTGCCCCATGAACGTTTTTCCAAATCCAATAAGTGCCTGTGTTTTCTATAAAGAAATAATTTATACCAGAAATATTGTCTCCAGTATTATCCTTTAGGTCACAAACATATTTCCCATTTGCTGCTCCAACCTGCAATGGAGTAACATACGCATCATCAATGAATTGGAAATTCTTCTTATCATAACATAAAGAGAAAATTTTTACATCGTTACTTTTTTCTCCATTGTATTTTTTTGGTAACAAATAACTGAAATCCAAATCAAATGCCTCCTTGAATATGTCTATTTTTTCTTGCGTTACAACGTTTGTCCTAAAAAACCTTGTTTCGATTAGTTCTTTAATTCTGCTGCCATCCCACATTTGGTCTGGAAACCCTCGTTTCATTTTTTCCACATATTCCTCAGCCGTCTTCGTTGTGTAGTGTTTAAAATATGCCAACGTGTAGTCATCCTTACAAAACGGAGATTTGCTATCAACCGTAAAACCAACATTGTTACAACACCTCAAATTATCTGAAATTGGCGTGTGTGACCACCCAACCTTGTTAAACACAACATCATTTCTTCCACCCCTAACAATTGACGAAATATGATAGTTTTCTGGAAAATCATAAGCTATTTTGGTGTTATGCGATATTTCTTCTGGAAATCTTACACGCAACGGCCTATCATCATATTTTGTCAAACCATTATCGCCAATTGTCATTAAATTAATATGTATCATATCAAAATTAACAAACTGTGGCATCGCCAAATATTCTCCAATTGTTTTACATCTAGTCAATTCAAGATATTCGTCTCCACAATCTATAAATAAAATCCAATCGTATTCTCCGCCAAAACGTTGATAACAGTCATTATATGCATCTATCTGGCAATCTTTCTTTCCTCTCCAATCATTATAAATGACATATCCAGAGTTAATATCATCTCCGATTATATCTTCAAACCTTTCACCATCGACGTCATTGTTGTCATATAAACAAATATTTGTCACACCTATGTGTTTATACCAATTAACATATTCTATAATATATCTATTCTCGTTCTTTCCTATGCAACAAATAAGTGTTTTAATTTCGTTAGGAGATTTTGGTTGTGGCTCATCTAATCCTAACTCTTGAAACCTAGACTTAAAACGCTCATACTCAGCAGCAGCTTCTTGATGGGAATATCCAGTTCCAGCTGGATGATAAGCCATAACCCTATCGTCTATTACAACATCCAAGCCTAATTTTCTTGCCGCCCTATTATATGCATCATTTACACCCCACCCATATTTATTGTTTTCATAATCTAGATGCGGTATTACCATATCTAAAACCTCTTTTTTAGCTAACATACACCAGCCTTCTCCGCACTTTACTTTTCTCATGAAGTTTGTGCCTTGATTATACTGATGGATATTTGTCAACAACAACTGTGTTGAGCCATTGCACATAGAACCTTGTCTAGCAGACGGTTCCCAAACGCCAATTCTTTTATCGTATTTTACATCATTTATAACATCTAACAATTTATTCAAATTAGCATCATCAAACTCAACATCTGAATTTATCTCAAACGCAACATTTCCGTTTTCTTGACATAAAATTTCATATTCCTTAATAAAACCACCACCGTTATATAAATTATGCTCAAGAATAACATGCTCATCATTCTTATCAAATGGACACTTACCACCGTTATCCAAGTAATTTGTATCTATAAGATACGTAACAAAACGATTTTTCAATGCGTTATATAATCTCAATGCATTATCATCGTGTTTGTAATTTAAAATCGTACATACTAATTTTTGTTCCTTTACGTCCATAATTTTATTATATAAATTTTCTTTTTCTTGAGTCCACTCATTATAATCAAAAAATTCATTCTTGTTTAACCAAGACTCCCCTGTTTTTTTATCAACATCTGGGTATAATCTAACAAGCTTATGTTTGCAATATTCTTCCATAGTCTTAAAACGATAGTGATTTAACCAAGCATTGTCCCAAATTCTTTCACCAATAACTTGTGTATTGTTATTGCAAGGATTACCATGACAATCAATAGATTTGAACGGAAGATGCCACCCATGCTCTCCACCTGGTTCCATATAAAAATGAAAGTTTGGCAACTTTGTTCTAATTATAATCTTTGTACTTCTATTAGCTAAAAACGATGTTTGAGATTTTTCTTCGATTACCTTTGTAAATCGTTTTATTGAATAATTTTCATTTTCAACCCGTAGCAATCCATTGTCACTGAAATTTTTCCAACAAACCTTTATGAAATCAGCTTCTTTGAAAATATCTTCATTAAGGAAATCTGAAATTGTTTTGTTGTTGTCAAATTCCAAAAACTCATCGGCATCAAAAAAGCCAATCCAATCATATTTGTCTGAATATTTTTCGTAACAATCTTGGTATGATGGCATTTGCCATTTTTCTTTACCACGAACATTGTTTAATATAACAAAACCATCTGTTATATAATCGTTTATTACGTCTTCAAATCTTTCACCATCAATATCGTTATTGTCATACAAAATAATATTGTCAACACCGATGTTTTTATACCATTCCACCCACTCTCTAATATAGTGGTTTTCCATTTTAGCTATACAACAAATTGCTGTTTTCATTGTTTATGATTTTCAAAAATTGCACCTTCACAAATCCAATTATCCTTTGTTGGCACACTTATTATTTTAGAGCCTACACCAAACCAATCACTTGGGTAAACAATTTTTTGGTCCGAATTGTTTTGAAACAATGCACCCCAAATTGAATATGAACTGTTTGATATTATTTGATTCTTAAAAAACGTTCCTAAATATAGGTTTTCATGACTTAAATAAAAATCATCACACATTGGAATAATGCGTTTGTCTGGTATATTTAGATTTTTTTCAACAAATAAAATATCATCGGTAGCTATTATTGCCTTTTTGTTTTCAAAATGTTTGTTATAGACATTTTCAAACCACTCCATAGATAGTGCTACATTATATCTTTGATAATCTAAGCCATGTCTAATTGACATAAAAACGTAATCATCATAATTTTTCACATTAAGTCTTTCCTTAATACTTTCTATTTTATCAGATGGACACATAAATTTAGGTGAAATAACGTTAAAATCTATATACCTTAAATCTTGCCAATATCCATCAATTATCAAATTTTGTTTATTAACATCTGGAAATTCTATATACTCATGTGTTGGTTCTGTTTCATTCCAAAACACACCGTTTATTTTGTCAAAATCTTCTTGATTAATTATCTTAAAATTTTTCAAGAAATCATTATATAACGGATAATAATTAATCCACCCACCGCCATTACCAGGAAACAAATATAAATTTTTATTATATTTAACAGAATAAGACATCCCAGCCGCTATTTGGAATAATATATTACCAAATCGACCTTTAAGTATCACAATAACTGAATTTTCAATCATATTTTTTTTCTTTTCTTATGTTATCCATTTTGTAATTTTATTTCTTATATAACTCAATAAACTCATCCATCGTGATTATATGTAACAGTTTGCTTTTATTACGCTCAAACTCTTCATACGTTATAGTACATTTTTGTAATTGATTAACATTTGATAAATTTTCAGTATAATCTATAACACACCAACCAAAGGCTTCATTGATTGTCCTATATGACACACCATATTTGTCAAGCATTACAATAGCTTTCCATACATCGCCATTCCATAACCCTTGAATTCGAGGGACTATTTGTGCCTCGTAGCTTGCTGGTATGCAATCGTCACAAACCAACTTTCCACCAACGTTTAAATGTTTTAAGCCGTTTATTATATCTCTTCCAACCTGTTCTTCTGTGTGCATACCGTCAATATAGATTAAATCAAATTTCATGTCTTTTGCTACGGTTTCAAACATTTCGTCAGACGTCATTCTCCATGTCAAACATTTTGGTATGTCTTCTTCTCTTCGTATATTATCCATGCCAGTCATAAAATAAGGGTCAACGCTATATTTGTTTTCTATGTTTATACTATTGAACGTTCCAGCGTTATCTAAACCAATTTCCAAATAACTTTTGTAGTTGTTTTGTTCTATTAAATAATTAAAAATGTTCATATTAAGTTTTTATTAAAAAATAAAAATAAAAACTAATATTGTCAATTATAAAACAAAAAAAACGAACTGTTTAAATCCGTTTATTATTCTAAATTAAACTTCAAATATTTGAAAATTGAATTACCCTCCCAACAACTTATTATTACAAAATCAAAAACCTTTCCTTCGTAATATTTTTTTCTTGATACTTGTACTTTTTCATCCAATCTTGTGTCTAAATATACAACCTCTTTAAAGTAACAAGCCAATATTGGAACTATTGGTATAAAGAACGAATCGCCACTAATACAAATTGATTTGTCGCTGTCAATTGTTTCATTTATAACGACAGATGATTCATGAGAACCTCTAAAAAGTTTATGGTATTCAGTTCCACACGCACCATATTTTTTATCCCATTTATCTGTTGCATTTGTAAGGCATTCAAAATTCTCATGTTCACAAACGCGCTCGCCGCCAATATCTAACGTAAATTTATAATCCTTTTTTGGCCACAAATAAGAACAATCAAATCTAACCCCACCGCTACTTATTAAATAAGATGGTTTTGGATATTCATTTGTTATGTACGTGATTTTGTCAAAATCATTAATATCAAAATTAAAACCCAACAATAACGAAAGATATGGAATTATAATACGATAGTAAGACGATGTTGTTATGTGATGTCTATTGTCTTTGAACCCTTCATAATATCTACAATTAAATTGTCGCATATCCACAAGTTTCGTTTGGTCAAAATACTTACTGTCTAGTGATTCTGGGTTTGTGAATCTACTATAAGAATAAATCGTATCACCAGGATTACCCCATAATAACCAATATATATTATCCTTATTCTTACAAAGAATAGCCATCATAACTTATTTTAAATAAATTTATTATTCATTACTACCACCACGCATTACATCACGTTGTGGCCTTATTTGTGGCTTCCAATTCAGCCTTTATTTCAGACACAACGCGAGTGTCGCCTTTAAACCCTATAAACTCCTCGTTTCCGTCAAACGGAATAAGGCTACTGGCTGTAAACCTTATTGTCGGGTCATATAAAACGTGCTTGCTTTCTTCTTTGTCATAGTACCACACAATATGTGGGACTATTCTAAATTCGTTAGAAACACCTCTAGTTTTGAAATATATAAGAACCTTGTCAAACGGGTTGAATTTATGGTCTTTGTATTTTTCAAATAATTGTGTGAGCCTTTTATATTGCTCCACTTCTCTTTCTGTTATGTCATTCATGTCTATATTCTATTTTAGCTTTTCAACAATGTAATTAGCCTTGTCTATGATTTCTTGTACTTTTACATACTCATCTTCTGTAATAAGTTTCGGATTAATACATTCAACTTTTGTCTTGTCAGATGTAACATCAGCTATCAATATAGGCTTTATTGTTTCGTCAAATGAATTCGTAAAATGCTGTAATATTTCACTAAAATAAGCTGGTCTGTCTTCCTGTTGAATATGTTTCAAACCAACATAAAAAATTAATAAAAGTTTATCTTTATCGTTCATTATTTCCAATATTCATATATTCCTTTTGTTATTTCATATCGGCCATCCTTGACCCAATAAGACCAGCATTTCCTGTTATAAGCATACTTTTCTTCATATTATATAAATCTTAATTTATTAAATCATTTTTAGATATTTGTCCTAATATTATATCTACATTATTTTTCAGTCTTTTGTCAATTGGATTTAAATGTTCAGCCATCAAGCCATACATTAATGAATCTTTTTTACGACCACTATAATAAGCCTCTAAAGACAGTTTATCATAAAGCCATGCATCAGACTTGGTATTCATTGACGAATCTGTATTTTGTAAATATAACAATAAAACGTTATAAGCATTTTCGTATAATGGAACATATTTCAACCAAAAATTTCTGTCATATTTTTCAAACGCATGGCATCCAAACGGTAATTCACCTGACAGCTTAAACTCTTCCTGTACGTGGCATTCAATTGAAAATTTACGAGCAATATCAATTGTCGGAATATTTAAAATATTCCCATAATTCATAGAGAAAAATAAATCATCAAGCCATCTATATGGCGTGTCTATATCTCCATTTTTATTAATATAATTTATCATGGCAGAAATCTTTCTCAAACTAAACCCACCATTTCCGACCATTTTCCCTTCTTTAACAAAATCTTCCATAAAGAATGGGGCGCCAATATAATCATAGTCTAAACTACACCAATATTCCAATTTGTCGTAAAAAACAAAAGCGTCTAATTGATATATTAACATATATTGATATGAATCAAAATATTCATAAAACGTTTTTTCTGAAACAAACTTAGCGTAATTCTCTCGATTCAAAAAATGTTTTTTGTCTACATAAATTACTGACAACTTGGTTTCGTGACTAAATATGACTTTATATTGAGCTATATCTATTGAATTATGCGTTAAAAAACATATATCATACCTTTTGCTCAGTACAACTCTTAACTGTTCAAGAGAAGCTAGCTCACCGTCTGTCAAGTCATTAAACTCTTTATAAATTGGAACTACAATTACACACTGGTTTAACATACCAATAAAATATTTAAGTACTTCTTCATTTTATTTTTTTATACAAAAATATAATTAAATCATTTATAAATTTCAAATAAAAAAGGCGACAAATATTGCCGCCGTTTAAATTTGCTAAGTGTATGTTAATTACAAGCATTTTCCCCATCCACAGTTTGGGCAATGAATACATCCACCTTCTCTGATTAGTTTCTCACCACATTCTGGGCAAATATCATCCAATTCAGATGTTTCCATATACTTTGACAATACTCTGCCAATTGCCTTCGGGAATGACACTATACTATCAGCACATTTATCTTCCAACTTCACAATATCCTCAATTCTCATTCCAGTCCTCAAATTTCCACTTACATGGAGTGCAACATTTCTGTATTCACGTTTTTCGCTCCAATCAATAATCTTATAAATTGAATCTTTAATAGCGTCTGTTTCAATCTTATTTAATTTATGGCCGTCATTAACAATTTCCGAAATTTTGGAAACTTCATCATTAATGTTGTAAATGCCTGGCTCAATAGCTATATTATCAATCGTAAGAATGTCAGATTCGAATTTATATTCACGTTTTTTAACTCTGATAACTTTACCTCTATGGTTTTTCACCTTTTGGCAATTATCACATGGAAGTGCAAACAATTCGTAAGGTTTCCCGTCCAATAATCCTACAATAATAATAAAATTTTCACCTTTAACCTTCACTTGATAATAATCAGCATCCAAACTTTTTGGGCGTTTTGGAGCATTGACTGTATTGAATACACACTCATTGTTCTTCTTTTCAGTCCTGTTCAAAATTGCCACTCTTTTACAACCGTCTCTGAAAATAGTGACTCCCTTCAACCCAGATTCCCAAGCGTACATATAAATGTCATAAACATCTTGCACCGTTGTTTTTTCTGGCAAATTTATGGTTGAACTGATTGATGCATCAATATTTTCCTGTAACGCTGCTTGCATTTCAATTCTCTCTTTAGGTGAAATCATATCAGAACTGATATAATAATCTGGAAGTTTCTCTTCATCAACTTCATTTTCACCAAAATAATCTAAAACACATTGTGGATAAACCTTATAATCAGTTTCACCAATTGATTTAGTGCTTCTAATATAAAATAGTGCAAACATTGGTTCACCACCACCAGCTGTTGCATTCAGCATCGTTGAAATAGTACCTGTCGGTGCAATTGTTAAAATCTGACTATTCAACGGATATCTACCCTTATACTGTTCTGCAATATATGGCTCGACTTGTTTTTTGTAAAATTCAGAATCGAACATATTTGGATATTCTTTACCTTCAGTATTTAAATCGCAAGATTGTTCAAATGCTGCTATAAGCATTGTTTTTGTGATTTCCCTAGCAACATCTTGCGCTTGTTTAGACCCATATTTTACACCCATTTTAATTAATGCACCAGCAAGGTCAAATATGCCAAGTCCAATTTGTTTATAATCTCTCGCTGTATCTCTTTGTACTTGTAATGGATGAAGCTCTCCACCTTCTTTTTGGATGTCGTTAAGCCATCTTGTAGCTATTTTACAATCATTCGCAAAAGCTTTATAATCAAATAATCCATTTACAACATATTGATAAAGATTCATTGAACCAAGAAGGCATGCGCCACCATTTGGTAATGGTTCTTCAGCACAAGGGTTTACACCAGCATATTCAAAATCTTTATTTTCTGACATTAAGTGATAAGACGAAATTCTATTCCAATAAAGAATACCTGGTTCACCATAATCCCAATTGTTTTTTGCCAGCTGCATAAACAATTCCTTCGCCTTAATTTTTTTCAAATACACTGGCCCACAATTAGTTTCAACCATTACAAGCTCATTATACTTGTTTATCGCGTTAATCTCTTTATCGCTAATTGTCATATCGCATGGCCAGTGAAGAATATAATCATCATCATTCTTAACCGCTTCCATGAATTTATCATTAACACGAACGCTGATGTTTGCATTTGTGATTTGGTCCGTATTAGCTTTAATATTGATGAATTCAGTTACATCTGGATGCGATACATCCATGCTAATCATAAGGGCGCCTCGTCTTCCGTTTTGACCAATTGTACCAGTAACTACATCAAATGTCCTCATAAAACTAACAGCACCAGTTGTTGTTCTAGCAGAATTTTTAACAATAGCGCCACATGGTCTTAATTTTGAAATATCGATACCTACACCACCACCATAGCTATAAGTTCTAGCCATTTTTGAACATGTATCATAAATGCTTTCGATTGAATCATCAACAGACAAAACATAACAATTTGACATTGTGGACTTTATTGATTTATTATCAAGTCCCCTATTTGATAATATTCTCCCGCCAGGAATAAATTTTTTCTCAATAAATAATCTCTTATAGTCTTCATTACCGCCAGTAATTCTATCACACCATTCTTCAAATGTTTCACCTTCTTGAAGGTACTTTTTATTGATAATATCAATACTTAATTGATTCCCATTAACCCATTCTTCAACAGAGTTTACTTTTGTAACATTATACATATTATATTCTCTTTTATAATTTATTCCTCTTATATTTTCATATAAATACAAAGATTCCAGCAATAAATTTTACTTTACTGGAATCTTTTTTTTGTCACCTTAACTATTTGGAATATCGTTATGTCCAGTATTAATCACTCCTACAAAATTGCCATTTCCAGCTGAATGATTATTCATTATTTCTGAATGAGACGCGAATTGTCTTCTTGTTTCTAAAAGATTTCGTGTTAGTTGTATTCGATTTTCCTCTTTCAAACGAGAAGATTCTTCCTCCCAAGCCAAGGTATCGTTAAATTCTTGTGTTTCGTCACAAGAAATTGTACAGGTTCCGTTATCAAAATAAACATTATTGAAGATTTTACCAGACCGCCCAGACCTGTTTTTAAGCACTGCTATAACTGCTCTGCTATTATTAATATCATCAATTGCCCTGGCAATTGACAGAATCAATTGAGCTACGTGAATTTTCTTTGAGGAGCCACTTGCTTGGTCCATTCTCACAACCTCTGGGCTGTTCATACTGTCTTTGGTTCCCTGTGTTGGTACCCATATGGCGCAATCTAAATCGTGTGCCATATTTTCAAGCTTACGCATCGTTATACCTTCACGAGTCCATTCACTATCGCTGGCATATCCACCCTTTTCTGGAGCTAGACATTCAAAATAATCAATAGAGATGAGGTCTGGCTTGAATCCAGTATTAATCAATTTTTTAACAAAAATTTCGATATCACTCGCCGACTTTGTACCAGTTTTAAAATGCTTCAATCTTAAATTTTGTTTCAAAATCTCCCTATCTGGAAAATTATTCAACAACGTTTCTATCTCATCTCTGTCTACATTTGTCAATCTCTTCATTTTAACAGCCTCACAACGTGTGATTTTGGAGAAATGCTTTCTAGTCAAGTCAATATCATCATCCTCAAAAAATATTTGTAAGACTTTAAAACCACTATTATTGTTTATATCGCACCTATATGATGCGGCATACGCGTCAATTGCGGTTGTAAATGATGTTTTGCCAAATCCAGCTGGGGCGATAAGTAATCCTAATTTTCCTTTATCTAAGCCTCCTCCAAGTACTTCATCAAGCTTTGATATGCCAGTTGGGATTGAAATGGTATAATCATTTGCCAAAGCCTTCTCTTGTAGTTCAAATATATTAAACCCAAAATCATCCTCTTGTCCGACCATTGTTGCATCGTCCCACAATTTTTTGCATTCGTCATACCTATCAATATCTCCGTTTCCAGCAATTTCAAGAATTTTATTAGCTACCTTGATTAAATTTTGCTGTTTGAAAAATTTTAACGCGTTTTCCTTAACTAAAGAATATCCTTCATAACTTACTTCAAATTTAAGCTTATGAATTAAAGCCTTCCATTCCTCCAATTCAATTTCAGTTTTGGCCTTTTCGCTTAACAAAAAGCCCATTATTTCATACGAAGGAACAACACCTTCTTTAGCATAATAGTCTTTGATAGTGCCTACAAAAGTTCTTAAAAGTGGGTCTGTAAATGCGTTTTGGTCTGTAATAGACACCAAATCCTCAAAAAACTTAGAATCCTCAATAAAAATCTTTACGAGTTTATATTGGAACCCAACATCTAAATAACCTAAATTATTTTTATTAAGTATTTTTGCCATTTAAACGAATTATTTTAAAAAGCTCCATACATTAGTTTATTACTGTCATTACTCCATGCTTCCATAATTGCGTCTGGACTTGTTGTGTATTTTGAATTATCCTGAATACTGCAAGCGGCACAAATAGTCTTAATAATACCATAAACAAGGTCGTTTTTACCTTCAACCATTTTGTAAAGGGTATATTGCTCAAGAGTTAGACGATTCTTATCTTCATTCTCAAATCTAAATTTCTTATTTGACAAGTCAATTTTATCCCTCATAAACTTAGGATAATTTCCATCCCACATAATAGAACTCACTTCTTGACCATCAACCTTGAACGCTAGTTTGTATGACGTTTTAGTAGCTTCTACTGTACTAGTAGTGAGCTCTCCATCATCAAACTTAGAGCCAATAGCCGTCGGACCTTTGTCACCCCAAAAATAATCTGTTTTGTCATTGCCCCTAATGACAATTCCTTCTCCAAACGTCATTCCTGCACAATGTTCTGGATTAGCAAAATAAGATTTCATCTCTTCTTCTGAAGAAAAGACTCTCGGAGCATAAATGTCCAAATAAACATGAGCTTTATCTTTCAAATCTCGTTCAATAACACTCACACACTTACGAAGTGCCGACGTAAGCTCGTAAGAACGAAGAGATGTCGGATTAAAACTATTAATCTTAAAATAGCGTTGACAAATAATGTTACCGCCAGTTGTTAATACAAACTCGAACCTTTCTTTATAGTCACGTGGTTCATATGACTGCTTTCTGATTTCTGCCATTTAAACAAAAATTAATGTTAAACAATAAATTAATAAAAACCATCTTGGTTACCCAAGTTTAAATTATAATACATAGTTTTTTTCAAATTAGCAATGATTTTCTGAAATAAACTCTTCGTACCTTTGTTTTTCCCTGTCAGACAATTCTTTAAAAGGTCTAAAAAATGTTGAAAAAGAACCAGCATCCTTCCAAATTTCTATGTTATTTTTGGAAATCATTGAATAAAGGTTCTCAAAAGACCTACCTTCTGGGTCCAAAGGAGCGTACATAACCGATTCTATATCGTTTTCTGCCGATTCGGTCAATAACGGATGTTTAAGGTCTATGATTTTCTTGTTTATCTCATAGAAATCACCGTTATATTCCTTGTTTGATACACCGTTTACAATGTTTTCGTGCCATTGTAACGGTTTTTTCTTCTCGTTTTTTCTCTCTTCTATCTTTTCTTTTGCTCTATCTATGACTTCTTCTATGGTCACTGGTCTTTCTGCTATTTCTGGCATCAATTCCATTAATCTTGCTTCTGAAAGACCCTTGATATTACCTATATTGTCGGATGTGTCACCACAAAATACCTTTTTTAATAGCACATTTTCAACTGGAAATCCCTTAATGCGTTGAAAATTACTATATTTAAGGTATTTTTTTGTCATTCTGTTATATAATGACACTGTTGGACTGATTAATTGCGTTAAATCCTGGTCAGCGCTGACAATGACTATCTTTTCTTCTGGCTGTTTATGATTTACATAATACGCAATGAAGTCATCGCCCTCTGTTTTATCGTCAAATAACACCCTTATCGACATTTCAACACAGAAAAGCATGATTATATTCCTTTCACGCTCGAAATTCTCATCAACAATATCCTTTTCGGTCTGTCTTTTGTTTCTTTTCTCTATTTCTTCATCAGTTAATTCTTTTTTTCTATCGTTTTTACGTTCTTTTTCCTTAATAAACTTGGTCATACCCTTAATTGTCTGGTTAAGACGTTTCCAATAGTCTGTTTCTTGTCCACTACTCATCATGTGCTGGGCATATTTTTTATCTCTGTTTGCCTTATACTCGTTATAAAGCTCATATCTCAATATACCAGAATCGGTATCATCAAAAACAACATAAACATAGTCATATTTAATGGCTTGTAACATCATTCTTACTTGTAAGAAGAATTGAAACACACCACCGTAATGTTTGCCATCGGCATTTTCCTTTGTATCAATCAAACATTGCCTCAACAGGTTGTTTCCATCGATAATAAGTGTATAAAATGTCTTGTCTGAGTTGTCTGAATATTCTTGCCGTATAATTGGTCTAATTGGTTGGGCCATAAAAACAAAATTAATCATTATTTCTTATAATAATACATAAAAAAAACGAGAATTTAAAGAATTCCCGTTTATAAAATATTAATTATTGGATTAACTTTGCCCTTTACATAATCAATAAACTTCTGTGGAGATGACTCAACGTGTTTTATCATTGGAATATCCTCTCCATTAGGTTCATATCTGAAAAGTGATATGAAATATGTGTAACCACCTATCAGATTTGGATATACACTTACATATCCATGATAATTTCTTTTCTTAAATTTTCTTCCCCAAGCATAACCGTTTAACGTTGTCTCCTCTTTCATGGCAAACATTCTAATAACATCTTCTTTAGATATTTCGCCTCTTTCGTTCTCTTCATTATTAATATTATTTGTCTCTGCGTTCTCCATTAATAGCAACACAGAGTTCTTTACCATATTTTTTATATCAGATTCTAAAATTTTTATAATAACCACAATTTAATTCTATTATTCTATAAATAGATTAAACTTGTTAATTTTCTATTCCATTCCATCTCTTTATTATTTTTGATATAATTGGATTACGAACAATATCTTCTTCTGTAAATTGCAGAAACCCTATTTCATCTATATCCTGCAAAACCTCAAATGCAAAATCAAGTCCGCATTTGTCTTTTGACTTTTTTATGTCTCTTCTATCAATTTGCTGATTGTCGCCAAGAAAAATCATTTTACTGTTTCTACCTATTCTTGACAATATTAATAACGTTTCCTGTTTGTTGAGATTTTCAGCCTCGTCGACTATTATAATACTATTGTCGAATGTTTTACCTCTTAAAAATGACACAGCTTCTTCCCTTATAATGTCATTTTTCAATAGAGTTGTTAATATTTCGCTTGAATTCATGTTTCCGCTTTCATCGAGTATTTTCTGGATTGTAAACTCGATAGCATCCATATATGGCTGCATTTTTTCATCAATAGTTCCTGGCAAAAGTCCAATAGGCATTGACGATGATTCCACATTGGGGCAGCATATTATTATTTTATTATATCCGCCGTTTTTTAATAATTCCAATGCAGTCTCTGTTGCAATATACGACTTCCCAGTTCCAGCAGACCCTTGGCAAAATACTATTTCTTTGTCTTGAATAAGTTTGTGCAAATCTTTTTGTTTTTTATTTTTGCACTTTAGGCCAACCTTAAATGATGTTAATTGCGCTATTGTTGTGGTACCTTTTGGAACTCTTGACATTTTGTCAGTTAAATACATAGCTTCATCTTCATCAAGCGATTTCATTAAATCTTGTTTTCTAGACATAAAAGTGTTTTAAATCATTATTATAATAAAAAAAGGCACAACATACCTTTTTGTATTATGTGCCATTTTTCGTTATTTCACTAGTGATTTTCATCAAAGTATTACTTTGTCATAAATAGCAAGATTTATAATAAACTCATCATTCAATCGAAACGCCATCTTCTACTGTTTCACCAAATGAAATATTACCAATATCTTGAATTTCTGAATTATTTCGTTCAAGTATGCGTTTCATCGCCAAAGGAACTTTAGTCTTTTTGAATTCATCCTGTTCTTCTTTAGATGAGCCTATAATTCCAAAACCAGTACATATAAATTCTCCTTCATAAGTTAAATCATACGGTGATGGTAACTGATTTTTAAGTACCTTAATTTTTGTTAAAATACCCCAATTGTAGTTCAACCCTTTTGATGTCGCTGTTAATCGCTTAATTGACGCCTTTAATTGCCCGCCAAGTAAGAATATTAGTCTCGAACGATACGTTACCGATTTTCCACCCTTTAACTCAAGACTAGGAGGTCCAACTGGATTTGTTGTTGAGTCGGTCCAAACTTTATTTACCACTATCATTGTGTTGGTGTATTTTGACGACACTTTTCTTGAACCTGGAATAAGGCTTTCCATGATATCTTGTAGGGCGACGGATATAGTTCCAGCGTCAAACATATTGTTTCCAACTTTGCTGTTATATGATTTTAATCCTCCTATGCTTCCTATTGAATCCCAAACAAAAAGCAAATTATATGGTAGTTCACCATTTTCCTGCATTTCCAAAAACGACTTGATTGAATACGCCATATCTTCAATCACAGCTGTAATCCTTTTTTTACCGCCTTTCTTGCCTGTAGAGTAATCTATGTCACCGTACATTTCGCGCAAAATAGCACTGTTGAAATAGAAAAAATCTCCAGTCCATTCAATAATTTTTTCTACCTCTCTAACTTCGCCAGTTTCTGGGTCTTCTTCTTCAACAACACCATAAACTGGCTCGGCATTAAAGCCCATATCTATGGCATAATTAAAGTCGAAATTGTTTTCTGTGTCATATATAATCGGAATTGTATTTTGCCTCTGTGCTGCCACTATAGCATGATTAATCAAGGTTGATTTGCCAGTATTTGAATGACCACAAATTGTGCTTACATACCCGCATGGGAATCCTGGTAGTTTCACAGCGTCCTGAAACGCTTTGGGCATAATAAGCCATTCCATTTCTTTATCTGCATTGCTTGCACCTTCTATGTTCCCTTTATCAACACTAACACTAATCCCCATTTTTGCTTTTAGGTCGGATATTGTTGATTTTTTAGTTATTGGGGTTTTCTTTTTTGGTTGAGCCATATTTTTGATTTTTTTAATGTTTATTTTTTTGTTAATATTTTATATCATTGCATATAATACTTATTTTTTGCTTTCTGGAAAAAACATTTTCGGCATAAAGATACATATCTGCCTTTATCGCCAGGTTCAATTTGTTCTCCATCTAACTCTAATTCCATATCTTCATTAATCCTAGCGTTAAATATAGTTTTGCTTCCACAAAAACAACTAGATTTGATTTCGTCAAAACTGTCTGCTATTTCAAATAATCTTTTTGATGCTGGAAACAGATGTGTTGTGAAATCAGTTCTTAAACCGTAACATAAAATGTTAATATTAAACATATCAGCTATTGCAGCTAATTCGTCTATTTGATTTTCGGTTAAAAATTGTGCTTCATCAACCAAAATCCATTTTAATTTGTCGATACCATTTACTACTTCATAACTGGTGTTGTAAATGTCTGATATTAATGTAAATAAATTATCTGTCGGAGTAATCTCGATGCATTTACGCTGTTTTCCATCTCTAGAGCGAACAACATCGCCACCATCTCTTGTGTCTATATTGCTTTTAAATATTAGAAACGGAATATTGTGTTCTGAAAAATTATTTGCTGTGGCTAATAGTTGTAAGCTTTTGCCACTTCCCATACAACCGTATTTAAAAATTAACTTACCTCGTCCCATTAATTACAAATTTACTATTATTAAAGTCAAACAACCCAAAAACTGGGTTGTTTGTTATTTATTAAAGCGGTAAATCATCGTCATTAATCATTAATGATTCAACTAAATTGTTTCTATTTGTTGTATTATTAACTGTATTGACGTCTGTTTGCCCATCAATCATGTCGGTAATTGCTTTCTCGGCATTTTCTATTTCCTCATTGGCGTGATTTTTCTCTTCTTCTTTTTTCTTGTCAATTTCTGCTTTATCAACCCAAGAATTTGAAGCTCTATCATACCAAGGCACTTTCATTTGGGCAACCAAATTTAAATAATCATATGGTTTACAAGTAAAAACATCTTGCCACGTTTTTTTGTCGTAAATCCATTTTTTCATTAGTTCTTTATCGTCTGAAAGAGGACTACGGTCGCTATCATCAATAATTGTTGGTGCAGAAGTGCCTTCAGAGGTAATTGTAACATTCAAATCTCTACCTTCATAAATGTCTAAAATGTTTTCTGTTTTACCTTTTTTCTCAGCGCTTTCTTTTCGCATTTTATAAAGGTTAAGTATTTGATTATAAGGGTCAGTCTTATCGTATCTGACATTGAATTTCCAAAATTTTACGCCCTCGTCTTCTTTACCTCGTTCAATACACCTACAAATAACACCTTCTTTGGCAAGGCTATCTGTTGATAGTTTTTGCAATTGTTTCTTTTTAATCGGGTCATCTGTTTTTGTAGATTCAAGATACGCAGCCCTATTTAATTCGCAATATGGACAATTATTTCCAAATTTTTCATGATTAATATCTGGATTCTTAGACAAGCAAATGTATGATTTATACGGTTTATCTCCTGGATTAACCATGTCTTTTGGCACCTGTACATTGTGGAGATGAACCTTTACAAATGGATTGCCTGTTTTTAAATCCATAGGCAATAATCTAATAGTGATTGTTTTCTCGGTTTCGTCTTTTTTTAAACGAACGTTCAAATAGTTCTTTATGTCAAAATTACTATTTGGTTTTACTACCCGTTCTTCTTTATTATCATCAAAAACAATTGAATCGGGTGTGATGTTAGGTAAATCAATTAATTCTCCCATTTTCAAAATTTTATTAAAAATTATAATTCGATAAATTGTTATTCTAATTTATATTACAAAAAAACTCTATAAAAAACAAAGCCAAATACACCAATATTGGCATATTTGGCACATAATTATTAAATTAATATCCAAAAATATTTCTCAAATCATTGTCGTATTTAAAATCATTCGCAACAGATTGATAATTTGTAAAATTATCAATATCGTCCTTTGTTATTTTATATTGAGGGTCATCGGCGCCATTATTATCGTCATCTGGACTATAATTATCTGGCGCATAATTGTTCATATACTCATTTGGAGTTATAGCGTATGGACTAGACTTAGCCGACCTCATTGTAAGTCTCTGCATTGGAGTTGGATTATGTAGTTCTACTTCTCTTTTGACACTATTTAACAAATTATCGACTTTCGTATCTGAATCGTCGATTTTTTGCATAATTCCTTTTAACGCGTGTATTATGCTTTTAAATTTATCTGATAACAAATCAACTTTCTTTTCTGTTTTTTCTTGTGAATCAGTTAAATCGTCAACATCTATTACCTCTTCGTCTTCTGCTGGCTCTGATTGAATAGCATTGTCTTGTTGCATATTTTCAGCGCCGCCCATTCCGTCTATTCCACTATTGGAATCAACACCTTGCGGAGCGAACCCTTCTGGAGGATTTGCTGGTTCATTTCCTTGTTGAGGTGCTCCGCCCATTCCAGGGTCTCCCATGCCAGGGTCTCCGCCCATGCCAGGGTCTCCCATACCAGGGTCTCCGCCCATATCTTGGTCCCCCATACCAGGGTCTCCGCCCATATCTTGGTCCCCCATACCAGGGTCTCCGCCCATATCTTGGTCCCCCATACCAGGGTCTTCCTGCATGTCTGGTTGTTCTTCTCCAACCTCGTCAACGGTGTCACCTAGATTTGTATATTCATACATGATTATTCTGTTAAAGATGTCCTTAAAATCCTTTCCTTTCATGATATTAGTCGTTAAGAATTTGTTTATTATCCTCTGTTAAAATAATCTTTGATGATTCTGTTCTCTCAATGATACCTTTATCTTTTTTCAAAACTTTTGTTTCTGGTTTTAACTCTTGTACAATCTCTTGAGCCAAATCAAATTTATTGTCATCAGTTGTCATAATATCTTGTTTTTTACTTGATTTATTTTTAGACTTTTGTTGCTTTTTTTCATCAGCAATATCATTATCTTTAACTACATTTTCTTCGCTATTCTTTTTTGATTTTGCATCATTATCAATATCAATCTTTGTTGATACAACAATAGGATAGCTTCTTGACATTATATTTTTTTTAAAGAATCTTGATTTCATATGCTTACACTATTTGTTATAAATAGTTTAATTTATTGTTTATTCACACAATTTAACGGCCAAATACATAGAGTCTTGTAAAAATGTTCTAACTATATAAGGAAAATCATACTGGTTTGTATAAACTTTAACATTACCCATAGACTTTAATTCCAACAAAAATCGGTTTTTATCCATACCGTTATAATCTATATCCCTAAGCGATATCCCTGTGATTTTATTATCGTTGTTAATACAAATGTATATCATATCATTGCAAAGAAAACAATTACAAATATTTGATGCTGTAATTTCCTCAAATAGTAACATCTTTGATGTCCTGTCTTCTGTTAATACATTAAAAAATGTATATTCGATAGATTTTTTTTGGGCTGTTAGGCATAGTTTTAAAAAGTCATCAATCCTTTTTTCGTAAATATGCCTATGTTCTCTCGGACCAAACGACCAATAAGCGTTATCGTTTAGTTTCCAATCTAAAATTGTGAAATTTTTGTCAAAATTTTTAGCATTCTCAAGACCAATTACCAATGTAGGCAAATTTGGAATTAAATTTTCCTTTTTGTCAGTTACATTACACCAAGTCGCATCTAAAAATTTATTTTTAGTAAAAATATTTCCAATTTTTTTCATTTATCCCAAAATTTTTTATAAAAATACAAAAATATATTATAACAAACAAACACTACTGTAAGGAGTCTACATATTTTTTAATAGCATTAACGTGCATTGTAGCAATCGCCTCCTTTCCTTCATTACTATTTAACCAACCTTGAGACAAATAATATCTACCTTGTGGGTTTTTACCTTTATAGCCTTGAGTTTTATCTAATGCACTCCTTGTTAATGCCTTTCTGCATATTTCACTGGCTGGATATGCGTCAAACCAATTAAAAGTTACTACACTTGCGCAAGAAAGTGATGGGCCGTAATCAACAGCTTTTGTTTCTCCAGCCACAATAACACCACTTGTCTGATTAGAACTCATCATACCAGGTGTCATTTCCTTATAATAGCTTTGTTTTTGTATGAGTTCACGAACTTCTGCGGCGAAAAAATCTGCCAGTTTTTTAGAATCTTCTGTCGCAACTATTTGGCCTCCAGTCGTTTTACCGCCATAGAATATTTTAAAATAGTTAGATGACCCAGTATTAAATCTTGGAACTACAGATATTACAGCGTCTTTTCCGAACTCTTTTATGAACCCTTCTGTTTCCGACATCAAACATGCATTTGTGGTTGTATGGTTGCCATCTTTGTTACACATCTGCACATTAAATTTAGTGCCATCCTTATATTTCATCCCCTTTAGTTTTTTAATTATATGGTTTTCAACCAAATCATAACTAATTTTCCACGATGCTGTCTTGTTCACAAAATTAGGACCGTATGCTGGAGTTATACATATTAACGGGTGCAAATTGTTAACTTTGGTTTTATCAAAATCAATAGTACCTGCGACACCCTTTTGCGGTACATACGTATTATCCTCAACAAATTGCCCTTGATACAATGGGTTGTTTGTTGAATATAAATCACCTTGTCTACTTCCATTCGCGCCGCCGCTTCTTAATACCGCACCATCGCTGATTGGTAATGCATATTTATTAATTCTGACGCCAGTAACCGTAGTGACCATATTGCCTGGCGTTATTGAATGTGTTACTTTAATCACCATATAAGCTCCGCGCCAAAAAGGAACGTTGTTTAACTGAAAATACATTAAAGGCATTATCTGGATATTACCCATCATTTCAAACGAACACTCATAAGAATAAGAAGTTCTTACTTTATACAAATCTTGTCCAAAAAACGACATTTCTTTTGGCGCTTCTGACCCTTTTGACGCAATATAACTGGCAGCTGCTAATGATGCTTCCGTTATTGTTGTGCTTTCTGTGTTTAAAGTTAAATTCTTGAAAAATGATTGGTTTTGTTTTGCAAATGTAACACCAAATGCTGGAATCGAATATCCATCATCACTAAACGTGTCTTTTATCTCTTCTGCTGTTAAATCTAAAATCCCATCGTCAACATATTGGTCAGTACCTAGGTGCTCAGATGGTTTATATGTGTACATATACACAAAACACGATGAATCTCTATGCCAATCATACGATTCAAATGGTATTGCTTTGAACATAGATGCCACATCATCTTTAAAAACCCCAATCTTTTGCGGTAACGCTATTAAAAAACCACCAGTATGTTGCGCTATTTCTGATAGGTATTCAAATATTGACTTACTAACCTGCACACTTGAGCCGTAAGAGCCATTTAACTCTGATGACGGCATACAAGACGCCACCCATTCAGCAACTCTATTTACATTGGCTAAAATTTGATATCCAATATCATGATATAAACTATCTACATACACAAAACTATTAAAATCACTATCTTGGTCGCTATTAGGGTCATCTACATTAACATATCTCCATGTCGATGGTCCTTTATACGGATTAGCCAACCACTTGTCATATAAATTTTTTAATGTTATATATGTTGATAGCTTAATATCCTTGTTTTTAAACGGGTCCGACGCATTTTGTTTATATGTTTCATCGATAACATCATTAGAATCCTGTTCTAATTTATCAGATAAATCAGCATAAAGTTCTTTAAGTGCCGATTTAAAACCAGTAATTGCCAGTTTCATATCGTTTGATGACGCTAAAAGAGGCTGTTTATCCGTCATATACAGTTCAACACTTGAAACAGTAGTTAAAAATGTATCGCGCAAAAAGTCTTGGAGTGAATTTGCATTCTGTACTAATGTTTCAGAAATGTCTGACGTTAGTAGTTCTAAATTTAATTTCTTTTCATTGAAATTAGAATATAATTTTGGGTCAAATAAAAAACCCATAATTTTAGAAAACTCATTTTTAACCCAATCTTTAAAAAAGCCCATTAAAGCGATGCCCCTTTCGGAAGAATAATGTGGCGCCCACGGGAACAACATATAATTTGTATCATCTTTTTTTCTAAAATAAAGATATACATCATCACCTGGTTTAGCATAAATTTGATTAGCTAGCGCAGCTACATATTTCTTACTTGCATCTAATTTAATAATGTCAATATTATTATGCGTTAACTGATGCTTTCTATAAAAAAACGCACCCTCTAACAACAATTTAGATTTCATTACAGTGCCATTTTCTAAATTATCATCCAAAAATGACTTTTTTTGCTGTAGCCACGGAAACGCCATTAAAAACATGTAAGCTTTTCCATATTCATTCGATAAATTAAATGTTGACGCCCAATTATCATAGAAACGACTATTTGTGGTTAATTGTATGGCTAACGAAGTTTTATTAGAAGTACCATTGATTACTTCTTTTATATCATCACTATCAGCCTTACTTTTAAATTTCCCCTCATCATTTTTTCCATAAAAAACATATTTGGCATAAGGAATTACATCTATTTCTGTTCTATAATTTTTAAACAATTTATCAATCTCGTTAGGCTTTAAAATAGATAATTTAGCTTTGCTTTTATTGTCTTCAGAGTCAGTTTCTTGTTGCTGGCCTCCGTTTTCTATCATCTCTATTTCAGTCCTTAAGTTTTCACTATATTTTTTAAAATAAGACCCATCGTTTTTTATGGAATACGTCTTCCAATTTGATTGCCTCATATCAGACGATGTGTTAATATAGCTTATTCCGTCTTTTGGGAAGTTCTTTTCTACAAAATCTTTTTTTAATTTTGCCAAACTAGATAATGTTGCTGGCATTGGGTTTTTTCCTCCATTATTATACAACTTCCATGATAAATAACCGCCACCATTTTCGGCAAACAAAATTTTATTGCAATTATCACACTCTGAAAAGTCCCAAGCACCAGAAATGTCACTGTGTTTTACACTTGTTATAGCTTCATAAATACCGTTCTCATCAGACCCATCAACTACATATTTTTTTAAAAATTGAATGAATGCTCTACTGTTTATTTTGTCCCCAAATGCTTTGTATAAATTTATCGCTTCTATTTTACCAGCTTCTCTTGCTGCGTATTCGCCATTATTGTTACATGTCAAATATATAAATAACCTAGTCGACAATATAGCAATTGTTGTGCCAAGAAAATCATCACTATTAGACAGCGCTAATTGTTTAGCAGAAATATACGGGTTTGTAGAACTATTTAATATGAAATCAACATTATTCAAACGTATAAATGAAGCTAAAGACATTTCATTAGATTGCGAATTTTCCCCATCTTTTTTTGAACTTTGCTCAAATTCAACTGCTTCCCTAACTTTGTCAATCTCTTCAATATACATTTTAGTTGCCATTAATAAATTTTTAACAAAATCAACTTCAATTAATTTATTCCCATTTATGATTTCCTCTGGCCATTGTTCAACTGTCCTTGTTTGAGAACCAGTGTCCTTCTTATAAATTGCAGGAAACGGAGGCAATCTGTATATGGTTTCTATCAAATCAGTTGATAAGTTACTATCTGCTTCGCCAAACCCATATGTACGTGGGTCTCTTTCCTCGCACTCGTTTATTATTTGTGCGTTAATTGTTGACAACATATCATTATAACAATGCATAAATGTGTCCATATGTGCAAATGCTAAATTGTAAAAATTTTTTACTGACGGACAAAACCCCAATATTTTTTCAATTATTTCTTCCTGCTCTTGTTTATACCTATTTGTTATTGACTTTTTTTGAGTATCAATGTTTTTGATTTTTTTTTCTATTTCATTTTTCAGTCCAACATAATCATCGTTGTCAATGTACAAAACATAAACGCACACTTCATTAATGCCGTTCATATTCTTAACATACCCAGCAACCTTTCCAATATCTGATTGATATTCAGCAGATTCATCGATTATTTTTTCAAAATTAAACTCGTTATTTGCTGTCTTTTTTAGAACTACTCTTTCATGACTTCTTTTATTATCTGCTGATTTATGAAAGCTTTTAATGCGATTATAATAATTAGTATTAAATGTTTCATCACATTTTTTCACGCTTTCAGCATATTTATCTATATTTTGAACTTCAGCTTCCCATTCGGAATCATTTTTACATACGTAAACAACAATTTTTTTATTATCATGCGTTTTATCAAATAAAAAAGCATTTGGCTCAATTAAAAATGGAATTTGGGACACGTCTGATAAAGCCGATTCAGTATTTGCCAAAATTTCCATTTTTGAGGCTTCTTCTGATTTCGAATCGACCATCTCCTTGTCTGACTCTATACTGTATATTTTAGAAATTAATTCTGGGAATCTAATCATTGGTGATGTACTGCCATCTTTTTGCTTAAAGACAAAAAGCTTATCTGTATTAACTCTTGTGTCCCAATAATCAATACCTTGTGGCATATATGGTGCAACACAACAATATAACATCGGCATATCAGTATATATTCTATACATCATACCAATAAACTTAACATCAAACACAAAATTTCCACTATTTGCATCAAAACTAATTTTAACATCTTCTACTGTCAAATAAAAAGTAGCACCCTTGCCATAAAAGCCCTTAACTTTAAGCTTAAATTGAGGATACGGGAAAGTAAAAAACGCCTTGTACATAGATTTGTTACTAGCATCTCCGTGAAGATTCTCCTCTTCTTGCATCATAACACTAGAGCCACGTACATCAACAAATTTTGCCGTAACTTCTGGATACATCCATGACTGATAAGAAATATTTAAACTTTCAAGCCCAAGACATTCTACCGTATTGTGTTCAGAACCCATAACAGTATTAATGTCTGTATAATTCGTTGTTAATTTTCCATCAGTCCCTCCAAAAAATGTTTTATTTTCAGATTTTGTTGTATATACAATTTTAATTGGTTCATCATTACTATTCAACCCACCGCACGAGCGCCTATCATACACTACTACCTCTAAATCAACAACAACGCAAAAATCTTCATATTGATTATTAATACGAGTGGTTGATTCAATTGTACCAACGCCAACTGGACTGTCAAAATTACAATTAGTTGGCTCAATATATTGAATTCTATTAACTCTTTCTGTTAAATTTTCCACTATTCTATTACTTGTTTATATTATTGTATTTGTCAATCGCCTTTTTATAATTTCCGATTGTAGTGTCTATTGGATAAGGTACTCTTAATTGTGCGTTGTTTGGTATATTAAATTCCATACTACCGAATTCTGGATTTGCCTGCAAAATGACCCACCAAAAATCTGGGTCTCCATAAAATTCTGACGCAAGCGCATCAAGCCGTGTTCGTCCCTTAAGGTAAATTGTTGTAAAATCAGTATCTTTTTCGTCTATTGGTATAAAAGGAACCATAGAAATGGTATTGCCATACCTGAATTTACTGTATCTGTCAAAGTTAATCGTCATTTGTTTTCTCTTTTTGCTCTATTATTATAAACAGATGAATTAGCATAATAATTTTCTGAAATAGCATTTTGCAGTTCATCAACAACACCGCCAATATCTTGCCCTCCGATAAACGTAAAATTCATCGAAACATCAGCCATCATTGGTTGAACTCCGATACCTTCTGTGTTTAAATCCCATTGTACTCCACCGTTCGAATCAAAAGTATATGATATTGATTGGATGCATATCTTTGTATTAAAAAAATCACCGATTCTCAATATACAATAAGGAGCACGACCGAATGCCAAATTTCCAGCCATCTTATTTGTTGTTGTTGTCTGTTTTTCACCGCTATTTACTGCTCCAGTTGTTGGACCCTGTCTTGTACATTGATGTAAGAAATTTAACCTTTCATTAAAACCTTCTGGCGTTAACGAATGAAATGCTGGAACAAAATACTTTATTTTGTCCACTACTCTCTTATACGCTAAACTATCGGTACTTTGTAACGTAGCGAAATACTCATACTCTGGAGCGTCTTCATTAGCTTCCTCGACAATATCTTTGTCATTCCATTGTATTATAACCTCTGGTAGTGTTCCTCCATTCAAATCGTAATTTTGAGGGCCTATAAACTCGTCGTTGTCAATTTTTCCAGCATTTTCTATAGTTCCTCCATTTGATGCTGATGATGGTATATTTGCGTCTGTTTTCAACTTCTTACTAATAACTAGTCTTGCACATCTGGCAATTTTGGCATCCAATGAATTTATATCTGGCGTGCCACTAACATCATCAATATTAATAACGCTTGTCGTTTGTTTTGTTATGTCTTGTAGAGATATTGATTTACAAAAATAATTGGCTAATTTTCCAATAAATTCCTGCCTCCTTGCCGACAATTTTTCGTTTCTATCTTGCTTACCATGGCTAGATGCATGGCCAATCGTTTCTATCATGGATATTTCGTACTGAGTCGACGCATTTGTGTTTCCAGAGAAAATTTCATTCAATTTACTTTCCATTTGGTCATAAGCTATTAATGACCTACCGTCTCCGTTTATTTGTAAAATCTCAGCTATTCTTTCATAATTGTTCCAAAAACCACTAGTTGTATTTAATCCAAAATTATTTGTATTAACTATATTATTAGGTAACAATATTTCTGATTGAAACGCTTCATCTCTTATTTCTGTTGTATTTGAATTGTCATTATTTTCGTAGTTATCCAAAACGGCTTTAGACTTCTGTATCTGATTGTCAACATTATCCTTTCCGCTAAAATCATTTGGGAAAAACACAAAAAACTCGTATTTATATGTTTCATCTTCTGATTTTAAAGGTTCCTCTCCAGATTCTGGCTCTATGGCTTTTTGGTCATCTTCTGGGGCTTCTGTTGGTTTTAGTTTAATCGGCGAACATCCAGCGAAAAACTTCAATATCGTTTCTTCGTTTTCGTCGCTAGAAATATCCTTTGAATTTTCAACTCTCCATGCATCAAGAACCGATGGATGGTCCACCAATAAAGTAAAATTCAATGTTCCTGTTCTTTCAGTATTTGTATATGTATAAATTTTTTCTCCTCTTCCAATAAAAGAATTGTCTTGCCATTGAACATTAATGTTTTCAGAAAATTTTAAATTATATGGCGGAAACCACATAATTCTTCCATTATTAGGCCCAACTTGAGTTTTCTTTAATCCAGCAGTATGACCCCTCCATGCTAAATTTTCGATAGAAAACATAAAATTTTGTATGTTTTGAGATTTTTCACCGATTGTCGGCCCAACCCTAACTAAACCGTTGTTTTGTAATACTGTATGCGACGCAAAATGTGACGGCCCCTCATAACTTCTTAACTTGCCAAGGCCTTTTTGAATTGTTTCCAAGCTCTCTGGAGTATCACCATCCATAAATGGTCGTATCCTATCCCTTAATTTTGAATACTGATAATGTGCCGTCCAAACACGGCAATATGGATTATCGTATCCAGAACTTTTATCTGACGAACCGCGTAAAAGGTTTCTTCCTCTTGACATACCATATAGTGTGTCATATGCTGTTTCAGCTTCGCTTGGGTCATCAATTACTTCAGTATGAAATCTATTAATCAGTGATTTAATCTTATTTTCTTTAAACAGTTGATTTGTTTTTTGCAGCAATCTTGATGATGTTTTTTCGTCACTGTCTGACATTAGTTGCGGAATAAAATTTTGCATAGTACTCGTAGAACCAAGAGATGTTCTTTGTTTTCCATCTGGCTCGTCGAAATACGTGTATGTAAAATTATTCCCAAACTTAACTTTAGTCACAAGAGACCCGCCTTTGGCAGCTGGGTCAATTGACACCCTGTCTGGTAGTTCGTTTTTATCTAATATAGAATAGAAAACTGTTTTTTTATCTTCTTTTATACCATATGACTCAGTGTAATGCCCCTTAACATTACCAAAATTACGTGTAGTATTTTTTTCGATAATATCTTTATTGACAACAATAACGCCTGACGATAAATCTTTATTATTTACTTGAGTCTTTATAATAAAAGGCACTGAGTAATTATCGTCAATTTCAGTCTTACCATATATTGAATCATTGATAACTTTGTTAATTATCCTATATTTAAACAAGTTATCTCGACATTGTTTTGAACTATCGCTTAATGATTTATAATTTCCAATTGGTTCTCTTAACTGTACTTTATAGTAATCATCGTCATAATACGAGCTAATGTTTTTGTAATCCAAATAATTACTACCAACAAATTTATTAATTGATTCATTAACCAATTTTGCTCTATTTAAAAACTCTTTATTGTCTTTTAGAGTTTTACGCGCAAGAACATATCCTTGATGCCCCTTTCTAAATCCAGTGTCAACGCTATAATCTCCAATTTCTGCTTGAAAAGACACACCACTTGCTATAAATGCATTTTGGTTATAATAGCCGTATCTTCTTTTAAAGATATCAGTTGCAATGTTATATTTAAGATTTTCGGCCCTAATTGCGTCAGACAAAGTAATGAACCCAGATTCGGTCAAAAACGATAGTTTGGAATTTTTTGCATTGTTTGGAACCGAATATATTTCACCTACCTTATCTTGTGATAAAGATACCATTTCTATATTACTTTCACTTCTGTCTACTGAATAATATTGTTTCGATTCAAGATTATCACTGTGTAGATATTGTCCTCTTCCATATCCATATCTACCCTGTGTTCCTTCTGAAAAGTTATTAAATAAATTATGTTCCAAAAACCTATAATTTCTTGTATAATTCAAGATTCCACCAGTTATGTGCATCTCTCCAATATAATCAATAAAATTATATACGGTCCCATTACCTATCGATATATTCGATATTGAATCTAAAAGAAAATTTATGTTCATTTTTAATCGATTCTGTATTTTATTAATTTAACTTTTAATTGAATAGAAATCAATATTATAACTAAACATTAATTCCAAAACTTCTTGTAACTTTATTTCCAGCAAACTTATAATTATTTAACTCTGTTGCAACTATTTCAGCTATTTTTTTCTTCAACTCTCTATTGTTTGCCAACTCAGACATTATATCAACACTTTGGGTGCTATTGTTGCTTTCTAGCTTCAAAGTACCATTAATATTTATTTCTATCGGTTCTACTTTGAACCTACTTTGGCTTTGTATTTTGTCTTTGGACTCTATTTTTTTAAGCTCTTGTAATGACGTACTATTTCCGTCTTCTAATTTTCCACCTTTAATTGAAACTTGATTTAACGGCCTATCATTAAACGGCTTAACTAGCGTAGGTAAAATATTTTTTCCAAAACCAATGCTTAATCCCCCAAGTTCACCCAAACCGCGTTGTTTCAACCTGTCCAACGCAGATACGTATGTTGTATTATCTAAATTTTGTTCTTTCTTTTTCGGTAATCTATTATGTAATAAACCAATTGGGCTGTATTTTATGCTTTTGGCTATAGGAGAAGCTCCAAACAGTGTATTTACGACTTTGTGCCTTTTTACACTAGACATCGCAGTGACTGATTGTTTGGCTTGTTTATCAAATGCTTTCCCATTGAAATTCGCTACTTGAACATCAAACTGAGCACTTCTAAGTTTATCGCCTAAACCGCCACTAGGCTTAATTGCACTAATAAATTCAATGGTATTCTTTCTTCTTTTTTCTCTCTTTTCTTCTTTTTCTTTCTTTTTATTGATACTCACCTTATCTATTTCATTCAAAAGAGCCATATCGCCTTCTCTTTCCATTTTTTTTCTTAAACTTTTAGAAATTTTGCCTGTAGATAACGCTTCATCGATTTTTCTTAAACGTCTTGCTCCATAGTCACCCTTTCTTTCAATACCCTTAGCGCTTAATTTATTATCTAGCGCTACTTCTCTTCTTGCTTTTGCAGCTTTAACCCCACCAACAACAGCACCGCCTATTGCGCCTATGGCTCCGCCAATTGCAGTTCCTATTCCTGGAAGTATTGAACCTATTGTTGCGCCAAGTGCTGCGCCTTCTAATGCTGTTGAGCCAACCTTCATTGCGGTATGTGCGCCGCCACCTTTTTTAATCTTTCCACTTTCAACTAACATATCAGTGGCAATATTTCCAGCTGCACCAACTAGACCAGCGACACCGCCTTTCGCTAAACCAGTAGCCATTTTTGTTCCTATTTTAGTGGCTGTTTTTGTGGCTATTTTTTTACCCCCAGCACTTGCGACATTTTTAATACCTACTTTTGACGCTTGTTTCGATGCGTGTTGTGTAAACGCATTTCCTATTTTGGTGTATCCTTTGTTTGATAATTTTGTCCCTATATTGTGTACGCTTGATATTGAATGAGCACCGATTGTTCCACCTAATGCAGCTAAAGATGTTGCACCGAATTTAGTTCCAACCTTTGTTCCAAGTTTTGTTAACGGCTTAGCTATTCTTGTTGTGCCAACCTTAGAAGTTATTTTTGAACCTAAATTAGCAATTGGCTTTGTTACTTTTGATGCTGCACTGCTAACCTTTGTTCCAACTTTTGTTGTCACATTTTTTACACCACTACCAGCTCTGCCTAAAAATGACGGTTTTGATACTGTTGTTGCGTTCTTTAATGCATTATTTTTTGCGGCACCAAATAGTTCTTTCCCTTTTGAGTTGAATACACGTCCACCAACTTGGGTATATTTTTTCCCAGCCGTACTTTGTAATTTCTGACCGAAAAGTTTTCCATTAATTTTGTTTTTTGTTCTACCAATAGCATTAGCGACTTTTCCTCCTTTTCCAACACCGCCAATTTTTCTAGATGCACCTTTAATCAGTCCTCCAATGCCTCTACTACCACTAAAACGACCGAATCCACCCAAAAGGCCAGCGATACCCTGGGCGACTAAAAGCCCATTTAGAATACCTAATAATAAGTTAGAATGTGCAATGGTATCGTTTAAACCCCTCATCCCGTTTCCGATACCAGTTTTTTCTACCCAACTTGCCCGTTGTGCGTCTTGAGCCTTTTTTCTACTACTTTCGACTTGGAAATAGTCTCGTAGCATTGAAGCTATTTCTTTAATATCTTCGCTTTCTGATTGGGTTTCTTTTCTTATGTCTTCTAAATCTTTTGGGTTTAATTCATCTATTGATTTAAAGTCACCATTAATTGAAACACCAGCTTTACCATTTTCAAATGTCGCAGTATTTCTAAATAATTCTTGTGTTTGTTTATCCCATTGTGAAGCATTTGCGGACCTTGCTATTTGAGCATTAACTTCACCAAGTTTTGCCTGCTGTTGTGTTTGTTCTATAATTTGGCCATAATCCTGCCCAGTGGCTTCTGCGAACGCTCTCAATCTTTGTTTATTAAAAGCTGATATTTCAACTTCACCTGTTTGTTTGTTGAAATGACCCATGTTTTCGGTGAACTTTTCAAGTCTCTTTTCAAGACTTTCCATGTCTCCCCATGCTTCACTAAACATTCCCATTGGGTCTGCAAGGCTAGAAAATGGCCCACCAAGAACCTGTATTTTTGCGGCCGTTGTTATTGACCCTTCAATAGTACCTACTTTATTGGCTAAAGTTTCTATTTGTTGCATATCCATATGCAATTCTGTAGCCCTCTTAGCCATTGCTTCCATACCCTTTAACCCATTGCTAAAGGTGTATCTTTGAGCTAATCTTAAACCTTTATTAACATTATCCGCATATTTTTCAAGTGACAGCCCAGATTTTGATGCTTCGGCAAACATTTTTCCAAGATGTTTTCCAGTATCAACTGGGCCAACACCAAATTTTTCAAATAAAACACTTAACTCTTTAGCGGCCCCGCCATATACTTTTGTCATTGCACCAAGTGCTGCTTGGCCTTCGTCAGTTATCTTTGCATTTCTTCCTATGCCTTTTGAATAATCTAACTGGGCCTCTATGACCTCTTCACTTGATAAATCTAAGTCTGCCGCTAATTTATTGCCGTGAACATTGTTAATCGTTTGAGCCCTTAACGCTTCCCTTCCAGCCTTAGATGTAGCAATTGTTTTTGCATAATTTGACGCTGCTTGGTCTGCTTTTGCCCAAGGCTCAACCAAGTCATTGACGGCTCTATACATGTCGCCTAATGAGCCAATAATATTTCTAATTTTATAATTAAAATTATCGGTTACCTTGACCATATGGTCCTGCCCAGCATTCCATCTACCTCTGTTATTAAGTTCAACACGAAGCTTTCTTTGTGATTCGATTAATCTTTCATATTCTTTCGTAAGTTCTTTAACTTCGTTAGAATCTTCTGCGAAGCCTTCATTTAATAAGTCTTGTCGTTCTTCGTTAACTTCATTTATTTTTTTTTCTATTTCATCTAGTTTTCCAATAACGTCATCAACGTTACTATAGTCATAATTGTCACGACTATAATAATTATAATTATTATCATTGTTTAGCTTGTTTTTGAGAAATCTTAACAAATCGTCAGATTTTTTATTCCCATCACGATATTGTCTTAACAACTCTTCAAATTCATCACGTGTTCTATCGTTAATATTCATATATCAAATCACTAATAACCTAATATTGTTATTTTAACAATAAATAGGTTAACCTAAAATATTAAAAAAGGGAACCTTAAGCGGTTCCCAATATTTTTTTTTATTTTTGTCCAAATCTTCCATTTGCTTGTTCCATTCTAGCAAATATATTTATTGACTCGCCTTCGTATCTTCTGCTATCACCAGCGTTGTTATTTTCATATCGTCTCTCAAGCATCTCCTGTTCTTGATTATGTTTATGTATAAACGCTCTCCTTTCTTGGATTGGCATACTCATATACATATTGTAATCCATTCCGATATGTTTAAAACAACCCCACTTCTCGTCTGTTAAATTTCGTTCATAATCAGTCGGCGATATTAAGAAATAGAAATTGGTCAAGTTGCAGAAAGGTATTAAATGAGCCACCCCCAAGACTCTCAGGACGAGTAACAGTTATATTATAATCTATTCCTGGTTCGTTATTAGTCATATATTTTCTAAGTGCGCTCGAATCTCTAACATTCATTTTCATTATAAAATCACTGATATAATTCTTGTCTGTAATGCCATCAACAGCCATTACAAGTTGATTTAATTTATTTGTTAAAGCGTGCGTGATTATTGTGTCGTTTTCATCTTCCATTCCGTCACCCCACTGTTCTAAGGTTCTAATAGCCTTTCTTATTTTTACCTTTTCGGTATCATCTGTTTTGTCATCTGACTCTATAAATTCATCCAAAACTTTAGTATATCTTTCTATTGTTCCCTTTTTCTTTTGTCTATCTTCATTTTTTTCCATAAGGTCAAGAGTCATTATATCCCTATGTGTTGGAAATCTAAATTTGACTTCTTTTTTAGACACAGGCAAAGTAAATGAAAACCAACCGTTTGAATCTCCCTTTAAATCAAATTTTTTATATTTTAGTTGAGACAAATCAATTGTTGTGTCGAATTCCTTTCCAGTTTTTTCGTCTGTTGCTGTAATAGGATATTCATTTCCATATCCACTAGCCCTTAAAAACAATATAATAGCATCCCTATCGCCTTCAAGTAGGTCCAACGGGTCAATTTCTTTTGACAACAACTTTTTATCAAGTATATAATCCAAAATCAAATTATCACGATACAGATTAGGCGAAACTATAACATTTTCATCCCACGCTGTTAAATAAGCAACAGAAACCTTAGCTATTTTGTCTTTATAACCTTCACCCTTTGATGGTAAAGGTATTACATCAAAAGCGGCATCTGGAGTATATGTTCCACTTGCTGGAATATATTCCTGTTCAAGTTTTGTTGATGTGGCTGATATTGATTTCTCAATTATTTCTTTCCTGTCTTTTTCCATATTGTCCATCATATCTTTCACAGTTTTTTCTACCGTTGGAACATTTTTTTCTTTTGTTTGTTGTTTTGAACTCTTTTTTAATATGGCATTTTCATCACCGCCATACATTTTATATTGTTCAAGAACACCAGCCTGTGCTTCTTTGATTAAATCAATTTCCCTTTTAATATCTTCTTTCGTGTATTTTTTTGTACCGTCGTTGTTTATTGCATCTTTCAATTTTTTTTCCGTCTGTTTTTTTGTTATTTCATACATCTTATATGATGTTTTTAATTGGTTTAAAACTTTTTCAACGTTTTCTTGTTCTTGTTCTTCTATTTTATTCATATTAATGGCGTTTCTTTTTATTATCTAAAATTATTTTTTTCTTTGTTGATACTCCTAATGTTTCTTTAAGTAGTTTCATAACTTTTTCTGGGTTATTATTGATGTCATGTTCCCAAATTCTCATTATTGGTATTCCATGCATTAATGCCCACGTATTTTTTAATTTGTCAACTCTTGCGTTTCTCTTTTGCATTGGTGACATTTCCTCGTAAACCTTTCCATATGAGTGATAGTAATCACCATCAACCTCAATTAAAACCCTTTGGTCTGGTAAATAAAAATCATAAAACCTCTTTATATCCTTAGCTTCAAACTGTTTTATGTAATTTACACCTAATTTATCTAAAAAATTTTTTGCGAACCTTTCTTCGAGTTTAGATGTTCCGTATTTTGGGTGCTTTCTACTTTTACCAGTCGTTTTAGTTGGTTTTCGTTTTTTTGTCGCTTTATTTGTTGTTTTTTTTATTGTTTTGCCCTTCGTTGGTTGCGATATCATGTTTTTTAAATTTAATTAACATATTAACTTTATTCAAACTTTCACTTGATTGTACTTGATTTAATATACTTGGCGTTATTTGTTTAATCTTACACGATTTAAAGCTATCAATTCTATAAGGTTTTAAATCATTTCCGAGATATGTTATTGTAATGTCAAATTTTCCGTTTTTGTTTGAATGTTTTATGGTTCTAACATAGTCTTCAACACAAAAATCTTCACTTTCGCAACATATAACAAACAATTCTTTATTATTACGTTGAATTGACCTTATCTGTATTTGTGGTATGTCACCAAATGACACTATGAAATTACTTGATTTTGTAAATTTATCTGCGTTTTTTCTCATGTCTTCAGTAAACACAAAAGCGTCATTGCTAATATTTTTAAAATCCTCATTTAACGAATTTATGTCATAAGAATTTTTATCAAAAGATTCTCTATTAGATAAATAACCATACATATCTGATATGTACGCATAGAATGATTCGCGCACATCATTTATTCTTTTTTTAATATCCTCTTCGGTGAATAGATGCGTACCATCTCTATTTATTGCTTCAGACATGTTTTTTGTCATCTCTTCAATTGTACGTTTATACATCTGAGTAGCTGACTCAATTAATTTTTCCTTTTTTGTATTTTCGTTCTCCATAAATTTGTTTTATATAACTATTATGACAATTTTTTCTGAAAAAAATAGTTACTTTGTAACGATTTTAAAACTTCTTCTATTTTATCACACTCTGTTAAAAAATCATTAACGTCAGATTCTGTTAATGAAAACCATTCATTTAATACTTGTTTTTGCTCATATCTCTTATGTAACATTGATTCAACTATAAATGGATGTTTTGTTTCGTGTGACACTACTAAATATATATTACCACTATTACCCGTTTGAAGACTTTTTATTCTTTTATCAATTGGCCCTCGTGTAGCACCAACTTTATAAACACCATTCTTATCCTTATCACCCAATAAATAAACACAAGACATTTTTTATTTTTTTATTAAAATACTTATTTTACGAGTTTTAGTCAATATTTATTTTAAGTTTTAAACTATTTATAAAAAAAATTGAAACATGAAAAAGAAGGAAATGTCTAATTTACAAAAAATACAAAGAATAGCCAAAAAGTTTCCAAAAACTATTAACGAAGCTATTCAATTTGAAGGTGGTGATATGGAAAATGATGAATATGATGACATGGATTTAACTGAACCAGAAGATGATATGGAACAATCAAAACCTTCAGAACCAGAAGTTATGGATGTCGCCAAATTCGTTGATGATATTAGAAAACAATCATTAAAGGGTATGGCTCAACTTTCAGATAATCCAGATGATGAACAATATCAACTATTAAAAAAAATATGGCAAATATGCGACAAGAAGCCAGAACAACAAAACCAAAAACAAAATGAAATTAACAAGCCAAATAATTTTTAATTAAAAAAAATAAACGCGCCGATTTATTGGCGCTTTTTTTTTATTTAATTTCATTATTTCTAAAAATTACAATAAAACTATTTATAAAAAAAATGAAGTTTTAAGTAATTTTTTTATCGATAAAAATAATAATTAAATATAACACTTATAATAATGAGCGACTTACTATTAAAGATGCCGAATACCTACGAACCATTAAGGAAAAATAGGTTTTTATTCCGTTTTCCTTCAGATTTAGGTATTCAAGAATGGACCGTTGAGAGTGGTAAACGTCCTTCTATTAATCAAACCGCCACTGAAATACAATTTTTGAACACTTCAACATGGGTTCTTGGTCGTTATACTTGGCAAGAAATGCAAATTACTTTCAGAGACCCAATTGGACCATCAACATCGCAAGCCGTCATGGAATGGGTTCGTTTAGGCTCAGAAACAGTTACTGGTCGTCAAGGTTATGCAGCTGGTTATAAACGCGATGTTGAGCTTGAAATGCTTGACCCGACTGGTGCAGTTGTACAAAAATGGATTTTAGTCGGGTGCTTCCTTACGAATGTTGAATTCGGCGATTTATCTTATAGTCAGGATGATATAGCAACAATCAGTGCTACTTTGAGGCCAGATTATTGCATTTTGTGCTACTAATTTTTCGCTTCTGTATAAAAACATAATCACCGCCAGAAATGACGGTGATTTTTTTTTATTTTAAAAATGGCTTTTAAAATTGTTTTTCTTAACTATATATATGGTTAAAAAAATAAGCGCCTATGCGCTTATTATTCTTTTTAATACTCTTTTTAATGATTCGTTGACCATTTTTTCAACGTCTAATCTATTTAATGGAATCGTATTGTTATCGTTGCTTATGCTTGTCCATTCACCACTTTTTTTCTCACATAATACGTTTAAATCATCAAACGACATTATTAATCCATCTCCATCTACATCCCCAAAACTCCACCACGACGTTGGGACCTCTCTCTTATTAGAAAATCTAAAGCCAAATCCTCTAACCTTTTTTGCTTCTGGGTCATATCTTGATACATAACAATTTACACCATTGAAAAGTATACTGTCTGACTTGGGAGAAAGTAAAAATTCATTTGAATCAACATTATATAGCATCGATTTTTCACTATTATTTTTAGTGCCAGTAAACATAAACAAATTAGACCCACCTTTCCCAATAACTCCTCTAATTATATTAAAATCATAATTATTATCTAACTCTTTAACATTTAAATATTTTGTTATATTTTGGTTCATTAATATTTTTTTTCCGTTTAACAAATATAATATATTAAACCCAGTTTCGTTCAATTCTAATTTTTTAAACCAACATTCTCCATCTATATACAATAGTTTGCCATTTACTAAATATTGCACTGCCGATTCGTTGCCATAATAAACATTAATTTTAGCTCCTGTTTGATAAACACGTCGTTTTCCATACCTGATACCTATCACAGATGCATTCATGTCATCATACAAACGAGAATAATATGTATTATCTAAAAATGGTTCAAGCCCATCGCTTGGATACGTTTCAATATATTGAGAGTGTGTGCCATAGTCGTAAGATATAAACTTAATCTCATTTGGCATCTTTGGTTCAAAAAAATTTCTTGTTTCAGTATTATAAAAATACGTTTCACTACTCGATATATCATAATATATGGTAAAACATGTCGATTTTGTAGGTGTGTAAATATTACAAGTTATTTGATTTCCGCGTTCATAACGTGATTCGGTGTTACACTTAACTTTGTTGAACCAATATTCTCCATTTGGCAATTGTAATGGTTCCATAGTTTTTCCATTAAAAAGAGCTACATCGTTATAACCTTGTTTTACTTCAAAATAAATACCTACATTATATCCAGTTTTATCGAAATCTGGTATCCTTCTAAACACGTTTGTACCATTAATAGACAATAATTTATGATGTTGTAAAGAATACATTAAATGTTTGCTATCGTTTTTTTTAATAATAACAAGTAAATCTTTAATAGTAGTAAAAGAAGATGAATCAATACAAGCAGTATCAAAAATAATTTTACCATTATCAAATATAAAATAAACAAGTCTTTCATTTGCGGCCATAGTAGTCTCACTTAATTTAGCGCTACATATAAACGTACCTTTGTTCATTTTTTGATTACCAAATATGTGAGACATATGATTGAATAATTGTCCTGGATTTTCTCCAGAATTTATTCTCATTTGTAAATATTTTAAAGACCTATTTATAAAATTTTCTTCCTTTTTATCAATAGAATTTGATTTTTTTTTGGTTTTAAAAACATTCCAAATATTATAAATCCTTTTCAAATCGTCATCTGTAACTCCAGTTATTTGCTGAAATTCTTTTTTTGTATATGCATGGTCGGCCTCACAACGTACTTCATATCCATGATTCCACCTTGACGTTATAAAAACTGGTTCTGGACTTGTGTTGCTTTGTAACATCGCTATCAATGAGTTTCCATAAGCATCATGCGGTTTTTCTGGAGTGAAGCCAGGTTCTGATAGAGGGTTTTTTGGGCGCTCTATATTTTCCCAACCATTTCGTTTAAAAATCACATAATGTATGTTTAGCCTATTAACATACACATCATAGTGACACTGTCCATATGTAATGCACCACGAACCAGGAGCAGTAGGCCTTTCGTATTTCTGGCAATCTGCCTGCGAATACATTATCTCAAATGTATATCCATTTCCTACGTTCTCATTTGTATCTATTTCTGACTCTGTACTTTTTTTCTTAGTTACAACGCCAAGTTCTTTTCTAATTTCTTTATTGTATTTTTTTAGCAAATCTTTAAGAGGAAGTTCACCAAAATCTTCTGGCTCAAGCATATTCGTACCAATAGTATCAATATATGCGTTTCTTAACACATTAATTAATGCATCCAATTTCTTACAAGTAACATCATCCCATATATCCTGAATATCTTGACCTTGCCAGCTTTCTGGTTTTAATAATGACAAATCTTTGTTTTTTGTCAATGAACCATCAAAATAATATCTTGCTACACCAGCTAAATAATAATTTGACCTAAGAGATAAATTATGAAAGTTACCTTCAACAACAAATTTATTTAATAATTTACTTTTAACTTGCCCAATATTAACATTTATTCCATTATTATTAAGCAACTCCATGTATCTTAATAATAAATCATCCCTTTTAGACTCGTTTATTTTGAATTTCATCATATTATAAATAACTTTAACATAAATAGTTATTTGTCATTGTTTATTTTTGACGAAATAACTACTTAATGAAGTTTCCCATAACTTCATTCTTATGCCAAAAACGTATTCTGTTAATAATAGGTCTAATGTACTATTTTTAGGTCTTTTAACTGGTGAATCATATTCATCCATACTACAAGGTTTTATTAATGACGTTTTCTCAGATACTGTATTATTATAGAACTCCTCTATTTTTTTTGCAAAATTAAACCAACTTGTTTTACCGTAATTTGAATAATGAAAAATTCCATTTTTATCATCAAACCCACCATTATTTATTGTTTTAACAATAAATTCTGCTAAATCATAAGCATTTGTAGGTTGTCCGAATTCATCGTTAACAACTTCCATTTCCTCTCCATTTTTAATTTTTCGTAAAACTTTTGTAAAAAAACAATCATGTGTATCAGAATAAAGCCACGAAGTTCTGATTATTATTGTGTTTGGATAACATAAAGCTGAAATTTCACCATTTCTTTTAGTTTCTCCATAATAATTTATCGGATTTGTTTTATCTATGACTGTATATGATTCGTTTTTTTCTCCGTCAAAAACATAATCAGTGGATATGTGTATCATTTTCCCACCGACAAGCCATGTGGCATATGCAATAATATCGGCGCCATCAACATTTATCGAGTAGGCTTCATTTTCGTTATTCTCAGCAATATTTACGTTAGTATAAGCGGCGCAATTTATAACATAATCTGGTTTTACCGCTTTTATTATGCCTATTGCTTGGTTGCGATTTGTAATATCAAGCAAAAACCTATCGAAAAACACATAAGAGTCTGAAATATTTGTTTGTTCAACAATTTTTTTTATGGCCGACCCTAATAATCCATTAGCCCCTGTTACTAATACCTTTTTTTTCATCTTTTTTTTTTATTAAAAAATAAAAAACAAATGGTAAAAGTCAATTAAGAAATAATTGTCCAAACTTCTAAAAGGTCCTTGAAATTTTCATATTCAATTAGGGTATAACCGTCACTACAAAATTCTTTTCCCCACGAATTTCTTATTATAAACCCATCTTCATTAAATCCTACGATTGAAATTGCATGATATCCATCAAGCCTATATCCTCGTTTTTTTACCCAAAAATCACAATCCCAAGAATATACTGGTAAAGCTCCGACACACGGGCCATTCATTATCAGTGCTTTTTTTAGGCTAACAATATCTTTTATCATGGCATACATTAATATCTTTTGCGTTCCGTTATTTGTGCTCACACCAGTTTTACGTAAAAATTTTAATGCATCTTTGAACGACATTCCTTCGCCTTTATTGGTTCTACTTTCATATATTTCATTTAAAAAAACGTTGTTATCGTCTTTTTTACCATTTTTTATATTAATTTTCCAATTAAGATATGCTGACAATGAACACGGAACACATATTGACAGGCTACCCTGATTTATAACGTCTGGAATGTTATTTATACAATTATAAGCCTCTGGTAATGTATCATCTTTTTGAAGTGAAAAAACTATTTCACTACCGTCTATTTCTGATGGTATATATCCAAATTGTTTCATATTATTTTTCCTCTCTTTTTTCTATTATATATGGTTCTGTTTGTCCAGTAATAACATAATAACAAGTTGAACCGTCTTTATTTGATTTGTAATAAGTACTTTTCGTTATTGTTGAACCAGTTTCATAATCAAAAAACTCACAAGAAGCCCAAGTTTTAACTTCTGGTAACATTTCAGCGTTTATTATAGAATCAAGTTCAACATCACTAACTGTGTCATAATATGTAATAGCTTGCGTTCTGTGCGAAATTATTTCTATAGTGTCGTTTTTACCTGAATCGCCAAATTCTAACTGTCCATCAGACAAAAAGCAACCAATTGGTAGAAATACTAAAACAATAACTAATAATAATTTTTTAATGAGTGTTTGCATAATATTTAATTTTATATAAATAGTTTATTTTATTACATAAAAAAGGGGGTTGCAAATGCAACCCCTTAAATAAATTATGTGCTATGTTATTAATTTTCTTCAAAAGAAACGCTTTCTGGATAAACCACAAATGAGATTGAGATATATTCTAACGCTGGTGTTGGTTTAATTAACACTTTTGCTGGTAAAATATGTTGGTCTCTTGTTTCTTCAGTAACTTCAGTAACAACTCTATAGTCATAGATACCTCTATTTTGTTTAACATTTGACAAAATTGGTTCGATTAATCCCCTGAATTGTTTTTCAAGTGTATCGTCATATTGTTCAAATATTAAATGTTTTGCCGCATCTGTAACTAATTTTTTCACTCTAATCATTAATCTTCTTACGTTAATTCTATTAAGTGGGCTATCTTTGGTGTATAATGTTTTATTTCCCCAAATTTTAACGCCATCTTTAGAGAATGATTTAACTGGATTAATTCTACCGCTGTAAAGTATATCTTCGTCTGTAAGTGTTGTTTTATAAGACGCTTTAACACAATTTACATTACCACGCTCCATGCCAGCTGGTGCAAACCAAGGAAATGCTGTGTTGTCTGTTTGTGCTAAATTACGTACAACATCTTTAGTTACAGGTAATTCAATATACCTCTTGTTTGTTTGGTCATAATATAACACCCAAGGATAGAACGTTGCTGCATATGATGAGTCTAAATCTGTATCTAACAAATCTTGCGCTATATCCATTATATCAGAATCTCTTGGAGAGTCGATAACGTATAATGCATCACCGCCTCTTCCGTCATCACTATCTTCAATGATATCTAACACATCTTCAACTAACAACGTATTGTTATACCAATCAATACCTGGAGTTGCAAACACATTAATATCAATATCTTGAGGATTAGCAAAAATCCTATAGCCAGCAAGATATGCATAATAGTCACTTGTGATTGCTGTTGATGGTAGATTTAACATTTGGTTTAAGCCATTATCTTCAACACTGGAAAAAACTTTTGAAGTTCCACTCAATGTTTTAACTGCGTATCTGGATGCCTTATATTCATCAGTATTTGTTCTACTTTCTCTATTAACATCCCAGCCATCAAAGCCTCCGTAGAAGTACAAAGTGAACTTTCTAACAGTTACATCCTTATAGATTGTTTGCGACACATATGATGGGGCATTAATCAATCTAGGAATTTTTTCTTCACTCCCAACTTTATCTTTGGAAACTGTTGTAAAATTAAACCCAGAAACACCATCAACGATTGCAGAATTATTATATCCTTCCATTGAAATAATTGAATCCATATGGAAACCGTTCGTCAATTTTTCTGGATTGCAATCACCATTGTCATCATAAAAATATTTACCTTTATACCTTAATAAATCAATATCAATAGTTTCATTTGTTAACCCAAAATATTGTCTTCTTGGTTTAATTGTAGTATTAAAAACTGTATTATATAAAGGTTGTGGTTTATCATCGCATCCATAGTCTGGCATTGGATATCCTAAGAAACCAGCTGGTATTGAGTCTGAAAAATCTTCACCATCAGCAAGTTTAACTGCTATATATTTTGACTTAGAAATATATAAACCGTCTGATGTTCCTATCTTATGCGCAATAAATGATGAATCACCTTGAACCAAACTACATCTACTAAATTTTTCTAAAATGATTGGATTAGAATCATTGTCATTAAAATCTCTAACCAACACATCAAATGTTCCGTTTAATATGTTAATATTTGAGATGGACACTTTAACCTGATAGTTAGCAGCGTCACCGTCTGAAATTGTTACGAATTTAAACAATTTTCTCATTGTAGCTGTTTTAGTTCCGTCAGCTTCATTTGCTACAATATCAGATACTATCCAAGGAGTTTGTGCTGGTCTGTACATTTCTTTAAAATTAGAATATGCATCGTTAATAGTAATCACTGCGTTTAGTTCATAGTATCCGTTCATATTCGGCCTGCTTGTTTGACCAGTTAAAATAATTTGGCCGTTGTTTTCGCTGTCATAATTAGCTGGGTCTAAGCCTCCAATAAGTACCCTGTGACCAAGTTCATTAGCACTAACCCTACGAAGAGTATATGTGTATGTAGTGTTTTCGTCTTCGGTATCAGCGTCAGCTTTTGTTACAATATAGTAAAACGTTACTGGAACTTCTCCGCTATCTATTTTTGTGCATTCGCCAGTTGTTATCTCTGTAGAGGCATCAAATTGGCCTTCATAAATAGCCTCAATATAAATAGGAGTTGTTCCAGTATCTGGCCTATTACTTAACACCTTATAAATATAATCGCTATCATTTGGATTCAACGATACATTGTAGGTATACTCAGTGTTAAACCCAAGATTTTCGGTACAATTAACTGTTAGTCCGAATTTCATATTATCATTGACGCTCTCACTTGTGCTACCTTCTACATTTGCACAAACACTATTATATTCACCACCAGTATATTTACCAACAGTAACATTAGTAACAACCTGTTGACATGAATCTATCTCTCCTTGAGCACATAAATCAGCGCCGTTATATGAATAAACCATCTTACTCCTCAAAATTGCTATTGGTACATCGTTTTGTTTAATTAAAAACGCTTCGCCTGCGTTATAACCAGACAACCCAAGCACTTTAACAACATGAAGTCTTTTTGATTCTTCAAGATAACTTTTTGCTATATATGGCAATTCATATTTTGGTAATCCAGTACCTTTAAAAAGCTCTGGTGATGTTCCACCAAAATAGTCAACATATTCCCCCCAATCTTTTACCTCGATATCTTCAAATGCTGGCCCGTACAATGTTTCGCCAACAAGACCAAGACTTGTAATACCGAGACTTTTAACTGAGTAAAGAACATCTTTTTCTTCTGTGTAAATACCAGGTGAAACATGACCACCTCTTGCATCACTTATCATATTTTAATATCTTTTAGTCTTATTATTTTCTATATAAATAGAATATTATTATCAAAAAAAACACTTTGGTTTGAAAAAACTAAGTTGTTATTCTGCATCTATTTCAATTATTTTTTCATCTCCATTTTTTTCGTATGTATCAGTAGGGCTGTAGCCGATAAATTTTATTTCAGATTCTGAATCTAATCTATATTTTCCAACGGATTTTATTTTAATTTCATCGTTAGTTTTAATTTTTAAATTTTCGTTAACTTCCTCTTCTTTGTCATTAATATATAACTTAAATCCGCGAACATTAGTTAATTCAAGTTTTTTAAAATTAAAATCACAATCTATATTGAATTTGTATCCAAAACTACACTCATCAAGATGTACTGTTATTACGGTTTTAGTGTACGAATACGGAGCATCAGCCTTAATTTTACAAGGTATATCAATAATATCCGCATAATTGCTTTTCTTTCTTGTATTTTCAAAACCTACAAGTTTCAATATTGGCCTCTCTTCAACTGAAAAACTGTCTTTCGGCATAATATACGCCATTACGGTTATATTATATGTTTGTGAATAATATTGACGATTATCTATGCTGTATTCAGATTCGTCTGACACATCATTTAATTTCATTGGTATAAAATGACCTTTCGGTCTTATATAACAATCTATTGCTTTAAATTTATTTTGAATAAGTAAGTTGAAATCGTTTAAAAGTTGGTATTTTGTCGAAACAATCGAAACCGAATAAATAAGGTCAACTGAAAACGGCTGTTTCACTCTATAATCAATATAATATTTTCTATTTGCTTTATCTAATGCTTCAACGCGTTTCATAAGATACGTTCGTTCACCTGGAATATTTCTTGTCTGGCCGACTATTGTTCCAGGTTTTGGGTTGTTTTCTCTTGTTACAGCCTTAAAATTTGGTATAAAATTACGTTTGTCATCGACATCCTTCCATGATTGCATATATTCTGTAAATCTTTGGTTAGCAAACAACACAATTGTTGGTAAATCAGAACCTTCGAATGATATTTTAAGGTCATCTTTTACCCAGTTACAAAACGCCTCGTCAACATCTTCATACTCTAACGGACTAGGAATTGGCGTTGAATCTTGAAGAATTTCCTTTGTTAAATTTTTTCTCCTTTCTTCTCCATATACCCTTGGTCGTCTTAAAATATTTTTATATTCTCTACTCATTTATCCATTAAATTCATTTGAGTCAACCTGAGCGGCTGTTATTGTCCGTGCGTACGGTTTCGTGCCATACAATGTCATCTTGTTTGAAATTGCGCCAACCCTGCCATCATCTGTAACTGTAAAATATTCCCTATGGTCTGGGGTTATCTGCACTCCTATATAATCTCCCCTTGAAATGTCGCAATCGTATTCTTCTAACGTTTTCAATAGCACACTAAAAGTTAATTTACCTGTCTGTGCGTAAATTCCTTTTTGGCTTTTATTATTATAAGCCTTTAATTCAGCGTCAGATATGTCGAAAATAACAGGTAGTTCTATTGGAGGTAAGTATCTTATCGAATTTTTTGAAGCCTCAACATAAATGTCGTTTATTTGTGTTTTTTGTAAATCAACTCTATACAAAATAATTGTTTGATTTGCATCCTGTTCTAAATATTCTGTCGCAAATCCAATTTCTAAATCAAAATCTTCTGCACTAAAGAATTTAGTGTTTCTTGTTATTGGTATTTTTTTGGCTTTTTTTTCGATAGTCATTTTTTCTTGTGAACATATTTTTAATTATTTGAGTGAATAACATTTCGCAATCTTCTGGGTGTTCATTAATATATTCTTGAACACCTTCATCGCTTAAAATATCATTTAAAAGTTTTGGGTTTTTTAAGAAAAAGTTTTTTAATTTTTTATTTTTAAATATATTTTGAACCTGATTAGGTGTTTTATCTTCAAATTCGTCGTTAATTCCTATTAAATCTGGATTTGTTGACAATGTCATTTTTTTAACTATTTGCCCGCCAAATTGTGTTGTATGGATTTTTCCGTCGGTATATAACCCTAATTTCATCAACATGTGTGCTAAATCCATTGTTACAGCAAACACCACATTATTATACTCACAAATTGAACTAATTAATTGATTAACTCCAGATTTACCGCCAGAAAATGAATTTGCAATAAACATACCTAAATTGTAATACCCAAATAAATAACTATCATTATACTTATAAGCATAAATTTTTGTCGCTATTCCCCCAAATTCATCAATTTTTTTAGGCTTTGTCATATTTTCAACCCAAAACATAAATCCAATAGCAATTTTTGGGTATTCTTCAAATACTGGTTTTCCATCTTTATCCAATACAACATTACCGTTTTCGTCACGAACTTTGACCTTCTTTACGCTTTTTAGTTTTGGAACCATTACTGGTTTGCCATCTACTCCTTTCTTAACTCTTCCAGCCTTGGTTGTCAGTGGTTTCATTTCATCGACACCAGTCATTGATTTTACATAATTTTTCCAAATTAAATATCCTGGGTCGTTGCCGAAAAATTCTTCATAACTATATTTATTACCACTTTTTTTATATTCTTCTATTAATTTCAATGTTGTCTGGAATATTTCATTTGGAGACAATAAATCATTAATAGTTAAAGGACCTTTTGACCCTATTCTGTCCCTCATATTAATATCAGCCTCTGATAATAATTTTTTTAAACATTCATTAACCAATTGTCTAACAACCGATTCGTTTAAATCTAAATTATAATCGTTTTTATTAAATTTATCATAAACATCGGCCCTCATATTTCTTCTCATACCTTTTAATGTTGGGTAATTTTCTCTTTTATTAATCAACACATTTGATTGCGGCCTATTTCCACATGGTGAATATAATAGCATTGCTGCTTGTCCTCCTTTTTCAAGTATTGATTCATCACCAATTCTATTATTTGAAAATCTTCTTTTACCCTTTAATTCACCAACATCACAAGTGATGTCAAATAATTTATTTAATGTTTCCCTAGCTTGTTTTGGATTTTTGAAAACTTTATAAAATTCATAAGCATTTGTGTAAATATGAACACCATTATGACTATTTTCGACTTTATATATTCTTATGTTTTTTTCTTCTAAATAATTAATGAATCTATTAATTTCACTAATTCCAGTTTCTTTTTTTCCGAATTTTGATTCTGATTCTGGGTCTATATCACAATCAATGTAGGCATATAACGGATACCCGTTACCATACAAAGCAAAACTTAAAAACATTGGGTCCATAAAATCAATATGTGTGTTACCAGTTTTTTTTGTGAAAATTTCTTTGGTTTTATTGAAACTCTTTTTGTTTATAGTGAAATAAGCTCTTGCAAAAAATAAATCACATAATTTATATACAGTACCCATATTATTATCCTTTATTGAAAACTCGTTATTTTGTATATTATAACCGTTTTCTATTAAAGTATCTGCTGCCCAATCAAATAATGAAATGGTTAAATTGCGTAAAGAATTTATGGCTTCTTCAACTGTTTTACCGTGAATGTACGCAATTCCTACTTTATTACCACCTTTACCAACCCATCCCTTTATGTTGATGGTTTTGGTATTGTATTTCATATGGTCTTTTTTTCTTGCTCTTATTTCAACCACCCAATAATCATCTGGACTTCTCCAAGTGTTTTTAATTATACGAATAGCGGTATCTAGTTTGTCAGTTTCTGGTCCGCCTACAATATCAATATGTTCATCAGCATTTGAAGTATTTTCAATTTCAAATATATAATTTTTCATTGTTAAAAATATTTTATTTAATAAATAGTTTATTCATTAAACAATAAGATTGGTTAATGATTTAATCTTTATTTAAATCACTCTATTCACGCGCACGCGTAGTATATATACTATTAATAACTTAATAATAATATTAATATTAATAATATTATTATATTAATATATTTGTTTTTAAATAAAAAAATATATATAATTATGTTAAATCTAACACTGTGTATAGCACGATAAAATCAAAAAATGAAGCAATAGAAAGATTAAGAGAATATTCTGGTCAGAACCCATATTTGTTAACTCTCAAAAGAGATGTTTTTTTGTGTGGGAAAACATCACTGTTGACTGATTTTGTAACAGACTATATCAATACGAACTTTAATTTTGTTCCAATCAAGATTAATAAAACTGTTTCTATTGTTGATTGGTACGGCGAAAAATTAAAAGAAGAATATGAAATAGAATTCACACCAAAAAAAATATTAATATTAGTTATGCTTGGCGAAACAAATGCATTTTTTCATTGTATTGTAAAATACAGACAAAACATGGAGCCAATGCAACTTTTTTTACCAAAAAAAGGTGTTATTGAAAATTTTCTAGTTAAAGATTTTCATGATTTTCAAGTTGATTTTGAGCGATACGATAGATTAGCATCAGCCAACGGAGTTAATAGAACACTAATGCCTCATCAAAAAGAAGCTGTAAAATTCTTGTTATCAAGAAAAAAATGTATATTAGCCCACGATATGGGATTGGGAAAGACCACAAGTCTAACAATTGCTGCTATTGAGGGTAATTTCGATTCAATTCTTATTATTTGCCCAGCATCGTTAAAAACCAATTGGGTTGATGAGCTAAAATTCTATGTACCAGAGCGTGATATTACAATAATTGAAAGCATTAATGATAAAACAAAACCAGAACTTGAAAAATTTCTTGGATATGCTGAAGGAAAATCTGGATTATCAGTAAAAGAACTAAAAGAAGAGGCTTTAACAAAAGGTAAATGGTCTGATAACAGATTTGTTATACTTAATTTTGATATTTTGGATGAGTTTTATGAAATACCAAAAACAAGAAGTAAGGAAAATGTTGCAAAAGCGCTTGAGAACAGTCCAATGTTAAGATTTTTTCAAAACAAAAAATCATTGTTGATTATAGATGAAGCTCATAAATTATCCAACAGCAAATCTCAACGGTATAAAATCATAAACGATTTAATAAAACGAGGAAATCCAGAATGTATATTTCTATCAACTGGTACACCAGTAACTAACAATCCGCAAAACTTATATTGTTTGTTAAAACTTTTAGGAGAACAAATCACGGATGATTATAATTACTATATTCAACGATATTGTGGTGGGATGAAAATACCAGCCAAAGGCGAAAAAGAGAAGTGGACAAATATGTTTTTAAAATATGTTCATAAGCCAAGTTTTTATGATTTAACAAGCGATGAAAAAGATAGACTTAAAGAGTATATAAGAAGTAATGCACGCATGGTAACTATTCTTAAAGATGCCATTAATCTTGATGAACTTAAAGGGAAAATATCTCACATTTACTTAAGAAGAACCAAAGAAGATTTGAATAATAGTCTTCCTCCGAAAACAATTCACGAGATTTTTTATGAATTCACTCCAGAACAAAAAGCTGAATATTCAAAATTATGGGATGAATATGAAGCAGCGCAGCTTGAAGCAGACCCAACTAAGGAAATAAACAAAGATTTATTAGAAGGCGCAATATATAGAAGATATTGTTCAAATCAAATGGTCCCTAATACAATAAAGCTTGTTGACAAGTTTATTTCTAATGGTGAAAAAATTGTTATTTTTTGTTGCTATGACGATGAATTGTATACATTAAAAAATTATTATGGTGAAAAATGTGTGATTTACAACGGTAAAATTTCATCAAAAGAAAAAGACTTAGCAGTTGACTCATTTATGAATGACCCGAACAAGATGGTTTTTATTGGTAACATACAAAGTGCAGGAGTAGGTATAACACTTACTGTTGCAAATAAACTTGTTTTCAATAATATATCATTTGTGCCTTCAGACAACTTTCAAGCACAAGATAGGGTCCACAGACTCGGCCAAACAAAGCCAGTAGATATATATTTTCAGTTTTTCAAAAATACTCAATATGAAAAAATGTGGAATATAGTTTTAAGAAAAGATTATGTAATAAATTCAATAATTAAAAAAGAAGATGACAAATAAAGAGTTAAGAAAAATACTTAAACAATTTGATAATGATGCAAAGGTAATATGGAAAACAAACTGGAATAAAGATGCCGATACAAATGAAGTGTTAATAACTAGATGCTGGTATGACCCAAAAGAAAAGGTAATAATGTTGGGCAACCCAACCGTTGACGAAATAAAAGAATTATAGTGGCATAAAATGGATGAATATTTAGCTTTTGTTGATGATATTGGTGAAAATGTAGATGGTGAATATGTTTATAGATTTTATTTCACATCAGATACAGATATAGTCTGGGGCGAATATTTCAACATTGTTCCGTCAGCAATAATACCAAATCTTCAAGTTGACAAAAATTCAGTTTCATCATCTGCTAAAGCAAATTTTCCAAATAAGTTAATATTAGCCAAAAAAAACTATTGTTTTTCAATGCAAGATTGTATTGATGGAATAATACCGCTATGTTTTGCTGAAATAGGCGATGATAAACTCACGATAGATGACGTTCCATTTTTTTTAAGGTTTGGCGAAACGCATGAAAACGTTGTTAAAATACTTGGTAATTTAAACATTAAATTATATGATGAGGAAAAAATCGAAATTGACAGTGAAAAACCGATAAAAAAACTAATTAATAAATTAGACGAACATAATAATGATATTGACGATTTAGATTTTTAAAATGGATGAAGTTTTAGTATATGTCAAATATGATGGTATAAATCCAGAAGGTTTATATGAGTATTTATTGTTTTTTAGTAACACTCCAGACTTTGTTTGGGGACAAGACTGGGATATTAACAATCCAGCATCGCTAGGCGATACAACACCAGAAAAAACTACATATTCGTCAATTTATAGAATGAAAACAACGTTGCCGTTTAAAACCATACAGGAAACCACTTGTTATTCTATTGAATATGCGACTTATAAAATTTTTCCACTATCGTGGATTGATATTGAAAACCTTGATGAATATCCAGAATTTGGAAGAGTTGTATTTTACTTTGGAGAAAAAATTGATGTGATTTATCAAAAAATTGTAGAATATAATTGGGAAATAAACGTTATTAATCAATAATTAAATTAAAATCAGCCAATAATGACTGATTTTTTTTGTTTTTAATATTATAATTTGTATCATTATAAGTAATAAATTTTGATTTAAAGTGGAAAATAAGAAAATTTTAACACCAGACGAAATTGCATCATTCTTAAATGGAAATGACCCACAAGAACGAATTGTCAATATTGAATGCTCAAATAGGGACAATTTTGTTACTGTATTTTATAGGGATGAAAATGATATAAAGCATAAAACAACCGAACCGTTTTACCCGTTTGTTTGGGCTAAAAAAAGTGCATGTTTAAAGTTGTGTGATGGTGACAGAGAAGAATTAAGAGGATTACTTAAAAAGTATAATGTTGGTGTTAAACAACTTGATATAACCAATACAAATGGTGAAGCTGTTGATGAGATGAAAGATGGCTATATGTATATGTTTTATGCGAAACAGCCGATGTCATACTCTGATTTTCTAAAATTTTTTAAAGAAGCAAGAAATCCTGTTTATTCTGAGAATAAAAATAATAGCCAATCATTTACTGATGTTCCAGAATCAAAAAAAGAATCAAAACAGTATTTGGCCGTAACAGCGGTTGAACAATTTATGATTTCCACTGGGAAACGAATGTTTAAGGGATATGATGATTATGATGACATTTTAAGATTGATTTTCGACTTGGAGTCAACAGGTCTTGATACAAAGAAAGATAGAATTGAACAGTTTGGTATTAGATTTAATAGACCTGTTTTATATAAGGGGCAAAAAATTGATTTTGAAAAAATTTTTGAAGTTATTGGAGAAACAGAAGAAGAAAAAAATGCCTCAGAATTAAAAAACATTGAGAATTTCCTTAGAGTAATCTATACTTTTCAACCTGATGTCATTACAGCACATAACGGTGAAACATTCGACTGGAATCTTATTGTTGGTGCATGTGAAAGACTAGGCACATCAATAGAAGAAATTTCTCCAAAATATTTTAACGGAAAACCGATTTACAAAGACAAAAAGGAAACTGTTTTAAAACTTGGTGGAGAAATTGAAAAATACAATAAAACAATTGTTCCTGGTATTGTTATAACCGACTCATTACATGCAGTAAGAAGAGCACAGGCAATTGACTCAAATATGTTGTTTTCCAATTTGAAATATGTTACAAAATATTCAAAAATTGTAAAACCTGACCGTGTTTATGTTCAAGGCAATAGAATTTCAGAAGTATGGAATGACAATACGGAAAGATATGCGTTTTGTGATGAAGATGGTGATTGGTATATCTATGATGAATCTTGCGGAAACAAGGTACAAACAGAAAACAAAAAAGGTAAGACTGGTGATAAATTTACGTTATACACAAAACCAGTATTATATGATGGATATAGATTAGTAAGTGGTAAATATATTGTTTCCAGATATTTGTTGGATGACCTTTGGGAATGTGATAAGGTTGAACATAGATATAATACACCAAACTTCTTGATTTGCAAAATGTTGCCAGTACCATTTCAAAAATGTTGTACAATGGGAACTGCTGGTCAATGGAAATCATTAATGATGGCTTGGAGTTACGAAAACAATCTCGCAATTCCAAATATGGAGCCAAAATTGAGGTTTACTGGTGGTTTGTCAAGACTTTTGAAAGTCGGTTTTGTTGATAATGTTGTTAAACTTGACTATAACTCACTTTATCCGTCTATTATTTTGACTTGGGGTATAAGCAACAAAAAGGACCTTATGGGGGCAATGTTGGCTTTTTTGGAACACGTTTTAACTCAACGTGAAAAATATAAAGACTTAAAAAAATCAGCATCAAAGAAAGCTGATGCGATAAAAGCAAAACTACAGGCAAGAGACTATTCTTCTAAAGAAGAAGGTCGTGCTCTTAATGCTGAAATGATGAAATGGAAAGAGGAAGAAAGCGCAAATGATAAAAAACAGCTGCCTCTTAAAATTTTAGGTAACTCATTTTTCGGTAGTTATGGAGCAACGCACGTGTTTCCTTGGGGTAGTATTGACTGTGCAGAAAGAGTCACTTGTACTGGAAGACAATCTTTGAGGTTAATGATTAGTTGGTTTAATCACATTGGATATGAACCTATCGTTGGTGATACAGATGGTTTTAATTTTAAACTTCCTGACAATGATTCATTTAGGTATACTGACGATAATCCATATATCAGCACAGGATTATCACGTGTTACTGAAAAAGGTAAAGCATATACAGGTTTTAAAGCTGATGTTGCAGAATTTAATGACTTGTTCATGCGAGATTTTCATTATAGCGATTTAAGTATCAATAAGATGGGTTTGGGTATTGATGAAGTCGTTGAATCGACAATTAATTTTAGTAGAAAAAATTATGCAGACCATTTTCCTGATGAACCATTTCCAGAAGATGTAAAACTAGTTGGTAATACAATCAAATCTAAGAAGATGCCTGAATATATTTCAAAATTTTTGGAAGTTGGTATTAGATTATTGTTGAAAAACAAAGGACAAGAATTTCTTAATGAATATTATTCGTATATTGATAAAATTTACAACTATCAAATTCCGATTCAATTGATTGCATCAAAAGGTAAAGTAAAGAAAACAATCAACGAATATAAGGAAGATTGTAAAACAATAACAAAAGCTGGTAACCCAAAAGCTAGACAAGCCTGGATGGAATTAGCTATTAAGGAAAATTTAAATGTAAATGTCGGTGAGACCATTTATTACATTAACACTGGAAAATCTAAATCAAATGCAGATACAAAAAAAGTAACACATTTCTATGTTACTGATGGACTTTTTAATGATAGAGTTGATAAAAAGTCTGCATATGAAAAAATTTGGAAAGCCGATGTAACTGATGGTAAAGCAGCACCAGAGAGTTCTCGATTGACATTAAAGGAGTATGTCAAAAAACATTATCCTGAAGTAACTATCGAAGATGAAATCATCTTGTGTTGTTCTTACATACCACAATCAATTATAGATTCTGAAGAAGATGTTTTTTGTGAAGAAGGAAATGAATATAATGTTCCAAAATATATTTCTCAATTTAATAAGAGAATTACACCGCTTCTTGTGTGTTTCAGTCCAGAAATAAGAAATAGAATTTTGATTAACAATCCAAACGAAAAACCTTATTTCACTAATGAAGAGTGTAAATTGTCAAACGGTCACCCAAATAAACCTACTGACCAAGATACATTTGAACAACTTATGACTATGGATGATAAGGAGATACATTTTTGGATGAAACATCCAGAGTGGGATATTCCTTTTATTAATGAGTGTGGCATGGATTGGGAAAAAATCAAAAATGATTACATAGAAAGAATGGAACATGAAAAAAATCTTGGTATAGATAAGATTAGACAAGAATTTTATAATATTATAGGTTCCATGAATTCTGAAGATTTTGAAAAACTAAACGATGGCGAATTGCCAAGTGGTTTAACAAAAATAGTAACTTTAGACCCAGTAACATTTAATTTTATGTCAAAAGAATACCCAGATATTACGATAGGAACATTTTATGATGTGATTGATTCTCAAGAAAATCTTTCTGATGAAGAAATAGAATCTGAATATTAAAATATTTATAATAAACCCCGACCTGGCAATTGGACTTTAGTCCAAAAAAAAAAAGAGACTCATTTGAGCCTCTTTTTTATTTTTTGTTTATATTTTTATTTTTCTGTGTTGTTTTATTAAAAGCAACATTTTCTTTAATAATTTTTTTTAGTGCATCTTTTGTCGCTTCTTTAACAATTTGTTCTAGTTGTTCTTGTGTAACTTTCATAATATGTTAATAATTTATTTGTTTATTTTTTCAAGTTTAGCCACATAAGTTTCTCCTTTGTTGTCTGTAATTAAAATATTACCACCTTTTAATTTTATGTCAGACAAAAATCCGTTTTCATTAAAAAAATTAGTTAGGCAGTCGTTAACAATAGCTTTGATTATAGAATAATCTATTTGCCCATTTGTTTGTGATTGACTTTTTACTAGATTTTCGGTTATTGGTTTTATCTTTTTTGGTTTAACTTGTTTTTGCACAGAGTTTAAAACCGAAGTATTATCAAGTGCACTAACATCTATTGGGTGATTAACCATTGACTCCTTTATATAAGTTGGAAGTTTGCTGTTTGTAATTCCTTGTTTTGATATTTGAAAATCACCAGTTTGTTGCGCTGGAGTTTGATATTCATCATGTCCATAGTAGTAATCATCGTCATAATATTGTTCTTCTGTCATCAAATTAGGGCTATTTCTAACTTGATTTGATGTTTCATTTGCATGTCTTTCGCAAAGTTCTCTAGCTGGTCCGCTTAATATTTTTGCTAGTTCTTCTTTAGATATTGCCATCGTCTTCTGTGTTTTTATATAAATTATTCATTCTATCCATAAGGTTATGAACTTTTGTTTGAAATTCGTTTTCTTGCCCAGTCTGTTGTGTCGTGTCTGTACTATAATCATTTTGTACTGGCATAATGTCATTTTTTTCAACAGGTTTTGTGTCTGGCGAGTATAAATTAGTTTTATTTTGTGCTTTCTGTTTTGGAAGCATATTCTGCTTCTTTGTTATCGGTTCAGTTTTTGGCGAGTCAATTGCCAAATCGTTAGCATCATTATTAATGTATACATTGCGACTAGTATTGTCAACATCAGATTTTCTTTGTTGAGACGCTTTCATGTAGTCGTTTGACGTATTTTTCACCTTATTCTGTACATCATCAGTTTGGCTAATATCTGTTTTATTAAATGGTTGTGAAATATCGTTAGAACTAGGAGATGCCACCATAACATCTTCGCGAGCAATTGGAGCAATAGCGAAAATTTTCGTCATTCCAAGGTCACCAGAATCATTAAATCCTAACTCCTTCAATGAGTCAGAATAAACCTTAAATGACCTTTTACCGTTAGACCATGAAAAAATTCTATCAAATAAAAACAACTTCCATTTTGGAACACCACGTTTTGTTGAACCAGCAGTTTGAAATGCTCTAATAGCTGGATTTCCACGTTTAGTCAATCCATAAGCGACTGGATATATAAAACGCTCTCGTTTACCTTTACCACCTTGTTCGTCGTTATAACCAATACGAACATGAAGCATGTTATTTATTGCATAAATAACATCCTTTTCCCTGCTTTTTTTTAATTCGGTTAGCAGTTCAGATTCGTTTACTATTTCAGAGAATAATTCCATTAAATTACTATTTGTCCATCTTGAACATTAAGTGTTGTATCAACCAAGTTAGGCCCGTATTGATATGTTTCATTATATACTGAAATATTTTTCAAGAATGTTCTTCCGCCGACACCATTTCTTCCAGAAATATCATATAAGCCGCCAGCGTTTTCAGTATCGAAATTTGAGTAATTAATTGTTGACGGGGCAGTACAATCTGGTACAGAATGCGTATGGCCTCCGTGTCCAGTACCCTTTCCAAGGGCATCACCGTTACTTATCGCGTCTGGATGTGTTGCAGAATATTCTTCAATACGAGTATAATCATTTCTAACAAGAGATTCATTCCTCGCTTCAATACCTTTATTTTCTAGACATGTTTGCATTTGTATATATTTTTACTTCTTTATTTATATGTTATAAAACTATTATTATTAGTTTTTACCGTATGTGCAGTTCCAACTCCAGTTTTAGGCGCTGATTTTAAAACCCTTTCGCCGTTTTGTACTTTTTTTTTGCGGTCATTTGCATCAATATTTTTCGAAATAGTATATTGATTCTCAAGTGTATTTAAGTCTATGTTGTTATTGTTTTGCATGTTCTGCAAAGTTTTTGCTGCCTGGTTTTTAATATCTTGCGTCGCTCCAGTTTGCATTGTTTTTTTTGCCTGATTCATTCGTGAAACAGTTTTTTTTGTCGCCTCATAACTTTTTCCTGGATTTCCGTCTTTAGCACCAAATTTTTTTTGGGCTAGCCTTGCATTTTCTTCATGCATAGACATAACACCCATTCTGTTGTACGTGCCTCTTGGTAATGAAGATGCAAAATTATCAGTTGTTTGATTTGTTTTGTCAGAACTACCGTTAGTTGATATTAAATTTGCGTTATTAGGAACAGATTCACCATCAAAATACGGTGAATTACCACCTCCGCCAACTATTTCATCAAGTTGATGCTGTGTTAATATTATTGTTCTTTTGCTCATTTTTGTGTGGCTCTGTATTTATATTTATTTGCCAATTGAAGCATATCATCAAGAACGCTGTTTAACCCTCCATATTTTTCGTCAGATGTTTGTTTCTTCATTTTGATGACATCTTGTTCAAATTCTTTTAATATTTGTTTAAAATCTTTTGAATTTGGTACTAATGGTAATAATTTCCCGATTTCAAATTTATTGCCGTCCAATCCCATGCAACCTTCAGCAAATTCATCTTCTAATTCTAAAAGTTCACCATGAAAATCGTCACATTGCAAATGTTCAGAATTACTATCAGTATTCCAATGTATTTCTTTCACTCTAATCAGGTAACCGTGAAGTTCACAAATAAAATTTACAAATTCTTTTTTCATTTCTATAAATTTACTTTACTTAATAAATAGTTGATTTTTATTCTTTTTATCATTATATTTCATATAAAAAAATAATTCAAAAAATTGAAATTAATAAACAAATATTGCTATGAGTCATAGATTTTCTGTTTTAGTAGTACCATCAGATAGGTTCGGTGTTGGCTGGTATCGTTCTGTAAGCCCACATACCCAATTAGACAAACTTTATGGTAATGAATTTGATGTTGAAATAAACTATAATCCAGACTGGAAAAACTTGCACTTTTTTGACAAATATGATTTAATTCATATACATAAAGGATTGTATCAAGATATGGATAGTTTTTGGACGTTTCTTGATTATTGCAAGGAAAACAATATAACAACAGTTATGGATATTGATGATAACTGGGAAGTTGGCCAACAACATCCATTGTATTTGACGAACAAATTAATGAAAATACCAGAAAAATTAATTGAAAATTTAAAACGCTTTGATTATGTAACAACAACAACAGATATTTTTGCAAACAAAATAAGAAAGCACACAAATAAAGTTAAAGTTTTTCCAAACGCAATTGACCCAGAGGAAGAACAATACAAACCAATTAAAAACCCATCACAAAGGCTTAGATTTGGATTTGTAATGGGTTCCGCACACGAAAAAGATATGGAGCAATTTAAAAATGTGTTTGCGACATTGTCAAAAGAAACATTGTCAAAAATTCAAATTGTATTGTGTGGTTACGACCTAAGGGGTGTTGTAAATATGTTAAATGCAGACGGAACAAGTGCAGGACAAAGACCAATTAAGCCAGAAGAATCCGTTTGGTTTTCATACGAAAAAACATGCACAAACAACTATAGAAACGTTTCTCCAGAATACGCTGAATTTTTGAAAAAATTTATCAAAGGCGTTCAATGGCCACTAGTTGAAAACGAACCATATAGAAGAGAATGGACAAAAGACGTGACAGATTTCGCAATGCACTACAGAAACCTTGATGTTCTTTTTGCACCATTAGACACTAACGGATTTAATGAAGTAAAATCAGAACTTAAATTTATTGAAGGTGGCTTTACCAAAACGGCTGTTATATGCACCAATTTCGGTCCGTATACAATAGGAAGTAAGAGCTTTTTTAAACCAGGAGGAGAAATAGATGAAACTGGAAATTGCATTTTAATCGAACCAGAAAAAAAGCACAAAGCATGGTCTAAAGCAATCCAAAAACTTGTCAACAACCCAGAATACATACAAATGATAGCAAATAATATGTACGAAACGGTAAAGGACAAATATGACATTAGAAACGTAACAAAAGAACGTGCTGAATGGTATAAATCAATCATAAAGAAAAAATATGAAGATTAATTTGTGTATGTAAAAATTTTATTGTATGATTACCATATCAACTTTAAAAATTAAAACAAATGGCAAGTTTATCAGAAGTACAAAGAGCAACAGAATGGACTAAATTTTTTACTGTGTTTAGTAATTTACATTTAGCCGAAAAATATGATTGTGACCAACTACAAAAAGAATTGTGCGATTCTCCATGTGCAGCAAGTTCTGAATATGGAACGGCATACAAGGGTGCATTATTGGTTCATATTAACCTAACAATGGCATTAGCGCAGCGAATTGCAAAGATGGTTTCTGGAACATTTCAAATTGATGACGAACAACTATTAAAAATTTGTTGCATTATGCATCTTTCAAAACGTCATCTGTATGTCGAAAACGACAATGAATGGGAAATCAAGAACCGCAATATGCTGTTCAAGTTCGCCAAGAAACAGGAAGGAATGATTAATGGAGGTGAAAGAAGTGCACTTGAAGCACTTAACAATGGTGTTAAACTTTCACCAATTGAATTCGAGGCCATCACTTGTCTGGACAATGACGAACAAAACTGTGCGAGAAAAGCATTTATGTCAATCTATTCTACAATCGTAAGACAAGCAAACGAAATGGCTTATGCAATCGAACGAGAACGATATAAGAAATTGACACAAACTAACGAAAACAAAAATGCGGAGTAAATCTCCGCATTTTTTTTATATTAAATTATTTTCTTTTCTTTTTAGTATATTGTTTTAATACTTTATCAACAGATTCTTGAATAATTTTATCAGTATATATTTTTTGTCTTAATTTATTAAGTTGAGCTTGTAATTGCTTATATTGAATAGCTCTTGTCCTAATGTCATTATACCCAGATTCAGACGCTTTATATATTCCGCCATCAGTACCATTGGTAACCCATTCTCCATTAACCAGTCTAAAATTATGATTATTTTTTTTGTCAGTTAAATAATTGGCAATTTGTTGCATCTGTTGCTTTATTTTATTTTGCTGTGACATAATATTATTATATTTTGCTTGATTTCTTTGACTATTAGGTTGTGATGCAGTATTTGTAGTTGCATTATTTTGTGCAGTAGTGTTTTGAGTAGTAGTATTTGGATTTGGAGTTGGTGTTGTTTACAGCGTTTCCGTCTGTATTATTAGGCTGTGATGTTTCTCTGCCCTGTTGAGTGTTTGTATTATTTGCTGTTGTATTTTGTGGTTCTGTGTTGTTGTTATTAAACCTACTATTTGTTACATTACCAAACTCATCTGTCCATTTATTAGCAGCATTTCTGTTTCTACTGACAGCTTGGTTACGTCTATAAACACCATATTCCCTACCACCAAAATTTCTCATATTGCCAGCCTCATCACCATACTTGTCATATGAATCCATTCCTCTATCACGATACCTTGCATAATTTCTTCCAGCACCTATATCACCCTTAAATCTATTCCACCTATTTTTCATTGATTGAAATGCGTTTCCCAAAAAGTGTCCTAATCTTTCATCGGTTTCAGCTTCTTTCAATAATTCATATACGCTTTCTTCTATTAAAGAAGTTAACTTTTCTTCAGTAAGTCTAATTTTACTCATAATTCAAAACTATTTTATTACCTATAAATATCTATATGTCACAAAAAAAAATTGACATTATATAATACAAATGGTATATTTCTAATAAAAAATGATTATGAGTGAAACCAAAAAAAAAGAATTACCGAAAACAATTGATTGTTTACAACTTGTGTTGTTGGAAAAAATGGCACGAATAGTATGTACAAAATATGAAAATATTACTAAACGATATGATGGAAGTATTGATTCGTCACAACCAAAATATCAGGCATTTAAAAAATACAACGACCTACACAATGCTATAATCGAAAAAATGGAATTAATTTTAAATAAAATGCTAGAAAATGATTAAAAAGTTTTTTAACAAAATTAAATTAACATTTAAATTGTTTTTTTTAGGACTGAAAGCTGGCGACGATGCAATTTTTGGAACGTCAACAAATTCGTCAGATATAAAGTCAATATTAGAAAAACAATTTGGAGGCGGAGTGTTTAATGATTTATTGGAAAACAAAGTAACACAAGAAGTTGAAGAATTAAGAGATAAACACTACCGTGTTTTTAAAGAATCAGATAAATTTGATACCAGTACTATAACAGTAAACATTGATGACGAAGGTGAAATTGTGGGATTTAATGCTCCAAGATTGTCAAAAAAAAATCTTAACGACTTTATGAGACATCCACCAGTGTACAATCCAGAAAATTTTACAATAATAACAATTCAGGATAATAAACACATACAAAACCATTCGTCGATATCTGACAGTTCAATACCAAATGGTATATATGATTATGCAACAACGCTTACTCTGCATAGAGATAATTTTATTCCTCGATTTGAGATTGAAAAATTTGTAAAAAAAATTGTTGTTAGAAAACCAGATAACGAAGAAGGCCGAGCAATTGTTGATTTATATTTACCAAACGAAGCAAGTCAGTTCGGTAAAATTGACGCTATTTTGATTTCAAATTTGGCAACTATGTTTGAAACAAAAAATTACAAATCAGACATAACTGATTTAACAGGTATTGAATGGGTATCAGATAAAGCTTGGGGTGTTTGCGATATTAGTTTATTTTCGTTTAAAGATGTTATTTTATCGAATATTGATATTTTTGATGGCAATTTTGTTCTTGTTTATGATTGTAAAATAGAAAATAATGGTTTATATATACCAGAAAAATATAAAACAGAAACACTTGACATGAAATATAAATCAAATGCGAAGAAAAGTGATATTTTTGAACTTCAATAAAAAAACAAATAAAAACATATAATGAAAATAGCAATAGATTTAAATGATGTAGTAAGAGATTTTTCAATTAATTTTTTAAAATACTACATTGAGTGTTATAATAGAAATTTTGATTTGACAGACTTTGAATTCTGGTCTAATGATATGTCGGCTGTATTTAATTTTCAAAGTAAGTCAGCGATGTATGATTTTATGTATAGCAATTACGCATTTGAATTATACGGCAAATGCGGAACATGCGGAAGGAATTTAACACAAGAGTTAAACCATTGGTCTGAAGTTACGGTTAAAGAAGCCGATACTCCATTTGACATAGAGTTAATGTTTGTTTCAAGCAAAGAGTATGGTTTATCAATATGTAATTCATATTATTTTATTTCAAAACTTGGAACGAAAATTAGGGAAGTTTATTTTCCTACGAACAGTGCTGAAATTTGGGATAAATGCGATGTATTAATAACAGCCGACCCCAATTTATTGGATATTAAGCCAAATGGAAAAATATCTATTAAAATTTCTACCGATTACAATAAAAATTGTAATGCCGATTTTACGTATAATAATTTGGTGTCGTTTATGTCAACACCAGAAAACTTAATCAAACTTAATTATGAGGAAAAATGAAACTGAGCAAAAATACATGAAATTTAACGGCAAAGTATATGTCGTTAATTTCAAAAAGTTGAAAGAGGTATGTTTAAATTCATCAATGGATGGTGGTTGTACCAAAGAAATTGAAATATCACAAACGTACGAACGTCAAGATAACGGTGAATTTGAACTTTCAGGAAAACTGGAACATGAAACAAAACTTGTTGGAAGCACACAAAATGACATGATAATCTATGATATTGTTAAACTTATGTTTATCAATATTCTTGAGAACGATAGTATGGAAAATACTTTTTGTCCTACATTAGGGACTAGTTTATCGTTAAATACCTTAATTAATTGGGGTGTTATAGAAGAAATTGAATAATCTATTAAAATAATATATATGACAAGTAAAGACATAAATAAAGTACTTAATGAAAATATCGAACGTTTAAAGAACAAAACGTTTAATGTTTATTTTTTTGTTTTAGACACAAAAGGTAATCCAAATAGTTCATTGGAATACATATATAAAACCGCATATATTCTAAAAGAAGCTGGATACAATGTAATAATGTTACATATGGACAAAGAATTCGTAGGGGTAGGAGACTGGATGGGTTCTAAATATGCAGAACTTCCTCACGCTAATATTGAAACAGACAACGTTCAAGTTTCGGCCAGTGACTTTTTATTTATTCCAGAAATATTTGCTAATGTTATGATGCAAACTAAAAATTTGCCATGCCAAAGGGTTATGTTAGTACAAAATTATAATTATATTACTGAATTCATGCCAATATCACAAACCCCAGAGCTATTAAACATTAAAGATGCAATTGTAACTTCAGAAAAACAAGGTTCTATGATTAAGCAATATTTTCCAGAATTGAAAACGCATATAGTTCCTCCGTCAATTAGCTGTATTTTCAAAAAATCAAATAAGCCTAAACGCCTAGTTATTAATATTATAGCACAAGAGCAAAGTGATATTCACATGATAGTTAAACCATTCTATTGGATGAATCCAATTTATAAATGGGTTTCATTTAGTGATTTAAGAAATATGTCTCAAGATGTTTTTGCAGAGTCATTAAATACTGGTGCAATCACGATATGGATGGATGATAAAACAAATTTTGGATATACATTACTTGAGGCTCTTAGAAGCGGAAGCTTAGTAATCGCAAAAACGCCAAACAACCCATCAGAGTGGATGTTAGATAAGAATGGTAATTTTACCGAAAAAATCATATGGTTTGACGATATAAATGAGCTGCCAAAAATACTTCCTTCAGCGATAAGAAGTTGGACCTTGGACGAGGTACCAGATGAAATATACAATAACCAAGACGAATTTTCTTCTCTATATTCAGAAGAAGACCAAAAAAATGCTATATTGAAGGTTTACGTTGAAGATTTTTTTGATAAAAGATTAAAAGAATTCAATGAAACCAAAATTTTTCTAAAAAATAACAAACAAAATGAAAACGATTAATAATGCAAAACATAACAGTTATTATTCCATTAATTGATTTATCAACACAAGAAAATTTAGTATTGTTTCAAAAATGTTTATCAAGTATTCCACAAGGAATGCAGGTAATTTGTGTTGGTGCAAAAGAAGTGATAGATTTGATTCCAGAAAATAGTGATATAAATATTACAAAAATAGTTAGTACTGGAGACAACACTATACCTTCACATGTAAATTTAGGTGTAGAAAATGTTACAACAAAATACTTTTCAGTTGTAGAAATAGACGATGTTTTTTCAAAAAATTGGTTTAATGGCTCACAAGAGTACATTTCAAAAATGGGCGATGACGTAATTTGTTATTTGCCGCTAACAGAAATTATTGATTTCAATTCATCAGATATTTTAGGGTATGCAAACGAGGCTTTTTGGGCTTCATCATTTTCTGAAGAAATAGGCTTTATTGATAACACAAGTTTACAGGATTATTTAAATATCAACACAAATTGTGGTGTGTTTGACACTGAAATGTTTAAAGAGTCTGGAAAATTAAAATCTTCGATGAAAATTTTATATTGGTATGAATTTTTATTGAGGGTTACATATAAAGGCAAAAAAGTGTTTATAATTCCAAAAGTTGGGTGCTTTCATAATGTAAACAGACCAGGAGCAAACGATGTGCGCTCTAAAATGTCCGAAAAGGAATTTGAATGGTGGTTAGATTTAGCAAATAAAGAATACTTTTTCCAAAACGACAGGAATAAAACATACGACGAAAATAACTAATCATTAATAAGTTACAAAACATCATTAGAAAGGCCATAAATATGGTAATTGTAACGGAAAGTGCATTGGTTATGCAGAAAGGTGTTTTATAGCAGTATAAGACAAAATTAAAAATGGGAAAAAGAGGCAGAAAACCAAAAGAACATAAAGGATATTTTTATGAAACAGAAGAAGAAGCGATTATAAAATATATAGAAACTGAAGATGAAGCTGAAAAAAATAGGCTTTTTAACGAAACAATTTATCCAGCTCTTACAAAAATGATAGAGTCTATTATAAGGAGATATAAATTATTCGTACCAGACGAGGAGTTTGACCAAAATTTTTGTGACACAGTTTCTTATCTATTAACAAAAATACATCATTTTAGGCCGATTATAACATCATATGAAGAATTGCTTGACAGTGACCAGATATTAAAACATGAGTATATTGAAATGCCGCTGGATGAATTTAAATTAAAATCAAAGAACGCTACTGATGATGACCCTCAATTTATAAAAGTAGACTACCAAGATTTTAGTAGATATTTCAAAAAAGTAACGCATAAATATAAGGCATATTCGTATTGCGGAACAGTATGCAAAAATTATTTAATGTACAAATGCAGTCAATATTCAAAAAATAAGCAACGTCATGAACCGTATGAGGAATTATATGATGAATTATCAAATAGGACGTCATATACGATTGACCAAGACGATAATGAATCGACACCAGAAAAACTTATTGCTAAAATGGCTATAGAGATTGATGATATGGTCGATAATTGCGATAAATATGGTCTATCGGAAGGAGAGGTTACTGTAGGTAAAGCGCTAGTCGATTTAATGAGAAATTGGGACGAAATACTACCAGACGACGGCAGTAATAAACTGCAAAAAAGTAAAGTTTTATATTTTCTAAGAGAATCAACATATATGTCAACTAAAGAAATAAGGGAAAATATGAGACAGTTCAAAAAAGTATATTATGCCATTAAAAAAAATGAATTGTAATTATTGAAAATTTTACATAAAATATTTATAGTAAAATAGAAAAAAATGGATAAAAAATACAGAGTTAAACTTAATTCAACAGAAAAGGTTGAAGAACTTTTACAAGAAATATACGACCAAGCATGTAGGCATATAAACGAGATTGATAACGAAATCAATAAAATTATCAATTCTACAAATTTGGGCGCCGACACTGTTACTATGGAAGAAAAGGCAAAATATGCAAAAGCTGTGCATGATTTTATCGGTGATAAATCAAAAGCGATACAATCAAAATTAGAAATCGCTAAATTCATGGGTGAAATAATTCATCATAATGGAGATATAAACGCAACAGTTAACGATAAAAACTATGTTAAAAAGTCTTCATTAAAATTGGAGGACATTAAAGCCGCAATAAAAGAAGCACAAGATACAGATACAACAACAGTTTATAACCTAAAAAGTAAATAATATAATGTCAGACAATGGAGCAATTGAGTTATTAGGGAAAATAAATGCAATTAACACGTTAATAGAAAATTTTCCGTCTAGTTTATTTGACCTGTTACATGGCCCAAAGTACGACAGTGTTATTGACTTTTTAATTGACGTATTGGAAGCATGTGGAGTTGATATACACGAAATCATAAGAGAGCTTTTTTCTGATGTTTTTGATATTAAAGAAGATATTGCGTCTGGAATAACTGGAATGTATGAATCAATCGAAAATATGGAGATTGATAATAATGGAAAATTCTTTACTGGATTAGAATATTCTGTGAAGGGAATTTTACTTACTTTATTATCAAGTATTTTTTCGTGTTCAGCGTTACCAGTACTTCCAAACAAATATTTTGATGTTGGTAAAAACGACGCTAAATTTACATTAGAAATGAGAAAAGCAATAGAGGCTTTCCAGAAATTAACATTTCCGATTGAAGTTATAGACCCGTTTGGTTATTTATCAACCAATCCGTTGTCTAAAGAAGGGCGTTTATTCTATGAAATAGAAGGTAAAGATATTTGTTATCAAAAAGTTTGCAATATAACAACAGAAACATATGAATCAACAACCCAGATACCTCATTGTACATCTACAGCGCTGTTATGCTTAAAATTTGGAAACAAGCACGCAAAATATGTTAGTGAAACAGAGTACGGCTCATCTGAAGACAATCACGAAGTTGAAGACGAATTATATTTCCATTTAGACAAGAAACTTGAACATGACCTTAATATAGATTTGAAGTATGCCACAAAAGATGATTTGTGGGATGTGAAGCATCTTATAATTAAAAAGGGTGAGCAAGATTCAGAAACTTTTAATTTAACTCCATCATTTGGTAGAACATCGTTAGACCCGACAACTGGAAAACGTGAGTCCTATTGCAATGTAGTGTTAAAGTGCGGAGAATACAGTGGAGAACACGCTGTATGTGTAGGAACGACACACGTAATGCTAAGCAAAACATTATCACAACCAGTTGTTGATTTTTGGTTATCAAGAAATAACGCAACGTTAGATTTTGGTATGAAAAAAGATTCTGATATTATAAATGATGATGAATTATATAATTGTCCATTTATCGACCATGATGACACTGTTGTAGTATCTTCTGTAACATATACATATGAAAAATGCGACTTTAACGATAATGCTGTATTCTACAATGAAATACCAGAAACAGTAACAAGCGCTGATGAGGATTTTATTATGGTTCATGACGGATTAACGTCATCAACACTAAACCAAACTTATGATATGAACGCATTTTTATGGTACACAATGTCAAAATCACCATCAGAACTACAATTTGAAACAAATAAAACAATGTGGGACAGCAGAATATCCTCTAAAAAAAGCGGAATTGAAAGAAAAACGCCAGCAGAATGGAATGAATGGTACAACTCAAAAACAACTCAATATGAAGAACTATCATGCGCATCGCTTAATGACACATCAAATAAATTATTCCCTATACTGCAATGCCAAAGGGGAAAATTACTAATGAACGAGCTTGTTGTTGAATTTCCTGCCCAAAAATTCTTCAAACCATTAGCAAAAGATAGTGACAATGCCTTTGTTTATAGAAACATAAGAATGAATTCAACACTTTATGAGTATAATTGGAGGTATTTATACAATATACAGATTTTTAAACCAAAAATTATATTATATGGCATGCTCAACACATTGTTGAACGGTATAGTAGGGTTCAAAAATAGTATAAGCTTTAATTTCAAAAGAGAAGAGATGAGGGCTAAACTATCTGAAGCCATAAAAAAATATATACAAGCTGTTGATACAGAGTCTGAAGATTGTTATTTTGAATTTTCCAACGACGAATTCGAACTTATGTTGGAAGATATGCTTTTAAGTCGGTATAACAGTATAGTTCAAACTTCGCAAACACCGACAATAAAAGATGTATCGATAGATGATTACCTATCTAATATAGATAAAGTGAATTTTGGGGCGTCTAAAGAAGGCTCAATTTCACAAATAATGAAAACAATAACAGATGTTTCATTAAAATCGCCAGCAGAAATGCAATCGGTTGATTATGGGGTTGAATTGGGTTATGATAAAAACTGGTGGAAACAAGTTGTTATGGCGTTATCGCTACCAATAATAGAATCTATATTTACACCACAGGTTATTTTATTAATAATGATTAATTTTGACATAATGGGTATCGTAAACACAGAAGCGCTGTTTACTGATAAAAGTAATGGAATTATTAATTTACTTATTAATAAGATATTTGGGTTAATTAAGTCTATAATAAGACTTATTATGGATAAAGTTAAAGAAATTTTGTTAAGAATGGTTTTTAAATATTTGATACCAAAATTAACAACGTATGAATTATTATTATTGTTAGAAAAACTCGATGCTTGGATACAATTATTACGGGAAGTAGCTACATGTGTACCAATGTTTAATTTCTCAATAAGAAAATCACTTGGGCAAATAGACAACGTTCAATACGCAGATATTGTCGAATCACAATCATTACCAGAATCAGAAACAAATTGCTAAAAAATGAATTTAACCGAAACTGTTAATAAATTAATATCCGCTCTTGATAAAGTAAAAACACCAGCGGAAAAATTGCCTCCAATTTTGTTGAAGTGTGTATCACAAACGAGGCCAGGGTTGTCCGCGTATAGAACAACTACTGATATTATAATGAAAAATAAATTAGCTGGAATACCTACCGATGATAATCCAGACGGAAGTCCAAATCTAATAAACATATACACCTACAATATAGTTAAATCTATATTTGACTCCATTAAAAATGATGCTAACGTTCAAGTTTCGGTGCCAATGGAGTCACTATTGATTCAAGTCACTGGAGGAAATGCTGGTGGACCAGTAACATCAGTTGGAACTAATATTATAGATTCCGCTATTAATGGTATAATCAGTTAAAACATTAAGCGTATGAAAACAAAAAAAGAAATACAAACAATGAGTAATTCAGAACTAAAGTTATATATAACAAATCTGACAAACGAATTTGAAAGTATCAAAAATGTAATTAAAGATAAATGCAAAGAACTTGTTGAATTGGAAAAAGAATATAACAATATCAACAATGAAATAAAAACTAGAAAAACTATATACTAATGGCAGTACAATTAGGGGTAAGAGTAGGAACTGTTATAGAAACAAGAGATGATTTGGATGCTGGGAGAATAAAAATTCTAATATCCCCAGAAGATAACGACAAAACTGATGATGAAATACCGTTTGCGTTTCCTTTATCGCCAAAACATTTTTACATACAACCAAAGATTGGGGAGGCTGCATTAGTTTTATTATCAGATTTTAACAACGCAGCAAGTAGGAGATATTATATAGGCCCATTAATATCGCAATTAACTCATTTATTTTCAGAAGGATATGAACTTGGAAGTGATAAAATATTTCCTACAACACCAAACGATTATAGTAAAGCACCAAGTACTAATCCAGAACTAAACGGTGTTTTTCCAGACAAGGAAGACATAGCAATTCTTGGTAGAAAAAATTGTGACATTATTTTAAAAGATAATGATATAAGAATTAGGGCTGGAGTTAAAAATGTTAACAATCTTGACCCAACAAACATTTCATATAACGATAAAAATCCAGCATTTATCAAATTAAATTATAATCAAAATGAACCGATTAAAGGAAATAAAAGTTCAATTGTAATTGACGCTGATAAAATATTTCTTTTATCAAATTCACAAAATGGAAACACAAACAACATAGCTTCAGACAGAAAAGAACTTGTGTCTAAAGAAAAATTGGAAGAATTAATCGAAGAAGGGTATAAATTGCCTTATGGCGAAAAATTGGTGGAGTTTTTATTAAAATTTGTTGAAGTATTTTCACAACACACACATAATTTTTCTGGTTTGCCACCAAATAAAAAATTTGTTGAAGACATAAACAACGCGGCAACAGACCCGCTTAAAAATAAACAAATGTTATCAAATACTGTGAGGATAAACTAAAAATGGGGCCTTAAACCCCATTTTTTATTCATATCGTTCAGTCACATCACTTAACACACTAAATCTAAGTACTTTTTTATAGTATTTAGTTTCTCTGCCATATACAACTTGTATATCGACAAAGTATTCGCCAGGAATTAAATCTTCAGTATAAATAATAAAAAAGTTATTAAGGAAATGCTGTTCTATCGGTTGGTATGGCAATACCTCTATGACCCTATTTCCGTCTTCTGTGTATAACGTATATCTACAAGAAGAGACAAGTTCTTTAATTGATTGAGTAAATTCTTCCCTAAAATCAACCGATACTTCTCTAACCTCACCCCTATGCAATCCTTCACCCATATTTATACCATAAATCGAAGGAACAAGAGTCTTTTTAATATCAGAATTACTTCCTATTGAAATTTTTCTTATTTGTTTATTGGTTGTAAACTCCAATTCAACATCGTCCAATTTAACGCCATTTAAGGCTAATTTAGACCATAAGTCATAATATATGGAGTCTGGTTCCAGATTAATTTCATTCGCTTTAATATTGGCGGAATAAACGCCTTTTGTGATTTGTTTTACGGCAAACTCATTACCGTCAATCGAACAAGTTGGTATATCGTCAAGATTTACTGGCACGCCATTATCAGACACATATAGACATAAATTATTATCTTTTCCCAACGTAAAATTTTCACGATTATCAAATACAAAATCGCAATAAGTTGCTTCAACATACGGATGGAAAAAAGTGTTTGTATTGTCGTTAAAAAAACCAACATATTGTTGCACGTCTGTTTCAGTATTTTCGTATAACGGAGAAAATGCAAGACATAGACCATTATTAACTCCAGTACTAATACATTCTAAAACATAATCTGTAATGTCAATAGACAAATTTTCGTTTCCAAAATCAAAATGTTGTGCCCCAACAATGATTGATTTTTCATTTTTAATGAATTTATTAAATTCATCTATAAGATATGATGCTGGAACTATTCCTCCAGTTAAATCTATTTTATGATATTTAACTAAATCCCAATCCAAATTTTCATCGCACAAGTTTATTTTTTCGTCATCAATTGGCCAAGTAATACCATTTTTAGCGAAAAACCAATTTGAACCATTCTCTGAGTATGACATATTATCATGAATCCAAAAGTCACTAATAAAATCAAATCCACGACCAGCGTCAAACCCTATTGGAAGTTTAAACAACATCAAATCAAACGACCCAGCACGCACGGCTTTATTAGTTTCACCTCTAATAAGACTTTTTTCATATGGGACACCGTCAACACTCATGCAATTTGTCATTTTCAATTTGAATGACAGTTTACTAACATCTGGAAAAGTTTTATTGTCAATAAGTTCTTTTATTTCGTTAATATCAAAATGCAAAAGGCCTCTCATTAACCCATTTCCATATGCTACTTGTAAAATTGGGTTTAATCCGAGATTTTTTCTACTATTTTCTATTATAGTGTTTGTTTTGTCTAAGAAAAAATGTCTAATCATAATTTAATAATATTCATCTATATAAATAGTATTGTTTAGACAATGGGTATTATTTTTTGGCTTTTGTATATGAAAACCCACATTTTTTTATTTTTTCTGAAACATCTTGAACAATATTATTGATACTGTTATCGTAAAACAATTTAGCTACATTGTGAAAATTGTTATTACATGCTTTAATGGCAAAAAGTTCTGGTTTTACATATAAATTAAATTCTAAATATGATTTTTTGCCAAAAGCTAACCTATCTACAGCTATATCAGTAACAAATATGTGCTGATTTTGTAAAATCGAACTTTTTTCAACTATTTCACCAACATCCTTTGTGATTGTTTTTTTAAGTGATTCTATTTCAGATTTAAAATTTATGGTTTTATCTATTGGGGTAACATAAGTCCCAATATTTAGATATAATGCTGTTGGATTTTTTTTATCTACAGTACCTACTTTAATTTTAAAATCACTGTTTTCAAATGAAATGTCACTATTTATTTTTTTCATGTTTATTGTTTACTAATAATATAAGTTTTTTTTAAAAATTCGTCAAATGTTAATATCTAGTAAACTATTTATACATAAATTAAACTATAATGCAAGAATTTTTTATAAATCAAAACTCAATAAACCCAGTATTGGAAATGGAATTAATTAACGATGGTAGATATGATTTTCAAAAATCGTTAATTAACGACTCAATACAAGACAGTGTTGTTACTTTTAGCATGGTTGACGAAGAGACTGGAATATTAAAAGTCGCAAACCAAGAAGCAAATGTTGTTATAGCAGATGAAAATAGTTGTGAGGAAAAATTTATATTACAATACAAATGGAAACCACGAGATGTCAAAAAAAAAGGATTCTATCGCGGTTTTTTTGAAATAAAATTCAACGGCGATATAATCTCAGAAGGTAAAACGTATCAGGAAGGGAACCTCATTGTTCCAATAGAAGAAGAGTTAAGAATTATAATAAAATAATTTTTTTAACTATTTGTATTTAATTCTGGATACTTTTTTATAATTCTATTACGTATATTGAGAATTTTTTGTTCGTAGTCTTTATCTTTGGCGTATCGCTTTCCATCGAAATTTACAAATGAGTTTGGTTTTAATAAATCAGCAAGTGTTTTACCGTTAACAAGATAATCTTTTTTCAAAAGCTTAATATAATCTTCAACACTTTCATTAGGGTCGGAATAAGTAAAAATATTACGACCGTCATCGTATGACCCAACAGAAAAGACGCTATTAGTTCTAAGAGACCTTGGCCCAGTACCAAAACAACTTTCCTGGTGCGCAACAGCCATTAAAAACGGTAAGTCAAAATTATTCTTCATTGCACACCTAACTAACGTTTCAGGTTTTAATTTAGTATCTTTTAACGTTTTATTTTGGTTATTTAGCGCATATTCCATATATCGTCTGCAAGCGTCAACTTTAACGTCAAAAATGCTGTCTTGTTTATGTTGTTCGGCCTCTATTTTTGCCAGTTCAATTAATTCCTGCTTTTTTATGTTGTCCATGTGTAATTTATTTATTGCACTACAAATTGTTGTTAATGCCACGCCAGCAATAACAGCAGTTTTAACTTTATGCTTCAAATTAGAAAACGATATAGGAACATTAAATGATTCAAACAAAGCTTGTACATAAGCTTCTTCTGATAATAAACGTTTAAATTGAGCTTCAGTTAATATAATTTTTGTCATATTAAATTAAAATATATCAGTAATTTCGACAAATTTAGTTATATCAGTTGTTATCGTATCTAATGAGTACTCTTTTTTGGATACTTGTTCAATTAAGTTTTGCATTTTCGATACCGCTTCAGTGTTGTTATTATCAGCATATGTATTCATAGCAGCATTTAAAGATTCTATACAAGAGTGTTTATATTTATTAAAAACATCTTCTCTGTTTTCGCTTTCACAAAGTTCTTTAAGAGTGGAAATCTCTATTTCACTTAGTTCATCGGCATATTTTTCATTAAAATTCTTAATTAATGACTCAGCTAAATTATCAATATTAACATTTTTTAATTTTATTTGCGAAGAATTTTCACGTTGAGAAATGTGTTCCTTAATTATTTTAACGGCATTGCTATAATCAACAATATTTTTTTTGCCTATATTGTTTTCAATTATGTATTCGACGGCGTCAGAATATGTTTTATTTTCTTCTGGAAGTAATGAATAACATTCGTTTCCCAAATAAATGATACCTTCTGCAAGTATTCTACCTAATTTATATGTGTCTTCATTAATTGAAGCTAAATCAAGTCCCCAATTTGTAGTAGTTATTTTACCGATTAGGAAATCAATATCAGCGTTTTTATCGGCTTTTCTTAAATTTTCATATATAGTATGAAGTGTTGATAAATTTTTCGTACCTTTTACTAATTCAGCATACTCTTTAATTATTTTTTTACCGCCTTTAGTTTTAAATAATTGATGTGAAATATTTTCAAAGGCCTCTTTAATATAGCCAAAAGACTTTCTTGAGAGCATATCACCCATTACACAACTCTCAATGAATAAACGCCTTTCGTTTAATTTTTCATTAATTTCATTTCTTAATGTTTCAATTTCTTGGATTGTATTTAAAGATTGTATATTAATTTCCATAATAATGTTTTTTTCACATAAATAGTTTATTAATCACCAAGTTGTTTAACATTGTCTATAATTTTAGTAGCATTTTCATTAAGAACTTCAGTTAAAGAAGTAAAATCAAATGCTTTGTCAGATATTGGTGCATCATTTTTTGATAACATGTCAAGATATTCGCCAATGAACGATTTAACATGTTTTCTTTCCATCAATGGTGTGCCAGCGTCCACATCAGGCGCTGAATCCATAGGAGCACTTCCAGAAGTACCGCCTATATCACCAACGCCGCTATCATCTGGACCTCCAAAGTCCATATCACCACCGAAATCGTCACCAATCATAGAATCGCCGCCGCCTCCTCCAAGACCGCCAAACCCACCAAGTCCTCCATCTTCTCCTTCTTGTTGTTGTTGTGGCTGTGGGGCGTCACCATTAACTATATTAAAGTCGCCATATAATCTATCCACACTATCAAAAATACCAGTTTTCTTAATGATATTTGCGGTCATAGCAAGTTCAGCTGCCATAGCCTTTTCTAATCTAATTTCATTAAGCATATCTTTTATTTCCGAATCTTTCATCTTCATTATGTCTCGAAGAGCTTTATGTAATGAAAGCATTGGTATTCCGTTTCCTGGGTCAGCCAATGCTGTTTGCATTGTAGAAATTCGTTTAGTTAAATCATCAAGTTCTTGTGTTTCTATTTGTGATGAAGGATTATGCAATGATAATTTAAAATTAGTTATGTCATCTCTAATACCCATCAGGTATAAATGTATCATAGCTATTTTATTGAGTTCCATTAATATGAATTGTTGTATTCTATTAATCATTCTAGAAAATCTAACATCAATGAACGATAAATTTTGGCCTTTACCATTAGCTTCTTGAAAATTTAAGAATGTTTTTGGTACCCTCATAGCGCAAAGCATTTTTTCTTGCATGTACTCAATATCTTCCATTTGTATCTGGCTATTTCCAGCAGGAAGGTTTTCTATAGGGCTAGCGGCACCTTCATTACGCACTGGAATAAAAAAATCTCTAGTTACGTCAAGAAAATTTTTTCTCAAATCTACTTGTCCAGTTGCTGGGTCTATAATTTCTGTCCTTTTAAATCTATTTGCTATGTCATCTATAAGTGCTTGAACGTCACTGGTATCAAGATTACCTACATATATTTTAAAAACTCTTCTTTCGATAGCTTTATCTAACCGCCAAATAAGCATTGCGTCTTCCATCATTGACCACATTCTCCAGGCCCTTCTGGCTTTATGTAACATTGATACACCATAAGGTAAGAAGAACGAATCGTTAAGTAGTCTAAAATGTGCCACTTGCCAATTTTTATACGGGTTATTTTGATTATGCCCAAGCCATACAAATTCAACTTCATCTGGTTTTATCTCGCTTGTACCACCAAATGCTGTAGCATACGATGCCCCATAACCATTTTCGATTCTATCAACTTCATAAACTGGAAGCATCATCCAACCAAGAATTCCATCGTTTTTTGATATATTTAATAATTCAAACGTGTTACCGTATTTTGCCACGTGTCTGGCAATCATTGGTAAGTCTGTGTAGATATGTAATCTATTTACAAATAAATCATCTAATATAGCCTTTATTCTTTTAGATTTTGATTCTATAACCAACATAGTACCGTCTGATGTTATTGGACAAACCTCTTCAGAAACAATATCTAATGCTGTTCCTATTTCTGGAGTTCCATCCATTAAATCGACGTCCCTATACATTAATTTTACGGCTGTATAGCCAGTAAGGCTTGCCATTGCATTATCAGCCCCAGCCTTTTTCCATTGATAAGCTAAATATTTCTGTTGTTGTAACGACGCAAGTTGTTTTTCGTAATCAGCTTTATCGTTTGTTGTATATAATACACGATTACCGTCACCTTTGCTTGTAAGGAGGTCATCAGATATACCAACTCTGTTTGGGGACCTAAATGCTTTGTCCAATCGTTGAAATATGGTCAAATTGTTGTTTGCCATTATATGTAAATTTTAATTTTTATCTATTATTCCATCAATATAATATACTTATTTTCAATAAAAAGTGAATTGTATTTCTTCAAATAAATAGTCTGATAAGCTTTATTACTAATACATTGACTTTATGCTTTACGTTTTTTATTTTTTTAATAAAAAAATGAAAAAAACAGAAGAAACCATAGCAAAGCTATTTTCAAGAGATACTTTTATATCTAAAATTGAAAAATATATGTCATTAGATAAAAGAATTTTGGCTGAATTATTAGCCTTACATGAAATATTATATAGTGATACTAACAAAAAATGGTGCCCAGGAATAGAAGCACCAACTATGTTATGTGATTGTACATCTACATCTACATCTTGCAAAGATTATATTGCTGCTGGGACAATTATATCTGCACAAGCATAAAAATTATTTTACATAAATTCCAAGAGGAACATATTGCAATAGTTTGACATTATTCTCAACCAGCTTAGCTTGTTCTTCAATCATATTAGCTGGACGCAAACGCTCAAGACGTTTAGTAAGCGCTTCCATGGCTGCATCGTATTCTTCTTTACCTTGCTGTAAAAGCATTTGATAATCCATTGTCATTTCTGCCTGTGGAATATTAACCTTACCGCTAAATTTACCCCTTATAAGTCCTAACGTTTGTTTTGCCTTAGCAACAAGCAATTGTCTAACAATAACTTTTGCTGGCTCGTTTAAATATAAATAATCAAGATTTTCCATTGGCACCTGATAAGGACTCAATATAACGTCATCAGCATGAAATCTCATACACTCATCTTCAGTTTCTGGCGTTGTATCATAATATGTATACCATACTTCGCAGCCTATCAAGCCGATACTTCCGTTCATGTGTCCACCAAACCCAAACGACAACCTACTTCCAGGTGTAGAAATTAAATGTAAAAGATGTGTTCCATCTGGTCCAGCAGTAACTTTATAAGTCAAATCGCCACGGAATAAACTACTTTTAAAATTAAGGTCTGATGCCATATACGCAACATCTGCGGCTTGGGTTGTATAAAATCCGCCCATTCCAGCTCCATATCCATAACCAGCGCCAACTTGGCCAAGTCCTGGCATGAATCCTACGCCACCACCCATATAATTTGCAAACATGGCCATGTCGGTCATCGGAGGATTAACATACATAACTCTATTAACCGTCCTTCCAGCTGGAATTACATATACCTGCTTACCGCGTTCAATAGTAATGAAATCTTTTTTAAGTTCCCAAGGTCCATTTTGCTGTAATCCAACTTCCTTAGAAAACCAATATGAATACTCTTTACTTAAATCCAAACTTCGCGTCATAAACCCAAAAGCTAATTCCTGTGCATTTGCCGTGTTTTTTCCGTAAAAAGCCATCCAATTATTATCAATTATCTCGTTTAAAACTTTTTCTCCATAATCTTCTATGGCAACTTGCAATAAATCACATAATTGTTCATCAGTTAATTCAACGCTTCTAACTGGTGCTCCTAATATACGTCTAACCTTTTTAAATAGGTTTTGGATTTCTTCAGTCATTTTTGTCATATATCAAAATATATTTACCATAAATAGTTTATATTCCACGAAGCAACCAATTATATGCATCAATTTGATTGGTTCTAGTGACAGTGGTTGTCCAACAAAACGGCAATAAATCTGGATTCTTATTGTTTTTTATATCGATACGGCCTTTTGTTTTGTCATCGACAGTATCGTTACCCCTCCAAGCTTGTAGATTAACCTTGATTTTTTTCTGTGCATTAATTTGTTTTTGCATAGAATATGTCATTACAAACAACGCCATAGCTAAACAGGTTAGCGTGTCGTCGTGGCACCCGTCTTGATGGTCAATTCTTGCTGCTGCCCCCTTATAAATCCAAGTATCTAATTCGTTAATAGTTCTTTTTGAACGTAATTTAATTTGATTTGTTTTAACCAAATTTGCAAAGTTTGTTAACATTTGGAATCTAACAGAATTGCAATGAAATCCAGGAAGTTTTTCTTCAGAAGTTTTTTTTAGCGATGAAGCTTCTCTTTGTGCTGTATAATTTTTAAGCTCTGGGTCGTCATAGTATAAATTTTTATACCCAAGTCTCATCATTGTTAAAATGCAAGCATCTCCAGTACCACCAATACAATCAACAGTGCAAAAAGCTTCAAAATACATCATACCGTATTTATACGCCAATTCTCCGATAACGTCTCCAGTTTGTTTTCCGTGATACTCTAGCACTTGTTCAATACAAGGAGTGCCATCGTCATCGATTCCATCCATATCAATTATTTCTATAGCTGTTCTGTCAGAAGCATCTCCGCGAGAACAGTCAACACTAATAATGTATCTATGACCTTCAATCGGCTCTTTCCAAATCCATGTATCTTCAACAATAGGGTCTGAATATAACGGGTCTTTTTGATTCAAATTACGCTGCATTTCAATAAATTCTGGTTCAACAACGTTTGACGCAGAACCTAGAAACGAAACATCAAGTTCTTGAGCTATTTTTTGAGAATCATTATTAAATTTTTTGCACATGTTTAAGTACCATGGAGACCTAGGCTTCCACCCATCATTTTCTAATGAACGCCATCTATCTTCGTCATAAGTAATATTGCCCTCAGAATCTATATATTTCTCCTTAAGAACTTCAATTTCCCCAGTATCTGGGTTTTTTTTAGTCCACTCAAGCCATTTATTATATCTTGGGTCTTGGAACCATTTAAGTGCAACAAGCCTAAAACCGTTCCAGTCTATTGTGCCCTCCATTTTAGCAAGCCTACAAGTCTCATAGTATAATAAATCTTTTCCGTTAGGAGTAGAAATCATGACTATATGTCCACCAGTTGAAACGGTTGGAAGTGCTGAAGCATATACATCCACGCCGTTTTCAATAAATGCAGCTTCATCGAATATTAACCACGTTACACCACCGACACCACGAGAAGCGTCTGGTCCAGATGAACGAGCAACTACTCTACATCCATTTTTCAAAACTAATTCTTTTGTGTTACATGTAGTAAAAATAACATTTTTGTTTTTCGGTGGTTTCATTGGGTCTCCAAGCGATGCAATGTCATCGCCCCACATCCATAACGGAAATTGTAGTAAGAAATCTCTAATTTTAATTAACATTAATTGAGATAAATCCAACGTATTACCGATAACCAATACTGTTTGCGGTGATTCTTTATCAGCTAAACACATCTCACAACTAAGAAAACCAGCCGTTGTTGTGGTAATTCCAGCCTGCCTTGGCTTTGTTGTTACAACGTTGTTTGAATTTCCTAATTCTCTACATAAATCTTGTTGTCTAGGAAATAAATTAAATAAGACATCTCTACTTTGAGTCGCATCGTATGTCTTTAAAAAATGAGTTATCATATAAATTCTTGATTTGTCAGAATAGCATTTCGCGTATTCTTTTGTCAATTCATCATAATCTATTATCATATATACATAAATTAATTCTGTTTTTTAGTTTGATTTTACTAAAATAACATTATATATTTATATATAAATACCTTGATACTATGATATTTGAAAATAAAACATATGAAGAATTGTTAGATTTACAAGACACACTAGAAAAGGAATATGAAGAGATAAAAAAAGATTGTCTAAAAGAAAGACTTGAATTTGATAAATTTTGTGAAAAAAGTAAACCAACTAAAGAAAAATTATACTTTATATCAAAATATATAAGATTAAAACAACCGCCAATTATTGTTTATGATAAACAATGGAAAGGTGATTTTTATTCTTTGGAAGAATTTATAGAAAAATGTAAAAATCAAGAAATTAATGACAATAACGGTTACGGTAATTACGCAACATACAATTCAAAAAGCGATGTTAAAATATTACCATCTGATATCCTAGAGAATATATACAGAAAAGATTTTACCCATGTTATTTGGTTTAAAAAATAGCCAATGTTTATTTTGCGGTCCAAACATATTTAATTAACCCACAATCCCAAATTCTGTCATAGCCAAGAGCTTTAGTCATTTCTGTCTCTGTCATTGTTAGTGGTAAGTTATATGTCTTATTTAATTTCTTTTTATTAAAAGATATTTTATGATACAACAAAGTGTCAGTGTTATCTAACACATTAAAATACTTATATGATGCATTTGTTTCAGAATGTAACTTAAAACCTATTTTAGTATAAAGGTTATTTTCTGGGCTAGAAAATCTTTTGTCAGCAAAAGATACGATATTTGTTGGTTTTTTAGTTTGTACAAAATAATTTAGCATTTTTCCGCCCAACCCCCTACACACAGTATCAACATCTGTTGCATACCTATTTAATTCCCACTCTTCACCAGAGTTTATTGGGTTACGTTTAAACGTCATTACACCACACAAATTATCCGACATATAAGCACCGATATATACACTTGATTTTGAAAATCCTTGAATATGGTTTTTATTTAAAAATTCTTTAGCCACCACTTTTGAAATTTCAACAATTTTACACTGTCTTGCGTTTATTTTTTTAAGATTATTTTTCTTTTTAAAATAAAACTTTAGTTTATCTATTATTAAATTTTTAGATGAAATATATTCAGTATCATAAACTAAAATAAGTTTATATTCATGAGAAATACAATAATCATAAACAGCTTTATTATAACTATTACTTAATGATTGTGAATAACTACCACACTTTTTAACTGTAACCAAAACAAAAACCCCACTACATTTATCAGACCTAATAATTAAACGCATATCAGGAACAGACGAATCATCAATTATGGCATCGTCAAACATACAACTAACTTCATTATAAAAATCAAGTTCATTTTTATTTAATTTGTTTTTAGCAACATTAGTTTCTTTATTGAAAAATAAAGAAAATTTTCTTTCTGAATGTATTTTTTTAGAATCTTCATTTATATGAGTCCTAATGTCTTCAATCCATTTATTTTTAGAAATTTTATGGTACAAAAATGGATAATTTTTTCTTATATCCATTATAGAAACAAACTTTTCAGCTTCTTTTTTACAATTATCTATATTATCAAAATAACCATTTTCTTTTTTAGAACTAAACGGAAAAAATTCATCAATCCATCCGTACTCTCTTGATACATTATGTGCTCTACTGTAATTTTTTTTAAATTCTTCTTTATTTTTACACAACATAGCAGCTGCTTTGCAAGTTTCATAAGTCCATTTTTTATTGGAGGAACCTAAAGAGCCGCTATTTATACCAGTTTTACTTTTATTCAAAATGTTCCAACCAAGTCTTTGATATTCAATCACCCACTTTTCTTCTTCGTTCAAACTTTCATAGCCATCTAAACCATCGATGATAATTTTAATTTGCGGTATTTTTATGTTTTCAGCTTGTGAATACTTAAAAACAGTGTCTTTTGTATCAACCCTATGAGCATAATCACGTCTTTTAATATCAACAGTTCTCCCAACATATACTGATTTAGTTTCTTTAAATTCATATGAATAAACACAATGTACTTTGTCCTTCAATGATAGATAAAGCGGTTCTCTAGTAAAATATTTTTCTGAAAACTCATCAATCCACCCGTTAATATTAGAATTTCTGGCGGCAATAGAATATTTTTTATAAAACTCACCCCTATTCCTGCATTCTTTAGCTGCGTTTTCGCAATGTTCCTTAGTATCCCAATACCCAGCTGGTTTTATTTTTCTTGGACCAAATTCCCTATCTTCAGAATTTATGTCGATTCCACATTCTGATAAAGCTTCTTTTACTTTTTTTGGTGATGTGTGTATTTGTTTAGATATTTTAACAATACCAACCCCAGAAACATAAAGATTTTTAATTTTTTCTCTTACTTCTAACGTTATTTTCATATTAATCAACTACTTTATTTATAATACAAATAAATAGTGAAACAAACAAGAAAAAAAACCATTGTTTACATAAAAAGCATAAAAACATTAATGCTCACGTATAATTCAACTAGTGTGTACGTTACATAAAAATAAAACATAAAAAAAGGGACGTTTTAATTAACGTCCCTTTAAATTATTTAGAATCAGTTATTTACTAACGCAATTCTTGAGGGTCCCATTGAAGCAAACCATCGACAATCACGCTTCCATAGAAACGGTTGTTGACACATTTCTTTGCATAACGGGTCATAATACCCTTAACAGGTGCAAAGTTGTGAGGATTGTAAATCAACGGAGTAAGCTGCATAGGAATATATGGAGCATAGATATAACCAGTGTCAAGAAGAGATTTACCCTTATGACCGATGATTATAGACCAAGCTGGTGAATATGGGTCACGATATACTTGGTAACGGTTCTGTAAAGCACCGACTCTTTCGATACCCATATTGTATTGGTCGCTCTCAGGAGAAGCATCACTTACGTGGAAGTATTCAAGGTTGTCAAACAAAGCACTAATTTCGCTAGAAACAACGATGAAGTTTGCACCACCACGAAGAGTTGATTTGTGGATTTGAGCTGAAATTTGGTTAATTCTAACGATTAACTCTTGGTTCCAATCTTTTTGAGTGTAGTTGGTTGAGAAACCAGCTTGTCTTCTCCAACCGTTAACATCCCAACGAAGTTTCCAAGGAGCATATTTACGAAGGTCACGCAAAATCTCACGGTCAATCTCAGCGGCAATTTGTTCTGCTAACAAAGCAGACAATTCAGCTTCAGCATCAATGTTATGGAACGCAGAAACGTCTTGGGCAAGCTCAGGAGACCAAGTTGCACGAAGTTTTCTTTCTTCAACGGAAACAGTAACGCTGTCAAGTTTGAAAGAAACTTCACCAATTTCAGTTTCAAGCTCTAATGAGTCATATTGACACCAAGCAACACCGAACAATGATTTGTAATCATCTTGTTCTTCAATTCCGATGTAACCATCAAGAGTTTGGCCTTGTTTTCTGGTTGGTTTTGCTAAATCAACATCAAGATAGATGAAGCCTTCGGCATCACAAGCTGAGTTGTATTCAACAATACCTTTACCATATTTTTGGGTTACCACTCTGAAAGGAACACCTTCATTTGTTTCGAAGCATGAATATTCATCAGAAGTGATGTCTTTTTTCATGTAAATCTTCAAAGAAGCCAAGAAAGCTTCAGTATCCATTTCGTTTCCATCAGGACCAGTAAGTTTACCAGCATTGAAGCCAGAGAAACCACCAACTTTCAAAATAACGTTACGAACACTACCATCAGCATACAATTTCACTTTGTGGTTAGCATCAACATCAACTAATTTGTAATCTTCAAAGACAACAGGAGTTATATCACCATCAGCAGCAACGCGGATTCTGATTTTACCTTTTGAGTTGTCATACAAGAAATCGTTATAGAATAAATCGTATAATGACCTTTGATGATAAGTTGTTACGCTTGGACTTTTTTGTCTGATAATTGCATCAGCTGTTGCTTTTTTACTAGCTTCATCATAAGTTGTTGCATCAGCAATTGGAGTCCAAGTTTTACCACCATCTGTTGATTCTTCAAATTCCATAGGCATAACAGCTTCATCTGGCAAATAGAAACGATTCCATTTATTGCCATTTCTGCGGTCTGTTCTCTCATAACCTTGAAGACCTCTATGACGACCAGTATCACCATCGGTTAGTTCACCTTCAGTTGCTTGATTCCATTCTCTTTCAGAAGTAACAGGAATCATGAAGAACAACTTACCGATAGGAAGGTTCATAGCCTGTACTGAAACGATGTCATTAGCAAGAAGTTTGCTGAAGACACGGCGAATAATTGGGAAAACAACAGTTTCGAAAGAACCGCTGTTATTAGCATCGGTAGCTTCGGAAAGAAGAACCTTTGCTTCGTTTTCGAAAAGCATTGAGATATTCTCTTTCATAACGCCTTTAAGACCTTCGGTCAGACCAAATTCGTCCCAGCGTTTTGAAATCTCTTTTCTGATTCTTTTTTGCTCGTTAAGTTCGATATTACCAACGAGTCCTGAATTTAAAAATTCTCTCATTTTATTAATTTCTTTTTATATCCTTATTTTTATTTTTTTTTTACCATTCTAAAATCCTATTCATCAAATCCTTTGTTTTAAGAAGGTCTTTTGATGCATATTGTTGGACTTCATTTAATTGTTTTGTACCTTTTGCGGTCATTGATGATTCATTCAAATTCAAACCGCTGTTTGAGTGAGACTTTTGAAGTTCTCTTTGAATTGTTTCAAATAAAGCATTTGACTGTTTCACAGTTTTAGCATCACTAGCAAATCTGTTTACAATGTCAACTTTTTCTTCTTGTGTTGTTACATTTTCAACAAATAGTTTTGTAATTTTTCCTAAATTATGATTTGTAACATAAGCTTCATTCAAATTTTTAAGTAAAGATTTAACAGATTCTTTAAGTTCTTTGTTTTCTTTTTTAATTTTCTTCATTTCAGAAACAATTTCTTCATATCCATCAGTGGCTGTTGAAACGTGTCTTTTATTGTAAGGGCCATGTTCTTTTCTATTGTTAGGAATTCTACTCTTAGCAGTACTCCTTTGTTGAACAGCACCTCCAACGTTAGCGCCACCTTCTTCAACATCTCCACTCATTTCTGTGGAATCCATTGTTTCATCCTCTTCATTTACAGTATCCTCAAATGGTGTTCCTTTCGATTTTGAATCACCAGCAAATGGTTTTTTAGTCCCTTTAGGCACACCAGCATCCCAATCTTTTTTTCCTTTGGCTGGTTCATTATTGGATAAACCAGATATAGGGTCTTTGTCTTGGTAATTGTCAGTGTAACCAAGGTCAATTTCAAATAATACTTCGTTTTTATTTTTCTTCATTGGTTTTCTAGATTTTCTATTTTCATTAATGTTATTATCAAAATCGTCAAACTCATCGTCATCTGAGCCCAAATCTAAATCGAAATCATCATCATTATTACCATAATTGCCATCAAAATCTTCATCATCGAAGTTTTCATCATTGTGCCAATCGAAATCTTGATAAAGCTCGTCAGATTCTGGTTCATAGTCAGAGTCATTGATTTCGTCATCGTCTGGAAAACCAGCGATTCCTGAAAAATCTTCATCTTCATTTAATTGAGTATCATCTTGTGTCGGTTCCTCACTATATTGTTCTTGGTCGTTATCACCAAAATCAATAACATATTCTGTGTCTGCTGTATTATCTATTAATTTGATAGTGCCACCATCCTGTCTAACAACTATGTTGTCATCATTATTTAATAGTTTATACACCTTTACCACTGCATCTTGGTCTTTCTCACCAGTGAGGTCATATGTATTATCTCCTACTTGATACTTTGAAAATACATCTTCTTCTCCATTTTGTTGGCCATTCTGTTCAGCATTTTCACCGTACATCGGTTCTTCAGCTGGCATATTGTTTGCTGGGTCCTCTTCGCCAGGTTCCTCTTCGCCAGGTTCCTCTTCGCCAGGTTCATTTTCTGGTTGTTCTTGAGCCTGCATTGCTTCGCCATCTTGTGGCATCTGGGTATCGTTTTCGTCCTCATCAACGTCACCAGATTCTTTTTCTTCTTTAGATTTTTTTTTCTTTGTATCTTTAGGACTTTCTTCGTCACCGTCAAGTACTTCATAATCGCAATCTTCATCGTCTTCACATTCTTCTCGTAAAGCAGTCTTAACAGCTTCACTTAAAAGAGTGTTAAGCGATTTTTTGCTTTCTTCCTTTAGCGCGGCAGTTATATTATCCATTTCAAGTAATGCCTTTTGCGCTATTGTTTTTTTAGTATGATTGCTCATCTTTAGAAAATTTTCTTTTTATTTTTTTTTTATAAATAGCTTATTCAATTAAAAAATACATTATAAATCATGTATTTTTGAATTATACAATAAGTAAATAGTTTCAATATTAAAAATTAAATTAACCAATCATTAAATTTGTTAATTTTTTCATCAATTAATCTTGTTTCATCATTTTCTTTACTTTCAATGTATGGTTGTAACCCTTCAATACCGCTTGTTGAGATATAGGCCCCATTTGTTGACGGTGAAGATACGACATCCCAGCAAATAATTTCATAGTCATCAGCCACATATAACGTACCCATCTTATTTGATACAGTGCCAAGTCCTCTTGACGAAACACCAATTTTAATTCCGCTTAGCAATAAATGGGCAACTTGGTCGCCTTGACATGTAATAAGTCCATATCTTCTAAAACCTTCTGAAATCAGAACTTCCATTTTACCTACCAATGTATGTCCTTCCCAATGTAGTTCTGTTATATTGATAGCGGTTCTTGATAAATCGATTACTGATTCTGACGGGTGGTTGCAATTTTTAGTCCAATGGCATCTGTTATTATCCATAACATACCAAATGTGATTATCAACTTCAACACACATAACATCACCATCGTAATCAACTTCATTAGTAGTCATAAATCTTTTATCTGTGTAAATCCCATTAGTAAGTGATTTATATGAAAAATATAAATCGTGTGAATTTTCACCTAAAATAATTCTATCTTCAATTATTCTGTCATAATTTCTGTTTTCAACAGAAAAAGTTCCAGAATATCCAATTTTCAATTGTATTTCATTCAAATCCAATGCCAATCTTTTTGATGTTGAGAAAACATCATCGGACAATGATTTTTTTGTTCTTCTTTTGTCACCCCTAATTCTACCATCACCAAGCACAAACCAATCATAAAAGATTCTTAAAATTTCTTTTGATTGTTGCTTTAATTCAAAAGGAACAAATTTATCATAGCATAATCCAAATTGTTCTACATACTTACAAAGTCTCATGTCTGATATAACAAAAGTTTTAGCGCCTGTTTTACTTGTATTAACAGTAAAAGGAATACCCCACTCTTCTAACATTTTTTCTATTTCAACACAAACACTCTCTTTCTTCTGGTGTATGTTGACTTTATTACTTTTACTAGTTTTTTTAGAATGAGAGCCTTCAGACAAATATATACCCATAAATTTCGCAAAAACATCCATTGGTATAACCAAATCGGATGAGTATTTTTCACGAAGTTCTTTTTTCATTCTATTAGACAAATTATTAGGCTCTATTTTCGGTATAATCATATACTCGTCATTTCTGCCAACCCACTCACCAGTTTTTGGGATGTAAAAATGTGAATACGAGTCATTATCCATTAATTCTTTAGCTGTGACAAATTGTCTGAATTTATGATTTCTGTCAAATAGTGGGTATCCATGGTCTGGAGTAACAACATCGTTAATTTGTCTTCCATTAATATTTATCATTTTTCCAGAATAATGGTACTTTACAACATTTTTAATTGGTTGTATCTCAATTTCATTGGTTTTTGTATTCAACGTCAATATGTTTTCACCAATTTTAACCTCAAATAAATGTTTCCAACCAGTTTCAGTTAAAACCATAGCTTCTGGTCTATAGCATTCACCTATGGCAGCTCTATCTTGAATTAATTTTTGGTATTTTTCAACTTCTCTTTTTAATACAGACTCTGGATAAATTCTACCATTAGCGTTTTCCAGACCGAATTTTTGAAAAACAGCCGAAACAATAAATGGTTTTGGGCAATAAAAATCGCCATTCTCTCTACCAGAATTTATATCTTCGAACAATTTTTGGTTATCACCAACTTTACTGGAAATAAATCCGTCATTTTCAATTAAAATTCCAGTTCCAGTTTCGCCTTTTTTTATTTCTACTAAATTTGTTCTATCCATATTATATATTATAACTCGTCTGGGTGAATGTAGTCATCCGTTATTATTCCTTTGTCGCTTTGCATTTTTGCCATTTTATCAACAAATTTAAAGTAGTCAGAATCCCTTTTTGATTTGTATGATAATTTTTTCATAGACTGTTTCCAGTCATTTGTTTTATCTATTGCGCCGATTATAAGTTTTTCAAATTCATCATAATCGGTCATTGATATGTTTCTCATAAGATATGGTATGCTTTTTCCGTCAATTCCATCAAAACCACCAGAAAACAACGACCATAATCTCGGCCCAACACGCATCATCCAAGGTTCTGCTTTAATAAAACTTGTTTTGTTTATAATTAGTTTGGATAATGACTTATTTTGTGGTAAACCATGAGATATGAACAACTCCATTAAAGCGCTAATGGTTTCACTGAGTAATACTGGAAATATTTTAGCTTGTACAGAAATACGAGTTTTATTCTCACTATTTCCAAGTTTTACAATTGAACAACCTATTTGCTTTTTATCTTTATCTGTAATTGAATCTTCGCTTTTAAGAAACAGCAATAAAGTATTTAAAATTAAAATTTCATGATATAATTCAGACAATTTTTCATTTTCTATTGGTAAATCTTGACAATAGTTTTTACTATCTCTTGAAAAGCACATTCCACATCCAACGCATAACGCTAATAAAAGTTTTCGTTTATTTATTTCATGTTTTAAACTTATTCCAGCATCTTTATTTTGCATGTCCCCATCTATTGGGTCAAGTATAATATTCTCATCTCTCATGTCAATATTATCACATAGCTTTAAATCAATCATTATAAAATCATCTGGAACTCCAAACAATTCAATTACGTAGTTAAAACATGCTTTTTCAAGGTTTTCACGTACTGGTTTTTCAAGTTCAACACATTTAGCCATTAATTTAGAAAGCCTTAGTTCAATATCTGCAACCGTATTCAACCCAGACATTATTTTGTTTTTCAAAAGTCCGTCAAATGTTGGTACTACAATTTTTTCAATCCATGATTCGCCATTAACTTCATATCCGCTTAAACAGTCACCAAAAAATGTGGTGTTGTTTGCCATGTCGTTAATAATCTTTTCATTCATTTCTAAACCCATATTATTGCCAATATCGGAATTTGCTCCTTTAACAGAAGGAACAATATCGTTTAATTGTGATTCATTTAAAAAGATTGTTCTCATCTTTGATGAATGAAATTTTATTTTAATCTTCAATTAAATTACCGTTAGCAAAATAGCTTCCTTCGTACATTAAAATGCTTGGAAATTTATCTTTGCATAAAAACGGATATTTAATACCACGTCTCTGCATTTCAAGCACTGCGTGCCTTACAGCTTTATATTCTTCACTATTTTTACTATAATCCTCTATATTTGAATAAATTTCTTCAAGTATTTCTGGTGTCCAAGATTTATAGCCAGTGTTAGTATTTACAGCTTCTTCAAATAAACCTTTCTTGATTGCAACACCATTGTCTAACATCTTACCAAGTCTCATTTCCTCTATTTTTGACTTGGTGTACAATTTTGACTCATTTGGATAACCATCGCCATGAACTCTTAAGCCAGCGTTGTTGTTTATGGCTTTTTGAACATCTTGATTGTTTGCAATAGCAGATTGGACTGTTTCACCTTTTGCAACATTTAAATCGACAACTGGTTTGTCATCGTCTGATTGTATAACAGCATTAACATCGTTACTTGTTTGTTTTGCCTTATTTATATCGTTCAGTGTTTCTGGACTTGTAAGTGCTTGTGTAACTGATGATACGTTGTTGCCAGCTGGTTTAACAGAAACGTCAACGCTTTCTTGTATGTGTCGTAATTGGGCTTTTGTTATTATAAATTTCTTTTTCATACTATAAATTTTTATTTATATATTATGCAAACGGAGAATCGAACGGCGATTTAGTATTACCTTTTTTTGTTTTTTTATTAACTTTGTCTATTGGGTCTTTTTCATGGTTATCGTCATTCGCCATTAACACTTCATGTATTTTATCTAATTGACCTTTTGTGAAAATAAAATTTTCATACATATTATTATCATTTGGTGTTTCATCTCTATCTAACATACTTTCAGCGTATGCTCGTACTGCTTTTTTGTCGGTATCACTTAATTGGTTAATTATACCCATTGTACTGTCATCACCCATATCACCAATATTGTCTCCATTTTCAGGCATACTTCCCATATCGTCTTGTGGCATATCAGTATTTCCCATGTCATTCATTGGTTGGTCCATAGGAGGTTCTTGGTCCATAGGAGTATCTTGGTCCATAGGAGTATCTTGTCCAATTGGTTCCGTATCAATATTAGAAGGTTCAGGCACGTTTTGCTGTGGCATAGAAAAAGCACCTTCACCATTATCGACTGGTGCAGAAGGCGCTTTTTTCTTTATTTTAATAACTTTTTTTTTATCTTCAGAAATACTACTTACTTGACTTTTTTTTTAAAAGCCGAACCAGTCTTTAATTGGTAAAGAACATCGTTAGTAATTTTTTGTACTAATTCGTCAAAAGGTTTTCCGTCGCCAATTGTTTCCCCAAATGGTTGTTCGCTATACACGCTTTCGTCATTCCAATCTTCACCCCACTGATTTTTATCTTCTCCAGTTTGTGGCAATGTGAAAGGTTTTTTCCTATATCCAGGATGTTTACCGAATACATGTAGCTCATCTTCTGATAATATTTTTGATACTACATTTTCAACAATTTGGTCCATTTTTTTACGTTTAGATTCTAACATTGCGTTTGGATTAGGATTACATCCATCGCCACATTCTTCAATTTCATTGTTTTCATTGTCTAAATCGTCGTTTTCAAACTCATCATCTGAAAAATCATCATTATATTCTTCACCGAAATCAATGTTATCGTCATTGTCGTATTCCGTTCCTAAATCTGACTCATCGTTACCTTCAATTTCGTCTTCAGACTCAAAATCATTGTCACCGTCAAAGTCATCTTCATTGTCATAGTCGTCTGTGGCGCCAAAATCTAAATCTAAATCATCGATGTCGTCATCAATGTCAATATCATCTGTTGTTACATCACCATCAATGTCAGCATTGTCTTCTTCGCCATCAGCAAATTCATCGTCGTTTGCAATATCTTCATCAGAACCCTCAACATCTTCACTGTCTTCTGGCATATCTTCATCAGAATCCACAGCATCTTCATCTCCTTCTGGCATATCTTCATCTCCTTCTGGCATATCTTCATCAGAATCTATAACATCTTCATCTTCTGAATTGTCAATATCACCATCGACACCTAAATCAATATCATCGTCAGAATCAATATCATCGTCAGAATCAATATCATCATCTGATACTTCATAATCAAAATCGTTGTCTTCTTCTTCATTCACACTTTTATTAAATGGAGCATTGTTTTTGCTGGTATCAGCTTCACCAACTCCAGAAGTGTTAGGCAATCCTTCGTCCCACTCTTCGCACTCTTCAGATACCACTTCTTGATTATCCATTTCCCAACCTATTTTTTTAGGGTCTTTACCTTTACACAAACCTCTTGACCCCCAGTCATCTTCAGAAGAACAACAACATTCTTCTAGTTGGTCTTCAGATTTTTTTGGTTCATCTTTAAAAGGTGCAGCTTTCTTTTGCAAGCCTTTAGTTTTTTGTCCGTTATATTCTGGCTTTGCATTAGTTTTTGTGTACCCTTCACTACCAGATTTACCAGTTTCTGCTTCAGGATTTTTGTCATTGCATTTAACTGGGTATTTGTTCGGATTAATATCGCATGATTCGTTCATAATCATTGATACATTGTACATGATTTGGCGCTGACGTGCAATTTCACGCATCATGCTTTCGCTTGATTCAGTCATTAGCGAATTTGACATAAAACTATCAGTATTTTCCGTTTGTACATTTGAATCATACGCTTCATTTATAGAACCAAGTTTTAATTTGAAATGTTTTAGTGCATTCGCATAACTTGTATATTCATAATTTTTTTTATTGCAGAATCCGCCTAGATAGTCATAAGCTTCCGCAATATTTTCCTTGCCCTTAGGGGCTGATTTGATATAATACTTACTACATTCTTTAACTATACCATAATTAACTCCATCGGCGCCCAATTTATGGTATTCCAATGTGCAATTAGGTGTTCTTTTATCTTCATTAAGTTCTTGTCCGTAAGTATAAAGCCCTTTCATTCTGGCTAGGGTTTCTTCAAAACTTGACATATTGTTTAATATTTTTTTCGTAATAATTATTTTCGTTTTTTCATATAAATAGGTCGAATAATAGAAAATATTATTAAATATATCTTTATTCGTCAATTGAATTTAATTCATTATATGAATTTTGGATTATATTAGTTAATTTATCAATATATTCAATTCTACGAAGAGTTTTAAATATAATATTTCCGTTAGAAATTTCTTTTTTGCTTTTAGATAAGCTTTCTTTTCTCATTTTTTTAATTTCGTCAAATAAATCTAATGCTTTTTTGTTAATTTTTTCTAATTTATAATTATCTTGTCCAGATTGTTCATATTCGTTAGACAATTTGTCTATTTTCTTAGTATATATAGACACTATTTTACAGATAAGAGATTTGTTAATTTTGGATGACGCCAATGTTTTTCTATTCGGTTCTTCAATCCATTCATCTGATTCTAATGAATAAACACCAGTTGAACATCTATCATTATTAATATCTTCAACATACATTTCAACAGGAAAACCATATATTGTTAAATTTTTATGTTCGTCATTCCATAATTTTTTCTTTGAGTAAAAATAATCATTTACGAAATCAAAATTATCATCTATTTTTTTGAAATCATAAATCACATGTATATCTATATCCGAAAATTGTTTATCCCAATTAAAATTGGCTAGTGAGCCAGTAATAACAATGTCTTCTGGGTCAATCCAATCAACATTTAAAAAATCAATGAAATCATCGGCAATGTCAAGAAGTTTCATTCTTATTCTAGAATCCAATCTTTCATCTTTCCAAAATTTAGGGTTAAGGTTATGCTTTATGTTAAAAGATGATAAATCAACTTCGTCTGGCTCAAGATATTCTTCAATTTCTTTATCTTCATTTAACGTGAAAGGCATCGTTCCGTAATATTTACCACACTTTGTACACTTATAAATAGGTTCACCACAAATATATACCCCTATTTTCGCCCCACATTTATCACATTTTTCTGGAACCAATTTACCTTCATCGTTAAATACTGGTTTCTTATTGCTTTCATTTAATTCTTTTCTTTTAATTCCGTCATTTCTTTCAGTCCATTTTCTAAAATATAGATTACCACGCAAAAAAGCATCGCCTTCTATCTGTTCTAATTTTTTGTTACTTTCAAGACCATCACTATTTGTAAAATCAAGATTTTCACCGTCCAAATTCTGTATATGGTGAATCATTTCATGAGAAAAGCTTCTTAATATATCTTTAATATGCCTATCTTTACAGAAAACAACTATTTTTTTCTCTTCTGGAGAGTAGTATCCAGTTTTTATAAAAACTCCGTCTTGTTCGTCCCAATTAAGTTCTACTGTTGGAAACGGCTTAACATTTAGCCCTTCATTAGCCATGAAGTTGGCAATTGAAGTCATTAATTTTTGGATTGCGGTATTTTTACCTTCTGATTCATTAGATTCTTCTAATGCGCACTCTCCAGCACAAACGCCGTCCATAATTCCAGCGTTAACTTTGTTGTGCACTTGGTCTTGTGCCGAAATACTTTTTGATTCATAAAGATGTGATTGTTCTAGTTCTTCTCTTGTTCTAGGTTTAAACACTGAGAAATATTCTACATTAAGTATTTTTTGAAGCTGGCTAGCCCTCCACAATCCTTTATTGTTTTCTCCACCATAATTATGATTCCATCTAGTTGTTATTAAATCTGGATATCCATCAGTACCAACTAAAACAGATATCATAGATAATGCATATTCATCAAGAGAATCATCGTTTTTGTTTTCTGGTTTTTTTATAGCTTTAAAGTCGTCTCGTAAACAGATATAAAATTTTCCTCCGTTACCAGTATATTGTGAAAATTCACTATCATCATTACATATGCACCAATCAACATATTGAGACAATTTGTGTAAAATATTTTTTCCGCTTCCAATTGGAACATAACCAGCTTGAGGTGACGGCCTATCATCGATAGATATTATCTTATATTTATGACCATCATTATCTTTTATGAAATTAGATAATTTTAAATTTTCTTCTTCTTTAAATTTATTGTATCCGTCAGACAAAATACTTTCTAACTCAGTATATGTTAATCCGTTTAAATCGCTATCAAAATCGAAATCGTTACCAAATATAATATCCTTACACCTATACAATAAGTTCATGTATTTAGCCAACTTAGATATTTCGCCGCCTTTCATTTCTGCATAGTTAAAAGAATAAAACCCTAACTCGCCACAAGCTATTCTTGCTATTCCAGGCAAATATTGTTCTGGGCCACTATTAAAACCAACAGAAAATTGAGAATACAAGTTAAGCCTTAAAAAATCAATAAGTCTGTTTTTAGCACCAATTAAATACATATCGCCAGCTTGACCATGAGGAACGTTTGAAAATAATTCTTCTTTTGTGGAAAATACTTTATATGGGTCTAATTCATAGTCAACAACCTCTATTACGTGGCCAGAACTATCTTTAACTTCATGTGGATTATCTTTACCGTTTGGCCCACCAAGGTCACACCATTTATTTAATACCGAACTCCACACGAAAAAACGACCACTTCTGTTTTTAGCCACACTCCAGTATAATTGAGAAGCTGGCGAATCGCTTTGTGAATAAACTGAAAACCAACTAACCTTAACGATTGGGTCATTCAGTTTACTTTTTAATATCACAGGAACATTTTTAGAAATATGTTCCTCGACTTTAATTTGTATAGCCTTTTTACGTTTTTGTATTTCTTTATTTGTTAGTTCAAAAATTTTCATAAAATACTTATTGATTAAAATGTTTTATACAAAATAAATAGTATGAATTTTTTACAAAAAAGTAATTAAAAAAGCCAGACAAATGTTGCCTGGCTATATTATCGCTATTAACTAAAAATTACTCGTCGTACATTTTTTGCGTATCAACAACTTCTAGATAATCATTCCCACGTTGGAAATTTTCAAAAAAATTAATGTTCTTTTTTTCCTCTGTAGCACCAATGGTTGGTAATTTTTTGAGTACAGCAGGCATTAAGCCTTCAAATTCAGTACCTTCAATGTAATCATAAGTATTAAACTTGTCCATTTTATTATCTTTTTAAATATTATTATTTTCTTTTATTTAATTATTAGCCACTACTTCGTATACTTTAATGCCGTTTTCTGTGCTTTCAACCACATGGTATCCATCAGCAACAAACGATATTGGGCCATTTGGCTCGCTATATGACACAGCTGGGTTATACTCGTAAAATTTACCACCGTAAACTTTTATTTGTGCACTGCCATTAGTATAGTTTTCGTCTTTACAATTTAATAAGAATTTATAGTTGCCATTAGCATCTTTTTCACTGCTTTCTCCAAGCATTTTGAATGTTCCACCATAAATATTAATAGCGCCTTGTTCTGAATACACAACGTGTGTATATCCTTCAAAATCACCATCCATTATATTCACGGTTGCCGATGAATTACTTAACCAAACGCCATAACTATCAGTTCCTGCACTGCAAGTTAACTTTCCATTTCCAAGTACATCCACCTGTGTTACGCCAGTTCTGGCAATCAATAATGCTGCGACATCTTTTCTTTTATTTGTGTATGTGTATCCAGAAAAATTCAATTTAAACTTACCAGAAGCGAAAGTACCAAATGCAAGTCCGTTTCCAACAGTGTCAGCACTTAATACATACCATCCAGCATCTGACATTGATGACCCAAAGTTATTTAACACTGGCTCTGCTGTATACCCATCTGCTATAGTAAAATCATTGGTAAAATCTGATATTTCAACACCTTTAAACTTTACATTGCCTTTTTTAACATTGATTTTGTTTGCTCTAACAGCCGAATTCAAAATCAAGGTATTATCACCAGTCTCAACTGTCAAATTATTGTATTTTCCAGCAAGAGTTACAGTAGCGTTTGGTGCTTGAATATCAATGTCGGCCAAATTGTCTTGGTTTGAATTGCCATTACCAATTGTAAGGTTTTTGGTTCCATTATATTCAACTCCAGCATTTTCGCCTTCGAAAGCTAAACCAGTAACACTAATCGTAGTTGCCGTTACATTTTCATCAGAAATATGGACAGTTCCAGTGGTTGTAGCGTATTGAGAAGATGCTGTACCTAGTTGCTTGCCATTCAAATAAATATCAGTATATTCGCCACCCATTAAATTAACACTGGCATTAGGTGAAGTTAAAGAAATTTCAACTGGTTCTTCATTTGTGTTTATTATTGTAACTGTTTTTGTACTGTCGTTTTTGATTGAAGCGCCATCAGCGACATCTCCAGTAATTTTAAGACTTTTTGGTAAATCAGAAGGTATTTCAATATTACCCAATGTTTCACCTTCTTGTAATTCAACATTTACAGTACTTCCAGTAACACCGCTAGCCCCGTTAATAGCGTTCATAACTTCTTCATCACCAGGTCCTGGCTCTGGTGCTGGTTTAGGGCCAGGTGTTTGGTCTTCGCCAGTAGAACCAGTTTCACCAGTTGGCTCTGGTTCACCAGTAGGACCAGTCTCTCCAGTTGGTTCTGGCTCTCCAGTAGGACCAGTTTCACCAGTTGGCTCTGGTTCACCAGTAGGACCAGTTTCACCAGTAGGACCAGTTTCACCAGTTGGCTCTGGTTCACCAGTAGGACCAGTCTCTCCAGTTGGTTCTGGCTCTCCAGTAGGACCAGTTTCACCCGTTGTGCCAGTTTCACCTGTTGGAGTATCGCCCCCATTATTAGAATAAAATGACATCAAGTCAATTGAAGTCATTGATTGTGGTCCCAACGTATTTTTACCCATGAAGTCTGGTGAAATACTACTTTTACCAAGTATTTTGGCGCCACTTTTTTTATCTGCTGCTGGAATTAATCCTTCAAATTCAGCTGAAAAATCAATTTCAAACCTAGTTGTTTCATTAAAATTATTCATTTTCATAAAAATACATATTTATTTATTCAATAAATAGTATTTTTAAACAAAATTGCCAAACATATGGCGTCTTAAAATATTTTTAGCAGTGCCAGATAATTCATTACAATCTCTGACCATTGCTATATCATCAAATGAAGCATTTGTCATTGCTTCATCTCTATCATCATCTGTTTTAAATCCACCAACAAATTTAGTTATTTTTGGGTTAAAGTTTCTTGGGGAATCAAACATATGATACACTGTTATTCGTTCTGGCTCTATTCCTAATACATCTATTAAATAATTTTGTGCCATTATATCCACTCCGTAATAATCGCCTACGACAAATTTAGCGTCGTTTGTCTCGCTTAACGCATAATTAATCATTGCGTGGTAATAATTTTCAAATTCAATATCCGTTATATTTCTATGTCCAGAAATAAAATATGTTTTAGCTTTATCAGATGATTTATCGATAACTTCTAGTAATTCTTTATTAATTTTTTCAACATCTGCATCTCCTATTTTTGAACATTCATATTTTTGTTTTATGATTTTGTTTAATGTTTTACCATGCGAAGCGTCTGTTGAAGCGCCAATTAATAATACATAATCTTCAAGTGAAACGTTATTATACTTATAAGTTGTCCCGTTTTTGAACGTTATGTATAAATCACCGTTATTTTCTGTTTCAGATTCAACCATTTCAGAATATAGAAGCATTGATGAATCATACCATATTTTCTGTGTTCTTGTTTGTTCGTCGTAAATTTTTTTAATTATCATAATTTTTTTATTAAAAGATAATCTAAAACTACCAGTAATATCAAGTGTTGTGTGTTGTAATTTAATATTTTTTTTTATATTATTGATATAATAACTTATGAAATTACACATTAATATTATGGACGAAATAAAAATAGTTAAAAGCACAAAACATGTGAACACTTTAAGCTTTTCAGAAGAGTGTTTAAGAATTTTGAACATGTGCAAGGATGACTTGATTAAAGAATTTCCAACGTTGGTTATTGATTTAGATTATTTTATATTTGCGTGTATTTCAGATAAAAATAATCTATTGTACAAACGACTTAATAATCAATTGATGTCAAGCTCGTTAGATTCAATTTATGATACATGGTATCAAAAGCTATCATCAAAATCATTAAATGCTATAAAGCCAAATCGTGAGCCTTTAATGAGTGAAAATTTTTTTAACGCAATAGTTACTGCGAATGAAGAGGCTATAAGTTTAACATCAGACAAAATAACCACAGAATTAATTTTTCTGGCAATACTAAAAGATGATTCACCAAACAACACAATAAGGAGTGTATTTTCAAAATCTGGCGGGATTACATACGCTAATTTAAGGTCACAATTACAGTCAGAAATCACAGAGGAAAAATTAGGCCAACAAAACAAAGTTCAAAATGAAAAAATAAATCCTGTTAAAATAACAGCAACAGTTACTCAAAACATGGCACCAACAAAAAAAGGCAATTCTGGTTCATACATAGAGTCTTATTGTACTAATCTCAATAGATTAGCAGAAGAAGGCAAAATATCGCCATTAATCGGAAGAGAAAAGGAAATGGAAGAAATTATACGAATTTTAGGCCGAAAAAACAAAAACAATGCAATATTATTAGGTGGTGAGGGAGTAGGAAAAACAGCTATTGGAGAATATTTAGCAGTTAAAATAATAAATGGCGATGTACCTGGTTTCTTATCAGACAAAGAAATAGTATCGTTGGACATGACAGCGCTTATGGCTGGGACCACACTTAGAGGCATGTTTGAAGAGAGGGTAAAAGGAATATTAGACGAAATAAAGGCCAATAACAAATATATTTTGTTTATGGACAATATTGGGGCGATTTTAGCTGATAAAGGAAAAAACGATTATGAAATATCCGCAATGTTATCCAGGTCATTGGAAACTGGGGAATTACAGGTTATAGGGACATCAGATTTTATGTCGTATAGAAAGACGTTTGATAAGGACCCATCATTAGCAAGACGCTTTCAAAAAATAATAGTTGAAGCAACAACAGTTTCTGAAACCATTGACATCATGTTTGGTATTAGAAAATCATATGAAGATTTTCACGGTGTGAAATATACAGATGACGCCATTAAATCATGTGTAAAACTAGCCAACAAGTATATAACAGAAAGAAATTTACCAGATTCAGCCATAGACATACTTGATGAAACAGGTGCTTATATTGGAACAGGTAATGAACCAAAAAATATTAGAATCCTCAGAAATAAAATTAAGTATACAGAATCTGAAATTGCCAACAGTAAAAAGAAAGGGGATTACGAAGAAAGTAATAAAAAAGAAGAATATTTGTCTTGGCTAAAAGTTTCATTTAACAAAGCTAAAGAAAAGATGATGGAAGACAAAAAGAACAATCCGTCGACTATAGGGGTTAATGATATACTTACAATAGTATCAAAAAAAACTGGAATACCAATTACAAATCTAACTTCTGATGATAAACAAAAATTGGCAACAATTAACGATAGACTAAAAAGTGAAATAATTGGGCAAGACGAAGCAATTGACACAGTGTGCAAAGCGTTAAAGAGAAATAGGGTCGGTCTAACAAAAAATGGTTGCATGTTCAGTGCAATGATGATTGGAAAATCTGGAGTTGGTAAGACTCTTTTGGCCAAAAAGTTAGCAAAAGAATTATTCGGAAATGAAAAGTCTCTTGTTAGATTTGATATGTCTGAATTTTCAGATAAAGTAGCGGTAAACAAATTAATAGGCTCAAACCCAGGATATGTTGGATATGAAGAAGGTGGTCAATTGACTGAGGCCATTAAAAATAAAAAACATTGCATATTGTTACTTGATGAAATAGAAAAAGCAGATAAAGAGATATATAATGTATTTTTGCAGGTATTAGATGAAGGCTTTTTAACTGATAATTCTGGCCAAAAAATTGATTTTAAAAACGTTATAGTTATATTCACATCAAATATAGGGGTAAAAAGTGCTGGCGAATTTGGAAACGGAATAGGATTTAATGAAGACAAAGACCAAAATACGAAAAAAATACTAATAAAACATTTGAAGTCGAAATTTCCGCCAGAATTCTTAAACAGAATCGATAATATAGTATATTTCAATCAATTAAGTGATGATGATTTAAAACGAATTATTAATTTGGAAATTAATAAATTAAAAGAACGTCTAAACAATATAGGTTATAGTCTTTCAATATCAGATGACGTAATAGATTATATTTTAGAATATATTAAAAATGACAAAGAATATGGTGCAAGGCCAATTATAAGGGCAATTCAGGATATTATTGAAAATCAGATAACTGATTTACTAATAGAAAACACATATGACAACGAGCATGTATTTTATGCAGAAATCAATAAAAACGATGAATGTGTTACTGTTAGATAGACAAATGACCGCAACAAGCGGTCATTTTTATTTAAAACAAGACCTATAAACTATTTATTAATTGATATAAACGTATATACATATGAGAAACATTATTTTAAATGAAAAGCAATTCAAATTGTTGATGGAAAACTTATCTGGAAAAGAAATATATTCTGAACCAGGCCCGCAAAATCCTGGTATGAAATCCACCAACAAACCGTATTGTATAGACCCAAACAAAGTAAAAATTGTTAAAAAATTTTTGGACAATAATTTTGAAAGGGCTACAATGACTAGAATTGGCCCAAACGGCATGCAAGAAAAGGTAAAAGTGGTTGGTTTATTGGACAAAGATAGCGGAAACATTTTACGAAACATGTATTTAGACGATTTAGAGGACCAAGTTATTACACGATTCCAAAACATGTTTTCAGATAAGAATGAAAGGCAACTTTTCATGAATAAAATAATAAATTATTGGTTTGATGATAAAATATCACCACTTGGTATGTTGCCAATTAATCATTTATAATAAAATACGTTATGGATATTATATTAACTCAGACTCAGTTTAAAAATCTTTTAAACGAAATATCACAGTCAGATATTGAAGAAAGGGCGTATGATGCAAATCAAAACCCAACAGAATTGCAAATCAGCGCAAACAACTACAAACATGGGCATATATACATAAAAGGCATGGGTATTTCCATAGAAAACCCAAAGGGTAGTATTAGAAAATGGAAAGACCAAAACGGAAAAGAAGGCCATACAACAATGAAGAACCATTATGGATATTTCAAAAATACAAGCGGAAACGGAAAAGACGGTGACGCTGTAGACGTTTTCATTGGTAATCATGTCGATGACTTTGAACATGTTTTTGTTGTTGACCAAAAAGGAAAAGACGGAAGTTTCGATGAAAGCAAAGTAATGTTGGGATTTTTATCAAAAGAAGAGGCAAAAAAAGCATACTTATCAAATTATAGTAAAAATTGGCATGGATTTATGGCAATAACAAAAGTTACAATACCAATTTTTAAAAAGTGGTTATACAGAGGGAACAAGCAACAAAAGCCGTTTAAGGACTATGCGTTGGTATTAAAGAATAAATTAAAAGAAAGGGCCTCAAAATAAGGCCCTTTTATTTTAGCAACATGTTTATTTCTTGGAAAGTCATCTTATTCACTATAGTTTCATAATCTATTTTGTATTTTTCCATTAGCAAAAAAATCAAATCTTTTACAGTATATGTAGTAAATAAATGTTTACCGTATAATTCAAAATTATTAAAAGAAGACAAAAACACAGTATCAAAGTTATTTCTGAAATCATATGAACCATAAAGTATGTTAAATCCCGACTTCGTAATTGAAGCCCCTCCAGAGATAAATGAGGAATACTTCATGTTTTGGATATCATCATCTGAATTTGAAATATCGGATATTTTCTTTTCAGACATGTATTCCCAAATTAATAATGCCCTAATATTAATGATTGGAGTTATGTTCATTAGTTTATTTTCTGTAAATTATGAGTTGAAAAAACGTCAATAGATTCACCTAAAAAGTTAGCCAAATTACGTATAGCATCATTAACGTTCATTGAACCAAAACCAGGAAGTGTTGCTACGTTAGCCTCAAGTGACATCAATTTCGATGATTTTGTCTGGTAAAAATGTACTTGTATATCTGAACCCCACGTTGACGCTGTATGTCTTATTGCATCAAATTGATTTGGCTCAGCCCTGCAAAACCAATATTTATAATCAGTACCAGTTGGTTTGTAAATAAGACATAATATTCCGAAAACTGGTTGACTGCCAGAGCCATCACTCCCTCCAGAACCAGCAACAAATCCAGCACCCATCTCATTTGACTCTGATATATCCCACCCATCTGCGTTTATTTTATTTGCCATTTTTGTAAATTCTTTACCATGAGGATTTTTAGGATACACTAATAAACAAAGGTTAACATATACATGTATCATTTCGTGCAACAATGTTCCTATTATATCTTTTTCTGGTCTGTCATATTTTGACGAAATACATAATGTACCATTATTTCGTAAACTAATAATTTTTCTATTGATTTTATCGAATCTGCACCCAAATAGGCTGTAATATCCAAAACAATCTTCGCCATTATAAGTGCAATCTTCAGAAACTATAATTCTTGGGGTTGGAAGTTCTCCGTTAAAATATATTCTATTGTATTTAAAAAAATTTTCTTCTACCCATTCTTCTGTTGGAACCATATAATACTAATTTTTCAATAAATAGGATATACAAAAAAAAAGATGGCCAGATGACCATCTTGAAAACGAAGCAGCTGCGGTGCCCTAAAACGAAACGCGGCACTCCGCCCCGCAATCATTTTACGAGAAATAAATATTAATTAATTTTGAAAAAACACAAAAAAATAATATTATTATAATTAATAATATTAATACGAATATATATTATGTCAAATTTTGAATATAGCCAAGAGCAAAAAGATATTTTTGAACAAGCCGAAAAGGGGGTGCTAAACCTTATAGTACAAGCAGTTGCTGGTGCTGGCAAAACTACTACATTAGTAGAATGTGCAAATAGAATTGACACAGCAAAAAAAGTACTTATTTTAGCTCATAACAGGTCTACGAGAGATACACTTAAGCAAAGAATAGGTAATAGTGATAACATAAAAATATATACATTACACGGACTAGCATGGAGAATGTTTACCGAACACTTTGACTTAGAGCCTACAATAGATGACGATAAATATAGAAAATACGTAAATGCAAATATAACCGAATTAGGCGGTGAAGAATACATCTCGTTAGATAAAAACTCAAAATCCACTTATAAAGCAACTGTATTTGACTTAATCAACAAGGCTAGGCATAATCTTAAACAATCAGAAAAAGAAATTAGAAAACTAGCAACAAAAAAATACGGCATAACTAGTATAGCCAACGAGTTTGAGTGCGTTGCAAAAGTGTTAAAATGGGGTGAAACCGTTATAGATGTGGTTGATTATCAAGATTTACTATGGTTTCCTTCTGAGTATGGATACTTTACAAAAAAATATTTAGCTGATGTTATAATGCTTGACGAAGCTCAAGACGCATCTATTGCACAACAAGATATTATTAGTAGGTGTTTTAAGAGAAATACCAGGCTTTTCGCTTTTGGCGATAGAGACCAAACAATTAATTCATGGTGCGGTAGTGATACCGATTCGTTCGAGCATTTACAAGACCCAACAACATTTAGACGTGATGCCGTAGAACTTCCGTTAACAACAAACTACAGATGTGGTAAAAAAATTATAGAATATGCAAAACAATATACAAATAATAATATACATGCAAAAGATGACGCAATAGACGGCTCCGTTAATTTTGATGTTCAATTGACTGCAATTAAAAACAACGATATGGTTTTATGCAGAAACATAGCCCCGCTAATGAGACTTTATAGACAATTAATCTCAATAGGTCAGAAAGCATATTTTATAAGCGAGGAACTTGGTAGAAATATTATATTAGCAACTGATTGTACAGAGAGCGACGATGTAGAAGGAATGATACTCGAAATGAAACACGTACTTATTGATATGTGGTCACAAATCCAAGAAATAAATGGTGAAAACGAACAAGAAGCCTCAAACGATAAAAGACTTGCTTCGTTATTAGACACCATAAGAACCATGGAATCGTTGCCTAAAACAGTAACAAATAGATATGAATTGGAATTGTTTATTAAAGATGTGTTTAAAGATGAAACTTCTGACGGAGTGATGCTTTCGACTATTCATAGGGCTAAGGGCATGGAAGCTGATAATGTTTTTATTCTATGCCCATCGTTAATACCAAGTAGATTTGCAGAACTAGATTGGGAAATTGAAGAAGAGCAACATTTGCTATATGTAATGTCTACTAGACCTAAATTGTCGTTAAACTTTATTTCAGAAAAAGAATTTAGTCCAAAGCAGTATGGGGTTGACTCTATTTCACTATATACAGAATTAAAAAAAATAAAACAAGAAATACAAAATTAATGGGGTTAACTAGATTTAGAAAAATGTCTTCTGACACTGATTCGGTGTTTGATTATTATGACTATATTACATTCGGTGGTGACGTTTCTTATGATTTTGCTTCAATATATAAGTTATTTGATAGTAATTATTCATCAGATATGTCACAAAATGTGTGGTCATTGAAATTTGGTGGCAAACCATTGAAATGCAATTCGAATAGAGTAATTTAAATTTTGTTTTTTTCGTGATTTAATTGTATTATTAATAAAAATGATATGGAAAAAATGGAAAATTTACTTCATAATAAAGCTAATATTAGTATGTCAGAAGATGATGCCAAATTATATGGCAACATCGATGGATTATCACTACAAAATTTATTTTATACAAGGCATAAGTGTTTTCCTGGATGTATCCTATTTGAATATGACGAAAGGGTTGGAGATATGTACATTAATACACAAGCCGTTATTGAACTTTTGATTAAAAATTACAATGAACAATATGATTTAGAAATTATACCATATATCACAAAGAAGATATGTGAAACTGATACGCAACAAGACGATAACTATTCTATTAATTTTATCATAAACGGATTAAATATTTATGGTAGAATAGAAAGATTAGCAACAGAATCTTATATTTTATTCGATAACAACCATATTAAAGAAGCTCAAGAGCTAGCAGACTCAATTAAACAATTAATAAGTGACGAAAATGCTCAGACTGACACATATTGGCGACTTGCAATGTCAAGCGGCTCGTATTATTTAACAAAAGGTAAAATTAAATGCCCAGAAAATTTTGATATAGATAAAATCTATAACGATGATTTTAAAAAAGAAGACGAAAAAATAAAAAATTTCATCGAAACTAAAGACGCAAACGGATTAGTTATTTTACACGGAGATAAAGGTACTGGTAAAAGTACATATATTAAGCATTTAATACATGTTAATCCAACAAAAAAATTTGTATATGTACCATCTAACTTAGTTTCTTCGTTTAGTGAGCCATCATTCGGTAGTTTTTTATCATCATTAAACAATCACATTATAGTTGTTGAGGATTGTGAAAACGTAATTCAAGATAGAAGACAAAACAATAGCGCATCATCAGTATCACTACTATTAAACATGACTGATGGTATTTTATCTGATGACCTTGGAATTAAGTTTATTTGTACGTTTAACGATGATATTAAAAACATTGACCCAGCATTATTAAGAAGGGGTAGATTGGTATCAAAATATGAATTTAAAAATTTATGTATTGAAAAAACCAATAAACTACTTGAAGAGTTAGGTTATGATAAATCAAATAAGCCTATGTCCTTGTCTGACATATTTTATAATGACAACGATTCTTATGAATCAATAAAAAAAAGTATAATTTAATATGGCAAAAATAGAACCAATAGAAATTGAAGGAACAGTTATAGAAGCACTACCAAACACAATGTTTAAAGTGGAACTAGAAAATGGCCACACAATATTATGTGTTTTAAGTGGCAAAATGAGAAAAAATAGAATTAAAGTAATAGAAGGCGATGAGGTCCTTATTGAAATGTCGCCATACGATTTAACAAAAGGTCGTATTAGTAGAAGACTATCTTAATAAATTTTTAATAAAATTAAAGTACTATGAGTAATTTAACAAAAAAATCAAGCTTTATTGATAAGCTTATTGATGACATTTGCAATGTTGACTTTAAAAGTTTAAAATTTTCAGATTTGTATGATAATTTGAATGTACCATCCTCCAAGATTGATGGATTCCAGGAAATTGATGGAGAATACGTTATGGAAACAGCCTTTGGGCCAAATGCCAAAGATTCAAACATCAAAGTCAACGTAGACGAAAATGATGGAATGAATGTTGTTGAGATTTCAAGTGATTATGAGTGGTCAGATGACAATCATAGTTGCAAAAATTCAACATACTTTTCAACCACATTGCCAAACGATGCTGATGCTTCAACACTAGAAGCTAAACTATGTAAAGATGGAAAACTTAAAATTACAGCAAAGAAAACAAATGTAATGGAAACTGATTGCGAACCAGAAGAAACAACAATTAAAGTGACTAAAAACAAAAAGAAGTAATCAACTGTGCTAAACAAAAAAAGGCCGCTAAACAGCGGCCTTTAATATTATTTTATTTTTTGTTTAAAATACTCTATTATACCATCAACATGAGTTTTAACAACTGCATTTTTGCCGATATCAGATGTAATAAATTCAACGTCCTCTATGTTATCATGAAAGAAGTTTTCTGTTAAAACTGCTGGGCAAGATGTTTTCTTTAACATCGTGAAATTTTCTTCCATATCGCTATCGCCATCAGTCGTGTCTTTTCTGATTTTCATACCCTTAAAGTTTTTTTCTGCTTCTTTATATAGACATTCACAAAGAATGTCGGCAGAAGTTTGGCCTTTACTTGTATAAGCACTCCATCCGCGTCCAGTCATCCACTTTAATCCGTTGCCAGCAGCGTTACTGTGTATTGATATTAAAATGGTGTTTTTAACGCCGTACAAATTACACTTAGTATTAACCCTTCTGACCCTTTCTGTTAGTGTAATATCCGTTTCTTCTGGAACTATTCTTTCTGCGTTTATTCCGTGCTTACTTAATTCAGCCTCAATCATACCAGCTATTTCTCTTGCCCATGCATATTCTTTATATGACAACTTTGGTTCAACACCTGCCAACGAATACGGGCTACCCTTTCCACTAGTATTTTTACCGTGGCCGTTATCAATCAGTACGTGAAATTGTTTAAGCCCCAAATCTTGTGGTTCATCAGCACTTTCAACGTTGATAGTGTTATCTTTTTCGTCAGTTTCAACATTGTTTTCCACTTTAATAGTAGTATCGTCAGAAACCTTAGAATCAGTCTCGTTTATTGTGACTACAGTCTCTGTGTTTGTTTTTTCGTTACAAAACAAATCACGGAAAAATTGAATTATACTATTAATAAATCCCATAATTAAAGTAATTTTACATAAATAGCTTTTAGTTTACTATTTTCTATATTTTATTATTTTTATAATAAAACATATGTATAAATTTGTAAAAATTAAATTAAATCAAGATTCTGATGCATTTAAAGATTGGTTTTTTTACCCACAAACCAAAGAAGATGTCTCTGAACATTGGGATAAATACGCCAAGCAGTGTTTAGACAATCCAAATATTGCGGAATCGTTAAAACAAAAAAGATTAGATACGTTTAATGACAATGAAAATATGCTATTGGCTGCTGGAGGGCAATGCATATCAATAGTACCATTTAATATATGTACTATTATTGATACAAAATTTAATGATATACTACAATACCCAAAATAGTTGTATTAAACAAAAAAATAATGTACAATACTGACATACTCCCACGGTTGAAACCGTGGGGTTCTTGACTTCTTTCAAGAACACGTATCTGTCAACAGGTTGTGCCTGTTGACCACACTGGAAACATCCAGCGGCGCTGTCAGCAGCGCAAGGTGATTCTGCTCGTACCGCTTCATTATGTTGATTGCGGCGTTCAAATCACGGTCTATCTCTATGGAATCCGAAAGCATGACAGTCCTGTCGGACAATCCGACCTTCTCCTTGAACAGCTTGCCTGTCAGACAGTTCTGCTGTGTTGTCCACATCTCGTTGATTGTCACCAGCTCCGTGTTACTGTTCTGGCACTTGTATGCAAGGTATTCCATGAATGTGGCTATAGATGATTCGCTGAAGCTTCTGGAAGTCTTGGTCAGCTTGTTGCTCCCCTTCTCCATCAGCTTCTTCACGCTCAAGTCACCAACTACAATCGTCTTGTAGTTCATATCCACTAGTTTTTTGCTCTGGATATGCAGAGTCTGTTTTATTTGTGCGTTCCTTCTGTTGTACAGTTTCCTTTTCGTTTTTTTAAGCTTGCTGTGTCGGCTGCTGCCCTTGATGCGCTTGTCCATCTTCGACTGTATAGCCGATATCTGTTTCCTGAAGTACCTGTTTATTCTTCTGGCTTTGTTTGGTAACACTACAACTGAGCCTATGTTGTCCACGCCGTTGCAAAGGTTCTTGAGTCCGAGGTCTATCGCAAGCACCTTGTTTTCATTGGTTATTGTTTGTTTTTCCTCCACACTGTTTGCCACACCCAAGTCCAGCAGATACTTGCCATTCACACGTTTCAGCTTGACTTCCTTAATCGACATGAACTTGTAGTCCATGCCAGGGATTCCCTTGTAGTTCACGACTAAACCGTTCAGTTTCAAGATGTTCTCACTGATAAACTTCCAGCCAGTCTGGTTGTATGCCACAGTATGGAACCTATCCACGTCTTTTATCTGCTGAGGCGGCTTCGCTGTATTGTCCTTTTTGACAAGGCTAAAGAACGATTTATAGGCTGAATACACCTCCTTGGCGACCCTTTGGCTCGCCTTGGAGTTGAGTTTGGTCAGGAACGGGTGTTCTTTTCGCAGCACAGTGATATCCCTGTCGAGGTCGAACTCGGTTTTTATTTTTCTGGTCTCTTCGTAGGTTTTCTGTTCGATTCCGACAAGCATGTTGTACAATGTGTTCCTTGCAAGGGACAGGTTTTTGAGTTCCTGTTCCTGCTCCCTGTTCGGAAACAGCCTGATTGTATATGTCCTGTACTGTATCATGTACTTATAAATAGTGTGTTTTTTAAAAAAGTTTTGTTTTTTCAAAAAAAATGTATATTATAATAGAGTGCAATTCATCCCACAGCTAAAGCAGTGGGCTTTCTTGCACGTTAATCGTAAAAAATGATAATAATATACAAATATATATAAAAACTATATGAACGATAAAAACATACGAGTAACTGATAAACATATATTCTTCTGGTTCGGATGGCCGTCAAATTGGTATCCGTCAAAATTCACTGCGACAATAAACAATACTGAATATATGTTTTATAATACAGAACAATATTTTATGTTTCTAAAAGCCTTATACTTTAACGACATTGATATTGCGCACGAAATAATTGAAAATGGTTCGAACCCAAAAGAAGCTAAAAGACTTGGTAGACTAGTAAGAAACTACGATGATAAGAAATGGAATGAAGTTAAAGAAAATATAATGTTTGATGCTAATTACCTTAAATATACCCAAAACCGAGACTTGTTTGAAAAATTAATGGATGAAACAATAGCTGATAAGCATTTTGTCGAAGGTAGTCCATACGATAAAATATGGGGCATAGGGGTTAGTTTTAAAACGGCATCAGATGACGAATCAACATGGAAAGGCAAAAATCTTTTGGGTAAAGTTTTAGATAAAGTTAGAGATTCATTAAAATAAAATAATAAATGGGCCCTAAAACATGGGCCCATTTTTTTTAACATTATTTACCACCACTATTTTGACAAATTTAATTAGAATTTAATATTTCCAAAATAAGTTTGTTAAACACATCGTGTACTAGTTCCTTCATCTTATTTTCATCTATCTCAATAGGTGATTCTTTTAATTTTTCCCTGTATTTTTTAATTTCATCGTTTGTCATTACAACTGGAGGCGTAATACCATTATCGGTTAAAATTTTATCAACTTCATCGAAAGACAAAATATCAACAATTTTCATGGCCCCAGTAATAACCCAAGCCTCTGTTTTTGGGTCTGGATTTGTTCTATACTCATAACTTCCGTTTTTCGGCACCATTGGAAGACCAGCTCTGCTATGAATAAATCCACCATTTTTTGTTTTTCCATAACTCATAGCTGCTTCTTGATAATCAATGTCTTTACTATAATAGCATTTTGCCCAAACTAAATTTGATGGCCAAACGAACCGTCCTTTATATAGCATAGGCTTTTTATTGTGTTTTTTTATAAATTGTAACGCTATTGGTAATTTACCAAGATGCCAACCAGGTCTAAAACTTAACGTCTTGCTTGTGGAACCTTTTGCAGCTACTTGAGGTCTATGCTCTTTTGCTGTATAGCCAACAACTGGAGGTGTACTTGCTGGTATCCAAACACCAATCTCGGTGTTAGAGTTGTTGGCGTTTCTAACCATTGGAGGATATAATTTACCGTCTTTCAGCTCAAACACTTTATAACCAACACCTATATTTGTTGGTATAACAAATTCACCGTCAACGTAACCGATAAGATTTTCATCAGGTATCGCAAACCCTAATTTTTTAGCTTCTTCTGGAGATATTAATTTTTTATCATCACTTTCAAACACACTCATCTTTACATCATTAAATTTTTATTATCGACATGAATGTCCTATCGTCGTCTATATCATGGACGGATTGTTTCAGTCACAGCCCCTAAAACTAAGTTGTGTATGTCGTTGATGGTTATTTCAATAGCAAGTTATTTACGTTTGAAAACAACCAATGTTTTAGATGTTGTACTGTTCATTGAGTAATATCTATAGCCATATTCTTTCATCATGTCAATTACTTGATTTATATGTGTTGAATTTGGTTTAAACTCAATTACAATTCTATTATTATTAGTGTATGTATCAGATATCATAGCATCATCAAATTTAGACAAAGCATCAGCAACTCTTTCTATCGAGTGTTTGTTGTCCATTCCGAAGTGTCCGTTATAAGAGCCAATAACTTCTTTTAATAATTTTTCAAAACATTCAGTAACCAAATCGCGTAAATTAGATTCTGATATAATTATTTTATTCGTTTTACCCATATTAATTTATTTTAATTCTACCATAAATAGTCTCATAAGATATTATATGGCGCAACAATTTTGTTTTGCGGTAAAAAAAATGTATTATAACAATAAAATGTTGTATTAATATGAAAATTAGAATTAAAAAACTTAACGAAAATGCTGTAATTCCATCATACGCAAAAAATGGAGATGCTTGTTGTGATGTAACAGCAATCAGTTATGAATATGACCTTAAAAACGATTTACATGTGTACCATACTGGTTTAGCCTTTGAAATACCAGAAGGATATTGTTTGAAAATTTATCCACGTTCAAGCAACACCAAAACAATATGCTATCTACCAAACTCAGTTGGTATTCTAGACAGCGGATATAGAGGAGAATTACTTATTAAGTATAAATCAACTAAAGACAATGATAAATACATGCCAAAGCCATATAGCGTTGGTGATAGAGTGGCACAAATTCAAGTAATGCCATACCCAATTATGGAGTTTGTTGTTGTTGATGAACTAAGTAAAACAGAAAGAGGTACTGGCGGATTTGGCCATACTGGAAAGTAATGTTTTAATGAAAAAAATCAATTATTATGGCCACGCAAGCGTTTACGATTTGGATAGTTTTATTTGTATTATCTATTTTAGCTACATTCATATTATGTTGTCATTATACGGAAGTTAATGATTTTAAAGTCAGGAAGGAATTATTCAGAAGAGGAAGGATTGTTAAATGTTTATCGTTAAATAACGAGCTACCAAATCAATATCATGTTGATTGTGTATTTCTAATATGTAAGGTCGTGAACAATGATATTGTAGTTCAAACAAAAAACGGTAAAAAAATGTGTAAAAAAATATTTGAAATTGGAGAAAAGTCAGATATAATTGAAGTTTATGATTCAAATTATTCACTAATTGGTAAAATATTTACATAATAATTCACATACCGTATTTTCAATTAAAAAATAACGTAAATAAAAATTGATAAAATATGTCAAATCCAAGTATTAAAGTAGCAATGTTTATTATAGTTTTAACAATAGTTTTTATTGTTTTAAAAATTTTTGGCGTTATTGCGTGGAGTTACATTTGGGTTCTGTCTCCATTATGGATTGGTTTCATATTATTTAGTGCGCTTATTATATTTTTATCCCTATTACCTTACATCGTCGCAAAAATAGTTAATAAACATAGTTAATATTAATTTAATTTTTTTGAAATGAATAACCAAAGAGCCAAAGCTAGAAAAATTTTAAGAAATAATGGAATGAATGATGTTCTTGATAAAGTATGTTCTGTTATGAAAAGCATCACTGAAAACGGAATAACAGAATACTCTTCGCAACAGGAATGGAAAACATACGTTTGGGGTGAAAGAGTTTTGTATGAAAAATATAACCAAATCCTCAAAAATACAGAAAAAAAACTACACCGAGATTTATCTGATGAATTTAATAACTTGCGCGATATTTTCCTGCTAACTGAAGCAAGAGTTGATGATGAAATAGACGAATGGCTAAAACAACAAGAAGCCGAAACAAAACGATTGGTTTTTGCTATTGATGTTGACAACGTACTAAGAGATAATCTGGGAGAAATGGTTAAGCTTTATAATGAGCATTTCAATGACACAAAAGATGTTTCAACTATTACAAACTATAAAACAGAGATTGAGTTCCCAAAGATAGAAGAGGAAACTGGCCAAACCTCAAGTAAATGGTTCTTTCAGGACCATTCGCATGAATTGTTTGTTGAAGCAAAACCATTCAATTATGTTTCAGAAGACATTAAAAAACTTAAAGAATACGGCGATATTGTAATAGTTACCTATCAAAAAACGCCTTTAAACAAACAACAAACACTGGAATGGCTCGAAAAAAATTGTGTTGAATATGACAGTATTGTTTTTGCAAAAGACAAATCAATAGTTGATTGTGATTATTTTATTGACGACAATGATTGGAATTTTAAAAACTGCAAAGCCGAACACGGAGTGCTTATTGCTGCACCTTATAACACCAATGTCAACCTTAATGAATTGTCAAAAACAACTAAATTTGGATGTGAAATTGAAAAATTTGATTCATTTCATGATTTTGTAGAAAATTTTATTAAAGAACAAAACAAATAGATATTAAAATGGAAATTACAGAAGAACAAAGAAAACGATGGGCAGAAAATAAAGAAGCATGGTCCAATGAAGCTAAAACACAAATCCATACTCCTGAGGATTTGAAAAGGTTTGCTAATAAACTTGTCGAATATTGCAATAAATTAAACGGAGCTGATGGATACGAAGAAACGGCAAATGCAGCAACATCTTTAGCATATGCGGCAGTTGAGATGTGTGCAGAACAATTTGGATTAAGTGGATTCCAGGTTGGATGTATCATGTGGGGAATTATTGACAAATTACTTATATCTGAGCACGATTGTGGAATGAAACTTTTAAATTACAACCAAATGCTTTATCCGCAATATGAAGACTGTTTTGAAAAAACGATAGATTCGGAAACATGGAAAAAAATGCAAGAGAAGGCATCTGAACTATATAATGAATATTTGTCAGAAAAAGCCCGACTTGAAAACGGTGATGAATACGCATTACCAGCATGTGAAAAAGTTGCCGAACATTGGAAAAATATCGTTGATGGCACGGTTCCGTTCGGATACGAAGTTATTGATTAAAATTAAAATTATGGAATACTTGAAAAAACTAAAAAAACAAAATGAAAAAATAGCAGAACTACTTAATCTGTTCAATAAATACAAAATAGAAGGTACTTGTAAATTTCAAGTAGATAATTTAAAATATATAACAAAAGAGGATTTTAAAACAACTGGCGCTATGGTTAGTTGGCTATATCATCAAATGACAGAATCTTGGAGAGATTATATAGTTGACATGGAAAAGGAGGTAACTTGCGATAATGAAGTTATATGGCGGTGGAAATTTAACGAAAAGGGTCAAAAAATATATAACAAAATAGCAAATAAAATGGCACTTAAATAATAATTTATTAGTTTAACGATTGATATGGAATTAATAATCATTCCAGATGTTCATGGTAGGACATTTTGGAAAGACATAAAAAACGTTGTGGACACAAAAATAGTTTTTCTTGGTGATTATCTTGACCCATACACATCAATTGAAGGGATTACTCCAGATGAAGCGATAGATAATTTTAATGAAATTATTGAATTTACAAAAAAAAATATAGATAGGGTTGTGCTATTATACGGAAACCATGATAGCTATGCGTTTAAAAGTAAAGAAATGTGTTCTTGTAGACACGATTGGAAAAACTTAAAAAAAATAGAACGTATATTTGAAGAAAATAAAAATTTATTTAAACTTGCCTATGATATTGAAATAAATGGCAACAGATTTCTACTAACACATGCAGGAATAAACCCTTTTTGGGTTAATAAGCATAAAGATATTTTAGGCGATAACTTTAATTATACGGCAGATGAGTTAAATTCTATCAAGAATGAAAATTTAATAAACATATTATGCGACATATCAGAATATAGAGGAGGATATGATTTAGCTGGCTCGCCTGTATGGACAGACATACACGAACACATAATCGATATTAAAAATCTGCATCTTAACATTAATACCAATGTCCCAAATAACCTTATTCAAGTAGTTGGTCATACTTGGATACAAAAACCAATTTTTGTTAATTGTGGGTTATATGATTTATATTGCCTTGACACACAAGAAATATACTATATAAGTGAAAATGGAGAAATAAGAAAATTTAAAGACGATACTTTAATAGAAAATAAAAAACAATAGTAATAAAATGCGAACATTTAGAATTTTTAAGCCAACAGAGGAACAAATTAATACGTATAAGCCATATTGTGAAGATTCATACGCCACAGACATATATTACCAAAGGTCTCAGGAAATCGATATTTTGGTCTATTGCATGTCAAGTGTTAGCAAAAAAACGCCTATAATTATAGACGATTTGCTTAGTAAGATAAAATTATATGAATTCGCCGTTAGAAATAGTGCAAGATATAATGTGTATTCATTATATAAAAATTCTGATGATGGTACATTAGAATTATATAATAATACTGATTCGTTATCAAAAGAAGAAATCATTGATACAACATATAATATTGTAGAAGATTTAATACTGTTTATCAAAGCAGTAAAATGCGATGATTATTTTGCTTATGATTCAAATTTTTTTAAAATTAAAACGGAAATTAAAGAAAAAATAGAATATATAAGAGAAATTTTCTATGACGACGAAATCAACCAAATAATCGATTCGTTTAAAGATTGTGAAATACAAGAAAATAATGGTTAATTTTTGATATTAAATAAATTTATGGATAATAGTATAGAAAAAAAATATAATGATGCCGTTGAAGAGTATGTTTCGGAATTTAAACATAGGTATTTTGATAATGATGTATATGATGACTCTTATTGGATAGGCGATAATTGTTTTGATGGCGTTTTGTATATCTGCGATTACTACTTCAGTTTCAACAACATAAAATATGCAATAGACAATTCTGTTGACGAAAAAAGTTTATTTGAATGGTATGACCATATTCTTGGATATGGAATTGGGAATTTACGAACCCCGCCAACACTTAAAGAATGGTGGGAAAACAAAGATAACGAGCGAAAAAGACTTGAATGGAACCTGTCTATTAACACTAAAAAAATTATTGAATTTAAAGACAACGATTTCGTCTTCACAAATGAATTTCCAACATTCGATGGTTATTATCTAGTTATTTTTGCAAATAATGATGGCATTTATCAAAAGCCAATAAAGTGGTTTAATGGAAATTGGGAAACAAAAGATGGCGTTATCACGAATATTATTGCCAGAACAAAAAAACCGCTATGTTAGCGGTTTTTTCTTTATAGTTTTACAAAGCTTTTAACTTAATTATGGATTGCTAAAATATTTCTATAATCTAATCCACCATCTTCCTTTTCGTATGAATCCAATTCAATATAAGAATCTGTACAAGGAGACCACTTTTTGTTTTTTGCGGATTCTTGTAACTCATCAGCATTAAAATGGACCTCTTGAATATCTTTATCACCATTTTCGTTTATGTAATCAATGCAGCATTGTACAAGCCTTTCCTGTAATTCCTTAGCCATTTCTTTATGTGTTTTTTCTTTAGCATACTGAATATCTGGATTAAACAATGGAATTTCAGACTCTAAACGGTATAATTTTACTGGGTAAATATCCGTTATAACGTTCATAGGAGAATTTTTGTTGGCGTCATCAACAGCCTTTTTTACTTTATTTACTAAATCGAAAGAACCGATACACGTCCGTTCAACCGAGTTTTTGTGCACCCCATTCATTACTGAGGTTTCAATTAAATAAATGTTTTCCATAGCAATTTATATTATTCCCCGCACCAAACAAGGGTTGGATTATTCTTATGAACCTGAATTTTATACTTATCCATAAAATCTTTTATATTAAACGGTGTTGTCAGGATATGAACACCATTCTTTGTCTGATTAATCAACAAAATCTTCCAACCAACATCAATAGGCTGTAACGAATTTACAAATTCGCACAACTTGTTAATATATAATTTACGCTCAAATTCATTTTCAACATTAACACCATCAATATCAGCCCAATCAACATCGATGACCCATACCGCATTTTTGGAACCACAAGCGCCAGCAACAGCATCGAAAATCTTATATGGTTTGTAATAATTCTCAGCTTCAATTCTATTAGCGAACTCTTTCAAACACCCAAGAGTACATTTCTTGAATGATTTTCTGTTTGGGTTAAGATAAATTCTCGCATTATTCTTATTTGCAAGGTCAATCAAATCATCCTTTAAATCAAGCAACTGGTTTTCTCTATGCAAATAAACAGTCTTAATTGCGACGGAATTCTTATCCATGTCTGGATTTTCCTTTCTGCGCTTAATAATCTGCAACATGTAAAAATCATCCTCGGTATAAAATTTGAGGATATTGTTTAATTTTTCAAAATTGTTGATAATCATATTATTATATAATTTAATATTACAAATTAAATTATACAAAAAAAGCTTGGGATTTCCAAGCTTGAGATTTTTACTTCTTGTAAAGTTTTTTAATAGTTTCATATACCATCATATTAACGTCAGCCAATGTTATCGGTATTTTGTTTTCATACACATTCTGTTTCTTCATCACACCGCCTTTGAAATACCTTTCTATATCAGAAACCACATCGTCTGGGTCGTAATATGAATATTTTTTACTGAAATTACCAATCTGTTTGTTTATTAAGTCCAAATACAAGTCACTGTCCTCATAACATCTCAACACCCGATATATTGTGTTGAATTGTTCTTCTGTCGGCATTTTGGCCATATCGATAGAATTTGGCAAAACCCTAATACAACCCAACTCTATGAATTGAAACGTACCGTCAACCCCAGGTATTCTTGAACACATATTATGCTCAGTCTCTGTATAAACAACAAGACCATTAGGCAATATAAAACCCCTTGCACCTTTGAAATATTTACCATATTTCAAGTATTTCATCGCTGCGTTAGACAATTGTTCTGGGTCACTTAAATCGACCTCATCTTTTTGATATTCTAACGGTTCGAACGTGTGTTCATTTCCATCCATGCAAGACTTCAGAACATCCATAGCCATTTTCTGCCCAAACACGTTTTCTATTTCATCAATTGTCATTGTGGCATACCCAAGATGATGGTAGGTCTCACTGTCGGTATATTCAACATCATAATCACAGCAATCCCTTACAAACGAAATACTTGCCTGTCGCGAATCACTTATACCGTTTTCAGACAGCCACTCATTATAGTAATCGTTGTCGAAATTCAGTTGAAATATAACACTTCCTATTTCGTTCAAATCATAATTGAACATACGCCAATTTTCTTGTTTGTATTGTTATTGCATTTCGCCATCCTTATATTCCTTCCATCCCCTCATGTCGTACATTCTGAATATATAAGCCAACGATGCGGCTAAAGCTTCTGAACCAATTGACCTGACAATTGCTGCGTTTGCCTCTTGTTCTCCAATTTCGTTGCACAAATATTCATATGCGGAGTTCGCTTCGCTTTCGTCAACTTCCCATCCGTAACTTTCGTTTTCAAAAAGAATCCGTTTGACTGCTTCTTCAACCATCCCCCTTATTTTGGATTCATTAATCTTGGTGCTTTTCTCCTTGTTTAACGGCAATTCACCCCTATTAGACCAGCAATTCTCCATGTCATCTGGATTTATTCCCCTTCTTATACAAGTACTTCTTGTTAAAATTACATAGTCTTTTGGGTCAAACTCGTAGTCAATAAGGTCATTAATAAAATAATCCTTTTTATATCTTCTCAAATCATCTGAATCGTATCCACTGTAATCCCATCCATTAACAATTAAACCAGTTTTTTTATTTACAGCAAAATGTGTATAATTTTCATTTTTAGGCATAATATATCATAATTTTTTTATTATTATTCAAATAATAAATAGTAAGTTAAATTTAACCATTAAGATTAAAATGTGTTATTTTATTTCATTATTATGAAACTTGACAGCCAATTCGTTGAATGATGAGCACCCATAAATTTTAAGTACATATGCGGCAAAACGCATCACATTGTTTGATTCGTCAGACATTTGTTCGTGGTTTAATTTTCTTGGCGAATAACCAGAAGTGTTAATCAACAAATGTGCAAATTCAGCCATATTATAGTCGCTGAATACCTCGTTCGCCCAAATACGTGTTATTACATCCCCACAATAATCCTGAAGATTGAATTTTTTCAGGATTCCTGAAACTAGCGCGTTCTTGTCTTTAAGCTCGTATTTTGATTTTGTCATTTTCCTGACATATAAAGAACAAAGGTAGCGTAACGTTTCAATATTTTTCTTTTTTTTCAAACTGTTAAACACACTTTTATTCAATGGAACAACACCGTTTTGATACTCATTGGATATACTGTCGTTTACTGTGTTGTCTGTTTGCGCATTGAAGTCACGAATATTGTCATAGACAAAAACTTTTTCTCGAAGCATGTGCAACGCCATAGACGCCAGAACAACCTCATCTTTAACACGACCGTTCAGCAAAATATCAACCCTTCTGATATATTTACGTGCATTTGGAATAACAGGGTCGTTAGATAAAACCCTATCCTCGAACTCAAAAGAACGTCTGTGGTAGTCATTTTTCGCCCTTTCACCCTGTACAGTACCCATATACCAATAATCATATGATTTACCAGCATACCTTTGGTTCAACATTTCCCCGTCAAGTTCAATCCTTACATTTGCGTGCCCGCTATTATATCCATAGCCGACCTGATTACTTCTTGTTCTTTGTACCGACATATAGAATAATCTTTTTTTGTCAATAGAATCAGACTTATTTGTCGCCATGGTAAGAAAAAACTCGTTTCTTCGTAAAATATCAATCAAAGTGTTGACGCTTGTGAAATGATATACAACACTACTAACACTTTCAGCCAGCAACTGGTTAATCACCTTGTTGACCATAAATCTTATATTGTTTTCGTTAATCTTTATCATATTAAAAAAACACCTTTAACACATAAATAGAAATAAAATAATGTTTGGTTATTAAAATAATTTATCGTATAATCGAAATTGAAATTTATAACAAAAAGTTTAACTTAAAATTTTAACAAATTATGAAGAGATTTATTTTTGCCTTGACGCTGGCATTGTTTGCGTTGTCTTTTACTTCTTGCGATGTTTGCAGGGTTGATGGTACCGAAGAAGGCGTGTTCGTGAAGCAGCCTTGGTTTTTCGGAGATGGAGGCGTGTCCCAAGAGCCTCTTACAAGCGGTTCTGAATGGAAAGTGTTCACTACACGGTTTTATACTTATTCGTCAGTTCCGACAAGATTCGATGAGACTTTCGATGATATTGCATCAGATGACGGCACACCTATTGATATGACAGCTCATATTGTATTAAAATTGAAGCCTGGAAAATCACCTGTATTGCACCAAAATTATGGCCCTAAGTGGTATGAGAACAACATCAAGGAAATCTTTAGGGAGGCAGTCAGAAATTTTATCAGCACATACGATATGAGAAGTCTTATTTCCGAGCGTGAAATTTATGATACTGTTAAAATTGACATTATGCAAAGAATTAACGCTTATATTACAAGTTTGTCGACAACAGCAGAATTCCCAATCGAAGTTTGTAATGTTATCGTTGACAAGGCTCGACCAAACGCTGGTGTTCTTGAGGAACTTAATAACACTGCAATCAAGATGCAGCAAAAACAAACTGCAATTATGGAGCAACAAATGCAGGAAGAGAGACGCATTACTGAGCACAAGAGAGCATTGGCAGATAAGGAATACCAAGCAACAATCGGTTTCTCTCCGCAACAGTTCATCGCACTGAAATCACTGGAACTTGAAAACCAGAAAATTGAAATGATTAAGAACAAGAAAAATGTCAATGTTGACGTTATGATTGGAACTAACACAGGTATACCTGTCTGGGGTATCAAAGAAAAGTAAAACAAATATTAACGATAATAAAATGGTCGGAATAATTTAAAAAATTTCCGACCATTTTTATTTAATTTAACTTTAGAAAATTCAATTAATACTCTTCCAACATTTTCAATGTTTTATTGAAATTGTTCTTTATTTCATTAACCCTATTTAACTTTCTTGTCATCATATTTGCGACGCTATAAGTCATATTTTTTGTTATTTGATTTATTACTTCATCATCGTTAGCGCCTTGGTTAAGGTCCCCAGTCATTTCTTCATTAATTGTAGAAAATGCTGGTTCTACCTCTGGATTAACTTGTACCCCAACATGTTTTTGGTTTTTAATCAAATTAGTCCAATAAGTAATTGGCTTTCCAAGTATTCGTCTATAATCATTAGTGTTAATACCCTTAGAATCGTCTTGGTTTGTTCCATGAGTGGCAACAAGAGCGAAAATAGGCAACCCAGGCTGTGGCTTTCCACCACCTTCAACGGTTATGTCAGCGTCTTCGTTTCTACCATAACATATTCTACACATATAGCAATCAGCCTTTGTTGTTATATCTTTGTTTTCAACACTTTGAAAATATTCGCCGTTAACATTGATATATTTATCACCACCTTCGAGACAACTTGGCATTTTATCGTAAGCAACCGCATTTTTCTTTATTTGGTTTGTTGCTTCAACTGGTATGTATTTTCTTTTACCACGTCCACAAGGACACTTATAATAATACCCAACCAAATTGCCTTCTTCATTAATTAAGTTTCTATAAACTGGTGTGATTTTAAAGGTCTCTTGGTCTATGTTTAGAGAATGGTCTTTTCCGTTATATGTATCAGGGAAATCATTATAATCCCTGTGTGATATGGCATAAAAGAAATGTGCGAACCCTTCAGATTCTTGATTATTCACTAGACTTGCTTGAGAAATGTTAAGTATTAGATTTTTAACATTAGTGTAATTTAATGCACGACAAGTATATGCAGCAACTCTAACATCAACAATTTTGAAATCCTCAGCTATTTTTTCCCATGCATCTACAAGCCATTGGCCGATAAAGTCGCCATTTTCATTTAACCTTATTACACTTCCCTTTTTAATCATTGACACACCTTCTTTAGTTTTTCTAGCAACACCATTTTTCAATATGTCAATTGCTTCGTCACCAAACTCTCTCTGTATATCAGAAAACGTCATCTTAGCAAGCATTAACGCACCCTGTTCGGTTTTCTGGCTTCTAACACCCTTTACTTTTTCACTTGGGGCCGCATTAAGCGCATCCTTGTATCTTTGTTTGTATTCTTTATTGTCATTGAACGTTTTAAGTGCGCTAATTTTAGGCCAAGCGCTTGTATAATCAAACATGCATGACCTTATTAAAACACACATGGCATCCATAAGCCCCTTGTCTTCTTTTGTTTGAGACCATATGAATCCTTTTTTCAAGTTTGAAGACAATGTATTGTCATATCCAACCTCACTTGCTTTGGCATAACATGCGTCTTTAAGAATGCACTCGTTCCACGCAGGGCACCTGAAAGCCGACTCGAAATTAACAATTAATGTGTCATCATGTATTTTAGCGTTGCCAAACTTAAACATGTCGTTGTTCTCACCAAAATCTAGAGTCACACCATATGTCCTGTCAAGATATCTGTCACAACGTTGTTTTAACAAGCCAACTTTTGCGGCCACTTTTACATATGCGTTTTCTTCCGCATTAAATGTATCACGCTTTGAATCCTTAATATCAAAACCTGGTGAATTAGCCGCAGCATCTTTGTTAATAGTGTCATATCTGGTTCCACTGCTGTAGAAATCATATAGTTCATCATCACTGGCAGACATGAAGTCCATGGCCATAATCTCTTTCTTAGACGTGTTTTTATTTAATGAAGCCAAAGATTCCACACCGTATTTCTTCTGATATCCCTTTGGGGCTGGGGCATCCCTATAAAGACACGATAGGCCTATCTTATCCAAAAAATCTTTCAGTCTCAAAACATTAGCACGTGTCTTCTGGTCTTTTATCTTGTCAAAAGCCATTGGCGTATCACCAGTATTATGCGTGTGCATATTTCCATCCTTGTCAATCTTGAAACTGTCTTTGTCTCTCATAAAAGACTCACCAGCACAACAAGCCCTTAATTGGTCAATGTACTTACAAATCCACTTGTTTATCTCTTTTGAGTCCTTCTGCAACCTATCAATTTCCTTTTTACGGTAATCCATATATTTCTGTTTGTCAAAATCCCTTCTTAATGAATCTGGATTTATACCGTACTCATCAGCCAATTTCATTATGTCGCTGTCAGAATCATAACCAGCCAGACCAGCCTTGTCTTTTATCTGGTTTATCACATCTGTCGCCCTTCTTTGCGCAAATGCGTTTATGCCCTTTCCTTCAGACCCTTTCTCTTGCAAGAAAGATTCACAAAGACTCTTTGCGAGATATTCTATAAATTGTTCTTCCGTCAAACGTATCTTTTTCATTAATAACTAATTTTTCTTTGATTCATTATATACTATAATAGTATGATTATCACCATATAAATATCAAGAAATAAGTAAACTTGCCAATTAAATTAAATTTTTATATTATTAAATTAAAGTTATCAAGATATTTAAAGAAAAAACATAGTGATGAAAATTACAGAACAAGAATTGAAAAATCATATAGAGGGAATCGTGAAATCCACGATAAAGACGATAATTGGCGAAGCCAAACCATTCCCGTCAAATGAATTCAGGCATTTCACAAACCCAGAAGACCAAATACTAGAAAGAGCTTTAGTGGAAGAGGGCCTTGTTAGAACTTATCCGTTTGAGTGGGTTGTAAAATATATACAACGAAACGCAAATCATGACTTTATATCATTTTCGGCGCAAGAAGACATAAAACAATTCATTGTTAAAATCAAAAAAAAATCGCCGTCAATAAAAACATTGAAGCACGCGATGGATGTTTTTGGATATTTCTGTTCTTTCGAGAAGATAATTAATGGTGTAGTTATGATGCAATTCGAACCAAAATTCGACGAATATATAAAAGGCTCTGAATTCAGAAAAAAAAGAGGCAACACGTTTTTCCATGTATCACCAATACGATATGCAGATAAAATCCTCAAAAACGGCTTGGTCCCGAAATCCAAAAACCAATTCCTGGTATACCCAGACAGAGTCCACCTTATTTATAATGACGGAAATAAAGACAACCCACAAATGATGGCCGACATGCTCTATACCGTGGACAGAAACCAATACAATAACGGAGAATATGCACTTTTCGGCATTTCATTAAAAGGACTCAACAACGTCAAATTCTACAGGGACTGGAACGTTGAAGACTTCGATGCATACTTCACATACGAAAATATTCCACCACAAAACATAAAATTCATTAAACAATTTACAGCAAACGTATTGTAATCATACTGTACTTGCTGAACTTATTAAAAATGTCGGAAAAATACCATATAATTCCGACATTTTTTATTTGGATTTTAACTTTAATCACTGTATGATTACTATAAAATCAAATTAAAATTCAATATGGCAAAAACAAATTCATCGCAAGAATTCATTGAAAGCGGAAAACTTACAGAATTAATGGATAAATTCAATCGTTTTGATAAATTCTATAAGGACCACTGCGAATCATGCAACTCTAAACAATGTATGGGAGTTTATGATAAGTTCTGGAGAACGGAATGTGAATTTTATAATAGGGAATTTAACAATCTATAATTAATATGAGCATCGTAGCAATAACAACAATATTCAAATTTTCAATTACAATGTCAGTCATACTTATTGGTTATGGCATTTTTGGTTTGATTGTGTTCAAAATATTGCAAAAATTGAAACTAAGTGACAATACTATGAGCATAGTTATGACCATTGACAAATATATCTTGAATATAATATGCATTTTAGGACTTGTGTGGTGCGGATATGTCATATACCAAACGGCTCCATTGATATTCCCTGCATTTTTTGTATAAATTGATAATTTTTAGTGATATGGAAGTTTTAAAACACGGAAAAACAAGAGTAAAACAAATTTGCCCAAAATGTGAGTGTGAATTTTTATATGATACAAAAACTGAGATTAAATTTCATTCTATGCCTAGCCTAGGCATTCTTCCAAGTGGAAAAGCACATGAACTTGCACAACAATGTTATTGGTATGTAATTTGTCCAGAATGTCATGAGGAAATTAAAGTGTAATATATAAATGATGAGTAATATAGATAAAATAACTGAAAATAACCAGTTAAACAAACTTGAACATGAAGAATTAAACACCAACGGATTTCATTGGTATCCGATTGATGCTCCAAGTAAATCAGATTCAAACATCTACAAAGACGAGCACTACAGCTCAGGTGATGAAGATGGGATACAATGGTATCTTGACCTTGACTGCAAAAATACAGAATGGATTGTAACTGTTACTGATGGAGAAAATACATACACAGAAAATTTCACATATCTATATGAGCCGATTTTCGGAATAGACCTGGCAGACGCAGATAGAGTTGATGAAATTCTTGACAGACTGATTTCCAAATGTAAAAATAAATAAGATGACAAAACCAAGTAAACCAATTGGATTTTAATTTTATTTTTCTATTAATGGCTCGATATGAACATAATCACAATCCAAAATTGATATATGCTTTTACCATTCCAGATGAAAAGCATAATTGTTATATTAAAATCGGCGAAACTTCTTTTGCCGACCCAAGCAACATGCTTGACAAACCAAACAGCGAATCGTTAAATAAATGTGCTATAGCTAGAATTGACACATATACAAAAACAGCGGGTATTGATTATGTTCTACTCTATACGGAAAGCGCTATGTATTGGTCTGGTAGAAAACAGCAATGGATGCGCATTACAGACAAAACAATACACAAACATCTTTTAGAAAACAACATTGAAAGAGCCAACTTTGGAAACGAATGGTTCAAATGTGATGTGGAATACCTTATTAAAACAATAAAAGACATTAAACAAAAATTAGAAAAATTAGAAGAAAATCAGAAAAATAAAAAGAAACAAGAAACCAAACAACCTACCTTAAAACAAACTGTTAACGTTCAAGAAAAACAAACCAATCAAAATAAACAAAATTCTCATTATGTGATGATTGATGATTTTAATTTTTTCTATTCTAATATAATTTCAAAAACAAAACAACCTGCTGATTATGGTAATTTCGATGACTTATATTCATTTTATGAATATGTTAAAAAACATAAACCAAAAAGTCAGAAATATCCAATGGGCGTTAATTGTGATGTATTAAGACTTGAGAAGCAACCCTTAGGACCAGATACAATATGCTACTTGCCAGAAGCACTAAACAGAAGAGTTCAAAATGTCGCAAATTATGCATTAAATGAGGAAGATTTTAAAAAATTTGGTGATAAGTATTATTATGTTGGCCAATGTATCAGACATACTGATGATGGGCGTTGGATTGCAACAACTACTGAACATGAAAAAGATAAACACGGTGCAGCAATTACTAATGTCGGTTGCTTTGACAACCTACAAGATGCCATAGATTATAGAAATAATCATGCTTGTGAAACAATTAGAAAAATGTCTGACGCTTTTAAAGATTATATTACAAAAAACACTTACGATGTTTTATCAACATTTGACATAACATCAATACGAAAATTACAACAAATACAACAGTATAGGTATGATTCAAGATTACACTTGGCTATAAACAAAATCAAAAATTCAAAAAATATTGACGATAAATCGTTTTTATCCAAAGTAATAAAAGATTTTAATTAATCTTAATTCAAATTTTTACCATGGAAAATTTTTTCAGAAAGTAGTACCTATTGAAATTAAATTTATGTTGTGAAAATGGTTTGGATTTTAATTTATTTTATTGTATAATAGTATTAGTAAATTAATAATGAAATATAAAACTTCGTAATGGTGCAGCTCTATCCATTTGAGATTGGATGGAATATACAACAAAACTGTTTGTATAACGGGTGAATCTGAGAGATTCGCCCTTTTTTATTATCTATAGGTCAACGTCTATGTCATTAACAAAAATTTTAATAATCAACGTATAAAGCCGAAATTTAATTGAAAATTTATATGTGGAATTTTTTTTGAAAAAGGAGTACCTATTGAAATTAAATTGGCCCACACTTTGAAAAATTGAAATTTTTATATGGAAAATTTTTGAAAAAAGGAGTACCTTTTGAATAAAAAAAGACCCCCCCCTGGAAAAATCGAAAAAATTGGGTAAAATTCTCGGAAGCAACTGTGCGGTGCTATTTTGGGTTTTTGCCTGCGGGGAGTTAGGGAGGGAGGGGACACCTACCATACCCTACCCATATAGGTGGGAGTACCTGACACTTTGTCAGTATGACACTTTGTCAGTTGTCAGTATAGCACATTGTCAGTCCATATATAATATAGTTTGGCACGATTATTGTATTGACAATTTAGTGTTCAACAAAATTTCAAAGTTATGACTGATTTACTTAATGAGCAAATTGCCCTCAACAAGCGTATGAATGACGCTGTGGCGGACGTTTTAAGACAACACAACGGGCTTATCCGTACCGATGAAGATTGGTACAAAGACACTATCTACTGCTACATCTTTGATGAAGCGTTGGAGACAACCACCGAAAACAAAGTGCTTGCGGTTGCTTTATTTGATGGTGAAGTGTGTGTGCTGCCTGCTTCTTCTAACGAAAGTTTGGATGGTATGACCGATGATGAGGTACTAAACGATGATGGTTGGTATTCCATATTCGGCGGTATGTGCTGTGTCTCTCCAACTCTTTATTGCCTTTGCGAAAGCATTGAACAATATCTTTAATTTTTAGGTACGCACTTGCGTACCCAAAGTTTGGCACTATATTTGAATAAGGTATATTTGGCAGACAAGAAAAAAGTTTGTATAATAATATTAAAAATCATTAGATAGAGTTATGATAGCTGTACACATTAACACACAACACGACACCGACATTATGTCACGTCTCTTTGACAATTTGTCAGCCAATCCCGACAACATTGTATTGGTCAACCCAAAGAGGTCTGAATTGGAAGAGGTCTTACGCAATAGACCCTATGAAACGTGTCTATTTCTTGGTCACGGAACTGGCAGCGGTCTTTTCCGTGCCGATGATGACATTGAGGTTATTAACAATCAATATTCCGACTTGGACGATATTATGGACTATGATACCTATTACGATGCCATTTATGGTGATTGTATGGATATGAGCGGTCAATATTGTCTCGACGCTGACATTGCGGTTGGTTATAGCAGGATGTCTCCATATATCATTGATGCCGACAACGTGGATTTACTGCGTTATAGAGAGATTATTGGTATATGGTGCTATGCCTCCGAGTTCGCTACACGCTACAAGCTACGTGGTTTCTTTACCTATATGTTTGTCAGCAATCCATCGGAGGCAAGATGCCTCTCATTTGGTGCACATACAACCGAAGAGGTTGATGAGCAGAATATCCATTTCTGCGAGCAAATCAACACTTTCATCAATGAGGGAGTTGAGCCGCAGGATTTCATTGAGAAGTTGGAATATGACGATACTATTAACTTTGTCAATTTCAATTACTCCAATATGATTTACAACTACGGATATTAAAAAATATAGGGTACGCATTTGCGTACCCATTTTGGCACGATAGTTGCATAGAACAAAATCCAATAACAATTTTTTATAAACATTAAAATTTCAAAAGTATGAAGAACAACATTAAGAAGATGGTTATTAACGGAATTATGAATGCTATTGCTAATATGTCCATCACGGACATTATGATGCTTGATTCAATGCTTGACGCTATCGTCATCAAGGCGATTATGCCGAAATCTGCACCTGCTACCGACAACACTTCGATTGAACGCTACATCAAGTTGGCGAAGGACATTCTTTCCGTTGATGGTGACGAGTGCGATGATGAAGTTTGTGAGAACACTTGTTGTCACAACTATGATGAGCGCAAGGAGGAACTTGACGCAAGAGAAGATGAACTTGATGGTAGGGAACACGACCTCAACGTTAGAGATGCTGAATTGGACGAACGAGAGATTGACCTTGATGAGCGTGAAGAGGAACTGAATGCTCGTGGAGCTGAATTGGATAATCGCGAAGCTGAATTGGAGGCTGCCGAAATGTTACATACTGACAGCGTGGCAGATTTGCGTGACAACGTTGTCAGTCTTATCCGTGGTATTGTCAATACCATCAACAAGTAATAGACCTCTGAGTGGTTTTGTGTGATATGAATGTAACCCACCTAAATGGTGGGTTTTTTTTATATGACAATTTGTATTTTTGGCACGCTTTTTGCATAATGGATAATGCCTAACCAATTAAATTTAGTGATTATGAGTGAAATTAAAAATTCAATGGCAGAAGTCATCATTTCCTATCTCAAAGATAGATACCCGAACGCTAAAACCACTATAACCAAAGAAGTGGTGATTCAAGCACTTGAACACTATTCCGATTCTGAATTATACGAAAAGTCAATAGAACTCTTCGTTTTTGAAGATTTGATGGGTACATTCCGTCAAATCGGTGCTGACAATTGCAACGTAACTATTGATGACTTTAACAATTTTATGGATGGTGAGAAAGCAAGAAACCTTATGGACTTGCATAATGTCAGTTGGATTGACTTGCTCTATGCCACTATGCGTGGAGATATGGAGGCTTGTAAGTCCGTTCGTGATGCCATTATTCCTCCCGTCAAAAATCCGATTGATTTGGACGCACATTATCGTAACCTGCGTGTGCAGGAGAACTGCATTGAGATTGCCCTGCAATGTTTTGAGGAAATATCATCAACAACCGACATTCCGAGAGATGTTATTGTCGGTAAAATCCAAGATTGGGCATTGCAGGCGGAAAAGTTGTGGGAAGAAAGAGATGATGATGACTTTACTGACTATTACGATTTTATTGATGATTTTACTGAAAAGAAAAAAACGGAGTATTTGGCGGTGTTTAAGTCCTCATTGACCGACAATACCAATGAGGATGAAAAAATCTCTCAAATCGCAGGAAAATACGCTATGGAGTACACGTTTGACGCTTCTGTACGTTGCACCTATGAAGAGGTGAAAGAAGCGATTGAGGGAGCGATTAAAGAATATTCAAAAAACAATTAAAATTATGGTTATTGATTACATTATCATTAAAGAAGATAAAACGCCTCTTTGCTTTGATGACAACACAATTATTGTCTATGGAGAGAAGCAGGACGCGCTTGAAGACCTATCAACAACCGACTGTGGATTGGTTGAAGTAGAATATGACGGAGATGCTGCAACACTATATTTTGATGGTGAAATTGTCGGTTGGTTTGAATATGACACCGATAACGAAGATGACTACCAAAACAAGTTAAAAGAAGCGATTTCTATGGCATTTATGCCATAATGTCACAAATCAAATGCCAATGTGTCAGTTAAGCGTGTCAAACGGTTTGGCACGCTTTTTGCATATATGATAGCGTCTAACCAATTAAAATTTTATCACTATGAGTAAGAACATCGTAACCATCAATTCCGAAAACCTCAACGAATACCAACCGAAAGTTGGCGAATGCTTCAACGTCTATTTTGAAGTTGACGATAGAACTCTATCGGTAGAGCCGTATTATTGGGAGGATGATTATACAATTGAACCCGACATCGTTGGTGGGTACAACGTATATGAGAATGACGAATTTCTCGGTTCTTGCGAGGATATTGATGGCATTGAGAATTTTTTATATTTTGAAAATTAATTTAATATTTGTAATATCGCAAAAAGAATAAGAATATGACAATTATAATTTTAATCATCATCTTATCATTGATTGTAATTTTCTTCATTACATTGGCAACCATTAACTTAAAACGAAATGTGGAGAAAAAACGGTTTTGTGAAGAGTATAATAATATTGTTGCAAATATTACATATTTGCGCGCTTGCCAGCGCGAAGATTGGTGGGATGATTTTGCCGAAGATACTTTAAGAGATTTTGAAAGTAGATTTATGAATTTGTTTAATTAAAATTAATAACATTATGGAAGAAATTATTAGAGATTATTCATTCGCCCTTGAATTGGGTGAAGATGACATTGTTAGAATTAACAACCTCATTTCCGACAACCTTGACGCTGATAGCGACTACGAAACCATCATTGAAGTCCTTGATGATTATAATGACGGCACAACCAATTTTGACGATATGTGTACTGACATTTACCTTGAACTTAATGGTGGTAACGAATAATGGATGACATAATCGCTATGGCGAGCCGCCCTCAACTGATTGTAGGGGAGTATATCAATATCGGAAGACTTGAATGGTGGAAATGGTTTATCATTGAGCCATCAAATAGAAAACACCTCATCGGAAAATTATATTGGAGGCGCAGGTAAGTTGGCACAATAATTGCATATAGCACAACACTTAAAATTAATATTCACAATTAAAATTCAGTATTATGCAAGAACAAAAAATTTGGATGAGAGTAGGTGTTGACATAAAGGCAGATGAAGATACAATCAAAAAATTGTTATCTGCCGATGACAATTCAGTTTTGGAGGAACTCATTAAGAATGGCAAGTTTGAACTTGCAGGTGAATCCTACATCCCATCACTTGCAATTGAAGACTACAACAACGAAAACGGAACATCTTTTAATGAGGATGAGGTGAGTTACTATTTTTAATTTGGCACAATAATTGCATATAGCACAACACAAGTAATTCAAATCATCAACAATTAAAAATATAAGATTATGAAGATTAAAATTTTTAATGTCATCAGAACTCAACTGCATAACGATACGCTTGTTTGGTCATTCCCAACTTTTACGCAAGCACAAGAAGTTATGTTCGCAGAAGTTGCAAGTGAAATTAAAATTAAAAAAGATATACTTGCAAGCAAAGGCGAGCATTTCGTTTTCAACGGGTATGATGTTTGGAAAGGTAATGATTATGCCACCATTTCCGATGGTAATAGGGTTGAGTATGAAATCAAACAAACATCAATGGACACCTACCAAATGCAAGTGGAGAGAATCATTGATAAGGTGATGATGTTTTCGGGTGCTTGCGAAGAGCATCGTGAACTGATTATGTATGAACTATTATGTTACACCGAAAATGATTTGCCGTTCTATGATGAAGAAATTGAGCATTTCGTTGATACCGAATTGAGGGAAAGGTTTGCAAAACGTGCCGCAGCAAAAATTGTTAGCGGTTATGACAATGATTTCCAAAACAAATATTTCCAAATCGTTGCCGATTATTTGAAGGACAATCGTGGATTGTCATTAATTCTTGCTGTAATCAATGGTGAAGAAGATGCCATTGAGGATGTTAAGGGTGAAATCAATAGGGAACAACGTAAAGTGGTATTCAATTTAGATTATGTCTATGTCGCAACATCGGTTTGGGAGGATGGCAGTAGATTTGGTCTTGAAGAGGATACAACTGTTTATAAGTCTCACGCTTCCGCTGCCGCTGCGATGAAGAAAAAATATGAAGAAGCCGTTGAGGCATTCAATAGTCAATACGTTGGCGAAAACGTCACATATCGGTGTTCCGATGACGTATACCAAGTAAGTTTTGTGGATTCCTATCGTCTTGATGTGTGGGAGGGAAGAATAAGAAAGATTTACGTTCAAGAATAAAAATTAAAATTATGATTACCTTTAATATACCATCATTTATTTCATTCACAATCTTCATTAGTGTGTTTTCAATCACATTTTTCAAATTTTTCCGCCACATCATTGATAATATTAGGAGCAATAAGAAGATACAAAAAGAGAAAAAAGTCAAGTCATCATTGAATATTGGTGGAATATATGGAAAAAGACGATTTTATGGTGATAATAATGACCCATTTTCCCCTATTCACGACTATGGTTATTATGTGGCAATCCTTGACATAAAACCATCAAGGGATGGACATTGTGAATACTGCCAATATGTCTTTCTAAATGACAATATGTCACCATATAGCAGTTATAGTGACACTATGATTTATAGTAATCAAACAAATTATTTTGATAATTGGGAATATGTAAAGGATATTGACTTGAATAGCATAAAAGTTTCATAATCAAAAAACTTATGATTACGTTTACTACATTACTATCGTTTATCATTTACAATTTTGTCGTTCTTGTTTTCTCTTTCTTCATATTCAAATCAATTGAATGTATTGTTGAAAACATAAATGACAAGAAGAAAAAAAATGATAACAAAGACCAATTGAAGATTGGTGGAGTTTATGGATGCTTCAATATTAGTGATACGAACAATCCATTTGAACCATTACGAAATTACCAATATTATATAGCAATACTTGATTCCAAACCATCAAGAGACGGCAAATGTTACTATTATCAATATTGTTACTTAAATGATGATATGAAACCATACACGCACCCGACCGTTTACAACCATAAATCGGATTGGTTTGAAGATTTTGACTACATTTGTAATATTGATTTAGATACTATCAATTTATCATAATCTTAATTTTAATTGTTGTCAGCGTGCCTGCTTTATAAGTTTGGCACGCTTTTTGTATATATGGTGCGTCTAACCAATTAAAATTTATGGTATGGAAAAACAAGCAATCGTAACTTTTAGAGTGGCAAAGAAATTTAGTGGTGACTCCATTGCTGAAATAAAAAGCAAATTTGAGATGATGAACATCCCTGCTGAATTTGATTTTGTTGAACTCTGCTCCGTTGAGGATGCGGAGACAAGAGATGACTTGATGGAAATTTGGGACGATGAACGAAGCCTTTTCAACTTGGAATGTGAATTGAGAGACCAATTCGATGAGTTTGATACTGACAATTTGTCAGTTGAAGATTTTGGTATCAAATGCAACGGAGCGACAATTACCAATGTTACTACTAACGGAGCTGACATCTATTTTTGGAGCGGAAATCCATACACAGATAAGGATGCGGAGGAGATTTTGATTTATGATGAGGACCAAAAGCGTGAGGCAATCATCACCATCCTGCAATATTTGTAAACCAAAAACACAAATGATATGGAACTGACAAAAAGACAAATTGAATTGGTAAAAGATGAGATTTTTTTCTTTGCCGAAACAAGTCTCGGATGTGACAACGAAGAGGCAAAAACCATTGCGAAAGATTATTTGTATGACGTTGTGGAGGACATAAAAGAAACGGCAATCACCGATTGGGAAACGTTTAAGGATGATGAAATATGCTTTGGCGATGCTCATATTTCAATTGAACGATGCCTCGCTGACTACAATGAAACTGATGAGGATAATTTGTAATAATTAAAATTCAAAACAAACGTTAATTAAAATTTAGATTATTATGACACAAGAAGAAAAAGAATTGTTACTACAAGTCATTTGTGCAATGTTGCCTTATGGGGTAAAAATTTTTGTAAAAGGGCACGACACACCACAAACAATTCAAGGCATTTTAAGTATAGTCCCAAATATTTCTTTTAGAACCGATGATTGCTATTCCGTATATTTAACTGATGTTAAACCCTACCTACGACCAATGTCATCTATGACTATGGAGGAGAGATACGAATATGACAAATTTATCAATTCCAACTCTATTTTCAATTACCGAAACGCAGTGAATTGGGTACATTGGTTAAATTCCAATCACTTTGATTACTATGGTTTAATTCCTATGGGGCTTGCATTGGAAGCCACCGAGGATATGTACACAACAAAATAACACAACACATTGACAAAGAGTGAAATAAATAAAGCGTATGCCAAGTGTTTGCAGAAGAGCAACGAACTTGAACTTGCAATGCAATCTTTATCTTCAAAGGTGTCGCAAGCGTTGGGTGTTGATTATGTTGCCGACATCTGCAATGGTGATGAGATTGAATTTCGCAGGTTGGATAAATATGGGTTGGCTGATGCGAAAGATTGTGTAAGAATTGAAGAAATATTGGAAAAACTGAAATAATATGGTAAACGAAAATAGTTTATTTCATTTAGTCCGTAACTATCATTTGGATAATGACGAGGATTGTTTCAACAAGGCAATATCATTGGCGGAGAATGAGCTTGATGAGGTTTTGAAGAGTAAGAATGAGCGTGAATATCCGCCATTTATTTATTACCTTTGCCTTGAACAAATGGATAATAATCCAAAATACAAATTCGGTAAGACATTTTGCCGAATGACTGACGAAGAGAAAATATCAGTATTCAATGAAACTATTTCGGCATTGAGGGAACTTTTGGCATAGTTTTTGTATAATAGCAAACGAATAAAAATTGAAGTGATGAAAAAGAAAATAAGAGCAAAATATCCTACTGTCTTTTATAACGAAAAGAAAGGACGGGACAACAAAGATTACTACAACACAAGCGGAACACCTTGTAGTTGTGGATATAATATAAGAGTGCCATCGTTGAAACGAAACAAAAATGTATGGGGAAACTTTTATAAATTGTTTCCTCATATCAAAGAATCGTTGATGAACAATGAATATGTACCTCGTTTCGGGCATCCCATTCTTGTTGGCGATGTCTATATCTGCAAAGATGAAAGAGTACACAACGAAAACTATGGTGTAGGACGCAGAATACGGACAACAAAATTTCGTAAAATTTGGTGATTTGTATATAGGGGAAATATAATAATTAGAATTATGACAATAGAAAATTTTATACAAGAGTTTAATAAAAGGGTTGATTGGGATTTGGAGATATTGAACAAATACAATATCAATCTTGCCAACGACAATAGTTCTAACGCAATCATCAAACATTATCTTTGCTTTACTAAAATTAATTCCGAAGATTATGATATTGATAATGCTAAATTGTATGAATACCCTATGGAGAACGGCAAACATACATTTGAATTGCAAGCATACTCAATTGTTGACCAATGCAATAGATATTTTTGGGTTAGATTGGAAGAAGAAGAAGATGAATATAAGGATGGCAGGATTAAAGCAATAAAAAAAGAATTAACAAAACGTTACAATGAGGTGAGAAACAAATTATTGATATTAAACAATGAAAAAAACGAATTGGATTGTGCCTTGAAATTGTTTAACTATTAAAATTTAGGATAAATATGGAAAAAACGATTATTTTATTATTTTGTGCTGATGATTTTGAGCGTGAAGAATTGGATAAAATGTCATCTAATGAAAGATATGAATTAGCAAATGAAAAGTATTGTGACATATTCACATTGCAAGAATTTTGTGAGTTGGCGAATAGCGGAAGTGATTGGTTAATCTTAAACAATTTCATATATCCACATATTATCAACAATTAAAATTAGAATTATGGCAAACATAAAGAAAGTCGCAACTGATATGTGTATGATGGACTATTATGTCCATAACGAAGAAGAAATCCGCAGAAATTACGGCAACGAGGCGGTTAAAAACCCTATTGTATGGAATTTCAAACAAAGACTTGGGGAGAATGTTGAAATTCTCTCTATATCGGTTGTTTATATCGTATCTTGGGAACAAATGGACATAGGAGATGATAGAACGATTACAATACCGAAAAAGGTTATGTACCTTTGCACCTATGCCTATGAGGAAGAGCCAAATTGGGATGAAGAATAATTAATAACTTAAAAACCGACAAAAAAAAATTAAAATGATTTGTGAATAATATGAATAGCATTGAATCCTTACCAATCAGCATTGAAAGAAACGGCAATATATACACGTTAAAGGTATATGTAACTGCGTGGAACAAATTATGTGTTGCATACGGAAACGTGATACTCCGTGATGATAAATATTGTTCGGTAGTGATTGAGCCAGACAATTACTCATCAAAACCAAGCATTGAGAACGAAGCCATCGGAAATGCCCGAAATTTGGATGATGCAATTGAAATGGTTAAAGAATACATTGAAAATAATTAAAGATAAGCACCGAGAGAAAGGCTATCTTGCAATTTTGGCATAGTATTTGCATAGAGTATAGTGAACAATTAAAATTTTAGAATTATGGCAAAAAAGAACGAAACCAAGAAGAGCCAAAAGACCTATCGTGTAAGCCTCTCCTGCGTTTATAATGGGTATATGAACGTCAAGGCTGATAGTGAGTATGACGCTTTGTGCAAGGCAGATGAAGCACTGAATTGTGAAACATTATCGGAATTTCCCGAATATGTTGAAATCCCTAACGGAGAATTTCAGTTTGGAGAAGCAACAGCCGACTTTATTGAGGAAACCTATGATGATGACAATTTGGCAGATGATGACAATTCTGACATTGTGTCAGACCAATGTGCAAGTGGTGTTGTCCGCGAAGACAGTGTGATGTTCTGCGATAATGATTTTTTCGGTGATGATGAAGAACACGAATATACTGTTGAGTGTGCCGATGGTGCTGCTCTTGCTTACGCACTTGAAAAAACAGACCCATCCACTATTATTTTGACTTATCCGAAAATGGCTGAGGTTGTCAAAGATGAGGCTATGGTAGATGCTATCAGAGAGTATCGTGGCTTGCCCGATGATGAAAAAATCCACTATGGTGATGTGATGATGTATTGTGGAAAACTTGTCGCACGGTTGAATTAAAATTTGGCACATTATTTGCATAACACAACACGTTAATTCATTATTTACAAATTAAAATTTATAGATTATGAAAATTTATGTATTGACTTTCACGAATTTGAAAAACAGCGAAAAGCAGGTTGAGGTACATCCAACGATGAAATTGGCACAAATCTATATGAAAGGGAAAGTTGATGATGCAATTGGGTCATCAAGCACTATTGACTTCGTTGTTGATGAGAACGATTATGGGTGCTACATTCAAAACGTATGCGAAGCCACAATTGATGAGGTTGAGATGAGTTTGCACGATTTTATTGCGCACAAGATTGTTGAACACTACTGCGAAAATGTGGTTGAGGCAAGCCTTTACTATGACATTATCTATGACATTGTGAGTGAGTATAACACGGAAGAATACCCGAATATTGACGATTACAATGAGATTGAAAAGTTTATAAACCATAAACTCCACAGAACAATGGCATTTGTAGCGGCAAAAAAACTAACAAGTGGTGTTAGACTTTCTTGTGAGCAGTTACAAAAAGTGGTAGCCTATCTTTACGATAAAGTTGGTCTTTGCCACTTGGCAAAGATTATCAACGGTGAAATGATTATCCAATACCAAATCAAGTACAACATTGACAACCCTAACGAACCGTTGTTCAACCATAAAAAGGTTTGGGCATTTTCATCAAAGTGGTATGGCGGAGGGCATTTTTCTCCCGAATTTGCATTTCGTCTCTTTGAAGAATATGACGATGCCTCTGACGCCTTGATTGAGGAAAAGAAAAAAGTGGATAACCTTTTTAGCCTTTTTTATGACGAAGATGAAATATTTGAAATGTCAACCGCAGATTCAAATTCAACCAAGTACACGATTTACGATAAGAGGGATGGTGATGACATTTGGGAAGGAAAGGTTGAGGTGAGATACATTGAATAATCTTAATTTTAATTGTTGTCAGCGTGTCACTCATAATAAGTTTGGCACGCTTTTTGTATATATGGTAGTGACAAATTAATATTTACAATTAAAATTCAAAAAGTATGACAAACATCAATGACATTATTCTTTACGCAAACATCAAAGGTGAGAACGGCAGAGAAGTCCGTGAAGCAAGAATTGTTGAACTCAACGAAAGACCTTGCTATTTTTACTTTAACAAATCAACAAGAAAATTAGATTATGTTCGTGGTTGTGGAATTTGTTTTATGCTTGAAATCGCTGGCATTGGCGAGGTATCGTCATACAAACTCTTAAATGAATACAAAGGTGGTCTATATAAGACATTAAACCTCGCATTAAGAAACGATGAAGAATATTCATTGTTTATACACGGATATAATGAAAACATACTTAATATCGGTTGTATTGCCGATATATCCTATGATGATTTGAATTTTACCCATTCTTGCACTACATTGGAGTTTGAGTATGTACGTGTTAATAGTTATGTCAACACCACTCATTTCCGTTTGAAGCCAATCAGTTATTATTGGGATGGCACACAGACAAAACGATATGAGATTCATTGGAAATTCAAATTTGACCTCATTGATAACAAGATTAAAATGTATAAGGGAAGTGATTATGAAGATAGCCTCGGCAAGTTATATGCCACAATAGATATGTGTGAAAAGGAAAACAAGCCTACAATCATCACCTTTGACAAAAAGTCACCAAAGACTGCCAAACTTGTCACATTTGAACTGACAACAAGAGTTGTTATTGATGCAGATGGAGATGATGATGCCGCCATTGAAGAGGCAATCAATAAATTCAAGAGAGGTGAAACCAATGGTGTTTGTTTTGACACCTGCGTTAATGTGCAGGATGATACTGAATGCCCGTATGAAGAATAAATCTTAATTTTAATTGTTGTCAGCGTGCCATTCCTAATATGGGTTTGGCACGCTTTTTGCATATAGAGAATTGTAAACTGATTGTCTAACTTAAATCATCAGCAATGAAACCGCCATAATAGCATAGGACATAGGGGCAGTAAGGAGCGGGTCGCTCCGAAAAGGGCTGAACATTGGATTAAATGTGTGTAAAATGGATAGGAGAGTATACTCCGTCACACTTAAAATGAGTAGGAGAGTATACTCCGTCACACCCTTTATTTTTTTATATGCCAAAATGTCAGTCTGCCATTTTGTCGTGCCATTATGTCATATCAATAAAAACCATATATAATAAGTTTGGCACGGTATTTGTATATATGCTGTACAAACAAATTTAGTATTCACAATTAAAATTTATAGATTATGACAACCGATATTTTAATGAGCAACGATGCCATTGTGAAGTTCGTAAGAGAGAACAATATTTCTGCAATTGATTTGAAAGTGGCTGCACACACTATGACCTGCGAAGATATTGTGGCGAAAATTGAAAACCTGCCTAATAAGGAATATGTCTTTAACGATAAAGACGGTTGCTTTTATCCGAGAGTTATCTGCACCGCATTTGATGAGGTTGAAGAAGTGGCTTTGGAACGTGCTTACATTGACCAAGACGGCACATTAAGATTTGAAGTTTGCAGCTATAATAGTGGTGAAACATACGATGTTGCACACGCAGAACTTGATGGATTAGAGTTCGTTGAGGAAATGATTATTGTGAAATAGTTTGGCACACTTTTTGCATATAGCACAACGTATTTATTCACCGATTAAAATTTATTGAAATGGAAGCAACCAAGTTAGTAGCACCGAAGACCAAGCGTCAAGTTGAGGACGCAAAGACTATCACCTCAACGATTATGAGCCAAATCAAATACCCAAATGTCCACGTTTATTGGTCTTGGGGAGCGCACGGATTTGTGTATGCCGTGACCGAAAAAGGCAATCCCTGCCTTCGTTTCAAGGTCAATGGTATGAAATTCAAAGGGTACGTCCACGTCATTTATAACTATATGGATTACTATGAGGTGGAGTTTGTCTCCACACACGGAAACCTAAAACACCGCGTTGATGAATGCTATTGCGACAACATTCAAGAAGTCATTGACAATTACGTTGAAAAAATCCCCGAATACGCTTACTAACCTTAAATCCATAGACAATATGACAAGTGAAAAATTCCAAGAAGTAAAAGACAAAATCATTGCCTTCTGCGAAAAAAATAATCTCAAAACCGAAACATCTTCCGAATGGAAAGAAGTTGATTTCATATTTGACATTGGTTACGAAGCCATAGATTGCTACACACTTGAAAACCCAACCTGCATCACAACAGACCAATACATTATTGTTGAGTTGCCGCAATATGTCTCTCCATTGACCTACGATGAGCGTTACGAATACTCTGACATTGTTCTTGGTCTTGGTGCTATTTCCCATCCCGATTTTCTAATTGGTGCTGAAAACGGAATCTGCAAAGGAATTATGTATTGCGTTTGGTCAGCATAATTGGCACGATTATTGCGTATATAGGGTACGCGTTTGCGTACCCAACTTTCATTAAAAACAATTAAAATTAGTATTAACAAATTAAATTAAAATTATGGGACAATATTATAAAGCGTGTTTCATCACAGAAAAAAAAGACAATGTAAAAGAATATTTTGATTCTTGGGACACAAATAATGGTTCTAAATTAATGGAGCATTCGTATATTGGTAATAAGTTCGTGATGAATGTTACCTACAAAATGATTGAATGCCCTAAAAGACTTGTTTGGGCAGGTGATTATGGCGATGCCGTTATCGGTAATGATAATTACTATGATTTGACCTATAAGGCGGAAAAAGTTGACCCATTAGATGAAATCGAAATCTCTATTGTGAAGCGCGCGCTTGATGACAATACCATCTATATCAATCACGACAAAAAGGAATGGTTTGACCTCAAAAAGCAGACAATTCCCGATATGAAAGGTTGGGGCGGAATTGCTCATCCTCTTCCAATTCTTACTGCTGATGGAAATGGTTGTGGTGGTGGAGACTACAATGGTACACTTATGGAAATGGTTGGAACGTGGAAAGGTGATTTGATTGAGGTCTCCGATACCATCCCTACCAATTACAAGGAGATTGAGCCGTGGTTTACGGAAATGTCGCGGGAAGAAGTTAATGAGTATTTCGAAGAGTTGGAAACCCCCAAAAAGAAATACACAATCAAAGTTGAATATACCACAACAGAAGAATTTGTCGTGGAGGCGCATACAGAAGAAGAAGCGTTGACACTTGCGGAGGATATAAATCCCGATGAAACTCAAATTTATGAGAATCTTTCAAGGAACGGACTGCCTCGTGTGATTTCGTATGAAGAGTGAGGTTTGGCACGATAATTGCATATAGATTAATGACAAATTAATAGTAACAATTAAAATTTAGAATTATGATTAAAGTTGAAATTCAAGCGGAAGATTATCGCGTAACTGAGGCTTTGGCGGATACAGAACGTCTAATTGATAATGGGTCGCTTGACGTTATTTATGATGGATTAGCTGATGAGATAAACTGCGTTGGAGAGTATTATAGTGCGTCATTCAAATATGTTGGTGAAGAAAAACCTGCCAATCAGAAAAACGAAGAGCAGGTTGATGCTCTTCAAAAATTGTGCGATATGCCGTGCGAAGAATTTACCGAGTTTATGCGCTCAATCGAATTGTTTGGCGATAATGACTATGTATGTTTTTATGATTGCGATGAAATTGCCAATATCGTTGATAAAGCCAATAATGAAGGCTATTCCATCAATATCAAAATTGAAACACACGATGAGTACATTCACGTCAAATACATTGATACCCAATACTGCAAAACTTGTGTAGTAAATGGGTTAAGCTTTGAGGATGACGTGTGGGAAGATTATTTCAAACTTTCCAAAATTGCCGAAGATTACACGCAGGAAATCATCAATTTTAATCACCAATAAACCCCATAAACAATGAATAGAGAAATTTTAACCAAATTAGCTGATGTCCTTATCTCTTCCCCGACAACACCTTTCACATTTGATTGTGAAATCAAATTCAAGGACAACGGAAAGACTGAACGTGTCACAATGTGTTATTGCACGGAAGAAGAATATGACAAATTGGCAGGTGACAATACCTTTGATGAAGTGATATTCTTCTATCTAATCTCCACCGACACAGTTCTGCGTGACACGATGAACAATGAGGATTGGGAAATCATTGACGTCTATGAAGATAGTGTCATTAGATTGGCAAGGTGTAACTGACAAAATGTCACATAACACAACACTTTTTATTTTTATATAAAATTAAAATTAAGAATTATGGCGGCAATCAATAACAAAGACATTAAGTCTCGTTTAGAGGAATATCATTCCAAAACATTAGCATTGAGATGTGACATTGTTTCAGATATTGTCACAATGATTAAAGAAATGGGTGGTACAATCAATCTCACAACCAAGCGGTATGACGATGGTTTATATATCGCATACGATGGCGGTAATCACGTTGAATATGCCTCGTCAATGTGTGAAGAAGTAAAGCAAATCAAAACCTTCAAAGATGATAACGAATTTTATGTTGAGGTTGAAAATGAGGATAGAGTGGCGAGTTATAGATTGATTTTTGACGATGTGTGTGACATTTGGGAAATTGTTTCGTCACGTTACAATGATTTCAATGAGAATATTGATAACTATAAAGAAATTGTGAAATTTGCAACCAAGAATGGACTGAAATCACAAATGGATTTAACCTATAACGACCTTTTGGATATAGACAAACTATTCGGTGAACCAATTGACCTTGAAACTTTGGAGAATCCATCCTGCGTTGAAGTTAAAGGTTATCTGTATGTTGATGTCTTGGGTCTCAAAGATGTTAGTGATTTGAGAGATAATGATTTGGAATTTTGTCGCTATCAAAACATTGTGGCTTCTTTTATGAAAATCAATAAACCTCAATATATCATCGGTGCAGAAGATGGAATTGTGCAAGGTCTCTTATGGTGTAGGTTTTAATTTTTGGCACGATAATTGCAGGTATAGCAAACAACAAATTAAGATTTTCAATTATGACAAAAGAAGAATTAATCAAAGTTATCCACGATGAGGTGGAGAAGAACGGAGATGTTCAATTTGCCGCTGATGTATGGAATGGTGACGTATTTGAAATCCAAAACGGCTCATTCACCGATGAATATGTTATCCGTTATATCAACGGAGTTGAGTTCAAAGAAACTTATGATGAAATTGATGAGGATGTGTTGGAAAATTGTTGGGAGTGCAGAGTAACGTATGAAACGTTGTTTGCCAATACCCACATCAACATAAGAGCCAATATGTTCACAATTGTGAGCATCATCAACGATGCACTCAAAAGCAAAGTTGGAGAGGATAGCATTGACATTTCCATATCGGAATACGGAAACCACTACGATTGTGTGTATTGGCAGGACTATCAATATTGCGTGTCAGTACGATACTATGGCGAAGATGGTACTGAATACACCACAAGTGAGCCAATTGCTAATTTAAGTATTGATATGCTGTCGGCAATTTTTCACGAACTTAATAAATAACCAATAAAATTTTAAGATTATGTATTTTATTTACGCTTTTTTGGATTTCATAAAAACAAACAACTGCAAATTTGAACGCGATTTTCACGACCTTATTTTGGTTGATGATAGAGGGGATGAGGTGGTGGCATTCAGAGAATCAAATGAAATGTCTATCAAGACCGATTGCAGCCAATTCACTGATGAATTTATGCAACTGTTGTTCAGCAACGGCATCAAAGTGAAGGCTATTAAAAACGACCAATATAATAGCCTTATCGATGGATACGGTTTCTATGATGGTGATAACTTGTTGTTCACTATCCCTATGGAAGACAACCAAATTGTAATTAACTTATAAGTCAAGCCAATTAAAATTTAGAGATATGAAAAGATTTATCACGTCAATTTTTATCGCATTAATCATCACCGCAACTCTTGTGGTCTTTGAAATCGGAGAACTGTTTATCCTTGCAGCCGCAATTGAAACCATCGGACTTGGATGGACGGCATTTGCCACCTGCGTGTTGGTGTTCATTATCGTTGCGGCAATCGTGATGCTCATCTACCGAATCTTCGGTCATAAGCGTTGGTATCATCGCAGCAAACGTTATTAATAACAAGGGTACGCGACCGCGTACCCATAATAAAAAAAACAGAATTATGGGTATTAAAATTTTCAAAACCCAAAAGGAAGCCTGCCAATACTATGGTCATACTTGGCGTTATATTGAAAAACATTACCACGTAGTAAGGAGTATCGGGTGGGTTGGAGATAGACAAGGATTGACGGGATACAGTATAAGTGAAAAATAAAAAATAGTTAAAAATAAAAAAGAAACACAATGGAAAGTATCAATCCCAACAACGAAACAATCAAAGACGCAGTGAACCTCATCAATACGCTTGAAGAGGTAAAGAAGGAAGACAATGCAATGAATGAAGGTATTGGTTTCCTCCTTGAACAATGGAAAACCAACAAACGTTGGTTTAGAGAGGAACAAGGTCGCGTGACCACCGAAGATGTAATCAAGACTGTCTTCCAATTCGCATGGGCATCAAAGCGGAACTTTGACTACAACAAGAACAATCCTAATTTCAATTATTAAAACAATAGTTACTATGAGTAATAAAAAGGCAATTTGGGCAAGCATAGGTCTAATATTCGTGATTATGACACTCGCAATCGGTGCTATCGCAGTATTCACCACCGTTTGGTACACCATCCTATGCGGAATAAGTCTTGTCATCGTAATCTTCATCTCCGACGGTTGTAAGAAGCATCTATGGAAAGAGCATTGGAAAAATCAGAACACATACAACCAACCAAACGCTGAGGTTGCAGATGATGAATATTAATTTGGTTGTTTGAAAAAAAATCAGTATAATTAAAAAGGTTTGGCTCTGGAAGCACCAGAAATGTAGGGTACGCATTTGCGTACAAGCAGCATTAGTGTAGTGGTAACACGCAACCCTTCCAAGGTTGAATCGGCAGTTCGACTCTGCTATGCTGCTCAATTAAAAAGTTCTTTGACATATTAAATTAAAGTTTAACATAAAATCATTTGTATGAAGAAATTTATTACAATTATTGCGATTTTCATTTGCGCATCTATCATTGGCGCGACTTATGCCCAGGATGTGCTTGTACCCGTTAAAAAGTCGTGTGTGGTTGAAGACACGGAATACGCCCTCTCAGACGCGTGGATTATGATTGACACCACATTTGTTTGCGGGGATTCGTTGAAGTTTTCCACATACGGAGTTGATGGTCTAATTGACTATTCATTCCCGATTACACGGATTGACCGACAAGGTGATAAATGTACATACCGTTGCAATCCGCTTGGTAATAAAGAATCCGCCTGCCTTACAACCTATAATGACAAAAACTGCTACGCTGTATTGCGAAAACGAACCTTGTATGGGCAGGTTGTGTACAAATTTCTATTGAATTAATTTTTTTCAAAAAAAACTTGTTTTTATCAATTTTAATTTGTATTATAGTAGTGATGATTAAGGGTTATACAATTTAAACTTTGGGGAGACGTACAGCAAATTTTTTTTAAGAATTATTATACCGAAAATAGTCATTCAAATTAAAATTGTCTCCCGAAACGCTACAAGGGTACTTGATTCCCTGTCATAATCAAGAATTTTAATTGTGTGTTTGTGAGTATGGAGAATTTGCATTAAAATGCGGATTCTCCTTTCTTTTTTTATACAAATGTGTTATATTATAATTGATAATAAAATTAAAATTTATTCATATATGGTAAATGAAATTGAATTATATGTTGATACGATAAATGATTTCCCCTATGAGGATTATATCACTATTTGCGAAAAGAATGATAAAGAACCGCAAGACAATAAATCCAAAGATTTTAAGAATTGGAATAAAGATATGAAACTAATCGTTTATCGTATGTTTCTTGTTAAACTGAAACATTCAACCGTGGCTGACAACTTGGTGACCATTACATCAAAGAAAGGGTCACTGCCAAACCAAACATTGAGGCAGTTCTTGACTGACATATTTGCAGAGTACAAGAAATTTAGACTTGTAAGAGAAATTGAACCTGACAAATTGTCATTACTTGTCATAGATGACAATAAGAAAAGAACTACCTATAAAATAACCTTTGTTGATAGCAACATATCGTATGAACATATTTTTTAGTGACAAATTTTAATTTATTTTTTCGTAGAGCGCTATTATATTGTTAATTACAAATTAATAGCGTTTTTTTTTGGTTTATGGCGTAATGTAAATTTTGGCACGGTATTTGCTAATATGTACCAAAAATATTTTATAAACAAAAATTAGGAAGAATATGGACATTAAGAAAAGAACGAATTTCATTGAAAGAACTGACATTATGAAGTCTTATCTGCATGACCTCAATAAACTCAAAGTGATGACTCCCGAAAGGGAGAAAGAACTCTTTGAAGAGTATAATGCAAGTGAAGACAATGAGAGAAAACTCCAAATCAGAAATGAAATCATTGAGGGTAATCAGCGATTCATCTTCGCTATCGCAAAAAGATATGCCACGAATGACCTTCTCGGTGACTTAATCAGCGAGGCTAATTGTGGCGCGATTGAAGCCTTCTATGCCTATGACATTGCCACGGGGTATAGGTTCACTACTATTGCCGATTACTATATTAGACGCTCCATTAATCAGTTTCTCAACAAAGAGAATATGATGGTTGTCCCTACAAACAATGCCCGCGTGTCTCCAAAAATCAAAAAGATTGAACAAGCCTTCTATAATGAACATCATCGTCTTCCTTTGGCATCCGAAGTTGTTGCCATTTTGGATGAAGAATACGGGATTGATGTAAAGAACTCAGGTGACATCTATGGCGCTTCTATTGAGTATATTGACGATTCTTGCAGTCCCGATGATGATGAATACACTATGGAAGATTCTTCCGAATTTGCAATTGTTTCTTCCTCGCATAACGATTATGTGGATGTGATGGACAAAGATAATCTGTCATATATTCTTTCCTCAGCTATGAATGAGCTGTCAGAACGTGAAGCTACAATCATTAAAATGTATGCTGGCATCGGAGACTACTATAAGGAGTATAAGGACAAAGAAATTGCCGAAATCCTTGGATTGTCATCCGAACGAGTTAGACAACTCAGAAACGGTGCTATCGAGAAACTTAAAACAATGATTGCTCCCGCCATTGCTTACTAATATATCATGGTCCAAAAAAGCCAGGAAAAATATTCCTGGTTTTTTTTGTCATTTTAATAAAAAAAAAAACAAATAATCCTTGTTTAATGTCAATTTTAATTGTATTATTATAATGCATAATAATAAGATTAAACGTTTGATTAAATGACAAAAAAAGTAATTCCAATTAAAATTGAAACTGAATGCGAAGATAAATTGACGGGTTATCCAAATTGTTGTAATGACGCACACACGATAGCAACAACCTCCAACACTCCTGAGTGGAGTTCAACTGTAACAGAAGTCTGTGCAGAACCTGACACATATGAAAAATGTGACAATCCATACAACAACTTGTTGCATGGTAGTGATAAAGAATGTATGAACGGCATGTGTGAATGCCAGGCGGAAACACAAGACGAATGCCAGGAAGATAGGTACGCGTCTGCGTACCCTAACAATTATGACTATGACGAGGAAGACGATGACCCCCCATTTATGTTTGATGAAAAATCTGACACCGTAAATGGAGATACTGAAATTGAAATTGATTATGATGATATTGACTATGATGAAGATGACGATAAATATGATGAAGATTTTAATGTGGAAGAGGATGACATCCGTTCATTCAATGTAGGTAATTCAAATTATAGCCAACATAAAATCCAACCATGGGATATCTGGGAAGACTATGACCTCAACCCATGGGAGGCAGATATTGTAAAGAGAGTCCTGCGTGAGAAATATGAACCTGGTATGTCATATGTGGACTCAAGAATTATGGACTTTAAGAAAATTATCCATGTGGCACGTAAATGTATTGAATTACTTAAAAAAGAAAAACAAAATTCTCCTAATTTTTAAATTTAAATGAATTTTAATTTTTAAAGTATTATTATTTTCCTACAAAAAAACCCGCCGTAAAGCGGGTTTTTCTAAAACAAGGGTACGCGTTTGCGTACCTTATTTATTTTGGCGCGGACATATCATATAGCAATGGACCTCAGCCTGGTTGCGCCGTCATAATTTAAATATCTTCAATATTCCCATATATATTAGTAAAATGTATATAACCACCAATTTATTTTCCACATCCAATGTCTATTTATTGTTGTTAACATATAGAGTTATGAAGGATTTTTTAAATAGTGTATTATCGATGTCGTTGTTTATCGTGGCAGTTTGCCTGTTCTATGTCTCAGCAACCGTTACATTTACTTCATCTTTGATGAATATCATTATATTCGTCATAGCCATATTCGTCCTCCTTCAAGGATGCGGGAATATAGACAAGGCCCATAAATTCGGTAAGTATGCAGCGGAACCTGAAACTAATACCGATGCTCAACCAGGACCTCAACATAATCATGACCATAATGAAAGGCCCAGGGAACATCCACAAAGATTACAAACCGATAATAACTAAACAACCACACCCACAAACACACATACATCAATAACCACACTAATGAAGACTGGAAAATTTAAATTCCAGTCTTTTCTTTTTCCATATATAAATTTTAATTTAAATCTTATTATATACCCCACAGCCATAATATGGTAATCATAATTTAAATTTTAATATAAAAAAAAACGGATGAGGTTACCCTGGCATCCGTTTTCAAAGAAAGGAGGTATACTATGAAAAGAAATATAAGTTCAATTTAAATTTTCCACCGAGGATTAAACCTAACCTCAATTTAAATTCTGCCAGAACTACATCCGTAAGCCTTTACCCTGCTGGTCGGGAACCCCGTTTTTAGTCTTCCACAAGGTCTGCTCATCACGGCTTTGGTTTTTTCCGAACTAGTGACTTTACATCACCGTTCAAGCAGCCTATATTTCTCGGACAGCCTCTTTCAATATAATTTATCGCTTCGGCTCCGTCTTGCATCGCTCGGTCTTTAGATATGTTTGGCTCCCAAGATTCCAACTCTCTTCAAACTATACAAGCGCTTCGAGTAGATTGCGCAGAAAGGAAGCATATATACGGCATAATCGCCTCTGGCCTTGCCAGGTTCTCGCTGGAATGTTTCCTTTCCAATTACATTGAGATAATCTCGTTATCCCGACCAGCGATGTTCGCCCATATATCATTTCAGGGCAAATTCCAAGTCTCCATAGATTCGACAGCCTTCAGCTCAAGAAAACTTTTAAAGAAGCAGCTGTCCTGCTCTCTGTTTTGTCCTAAATTTATTCTTTTCTTGATTCAGTCTATGTCAACCATCTTTATCAGTGCCCCCGTATGGATTCGAACCATAATCTCCAATTAAAATTAAATTTTAAATTGGTGCTCTATTCCGTTATAACTACAGGAGCCATGTGTCGTGTCTTCTATCAAAGAACCTAAATCCTACACTATATTACAAACTAATTTTTAATAAACAAAATTTTATCCAAAAAAAAATGATACCAAAATTTTTTAACCCATTTCTATTGATATCATTTTAATTTAAATGTAACCCTCCAATTGTCGTTCGGCCAAAAAACATTTACCGCCTCCCTGCTGAACCATACCAATTCAAACGGCTCATCAACCTCAGCAATACTGTTGAAATGCCTGTATATCCTGGCTATCTTGTCAAACGTCAATCCTCCCCCACATTCAATGTCATTCAATATGCCCATTACATATCCGTCCATGACACCACGCCATAAATCATGAGCATCCCTAACACCATACTCGGTCTCCAAATATAACCTCTTCATGCTAACTTAAATTTAAATTTATCCTTATTTCTAATAAATATACATTTAATTTTAATTAATTACAAATATATAAAATTTTAATTGTAATTAATTAAAACATAGTTAATTAATGCCTGAGCCGAATATGTTAAAATTTGTTGAAAAAAAAATTAAATTTTAAATTAAAATTTTGACACCTGACAGTTCGAATCGGTTTTTTGACCCTATGAGATTTCAAGTTTTGCCGCGTATAAAAAGAAATGACAGCCAAAATTTAAATTGACTGTCATTTGTTAATAACAAAAAAAATAAACTTAATCAAAAAATAAATTTCACTTCATATATAAATATAATTTAAAATTAAAAAAACGGTTGCTCTTCATCTTTCTCGTCCCAGCAAACGCCAATTTTAATTAAAACCGTATACAACGCATAATTAAATAAATTCCAATTAAAATTAGCCAATCTAAACTTATTTCATATCAACTCGTTATGTAACGATGTTATTTTCAATTACTTGTCATAAACAATTCTAACTCATTCTCTTAGGTTGCGGATAAAATTAAAATCAAGTAACTATCAACACGTTAAGTAACGGAATTTGGCGTAGAAATTTTAATATTAGAATGATATCAAAATGATATCATATTAATATTATTATAGTGTAGGTTTGATATCGTATCGATTAGCTCAGCCATAGGAGGAATGTCACATTTCGTTCAGTGTCTATAAGCCAGCTTCTTCCAGCCATTGGTATGTTGCATGAGGCTATGAATTGGTGGTCGTTAAGTTTCTTGAAGTTCCACCATGGTTGTGACATTTCATCGATTTCAATTTTAATTCTGTCTTCGGATATTTCATTGTTATAGAGTGTCTTGATGATTTGGGTAAGTTCATCCATTGATGGTTTGAATATTTCGGCATCCTTATAGCATTTCTTATAGAAGTCTTCGAGGCTATCTGCTATTGAGTGAATCAATTCCAGTTGTTCTTGTGTCACGTTGTCGTTTAATTCAGAATTAACGGTTTCTTTGTCTTGTTTCATATAATTTTAATTATATTTTATCTTATTGTATTTGTAATATAAATTAAAATTGTGCTATTGTCAATTGAGTATTGTGTGGATTAGCAACTATTTATGTATTATAATGAATAATATAGTATATTAATTGTTTATGAGGATAACTATTGACAACATATTGCGCAACAAGCGTGGAATATTGAAACTAGTTGATAAATTTGGCCTGGACATACCGAATGATATTGAAGGCAGGGAATTCAGAAAGATTTTCGATAAATGGAGAAGCAGGGATGGTTATGAGACCAATTATTATTTTGCCGAGGAGTTAATGAGGGGGTTAAACAGGTATTTGTCTTGCAACAATGAATCTTCGGTAAACGAAACAAAAATTAGCAGAAAAGACATAATGTCTATGGTATCTGAATGTACCAGGAGATTGTTGAACGAGGACCAGGCTGCAAAGTCTATATCGGCTGCTATAAAGTTAGCGATGTCTAAGTTGTGGCTGAGTCACGATGAAGCTGACAATTTGGTTCGCAACACAATAAGGAGGGAGTGTCCCATATTGAGGACGGACAAGGGTTCCAAGTTCATATTGGGTGTTATGAGGCTGAACATTGAGACAATTAAATTCAGGCATAATGTTTTTGTTGAGTTGGTAAACGGTGTTTTGAACGCTATTGTGACTGGTAATCACATAAATGAATTTGACAGGAATCTAAACGGTTTGTCGTTGATACGCCTGCTGAACATATTCAGAGGTGAGATGGAGGCGAACGAAAAGAATGGCAGGATGGAATTAAACAAGTTTGAGACTGGTGAAGGAAGGTACAATATAGTTAAGATTGATTCATTTGATGACGCCAGCGCATACAGTAGTTATGTATCGTGGTGTATAACGCAGGACCGTCATATGTTTGAAAGATACACCAACGATGGTTTGAATCAGTTTTATTTTTGCCTTAGGGATGATTTTATGGATTGCAAGCCTATTGTTGGTAAGAATTGTCCGCTTGACGACTATGGTCTTTCTATGATTGCCGTTTCTGTTAACAGTGAGGGAAAACTTGCCACTTGCACTTGCAGATGGAATCATGACAATGGAGGAAACGATAGTGTTATGAACACAGGTGAGATAAGCAATGTTATAGGAAGGAACTTCTACAATGTATTCAAACCTAACAACAATTGGAATTATGCCATTGAAGATATGAAGAAAAAACTTGCCGAAGGTGTTCCGCTTGGAAAAATTTTTGATTTTATTGGTGCGGACTATCCTACAAAAAAATGGTCGTTAGTTTATTATAAAGACAAGGCCAATTTTATTTCGGCGGACAGAAGAATACTGTCAGATGAATGGTTTGATGATGTCAGTGAATTTTGTGAAGGTTATGCGGTTGTGACCACAAAATACGGTGACAATTTAATAGGTGAAGACGGTAAGTATTTGTTTAAAACTTGGTATGACCAGTTATCACCGTTAAGATGCGGGCTGTCTGCTGTTGAAATGAATTCAAAATACAATTATTTGAGAGTTGACGAAACCATATTGTGCAAAACGTGGTTTGATATGGTGTATGATTTTTCCACGAAAACAGAGCGCGCTAAGGTTTACATTGACGGAAAGGGTTATAACCTTATTGACACCAACGGTAATTTCATATTAAAAGAATGGGTGTATTCAATTATACAAATCAGTAAACCTAATCTATATCAGATATACAAACTTGGTGATGATAACCTTAATTACATAACATTTGTTGATTTTGATGGAAATATGATAGTCGATAAATGGTTTGTAAGGTCAACAGGCTTTACGAGCAACGGTAAATGTGTTGGTATTTATGTAGATGACGCAACTGGTGACGAATATTCATTGATATTCAATTCAGACGGTGAAATCTTGGGACGGGAAAAACTTAACAAATAATAATTTATAATTGTTGAAAATTATATGCTTGCGCACAAAGTTATAGAGAAATATTTGTCGGACAACAATGTCGATTATTTTGCTTATGAGAGATATGGGGTTGATGAGAGAAACCCATATCATTTAATTAACATTCCATTGGATGACGGGACCGATGTGTTGTTCAAAATATCGTTCAATTATAATTCAACTGATGTTTATGACGAAACGAAGTACAGGCTTTCCATATACAATGATTTGTCTGGCAGGATGGTTAAGAGTTATAGCAACAATAATTTAAGTGCCAATGATATTCTAAGGAAGGTTATGAGATATAAGGACAGGTTCAAGATTATTGGAGGGGATGAAACCATAAAAGAGTCTGTCGCCATTGGTATATGCGGCGGAGACATAAGGTCAATGGTGGGTGAGTGTGTTAAGAGGCTGTTGAATGAGGACCAGACATCGAAATCAATATCTGCCGCGATAAAGCTTATTATGGATAAGGAAGGCCGCACCCATGAAGATGCCGAACAGTTTGTGAGGGTAAATATCAGAAACACATGTCCGATTCTAAGGACAGATGCTGCGTCAAAATTCATATTAGGTGTTACCAGGCTATATTTAGAACATTGGCTTTGGGGGCCAGAAGCTGGAACAAGGTTGAATCGTGCATTGAAGATAATATCTTCTGATGAACGAATAAACGAGTTTGACAGGAATCTCAATGGTTTGTCATTACCAAGTTTATTGTATATTGTAAAAGACGAGGCTAAAAAAAGCATGAATGATGAAATGGCAGAATTAAATGGGGTGAAGTTTGATAGGACATCCAATTACAAAGTTATAAGAATAAAATCGTTCAATTCCGCACGAAAATATTCCAAATATACTGATTGGTGCATAACACATGATGAAGACATGTTTGACTACTATACAGCTGATGGTTTGAATCAGTTTTATTTTTGTCTTAGGGATGATTTTATGGATTGCAATAAGATTGCTGGTAAGAATTGTCCGCTTGACGACTATGGCCTTTCTATGATTGCCGTATGTGTTGATGGTGAAGGGTTTATGGCGAGCAGTACATGCAGATGGAATCACGACAATGGTGGGAGTGAAAATATTTTGTCTGTTATGGATATTAGCAAACTCATTGGCAGAAACTTTTATACGGTTTTCAAACCAAATAACAATTGGAAATCAAGAATTGAAAACATAAAAAAGGTTCTTAGTTCTGGAAAATATTTTGACCCGACTGATATTTTCGACGAGATGCATTATGAAAAATGTGGATATACTGTGGTATTGGTTGGAAACAAATATAATTATTTATCAGAAAACAATGAACTTATGTTTGATGAATGGTTTGAAACGGCGGAAGACTTTGAAGATAATGGATATGCCAAAGTTTCAACATATTATGGTTTTAATTTAATTGATAAAAATTGTAATTTTGTGTTTAACACATGGTATGACCACGTTACCAATTTTGATGGCCCATATAATCTGGCGATAGCGGTCAAAAACAGCAAAATGAACTACCTAAAAAAAGACGGCACAACTTTATCTAAGAAATGGTACGATGTTGTCAGTAATTTTAATTCTAAAGGTGTGGCTCGCGTGTTTGACCACGGATTGGGCTGGAATATAATCAACAGTGAAGGCGATTTGGTTTGTGACCAGTGGTACGATGGAATTAAATTGTCAATTTCTTTAAACTTAAGCACAGTGAACAAGAACGGAAAGTTTAATTTTATCGATAATGATACTGGCAAGCCTCTTTTCCGTACGTGGTTTGACGAAATTATCCGTCCTTTCAGTACAATATATCAAGGGTATCAAAGGGCAAGGGTTATTTATTACGACGCGAATTTAGGCGAAAAGGTGACAAGCGAGATTGACCCAAACGGAAATGTTTATTTTGAGAATAAGATAATCGGGAAAATAGAATAAATTCAATCTTTATTTTTGTTGTTTAAGAATTAAAATTGTATAATAGGTTTAGATTTATTATACAATTTTTTTATTGATTAGAATTAAAAACAGGAATATATGATTTATGTAACTTCAGATTTGCATTTATGCCATGACAGGGAGTTTGTTTATCGCCCGCGTGGGTTTGACAATGTTGATGAAATGAACGAATTCATCGTGAAGACGTGGAATGAAACTGTGGCGCCAGACGATACGGTATACATTCTTGGGGACCTGGTTCTTGGTGGAGATGCTGGGACTGAAAAGGGTGTTGAAATGTTGAAAAGCTTGAACGGAAAAATGTGGATTATTTTGGGCAACCACGATACTGACAATAGGATTTCCAAATACATTAGGCTTCCACAGGTTTCAGCGGTGTCTTATGCCGAAATGCTAAAATATGACGGATATCGTTTTTTCATGACCCATTATCCTTGCTATACATCGAATTTGGAGAAAGAGTCAATGAAGCAATGCGTTCTTAATTTATTCGGACACACACATTCAAAGGAAAAATTCTATAATGATATTCCTTACATGTATCATGTTGGTATGGATGCTCATGGATGCAAGCCAGTATTGATTGATGAAATCATATCAGATATCAAGAATAAAATTATTGAGTGTAAAGGGGTCTTATAAGCCTGTATATGGTTGATTTTTTGCGTGATTATTATTTTCGTGATTTAGATTTACATATTGATGAATCTCCAGATAAAATGACACCAGCAATATGGACTTGTCAGTTTTTAAAGAAAGTTGATTTTGAATCTGGAGATATTAACGTTGAAACATTGGCTGTTCTTGTTGATGTGAGAAAATTCAATGAAGATTCGTATGCCATAAGAATAAACAGAAATGCGTTCAGGGACCACGAGTTTGACAGATATGAAGAACATCAATGGAGAGTTGAGCCAAAATCAAATTTACAGTTGTTTTATCCACCTTTTCCGTTAGTTATAGGAATGAGTTTAGGCCATACAATTAATATTGAAACTGGTGAAGTACACGAGCCAGAATATACTTGGAGCTATAAAATATACGAAAACGAATAATATGGAAGGATTCGAAGGATTTGACGAAGTGAAATTGTTTGAAGACGCAATAAACGGAATGCGTTTCGACATAAATTTCTGGTCTATGTATTTACCTAAAAAATATTACGACATTACCGACCACGGTGAAAACATCAAAATAAACTTTCGTAATTTAATTAAGGATTTGTTTAAAAAACGACTGGATTTTGATACAATGAAGGTTTTATACTATGTGTTCCAAGCTGGTGATGAAGTGAGAGCGTTGTATGAAGGGTTCGAACCTTTATGTGAGGAACAGCGATTATACAACCTATATGAAAAACTATATTTAAGAAATGTATCTTTACAGAAAGTCAATACACCCGTAGATTTTCCTAAAATGATTTCAACGGCTTTATCCAATGATTTATCAAACCTTATTGACTTTGGGGTTATTCACACACTTGGCTGTAATGACGAAAACACAAAGAAAGTGTTGACTGAATGCAATTTCCTTCCAGAAAAATGTTTCATTCCAAAAGAAAAAATGGAAGAACTTACAGAGGAAAACAAAACCAAAAAATTCATTGACGTTATTTTTACGTTATCAAATAAATTTAAAAATGAACAAACAATAGGCTAAATGACAAGAAAAGAAGAAATAAAAAACAAGGCGGATATATATGCCGACAAACACGGGTTTCGAGTGCCTTATGATGGCTCGAATAACTTTTATGATGAAACAGATGTCAAAGCATCTATCGAAGGTTTTGTTGAAGGGGCAAAATATGCTGACAAGACAATGATTGAGAAGGCGTGCAAATTATATCGTGATGAACTTTTACAATTCAACAGTCTGCTTTCAACACTTAATCCTGATTACGATGGGCTTGTTGACGTTGAAAAATCTTTAAAAAGCTTCAAAAAAGCAATGGAAGGGGGCGAGGAATGAACATAAAAGACTTAATCGTTAAATGGTTGATGGAGCACGAAATATGTGGAAATAAAGCATGGTGGGATGATAAAACATATTATTCTCTCAACTTAGACCAGATTTGTGATATAGTTAATTATGTAAATCAAAAAAAAGGCGTATAGAAATGAAAAACGAAGAAAAAGAATTATTGCTTAAAGTCCTTTGTGCAATGTTGCCATATAAGGTGAGATGCAAATGTGTGAGCGGTTTGGGAGGTGGTGAAACAAAAAATGGCGTGCTAAAATATGTTGGCAACTGCCATGGTGTCATCAGTAACTACTATGAAGGAGTGCCACTTCATTCAGGATTCGTGAACAACGTGTTCTATCCGATTGAAAATATCAAGCCATACCTCCGACCGATGGCCTCGATGACTAAAGAAGAAAAACAAGAGTCAAGATGGTATCGGAAGGACGCAAAGAGTGATAATTTTATATTGTATATGAATCGATATGTAGAATGGTTAGATTCAAAACATTTTGATTGGAGAACTGATGGCAATGGTAAAACAATGATTGAGATAGGTCTTGCTCTAGAAGCACCCGAAGGATTGTATGAAATTAAATGAAATATTATAAAAATTAATTTATGAAACTTATTAGCTATATGTACAGTTACAGCGGTGACAACGGTCTTTGCTTGTCTAACCGCGAGGAATGGAACACCAGCAAGAGTCATCTTTATTTCGACTCCGAAAAATGGACTATGGAGAAAATTTACGATATAGTTAAAATGATATATCGCAAATATCGTAGTTTTGGTGAAACTTGGACTTTGGGAGATGTTATGGACCATATATGCGATACTATGGTTCCTTTTATCAATGAAACCGATGGGGTATACAGGGATAAGGGGTCTTCCTGGAAATCAGTTAAGAAAGAAAAACAAATTGACCCGAAAGAACATGAAATTATTTCATTTGAATTTAATGGTAAAACATCTAATTACGACTATGACAAATGACCAAGACTAAAGAAGTTACCTGTCGATATGGAATCCCCTACAAGACCTCTTTATCTGACACAAGAGGAGCAGTTGAACCGTACAGGAAGGGTGCCATGGGCGATGAAAATGTAAGAAGACTTTTGATTCGTGCAAAGAAACTTGTCACAGAAGCCGCTAAACATATAATTTTCGAACAAAAGGAAGGAGGCGAGGAATGAGTAATAAAAAAGAGAAACTGTACAAACCGAAACCTTGGGCCATGTATTGCAACTGGGTGTTTGTTGAATCGTTTCCATCACACAATGCAGCAAAATTTGCGTTGCATAAAAAATGCGAAGAAATGAAAAGATACCCGTATGATTATGCGGATGAATATTATACAATAAAACCATATAGGTATGAATAAAGAAGAAAAAGAACTGTTATTGGTGGACCTCTGTGCGAGGCTTCCGTATGGAGTTAAGGTTAAAATAAAAGAGGAAGGTGTATTGTCTTACGACAGTGGAATAGGTGTTATTGTTGGTAAAGAACATGTCGATAATGAAATTTTCATCATCCAATGCAAGAATGACAGTTGGTGTTTAACCGCTATAACTGAATTTGTGCCTTACCTCCGTCCGATGTCGAGTATGACGGAGGAGGAACACAATGAATGGTTTCAGTATTACCAAAATGCGGAAATAGAAGAACTAAATAAAAGTGGCGACTATTTCAAGGCGGCAATGTCTGGTGATAATGCTAAATACGATTGGCTTAACGTCCATTATTTTGACTACCGTAGCTTAATAGAAAAAGAATTGGCATTGGAGGCTCCAGAAGGAATTTATAACACTAAAACCGAATAGTCATGACAACGCTACAAGAAATTCAAACAGAGGACAGTATTCATAAAAGGAAAGTTCTCATCGGAAGATATTTGAGTGAGAAAATGGAATATTACGAGAATCAAATCGCCAAGTCCTCTGATACCACACAATGTGATGATATTGACTATATTATTCTTGCTTCTGATATGTTTTGTACATTACAAATGATAGAACAAAATTTTTTAATATTATGACACAAGAAGAAAAAGATTTATTGCTAAAATACCTATGCGCGACACTGCCTTACGGGGTAAAATATTGCAGGGAATATTGGGACCACGAACGGGACCAGCAAATGTGTGCAGTTGGGACATTGGAAAGTATCGACAAGGACGGGTACATCAATGGCACAAAGGTTTACACGGTATGGGACATCAAACCATATCTCCGTCAGATGTCAAGCATGACGGAGAAAGAGGCTGAGGATTATTTCAAGAATTCCGAGTATGAGTCCAGTGAATGCTACGAGGCTGGTGCTAACTATGAACCTGTCACAATAAAAGCCGCGTGTAGCGCTGACGAAGCATGTGTAAACACTGACTGGCTCAACGCCCATCATTTCGACTATCGCGGGCTCATTCCTATGGGATTGGCTCTTGAAGCACCCGAAGGAATGTACAGCACTAAAACTGAATAGTTATGACAACAGAAGAAAGAGCGAAGGAAATTTCTGAAAGCTTTTATAGACCAGAAACAGGTTACAATGAAGAACACTTATACCTGTCGGCGATGGCAATGGCCGAATGGAAAGAAAAACAAAGGGAACTTGAAATATACAAAAACGCCTTATTTGAAGAAATTTGCAATGGAATACTAATGTGTTGTAATAAAATAGAAGGAATCGACTTGGAATAATCAAAAACAAAAAAAATCACAATGAACTACATAAAGATTACATATAATATATTTGTGGTAAAGAACCAAAACGGCTTCAATAATGCTCTATATGACTTCATGAGAGTCGATGAAGGTTGTTTTTATTCCAAACAGGACATAAGAAGCATGGTTACTGATTTTCCGAAAAGCTATCCTGCTGTAGTTATTTTAGACAAAATAAATGAAATATCTAGAATATCTGTTGAGGTATTAGATAAAAATAAAGTGTCCGAGATTCTAGAATGCCTTGAAAATTTTAATAATCAATTTGATAATTGAAATTTTTATTGTATAATTTCAACAAACAAATAATAATTTTTGGGTGATATGGAAAAAGAAGAATTAAAAGATTATATTAAGAATAATTTGAAAATTTCGGTGGATTTCAAAGAAGGAAAATATTATCTAATATTGTCATTGGAAGGTGAAAAGTTTTCGGAAGTGAAATTCAACTAATGATTGTTAACAATATAAAAAATACAATATTATGAACAAAATTGACTTAAAAAACATCGAAATGGTTGATGCTCTTGCGAGTAGAAAAAGTTGTTCTCAAGGCGGTATTGATTACTATAGAAATGGCGCTATGGATATGGCAAGCAAAAAGGATTTCCTTTTCTCAAAAGCTATCATCAATGCAAGGAATTCTTTTGACTTCCCATTAAATGACATGCGCAAGGAATTGGTTGATAATGTAATCAACACAATTAAGTGTGCATATTATGACTTGATTGAGGAAACAAATTGTGAGTGATATGAAAAGAGAAGAAGAAATAAAACATGCTGCATATAGTAGATATGCCATGGGTTCATCGCCAACATTTGTGAAAGCACAATGTGATTGTTTCATCGAAGGTGCAAATTGGGCTGACAAAACGATGATTGACAAGGCATGCAAGTTCTTAGAGAAACACGTGGAGGATTTTATGCCTCCGACAAATTCATTACATGATTACAATACGGGTGAGCTTATACACTTTTTCAAGAATGCAATGGAGGAATAGTAATGAAAATATCATAAAACATAATAATCATGATACCTAAAGTCGGAGACAAAATAAAGTGGCGTATTGCCACTGACAAAGAAGACCGTTACAATGTAGTGACAAAAGTGGAACTATGTGAGGATGACCCGTATTGGTTCTCAACTTATTGGCATATATGGTTAGATGACGGAGAATGTATAAGACCGAATGAAGTAATAGAAATTGTCAAACAAGCAAATAATCATAATAGTTATGACAGATAGAGAACTTATATATAATACCTTATTAAGTGGCATACCTTATGGTATAGTTGGGTCTGTCACGTGTTATGATGAAGAAACAAATATGCCTGTTGAAGTGGTTGGACAAATAAAGGGTTTACGAAACAATGGGTATGTAGAATTTTATTATCCAGACGATTCATTCAGCTTGTTTAGAATAAACGAGGTGAAACCGTATCTTCGCCAGATGTCAAGCATGACAATGGAAGAAAAAAAAACGGTTTGCGCGATGAATGCACTTTCCGAAACTGAATTGGATGATAGGATTAAATACCATAAAATGTATATTAGTAGTTATACTATTGAAACCTTTGATTTGTTCAATTCTAATCATCTTGATTACCGTGACTTGATTATAATGGGGCTTGCTATTGAAGCACCAGAAGGAATGTATTAAAATAAAAAATTATGGAACTTAAAAGAAGAATAAAACTCAACCCAGTTGTTGCGTTTCGCAGGTCGGAGCAAAATCCGTATATGTATGGGTTACAGATGAATCGTGATTTAACAGTGAAAGAAGCCTGCCACATCTACCGCAACATTTTCCTTTTTAACATCGACCTATCGCTTAACGAGAGTGATGCCGAGGAAAAAAAGGAATACTATGCCGAAATTACCGCAGCAATGAACAATTACATCAAGGGCGACATTGGTTGGAGTGAATTGTGTGACGCAACCTACTGCTATGACGATGAGGAAATGGGGCCATCGGTTGCATCGTGCCTCAAACTAACTGAGTATTTACAACAAAAAGGAATTGTGTAAGATATGACACAGGAAGAAAAAGAACTATTGGTAAGAGACCTATGCGCGAGATTGCCGTATGGGGTTGTGGTTAATTATAAAGAAAACCAGTATGATTATCATAAATGGAAAATTATTAAGTTATGTTCTCTTTCATATAGTAGGAGTGGACATTTAATTAAAACAGATATTGATGGTTGGATTGGTTATGACGAGTATGATGGGTGCGGAATGTCAACTGCAACAAGACCTTTTGTACTTGGTGAAGATATTCCATTTCTCCGTCCACTATCAAGCATGACGGAGGAAGAGAAAAACGAGTTGAGAGGTATTCTGTATTTTGGCCATCCATCTGATGACTATGACAATTATTCGCATCGTGGCATTGAGATTAAAAAATGCCTATACGACAATGAAGATAAATCAGAATACGATTTCGAAGACTTCGAACTTTTGGAAGAATTCCTCTTTAAAAATCATTTTGACTTCCGTGGGTTAATTAAAAAAGGACTTGCATTAGAAGCTCCAGAAGGGATGTATAAATAAAAATGAAAAATGGTGATGATTACAGAAGATTATGTTTCATTTGAAACAGCGAAACTCCTGAAAGAGAAGGGGTTTGAGGGTGACACCTCTTGCTATTATGTACCAGACAGTTCAATACGTTGGTGTTATCAACACTATCATGATTTTGATAAGAAAGACAGAATAGAATGTCCAACTCTTCAAATGGCTATGAAATGGCTTAGAGATATTTTTCACCTTGAAATCTATCCGTTTCACGATGCAATTCAAGAAAATAATGATTGGTGGTACAGGATTGAACAACATTCCAAAGGATGTGGTTTAACCAAACATGAATCCGATATTATTTACAAGACATATAAAGAAGCCTGCGAAGCTGCCATAAAATATTGCTTAGAAAATTTGATTTAATTATGGCACAAGAAGAAAAAGAATTATTGTTAAAATTTTGATGAATTAGCATGAAATTAGTTCCTGAGTGTTTTAGCGATTTATTTTCAGATGAGTATGAAGATTATCTATTTGGAATGGGTAAATATGCACCTCTACCTCCTAAATATACCTACGACCCTAATACTAATAATGTGTATGATTGCTATGGTTACGTAATAGATACTTGCAATGATGAAATTACTTTTAAGAAATTATATCCTGAGGGAGTTATCTATTCCATTTAATTATGAACAATCTGAGATGGACGTAATAAAATATTGCTTTGAAAATTTGATTTGAATTTTAGAAACTTATAAATGAAAGTTAGAATAACAAGTTTGTATTTAGGAATTGGGTTAGTCCGTTATATTGTCGAACGTAAAGAACATTGGTGGTGTCGCTGGCATTATATGATGGATGGTAGACATCCTCGTTTATTCAGTAAAGAAGAACTTGATTTACTTAATTTGATATAAATTAAAAGGATAAACAGTTATGACGCAAGAAGAAAAAGAATTGGTTGTAAATGCACTCTGTGGATATTTGCCGTATGGAGTTAAAATAAACATTGATAGCGATTTTCTAAGAGAAAGGGGTTTGGATGTCCAGAAATTAGTTGGTGTCGACTTTTCGTTGATGATTGTAATTGCCGAACACAATTGCTATAATCTTGAAAAGATAAAACCATACCTCCGTCCAATGTCAAGCATGACGGAGGAAGAGTTAGAAGAATTGTGTGATGGATGTGATTTTGAACAGCCTTATAACGATTATGATTCTTATTCCCATTATGGAATTGAAATTATAAGTGAATATTGTGTCACTAATGAAAAATACAGTGAGAGTACAATAAATTATTGGGTACTTGACTATCTTAACTCTCACCACTTCGATTACCGTGGCTTAATTCCAAAAGGTCTAGCCTTGGAAGCTCCACAAGGAATGTATTAAATTAGATAATTTATTAGTAATATGGAAAATATATTAAGTGATTTAACTATTACAACTGCCAAAGTAAATGGTTACATATTAAGTAATTATAATAATGACCAAATATCACAAGTGTTTGTTTTTGAACAAGCATGGGATAGTACGGCTCGTGGCTTTAGTAGTATTGGCGGTTCATCAATTACTTTTGCATGGACACATGTCATACAAACATTTGACGGAAAATATCATGTTTTTTTTAATGGTTATTATGCTTATAGCGTAAAATCTGCGAGTGAGAAATTCTTAAATGACCTCGTTAAACAACATATGGAAAAATCTTCAAAAATGTACAATACCAAAACCGAATAATATAAGATAATATGATAAAAGAAGATTACGTCAGCTTTGAGACTGCAAAGTTGTTGAAGGCGAAAGGATTTTCCGAAGCAACGAGCGGATTATATGACTGCGGCAATGGACTAATGTCGTTCATGGTGGATATCAATTGGAATGACAAGAATGATTGCCCGTTTATATCGGCCCCGACCATGCAGATGGCAATGAAGTGGTTGAGAAAAGAGCATAATATCTATATTGATATTCTTACCTACACAACAGGAAAGAATATTCAATTCAGATGGGTTGGGCATGAAAAAGGTAGATTCTTTTCTCAAGAAGAAGGCAAGACAATTTACTTTGATTCTTATGAACAAGCCGTTGAAGAAGCATTATCATATGTTTTGAAAAACTTGATTTGATTATGATTACAGAGGATTATGCTAGTTTTGAAACAGCAAAGCTTTTGAAAGAAAAGGGTTTTGATTCGGATGTGGTTGGATGTCATGGAGGCTTTTATTCCGAAAGATGTTATGAATCTGGATATGGTATTAAAACCCAAAGTGGTCAAGAAATTGGTATTGTATACGATGATTTGACAAACTCTGATTTGGATTATGATGAATATCTGCGTCCAACCCTTCAAATGGCCATTAAGTGGCTGAGGGAGGTGCATAACATCCATATTGCGGTCAACATTACCTATTCTGAAAACCACGAAGATTTTCATCCCGATTATTATGCTTGCATATCGAACACAGAAACGGGCGAATCCTGCATCAAGGAAATATGTGCGCTTGTTGAAGACGAGACTTTAACGCCCAAAGGTTTCAGCACGTCTGAGGAAGCCTGCGAAGCCGCGATAAAGTATTGTCTGGAACACCTTATTTGACCTATGACAAAAGCAGAATATGAAATAACAAAACAATGGTGCAACATTAGATGTTTAAAACCAAAAGAACAATGCAAGAAGTGTTACACGTTGAAACATTATGAAACCGTTTTTGGAAAAACGGAAAAAAAATAGTAATATAGGTTTATGCAAAATAAACAACAAAGCAATGAAATTAGAAAAAATTGATTTACTGGAATGGGGATGGCATAAAACAGGAGACCCAAGCAAACCGAAAGGCGGATTTTTGTGGGTAAATCCAGATTACCCTGAATTCTATATAATGTACGATGAATTCGAAGGGTGCGCATATGTGCTTTACAGATACGCAAAAGGTGGAAGCGATGCATATAATAGCATTGTAGAGATTTACAGATTCATTGATATCCATCAAGGATATGAGCACGATTTTGGACTTTAAGAAAAATAATTTGCATTATGTATAAAGAAGATTGTGAACTTTATAAGAATGAAATGGATGATTTATTAAGACTTGTAATAAAACGTGAAGTCAATTCCCATTACCCAGTTTATGTATCTAATGTTTATAGGTTTTATGATAAGAAAATTGCGGAAGAAATAGCCAAATGCGGGGAATGGCAAATAAGAAAACTTATTGAAAACTTTAAAAGCAAATGAGATATATATAAGAATATGAAAATAATTTTTAGATGGGAATCTTCAATGACTTTCTTTGTTATCCCAACAATAACATTAGGTACCTACAACTCCCCAAACTTCGGAAAAGATTGGCCGTTTGTGTTTGGGATAACTTTTCTTTGGTTGAAATTCCAATTGTGTTTTGAATTAAAAAAAAGTAAATGAAGTTATGATTGAAGAAGATTACGTCAGCTTTGAAACTGCAAAACTCTTGAAAGAAAAGGGTTTCGATGTATATGGCGATGGTTCATTTGGCTCAGAAACAAAGGTGTGGATGGAATATTCACCAACAGGGAAAATAAATGATGTTTCAACATCAAGACCACATCCAAAGGCATATCCTGCCCCAACTCTTCAGATGGCCATGAAGTGGCTGAGAGAGTTGTCATTTGAAGTCGTTGTTCAGTCGGAAACCGATTACTATGAAGATGAACGTGGAACAAAATATTATCAAACACCTGTCTGGTATTTCACAGTGTATAGAATATACGACAGCAGTCGAATGTCTGATGACGAAAGATACTTTGCTACATTTGAAGGGGCTTGTGAAGCTGGTATCAAGTGGTGTCTGGAAAATTTAGTTTAAGTTTTATGATTAAAGAAGATTACGTTAGTTTTGAAACAGCAAAGCTCTTGAAAGAAAAAGGATTTGATGAAGAATGTAGTTGTTTTTACAACAATATTGATTATGGTACACCTGGATTGGAGGTAGACGGACAGCTTTATTATAAAAATTCAGCACTTGATGATTTAGAATATGCCACTCCAACTCTTCAAATGGCCATGAAGTGGCTAAGGGAAATATATTCTTTAGAAATATATCCATATCATGACTTTCCAAAAGTGGGTAATAAGTGGTGGCTTGAAATAATAAAATACCCCAATTCAGTTTCCGAATATGAATCTGAAACAGCATATAACACTTATGAAGAAGCCTGTGAAGCTGCTATAAAATATTGTCTTGAAAACCTTATCTGACATAATGAAACTGTTTTTGGAAAAACGAAAAAAAAATAGTAATATAGGTTCACATAAAATAAATAACAAAGCAATGGATTATATAGCAGTAAAGGTAGATTTCAGACAATTGCTCGAAGATATCGAATACACCAACAAGGTGACGAAAAAGTTCGATGTGAGCAAAATCATCACTAGAAACCAATATTATGAGTTGAAAGATGCGCTTGTGTTGTGGATGTTGCAACACCAGTTCACTGAGAACAGTATAGATGGCCTCGAATACACCACAGGAAAATATGGTGACAAAATCGAACTTGTTAAATTAACGATTTCGTACGGTGACACGAAGTGCCTTCTACACCAGAATCTCAAAAGAAAAATGTGTGAGATATTTGGTTTGTACGAAATAAAAGAAGATGATTTTGTGGAATATATCCCGTCGTCTTATGATGACGTGGAGTTTGATGAGAATCATTTCCGTGAGTGTATTTCTAGAATGAAAACAAACCGAATCCGATTCATCCGTGAGAGTAATGACGGTAATAATTTCTGGGGTACAATTGACTCGAACGGAAGAAGTTCAAACCCATGGATGCGTCCGTATCTTGTACAGCTCCCTTATGGTGGTAGGAGACAAATAAGAATAGTTGACAAAAACAATTAAAAAAATATTATATAAAATAAAGAACAAAGCAATTTAAGAAGAAATGGGCTTATTTGGATTCAAAGCTAGAAAGCAGGCAAGGCTTGCACGCAAAAAAGCAGAAAGAGAAAAAGCCGAAGCGGAACGCCTAGAACAAGCGAGACGTGACAAAGAGGCGTATCAATCCCGCAAGAGACAAATTGAAAATTATCTCGAAGAATACAGCAGCAAGCAATACGACATTGCAAAAGAGTATGTTGATGAGAAAAACGAGATGATTGACAAAGAGAACAGCATTTGCCCGAAGTGCGGCAGTCAAAATGTCATCAACCACATCAAGAGAGTAAAGGGAGAGGTTCACGGCGGCGGTTCTCACAGTTCATACTCATATGCATCGCACATTTTGTTCGGCGGAAGTTACATACACAATTCATACGGCAGTTCAAAGATTGACGGAGAATTGGATACGTTCCCAGTGAACAAATGCAAAGACTGTGGCAATGAGTGGGCACTCAAGGAGAAAAAAACAGTGTACGAATACAAAAATGACGACTTCTCACGCTATGATTCCATTGCACCAGGCTACCTTTTCAGTAGGGTTGAGGAGTATTTTGGCATGAAGTACGACCCATACGATGTAACCGAAAAGTTCAACTCACTGCAAGAGAAACTTGACGATTTTGTTGCACTCACAAGCAAAATATCTATTCTAAAAGCATATCGCACTGCTCCAAGATATATGGTGGAATACGCCTTATACGAAGGCATAGACGAAAACAATTACAGCAATAATGACCTTGACAAGAGATTCGGTTCTGTAAAAGACAAAGACCACTATTCATACACAATGCCAGATGAACTTTGGGAGGTTGTGAAAATCATTCTCGGTTGGAAAGGCGAAGAATAAAACAACAACAATTGACAAAAGACGGAAATTGGACAAAACCATTCGGAATGGGCTTGGCACTCGAAGCCAAAGTATGAATATATCAACAATAAAGTAAGTATTATGACGCAAGAAGAAAAAGAACTACTGGTAAAAGACCTTTGTGCAAGACAATTATATGGTGTCAAACTGTACGTAGATGGCAATGTTAAAACTTTATTGAACATAGAACAAGATGTTGACAGGTTTAATCAACATAAAATATATTACACCGTTGATTTTATTGATGATTATGGAAATTTTAATTTTTGCTCCATTAATGAGATTAAACCGTATCTCCGTCAGCTATCAAGCATGACTGAGGAAGAGAGAAAGGATTTCGAGAAAGCAGCGCGAAAGGACATCGACATTGCTTTGAACGAGGTAAACAGACAGCATAAATCCAAATTAGACCAATACGCCCCACTGTTGTTAGCATATAACAAATTCGACTGGCTTAATGCCCATCATTTTGACTATCGAGGGTTGATTCAAATTGGTTTGGCCCTTGAAGCGCCAAAAGATATGTACAACAAAAACACAAAAGATTATGGAAGTGACAATAATTAAAAAACTATTTCTGACAGTTGACCTTGACATTCCCGAAAACGAAATCACCAAGGAGCGTGTTTCAGACGAAATCAAGAAAGTGATTGACGAACACGATGACCTCGAATGTTGGGACACCCAAGATTGGACGGGCAACGAGCGTTACGAGGCTTATGAAACCTACGGCGGAACTGACATTGAATTGAATTTCTGATAGAGATAAAGTACAAAACAGCAAATTCATCATACTATGAAAAGAATTGGTGTCATAACTGACGGTAACTATACGAAATTGGCTGTTGTATGCCATAACCTTGACAATGACGGTACATTCGGCCATATCGGAAAAATGTACCAATTCGATAACGTGAAAGCCGTTATAAAGAAGGATTGCTATAACGAGGAGGACATTCACTATTTCAGAAAGAATCCTAAAAAGATTTCGGCAGGAACGGAAGTTACACTTAATGTATATTGGATTAATTTCTACGGTTCTTATTACAGAATAATCCACGATGGTCACACATACGACATTAAAAAAAGTAACGTGTTATTCAAATTAGAAAAGGAAAAGCAATGACAGACGAAGAAAGAAACATATTGACCGAGGATTTGTTCGGACGGCTCGCACACGAAGTCGTAATCAAGTTGCTGCCCGATGACGATGATGAATATCTCTTTTCGGCAAGAATCAACGACAGCAAGTGGCTGATAAACGATGCCTACTATGTTGACGAGGTGCGTCCATACCTGCGTCCTATGGAATCAATGTCAATAGAAGAACTGAACGAGTGCATGATTGCTTCTGGTATACATGACATACCATGCCCGAATTGGAAAAATTATGAGCCGACTGAACGGTTGAAACATTCAGCCAACGTGTTTAAGTGCGACAGCAGGCAGGTTGAATGGTTGAACGCCCACCACTTCGACTACCGTGGTCTGATTGGAATGGGGTTGGCACTCGAAGCCAAAGTAGAAATGTATCAATAATAAAATAAGTATTATGACGCGAGAAGAAAAAAGTTTATTATTGAAAGACCTTTGTGCAAGATTGATGTATGGCGTTAAAATTGCATTGAATAAAAACGTCTATACTGCTAAAGGAATTGATTTAATCGTTACAGATGAAGGCAATTGGGAATATGCTGTTACTGTAAAAGGTATTGCGCCTATTGAAATTGGTTTTGTCAAGCCATATCTGCGTCCGATAGAAAAAATGACGGAAAGAGAATGGGAGGAGTTCACAAACATATACAACTGGTGTCACCCGCATTCACGGTATACACTACCGAAAGTTGGAAACATTTCAGAACCACTTGAATGGTTAAACGAACATCATATAGACTATAATGGGTTAATCGAAAAAGGTCTAGCTCTCGAAGCCCCAGAAGGTATGTATAACACTAAAACTGAATAGTTATGACAACATTACAAGAAATTCAAACAGAGGACAGTATTCATAAAAGGAAAGTTCTCATCGGAAGATATTTGAGTGAGAAAATGGAATATTACGAGAATCAAATCGCCAAGTCTTCTGATACCACACAATGTGATGATATTGACTATATTATTCTTGCTTCTGATATGTTTGATACATTACAAATGATAGAACAAAATTTTTTAATATTATGACACAAGAAGAGAAAATTTTATTGTTGAAAGACCTTTGTGGAAGATTGGCTTATAATGTTGTCATTAATTGTACAGATGATGACACAGACTATAAGTGTTTCTTGACAACAGACATACTGAACGAGCTTCTGCATAATATTGAATACTACAATTACAAACCTTATCTCCGCCCTCTATCAAGTATGACGGAGAAAGAGAGTAAAGAATATCATAAGATGATAGTTAAATCACAAGATTGTAGTTTTGCAAATAATGAATCGGCAACTACAATGGTTAATGATTGGTTATTATCTAAAGGGTTTGATGTTAGAGGACTAATCCATAAAGGATTGGCACTCAAAGCGCCAGAAGGAATGTATCGTTAAAAATTTGAAAAAAAATATGACAAATAAGCTGGAGTTAACAAATGAAATGAAAAGAAGGTGTACCAATTTTGAGAACTGGGTTAGTGGAGAAGGAGGACAGTGTGCACTTGATAATAACAAGAATTGTTTAAAGTGTGATTGTTGCGTTTTTGGTGATAAGTTTGAAACTTCTTGTAATTTTAAGCAATATGATACTGATGAAAATGCGGACCCAGGAGCAATAAGAAATGCAACTGATATGAAATTGAAATTGTTCAGAGACGAAGCATTTTTGGGAATTATAAAATATGAAGTCAGCTTATACTCTAAATTATATGATTTTCTGACATACTGGATTAGATATTGGGAGACTACGCCAGAAGGCTTCGGAAAAGTAGTTTTGCCAAATGGTTGGAAACTGATTAATAATGAAGAAAAATGTCGTAAATGGTCACAAAATTATGAAAAAGAAAATCCAAATTCGTACATGTGGCGTGTTCCGTATTTCTTTGAATTTATCAAAGAATCAGATAGTTAATTGACTTATAAATAATAATCGGTGGCATAAAACCAAAATGTTATAACGAAGAAGACGAATACAAACTAATCAAATCGTATACTAAAGAGGGAATATATAATTGTTAAAATTATGACGAATGAATTTATAAAAACACAATGTGTAAATTGCGATAAGTGTATATTTGAAAGAGATTGTAGAAATCATTTTTATCCATACCCGACACCAAATGATTATATTCCAATGTATTGCGGTTCGATAACAGAATTCGGTTGCCACGGAATACCGCTTACAGATTTGGAATATTGTCCAAAAGTAAATAAAGACATATAAACAAATTAAAAGATATGACGACTGAAGATAGAGACCTTTTAATGAAAGACCTTTGCGGCAGGTTGCCGTATAAGGTGAGATGCAAATGCGTGAGCGGCTTGGGCGGCGGTAAAACCGAAAATGGCGTGCTGAAATATGTCGGCAACTGCTACGGTGTCATCAGCAACTACTACGAGGACGTACCGCTCCATTCGGGATTCGTGAACAATGTGTTCTACCCGATTGAGAATGTCAAACCGTACTTGCGCCGTATGTCAAGTATGACGGAGGAAGAAGAAGTGGAATATGACGCAACATTCGATACCATCTATATTAACGGTCATTATGATTCTTGTATGTCATACAAGTCATTTGATTTTCTTAATAAGAAAATGTTTGATTACCGTGGTTTAATTGAAAGGGGTCTCGCACTCGAAGCACCAGCAGGAATGTATGCTGCCTTGAATAAAGAAACACATACTCCGATGACCGTTGAAGAAGCAAAGGCGTTCATTCGTCAGCACAATGTTGTGCATCCGAGATGCAGGCAATGCAAGGAAAGTTTCTGTGACGGCTGTGACGATACTGTTGACAGAGAACTTGTGAACGATGTCATAAGCGGCAAGATAAACGAAAGCAACTGTTTCAAACTTTAATTGTATGAATAAAGAAAAAGAAAAGATAAAATACGCAGACCTATGCGCGAGGATTCCATACGGGATGTATGTGTTTGTTGAAACATTCCCGAAAGACGACTGCGTATGCAGGCTTTGACAAACCGACTGCACGAATGCCTATGTACGGCGCAAATTGAAAAAGGGCTTGCTCGTGAAGCACCTGAAGGAATGTATAAACTAAGGCCGAATAAATATGAATATGAAGAAACTTATGATTGGTGACTGGGTGTTTGATATTAACAACGACATTGAATGTCAAGTTGACGTCAAAGATTTTCGTAACGGCGGAGAATATATTCTTGATTATTACGAACCAATACAACTTACGGCTGAAATACTTGAAAAGAATGGGTTTAAGTTTTTAATGGAAGATGAAAAATATAAGACATTATGTTTGAACGAACCTTACATAAATTGTACTTTTGTAAAAGAGTTTAAAGATTGGATGATTACAGCTGGCGCAGCTGGCTCATTGAAAAAACGATTTGTAGAAGTTTCAAAAGTACAGTTCGTGCACGAGATGCAGCAACTGCTGCGGCTGTGCGGATATGATATGGACGTGGTTGTGTAATAATATAAACAGATTAAAAGATATGACAGAGATAGTACAAAAAAATGTTTGTGGGTCTTACAAAGAAGCTGACGAATGGGAAGGCTGCTCAATAGATGATTTCGTCATACCGAACGGTGAAGTTTTCACGGTAAGCGACGAAGAAATGCGCCGAATGAATGAGGAACTTTCACACATATGTGAGCGCATAGACAGGGATGCAGCTATTGCAGAGATTGAATCGAGAAATATAGTTCTCACTGATTAATAATTTGTAAACAACTTTTAAGCAAAAAAGCAGTATGATTAATGAGGATTACGTAAGTTTTGAAACAGCAAAGCTATTGAAAGAGAAAGGGTTTAATAGTGTGGTTTGTAAAAATTCTCCACATTATTATTATAATATGGATGGTGAATTTTCTGGTCCATCTTGGGATTCAGAATATCCAGCGCCCACTCTCCAAATGGCGATGAAGTGGTTGAGGGTAAATTATAGCATTCATATTGAACCTAGATACTTCCCGATGCCAAACATTTACAGGTATGTAATTATACATTCACCAACCACGATTGAAAATATTGATTCACATCCACAATATTTCAATACTTATGAGGAAGCCTGTGAAGCAGCAATAAAGTATTGTCTTGAAATTTTTGATTATGATAGAACAAATTTAATTTGAAAATTATGATTAAAGAGGATTACGTATCTTTTGAGACAGCAAAATTATTAAAGGAAAAGGGTTTTAAGGAGATAACCCAGGGATATATTAACACTGACAATGAGGTTTATATGTTGCCGTTTCAACAAGGTGTTTATGAGCTAGGTGATAATAAATATTTGTACCCTACTCTTCAAATGACAACTAAATGGCTTAGGGAAGTACATAATATTGTGATTGTTATTGATGTATGCAAATACGGCGAAGACAACAAAACAATGTATGCTTGGACACCAGTTGTTATAAGGGAAAATTGCCTGGAATATCCAATATCTCAAACTGACGGCTCTGTTTTCGGTGGTATTTGCGAAATGTACCATGAAGCTGTTGAAAACGGAATCATTTATTGTTTAAGAAACTTAGTTTAAGTATGCCAAATCAGTATAAAGAAATATTATTGCAGGATATCTGTGCAAGATTACCTTATGGTGTAAAGATTAGAAGAATAATTTATACAACCCACACAGACACAATTGAATCTGTAGAAACACTCAACGCCTATTGGCTAACAGAATTTCTTCAAGAAGGCAATATTAAACCATACCTTCGTCCAATGTCAAGCATGACGGATGAAGAGAAGTCATACTTTCATAATTTTAAATATTGGATTTTAAAAGGAGATGTAGAAAATTGCACAATTCATATGGTTGATTGGCTTAATGCCCATCATTTCGACTACCGTGGACTTATCGAAAAGGGGCTGGCTTTGGAGGCCACAGAAGGAATCTACAAAATTAAAAATTAAAGAATAACAACGCATATTATGGATTACATCATTGAATTTAAGAAAAGAGAACAATATGACAGTGACAGCAACTGTATACCAAAATCAATTACCAAAACATTTGATGAAAAAGCAACACTTGGTGAAATTGTTGATTGGGTGAAAAGCAATGCGGGAATGTGGCTAGACGATTACAATATATTATCAAATCCGCAAATAACAGGCATTAACAAGTCAATAGAAGCTGATAACAAGGAAAAAGAAACTGTTGAATATGGTTATGGTGAAACGCCAGAACCGTTAATTCATTATCAGGAAGATGAAGGTGGTGGCTGGTATCCTTGCCCTTTCTAACAAAGTAAAAGAAATCGTTACTTGGAAAACAGAAAAAATATTATTATAATTAATTACATGAATGATTTTAGAATTATAGATGTGAAATACAATGAGGATGACAACACTGTATATGTGAACGCCATCAAAGAAACAACATTAAGTTCAATTACAATTAACACTATTTTGGAAAATAAATCTATGGATACTGCCGAAAATTTCATTAAAAATGAATTGAAGAGAAAATCAACTTCGGTTAAAATTGATAACGATTCAAACATCGGTCACGGGCATACGTTATCGGTGAAAATTGTGATGCCTTGTTATTGTCAGGCAAATTGTCCGTTCTGTTTCAATAAGCAGACATCGGAAACACAGGTTCATAATTTTGGTGTTTTTTATGATAATTTAAACTTGTCTCTTGACCTTTTGTTCAATAATATTTCAAATAGAAAAATTTCTTTGGATATTACTGGAAATGAACCGACTTTCAATACCGAACAATTCAGAGAGGTTATGGACCTTTTAAGAAGTTACAAAGCCAGGTTCGGCTCACTGATTGACAAGGTAGTTTTGACGACAAACGGATATCATTTGTTTGAGTGTATTGACATGCTTGATGGTGTTGTTGACGTTGTGAATATTTCGGTCCACCATTACGACTATGAAGTCAGGCGTTCAGACATCTTCAAGACCAAATACATACCTTCAAACAATGACCTTAAGTCAATAAATAATGCACTTGCTAGTCATGGTATAAAAACAACATCAATTGCTGTTATTAACAGCCAAATTGGTTTTGCTGATTGGGTTTATTTTCTTGTAAGGTTTTCTGATTTCTCAAATGAAACTGGTTTTGAAAACACACGGATTAGGCTAGATTTCACTGACGAAACTGGCGCAATGGAAAAAATGTTTGACTATCAGATAAAAGATGAAGTTATCCAAAAACAAAGTGGACTATTCACTAAAATAGTCAATAGAAATGGCTATGAAATAAGAATTTACAAAGGAGTGAAGGACCTTGTTGATTATGTCATCGGTGTCGAAATGGTTATTGACGACGACGGTAATCTATATCTTGACTATAATAAGAAATATCCATTAAAAGACAGAAAATACTGGCTCGATTTCAACAATTACATTTATATTTTCGATAAAAAATAAAAATTATAACACTTTTAATACCGATAAAATATGGCACAAAAAGACGACGAAAAACAAATTTATCGTATTGAAATTACTGAAAAGCAGGCAAAGGTCTTATCATATGTTTGTGACAATTTCTCTCGACTAATCTGTGGACAAGACTGGGCTTATCAGGAGCTTTTCAAATCTGCATGGGAAAAACGTTGTAAAGAAGCTACTGGAGAAACAATGGATGAAAAATGGGATGGCGGATGGGAAGAGATGATGTATGACGCTAAAAGTTACTGGGAGGAAACGAAAAAGAGGTTTTGGGGGTCAGATTCTACTGGGATGAATGGACTTGGATACGATGACACTGCGGACATGCTGTTTGATTTGCACCAGGTGATTCGTCATCAATTGTGGCTAGACAGCACAGACGATGAGAAGTCTAACATTACAGTTGACTCGTACAAACCTACGAGACATGGGACCGAACCGTTGGCTACAATATCAAGAATAGATAAAACAATGTAATATATGACAAAAGAAGAAAAAGATACAATATTAAAAAAAATTGATAGCATTTATGGCAAAGTTGCCAAAGGTGGTTGGGATTATATGGAAGGCAGGGATGATGCGTTATCAGAATTAATGGTGTTCATCAACAAAATGAAAGTTACAGATGATGCGAAAGGAGGTGAGGAATGATAGCCTGGAACTGTCCTATCGGAAGATTGGTGTGCGATGGCTGCGATAGCCTTACTACTGGTGGATGCATTAAAAAGAATACGCCTACCGCTATATCAATAACACAGAATGATATTGATATGATGTACGAGAGACGTAAAAAAGAACTTATGGCGCTGTCGAAAGAGGACTTGGTTGAATTGATATTAGGAAGACATAATAGATGGGATTTTTAAAAAAAAATAAAACCATTTTGATGAAGAAACCGTCTGATGAGTATGTTAGAAACATTTATAGTGGAATACTAAAGTTTGAAGACATACCTCATCAAACATATTATGGATATGAAATGCATGATAGTTTGCATCATGGTGGAGAAACAACATGGTCATTTCCTAATGGTGTTCGTGAAAAAATACTGGATGATAAAATATATGATGTTTGGAACATATGCTGCGACGCTTCTGACCCATATGACACAAGCGTCCATCACGTAGTTTATTACATAGAAGAACTTATAAATCGCTATTAGTGCTTGCATTCATTGGTATGAACAGCAATATAATTAAATTACTTATTAACCATACATTATCAATATGATTAAATTAACTGATAGAAAAATTAAAAAATTAATCAAAAAATTGGATAGGTCGTGTAAGTTTAATCCTCACGATAACCAATTTGCGTGTCAATCATGCAATAAAAAACACAATAAATGCCCTCAATTACTGGCAAGAGAAATTGAGCATTGGTTTTTATCAAGGCAAAAAAATAATATAAATGATTAAAGTATTCGTTTTTCTTGGTAAAAATATATAATTTTTGTATAATTCACGTGTATCAATTAATTTAAAATTATTATGTTTACAAACAAAAATTCTGTTACCGTTAAAATGATTGGTTTTAAGTCCCAGTATGTAAATAATTACAAATACGATAAAATCAGTGTCGAATATGGGGCGAAAAAAATGGCCGACACAAAAGATGAGGAACTTAGAAAACACGAACAAGCTATTCTTTGGAAGTTTGAAAACATTTTGGGAAAGATTGTGCTTGACAATGAGAGTTTCACTAATATTACCAACGATTTTAAACAAGTTTTAATTAATGAACTATAGATTATGGGCGATAATAATACTTTTTCTGTTACTTTTACATATAAAAAAACATCAAATGGTAAATCGTTGAGTAGTGATTATGGCGGGGATTATAATGAAAGCGAAACGAATGAATTACTAAATTACATTATAGATTCAATCCTTCCTTGTTGCGATTTTAATAACTCAAGCAGTACGGCTCTAAGCAATGCTTGGGATGATTACAAATATGAATACGAGAAAAGAATGAGCCAAAAAACTGTTTAATTTGATAGTTAATTTTTTGGTGCCTAAATATTTGATTGCACAAAAATCTGTTGAACCGCCCGTGGGACAATGTCTTGCGGGCGTTTTTGTTTAGTATTACCAACAACTCTACGTGGACGAGTATGTGTTCCGTATGGACGTATATTTTTTATTGCTGCATCACAGTTTAATTATTTGATATTATTGGCTTTTTGGGATATTTTAACGACATAATTGATATTTATGTAATAGTAAAACATGAATAAATATGGCAGAAAGAATACGAAACGGACAAGGATTAATACATTATCATAGCAGTGGAATTACTTCTGGCGTTATTAGGAAGCCTACAGCGGCAAACTTGTATGTCGGAGAAATTGCTATAAATAATAATGTTGCCGAACCGTCATTGTTTATAAAGAATTCCACTGGTGGAGTTACACAATTTGTAGATAAAGCGTATGTTGGAAGATACGTTCCTCTTAGCGGTGGAACAATGACTGGACAATTATACATAAATGTTACTGGGGATACAAGCCTTACTGGTGGTGGCGCTCTTGTTGTCGGTGATATAGCAAAAACCAATATATCTATTGACTCAAATGAAATTATGTCAAGAAGCGGCTCTTCTAGTGCTCCTTTATATATTAATTTGGAAGGAGGAAACGTCAGTATTAATGGACACAACGAAATAGGAAATTTGGGGGTTGGAACAACATCGCCAACAGATAAGCTTCACGTTAACGGTGATATTCGTGCAAACACTGGCGTTTATGTTGGAGTAAGTGCCAAATCACAATGTTACCAGGAATTTGACACTACTAATAAATGTTTGAAATTCATATTTGATTAATTATGGCATTACAGGTGTGGCTACCACTTAACGGAAACTTTAATAATAACGGTCATTTGGATACAAGTATAACGATTACGAATACTGGTACAGTTGATAATTCTGGTAAAATAGGTAAATGTTATAGCTATCCAACAACAGGATATACATTGTTGTCTGGGAATATATTGGCTGGTTTAAAAGAGTTTTCTATTGCGTGTTGGGTTTATATAACAAGTTCTTCATATACTATTTTTACATCGGAAGACACAAGCGGTTATTGGCAATTTGTGTTTGGACAAAACTATATCAGGGTTCGTGATACTTCTGTTGGAGTAACAGGTAGTAGACTTGATAAGTCTATTACTTCTTTGCCACTAAATAAATGGATTCATGTTACTATAGTATATGATAACGGAATAGTTCATATGTACCAAAATGGTTTATTGACCAATAATTTAACTTTTCATACAGGCACGTCAATGAACCCTCACAATAGGCTGTATATAGGTGGAGATGCACTTAACGGCTCGTCATATCAAGGTAAATGCAAAGTTAATGACTTTAGAATATATGACCACTGTCTTTCGGCTAAAGAAATAAATGAGCTGTCCAAAGGACTTGTTTTACATTATAAACTTGATGAAAATTATCAAGTGATGAATAATGTGTTTTCTTATCCAACTTTTAACACATCAGCGTCAAATGGCGGTTGGCCACATTGGGGGCCAAGCGGAAGCGAAGCTACTTGGTCTCAAAATACTGACAAAGAATTTATATGGAATAAATCAAATCAATATTCCCACAAAATGACATTGACTGGTGGTCAAAGATACATGATTCACCAATCACCAGCGTTTGATGGGGGATATAGAAGCGTACAGGCAATCATAAAATTTCAAGATGGTTCTGACCCAACAGGCAAAGTGGGTCTTGGCGGAAATGCAATAACTAATTATGGTAAGTTTTCTATAACTCCACTTAGAGACGGATTTTATTTAATAAAAAGAGAAGGATTATATCAAACTGGGACAGATGATTTGATTGCTCTTAATACATATGCCATGGACCTTCCATTGTACATTTCAGAATTTTATTTGGAGGATAATAAAACAGTATGCTCCGATATTTTATGGCCAGCCAACATCGTTACTGACTGTTCTGGATATGGGCATCATGGAATCATAATGACTGATGTATCTATCAATACAGATTCGCCAAGATACAAAACCTGCGTATCAAACGCTGAAAATTATCCATTGCGAACTACTTTTGATTTTCCAGAATCTAATGGCTTGACTATCGCTTGTTGGATTTATTTAACGGCATGGGGTGCTCAAGGAAGCGGATTGTGGTCAACATCAACAATTTCTACAACTAATCCATATGATTACACGGCAACAACATGTAACCATTGTGACACATATTTTTATTGTAGAGGAACAAATGGAACGACATATACCGTTGCATGCGGAACTGGCGTGGTTCAAGTAAATACTTGGAAATATGTTGTATTAACTCACGACGGAGAGAATCTGAAGACATATGTAAATGGTGAATTGAAATATACGACCGCATGTCCTACAACATTGGTTGGTTTCAAATCACTTTTCCTTGGTTATTCTAATGCAGGCAGTTTAAGTAGACAATGCAAAGGCAAATGGTCAGACTTAAGAATATATGCTACAGCACTGTCAGATAATGATATTTTGGATTTGTATCATACATCAGCATTTATTGACAATACTGGAAATTTATTAGCCTATAATTTTGAAGAAACATGTTCTAATATAGCATTTAAAACCAATCTTGGAATAATAGACAAACAATATGCCGATGGTTTATCGAGTTTTCAACAAAGGAATTGCGTGTGTACGTTGACGAATGAAGGATATCGGATTTATAGAACTCCAAATATTACATATGATGGAACAAGTGCTACAAGAACAATGTATGGCGGATTTCTTGTTACAAACACGAATAATCGATTTGGTCTTCAAACTGGACACAGATATGTAGTTCAATTTGAGGTTAAGGGCCAGACATCTAATAGTGTCGCGCATTTTGGGTTTTCATTTAATTTTGGTAATAATTTTGCAAACTCTGGATTAATGCCAGAACCAAGTAACGTGTACACTAACAATCCAGTAAAGGCGAATTTTAATAGCCAGGATTGGGTTACTATAACACATGAACTAACAATCAACGACGATATATGGAAAGTGTGCGAAAGAAGTGCTTCATCTTTTGTCTCAGGCAACACATATTTGTCGTATCGTCATTTTGCATTTGCTTTTGATTATAAGAATACTGGAGAATTAGGGACTGATTTGTACATACGTAATTTCCGTATATACGACATTACCAATTTTTCCGACCCTCAAATTCTAAAAAATGGTTCAGTTAAAATGTCTGAATTTATGGAGGAAGAGTATACAGCAAGAATATTTAGGGATGGTGTTATGAAACCCAATAATATGATAGAATATTAAATAAAAATAAAATAAAAAGAAGATATTATATATGGCTTTGCAAGTATGGTTACCGCTTAATGGGGATTTGAATAACAATGGGTTCGCACAAATAACAGTGACCCCAGTTGGTGGCTCTACGTCTTATTCAACTTCTGGAAAAACGGGTCAATGCCTATCTTGTAACGGGTCAACTTATTGGAATATAAGCGGTTGTTCTATTGGAAACAATGCGACTATAGCGTGGTGGTCTAAAACTACAACGAACAATAAAATGCCTTGGGTGATAGAAGCACCATCAGCCGCTAACTGGACATTAAATTGTTGGGAATACACAAATTATTATTTAAACGTTGGCGACAGCACAAATAATCCATTTAAAACTGACAGCGGGGCCAACATAAGTTGCTTGCACGATGGAAACTGGCATCATTTTGCAATCACTTTTGATTCTGTTAATGCAAAATTATATATAGACGGGGAATACAAAGGAAAAGCTCAAACATATAGGAATCCTACATCAACCGTATTAAGAATTGCTGGCGGTGCTGGAGGTATAGGCTCTCCAGGCCACACATATGATTGGAACGGTAATTTAAACGATTTTAGAGTATACGACCATTGTTTGTCAGTAAAAGAAATACATGAAATATCAAAGGCCCTTGTACTGCATTATAAATTGGACAATTTAAATGGCAACGTAGGAAATGTTAATCTTATTGCCAATGGTTGGGGTGGAACGGATAACTGGTCGCTAAAAACAAGTAGCTATGTTTCAACAAGCGTACCAAATGTGTCTGGGATTACAAATTCATATATAAACGGTACAAACACTCTACAATATATACCTTTAGATTCAACACATACATATACAATGAGTGGTTATGTAAAAAGGCCGTCAACAGCAAATACAACTTGTTATTTGGCTCTTATACCATATGATGTCGATAAAAATAGAATCCATTATACTAATATTGATTTTAAAACAAGTTCTTTAACTACTATTACACAGGATTTAAATTCAGGTGATACAGTTATACATTTGGCAAACGTAAATGGTTGGTCTAATCCTTCAACACATCAAAACTATGTGGCGATATTTGGGTATAAAAACAGTTTTGGCTATACATATCCAGATTTGGTATATACACGAAAGATTTATGCATACGGAACAACAAAAGACAAATCAAATATAGATTTACAAAATAAAACTGTTACTCTTCTTTCACCTTATCCTGGGCAAAAGATTCCATCTGGCACTTCAATTTGTTTGAGTTCTGATGGTTATACTTATTATTATCCAAAAACATATTATGCCACTGATTCTGATTGGCATTTGATATCGGCTAGTTTTAAACCGAATGCTACTCAATATTTAAAAGCTGCTGCATATGTTCAGGCTTATGCTATGTCACAAAATTATACTGCTGGATTAACGCTGGTAGATACAAGTGTTGAGCCAACCATTGTTGACTGTTCTGGATACGGAAACAACGGGACAATAACAGGAAGGCTTATGATTGGTAAAGATAGCAGTAGATACGATAGTTCAACTTTAATAACCGACGGTTTATCGAATTACATAACATCACCACAAATAAACATAGACGGAAAAGAAATAACTCTTAATATTTGGGTTAAATCAACTAATACTTCACCAATAGGCTCTTATCATATGCCATTTGAAAGTTCAAGTCCTGGCTATTGCGAAATGTCTATATATACAACAGGACTTCTAAGAGGGGGGTTATATGTTAATGGTACAAGATATGTTCGAAACTCCACAAAACATATTTTGCTTGATGGAAATTGGCATATGATTACCATGACTTATGACGGAACTACAATAAAAAGATACATCGACGCTGTGTTGGATAATAGTACAAGCGTTACTGGTACACTGAACGCGACACAACAATCTTATTATTTTGGTAGATATGGCACCAATACATCGTATGGCTGTAAGGATATGCAATTGTCAGACGCAAGATTATATTCAACAGCATTATCTTCAGACGATATAGCTGATTTGTACCACACATCTGCATTTATTGACAATCTTGGTGATTTGCATTCTTTTGAAATCGTTGAAAAATCATTGAATATATTACAAATAGAAAACTTAAATGAATTTGCTAAAAGCAAATCTAACTACACATCATATACAACACGAAACGGAGTGAAAGCCTTCCCTGTTAGACCTAATTGGTATGCAAGTCCATATACCACTATGATTGGAAAATTTAAAGAAAACACACAATATCTGTTCGATGTATGGATAGACACCGATGATGTTGTATATCAAGACATTAATCGTCCAGGAGGCTTTTATATCTATTATACAGATGGAAGTACGGCCACAGAATGTATTAAAACTGGTGACCATTCTTCACCAATTGGCTGGCAGCATATTCTAGTAATAACACCAGCTGGAAAAACTGTATCAAAAATAGGTATTTATTACTATACATCAACAGCATTTTATGTTCGTGCAGATTCTTTTATAACTGAATTGAAAGACACTAATATTTATAGGAATGGAACTACTGAAACTGGCCAATTTGTAGAAGACACAGATGTCGCGTTCATTGGTGTGGCCGATTTCAACGCAAATAGAATAAACGAAATATAATATATATTATGGCAATATTAAAAGATTTAATAATTCAAGGCCAAACTAAAGGTTTAGAAAAAATACAAGCTCCAGAATTTGTCGAGGGAGGCGTATCGTTAATTAACAAGTATTTGACAAGTGCAACAACTCCTGCGGTTAATAATGGTTATTTATCAATAACCACAGCCACAACTGGAATGGCTGCTGTAGGAAACTTTTCAGCTAACCAATCAACAAACACAACTATTAAACTTCATAAAGTTGTAGCTACTGGTAATATTAGTGATTTAAACAACGATTCTTATTTTATCACCAGCGCCGTTACTGCAATGGCAAAATATGCAACTAGCGCTAATGTTGTCACTGCATTGAACAACAAAGTTGACAAGGTGACAGGCAAAGGTTTGTCTACAAACGACTACACAACAGAAGAGAAAACCAAACTTGGTAATTTGGCCTCAACAATCGCTACTACAAGTTCTAGCGGGTATATGTCATCTGCTATGGTGGCAAAACTTGATACTATAACCAACTACTTGCCATTGTCTGGCGGTATAATGACTGGGGCGATTAAAAGGTATTATGGTTCAGCAAGTGATGACCCAACGATTAACGTGTCATCCTTAAATCAAGATGTATGGATTTGGAGGGTTTCTGACGGTTCATACAACTACGGTACAACAGCAAGCTACGGTTTCGGCCTTAAATATTTGGGAACTGGAACTGGTGTAAGCAACAGTTTAGCCATATATGCAGATAATCAAGGCGGAACACAAATCCAAGCGGCTGTAATGAATCAAAGCGGAGCCATTGATTTTAAAACAAATATCACAAAAAGCGGTTATACAATATGGCATGCTGGCAATGATGGTTCTGGAAGCGGATTGGACGCAGATTTACTAGACGGTAAACATGCATCAGCGTTCTCATTGTCTTCACACACTCATGCATATAATACTATAACTGGATTACCAACAATTGGAAACGGTTATTTGACAATTACAACTGGCACATCTGCAAGCCTTGGCTCTTTTTCCGCAAACCAAACAGGTAATACGACTATTACTTTACATAAGGTTGCTGGAACAGGTAGTTACAATGATTTGAATAATAAACCAACAATACCAGTTGTGAACAATGGCTATATTTCTATAACAACCGCCACGACTGGTATGGCTGTCGGAAACTTTTCGGCAAACCAGGCAACTAATACGTCGATAAAGCTTCACAAAGTCGTAACCACTGGAAATATCAGCGATTTAAACAACAATTCTCATTTTATCACCAGTGCAGTTACGGCAATGACAAACTATGCTACATCAGCAAATGTTGTCACGGCTCTTAATAATTGCGTCCATATAACTGGAGAAGAAACAATTACTGGAGCAAAGACATTTACGTCTGGTGTTACAATACAAAAGAATACATCAAAATCTTATATATATATTGATGATGAAAATGAATGTTTAAAATTTAGTTTTAATTAATATATGGCATTACAAGTGTGGCTCCCGTTGAATGGGAATTTGGAAAATAAAGGAATAAAGAAAATTCTTTGTACCAGTTTGGGCACTGTTGCATATCAAGCTGGAAAAATAGGGACGGCTTTCAAATCAGGTGGCGAAACTCAAGTAACTAATGGCATTAGTTTAAACACCAATTTTTTGGACATGTTTAACGAAAAAAAAACTTGTAGTGTGGCCGTTTGGGTAAAGCCACTTGGAAACCATTATCATTATAATGGGACCATCTTAAGTTCTGGAGATTGGAACACTAAACGATGGGCTTTTGGCGTCAGTCAAGACAATACAAAGGTGGATGTATTATGCTATGGTCATAATACCTATGTTAATTGCTCAGTCCCAGTAAACGAATGGACACATTTAGTTTCAGTATATAATAATAAAGTATGTACATTATACAAAAACGGTGAGTTTGTAGCTAGCTATACATGCTCTAGTGACTTTGATAGTGATGCCCAAAACACTTGTATCGGGCGAGAAACTTATGCTAACGGATATTTTGGATTCAATGGTTTAATTAATGACATACGTATCTATGACCACTGTCTTTCAAAGAAAGAGATAAAGGATATATCAAAAGGCTTAGTGTTGCATTATAAATTGGATAAAACAAGTAATATACTTAACCAGATATTACCTCCAGGAATAGAGCTTTATGACAGTTTGCAAGGCGATGGAAAATCTTGGATAAATACCTTGATTCCGTACGATTCAACAAAAACAACATATAAGATACAATGCAAATTTAGTCAACCAGCTAATATCGGTCAGTATGATGCAGTTTTCGGTGCATACCGAAGTGAATCACACAAAACTCTCAGAATACTTAGACTAGATAGTAACGCAAGGATGGCTGTGTTTTATAATACAGGAGCGGGTAGTGCAGGTTCACGAGTGATTTTATCGGGTACAAATTCTGATATAAAAGAAGTGGTAATGACTAATTCTTCTGTAGTATGTACTGTAAATGGAACCTCAACAACATATAATTACGGAACGGCGGTTGGAACAGATACTCAATCTATATTTTATTTGTTTGTACAAGGTGATTTGCAAAATAATGTGTCTTGTTTAAGTAACACAATTCTTTATTATTGGACTATTTGGGATGGAAATACGATGCTAGGCAATTTTATACCAGCAACTTTCCATGGTGAACCTGGAATGTATGACACTGTTACAAAAAAATTCTTCCATAATATTGGTACTGGTAATTTTATACTTGGAAACAAGATAAGTTTAATTGAATATGAATATCTACAGTGCGATACTGCTTCTTACATAAAGAGTGGAATCATTCCAACGACTTCTACTAATTTCGAAATGAAATATGCTACCAGCGATTTAAATAATGAAAATGTTTATTTTGGGTGCAGTACACAATCAGGATATGCGAATGGAAACAATTATTCATTGGATATTCTTAAGACTGGGTCCCTTTTATATACTTTTAAAAACAAGGCATATGATACATCCACAAAAACAACAACTGCTGGTACTCCATTTATTGTTAAGCTTCAAGGAAGTACTTTTTCAATAGACGGAACTTCATATCCAGCTAATAGACATACATCACACCCAAATATTGAAGTTTATCTTTTTGCTAGAAATGTAGCAAACGCAGTGGGTTCAATTCGTGCTGGAAAAATATATTATTGTAAATTCTGGGAAGGTAATACTATTCTTAGGGATTTTATCCCTGTGTCTTGCAATGGAGTATTGGGGTTATTTGATAAGTTTGAATTAAAATTTTATCCAAACGCAGGAACAGGTTCTTTTACATCTGGACCGATTGTTACTGAATATGTTTATGATTGTTCTGGATATAAGCATAATGGCACTCTTTACGGTACATTCACACAAAACGACGTGACGCCAAGACATTCCTATGCAGTTAAATTTAATGGTTCTGACAATTCAATTGGAATCGGTAATTTGTCTACAATAACACCATCTGGAACTTTCACGTTTAATTGTTGGTTTAAGGTTGAATCTCTTGGCAGTAAAAGCTGGGGCACAATTATAGGCGGTCCGAGCGGATTTGAGTTTCAGTCTAGAAGGTCAACTGGTACTGAACCGACGCTTGTGGCATATTCGTGGGGACAGAGCGGCAGTGGCGGTCAACCATATACATTGAATACCTGGAATATGGTGTCTATGGTAAGGACCACTTCTAATTGTAAATTTTATCTAAACGGAGAATTGTATTATACTGGCAGCGCTGGTTCAATACCATCTGGGGATTATTTTTTGGGGTCATGGAAAACATCTAGTCGTCAAAACTATAAGGGCTTAATGTCTGATGCCAGATTATATGCCACTGCACTGTCAGCTTCTGACATTAAAGAATTATATGATGACGTGGCAATGATAGACAAAAACGGGAACCTTAGTTGTTATGAATTCGATGAACGTGGTACCGAACCACAGATAGGAAAGACTGGCGTTGTGAAATCATCCTTGATTTTAGAAGGCCAAACAAGTAAATTTAAAGTGTTGAGTGACGGAAGTGTTTGGGTTCAGTTGTTGCATCATAATAACCCAAGCACCAATTTATTCACACAAAGCAATTGTTGGAATTATGACAACGGTACAAACCTTTATTCTGCGCTGTTTTTGTTGAAAAACGGTGATTTCAAAAACTCGCAAGGACAATACGAGTTTTTGGCTTGTGAAAAACTTACAAGTGCGTCAACCGAGACCGTGTTCAGATGGAAACAGACATCAAACCCATCTGTTAGTTCAACGATAACTGGTTTTTCTGCAATAAGCGGAAGCTCATCCTACAGTTATAGAGGACTACTGACAAACGGGAATTATGGTTGTATGCATAACGGAAATACGTGGTGGGGATGTTGTGGTTCTTATACTCCTTACCAGGGAGGAATACCAGGGTTTGGTAATGTTATAACCACTGGATATCTTGATTTATATGTTAGGGTAAGCGACGAAAAACTCAAAGGCTCAAATATAAGTGGTACGACAGCGTTTTATAAAGAATCAATATTGACGAATCAATTATTAGAATATTAGGAAAATAATGAAATATAGCATAAAAAATATAATATGGCAATAGTTAAAGATTTACTGGTTTTAGGACAGACAAATTGTATTGGAGACGTTCAGGCTTCAGAATTTATAGAAGGCGGAGTGCCTTTGATTGCTAAGTATTTAACAAGCGCGACAACTAACATGAGCAATTATGCAACTAGCGCTAATGTTGTTAATTCGTTGAGCAACAAGGTTGACAAGGTGAATGGAAAAGGTTTGTCAACTAACGACTACACAACAGACGAGAAAAACAAATTGGCTGGAATTGCGGCTGGAGCTGAAGTTAATGTACAGTCGGACTGGAATGCTACAAGTGGGGATGCACTGATATTAAACAAACCAACTATTGTAACAAGCGCTAATGTCGTTACTGCATTAAGCAACAAGGTTGACAAGGTGACAGGCAAAGGCCTATCGACTAACGACTATACAGCAGCCGAGAAAACTAAGTTAGGTAATTTAACCGCAACAATAGCAACTACTGGTGCAAGTGGTTATATGTCTTCTGCTATGGTGACAAAACTTAACGGAATCGCTGCTGGCGCTGAAGTTAATGTGCAGTCTGACTGGAATGCTACAAGCGGAGACGCCCTTATATTAAACAAACCTACAAAGTTAAGCCAGTTCACTAACGATTCTGGTTTCATTACAAGCGGCGTAACTGCAATGACAAACTATGCAACATCCGCTAACGTAGTTACAGCCCTTAACAAAAAACCAGATGTTGCGTTTAAAACCATAACTGTTGGCAGCACAAATATTGTTGCAGATTCAAGCGCGGATACTTTAACTATTACTGCTGGAGATAACATTACACTTACCCCAAACTCTAGTAATGACGGTATAACAATCGCTGCGACAAATACGACATATACAGCTGGAACAGCAAGCCCAAAGAATGTTGCGTCAACATCGGCCGTTGGTACAAGCGTAAAATACGCAAGAGAAGACCACCAACACAAAATTGAAGTTGCAACTGGTGATGCAAACGGACAAGTAAAGATAGCTGGACAAAATGTTAGTGTTGCTGGCCTTGGTTCTGCTGCATATACATCTTCTGGTACGTATGCTACTGCTTCTCATAATCAGGCTTTAAGTACTATAACTGGAGCTGATGACTTGAAAGCAATAGAGGATTTAACTGGTACAAGCGGATTGTTAAAGAAAACAGCTGCAAACACATGGTCATTAGACACAAATAAGTATATAATTTCTGGAAATGTCGTTACTGCATTAAGTAATAAAGTTGACAAGGTGAATGGAAAAGATTTGTCAACTAACGACTACACAACAGACGATAAAAACAAATTAGCTGGAATTGCGGCTGGAGCTGAAGTTAATGTACAGTCGGACTGGAACGCCACAAGCGGAGATGCGCTTATATTAAACAAGCCGACTATTATAACAAGTGCTAATGTTGTCACTGCATTAAGTAATAAAGTTGACAAGGTGAATGGAAAAGGTTTGTCTACTAAAGACTATACAGCTGCCGAGCAAACTAAGTTAGGTAATTTAACCGCAACAATAGCAACCACTGCGGCAAGCGGTTATATGTCTTCTGCTATGGTCACGAAACTTAATGGCATTGCGTCTAGAGCCGAAGTAAATCAAAAAGCATTTTCAAATGTTAAAATAGGCAGTTCTACAATTGCCGCCGACAGTAAAACAGATACGATAGAATTAGTGGCTGGTGATAATATCACTTTAACCCCAGATACAACCAACGATAAAATAACAATAGGTGTTACTAATTCAAATGTAGGAACTAAAATAATAATGAGAAACTGGTCTAACTAATAACTCATCAAATTTAATTGTTTAGTATTATGGCAATAGCTTTTAATGGGAAAATATGCAAAATGGTGGCGCTTAAAAGAGATGTTATACCACCGAATGCAGAAAAAAACTATCTGTATTTCCAAGCCGTAGAACACAATGCAACAATCTTGTTGTCTGCGCCAACAGGTGGAACCGTTTCTTTTGAAATTTCATTTGATTGCCAGACATGGAGTGATTGGAACTCAACTACGGCAAATAGTTTGAAAGTGTTTGACACAATTACATTGAAGACGTACGGGGATTATGTACTTATAAGGGCTAAAAGCCAAAATAATTGGTCATACAGTACCAATTCCTCGTTATCCTTTAATATTTCACAAGGAAAAGTTAAGGCTGGAGGTAGCATAATGTCATTAATGTATAACGACCCAACTAATAAGACTTCTGTTAATTTAGCCTGTGCAAGTATGTTCTATAACTGTACAAGTCTCACAACGGCCCCAGAACTTCCAGCAACAACACTTGTAAACAATTGTTATCAAAATATGTTCTCTCACTGTACAAGTCTGACAACCGCTCCAGAACTTCCAGCAACAACACTTGCAAATTATTGTTATACTTATATGTTCCAAGGTTGTTCAAGTCTCACAACGGCTCCAGAACTTCCAGCAACAACACTTGCTGATGGTTGTTATCAATCTATGTTCTATAACTGTACAAGTCTCACAACGGCACCAGAACTTCCAGCAACAACGCTTGCTTATGGTTGTTATAGTAGTATGTTCTCTTACTGTACAAGTCTGACAACTGCTCCAGAACTTCCAGCAACAACACTTGCTGATAATTGTTATCAAAATATGTTCCTAAGTTGTATAAATCTCACAACGGCCCCAGAACTTCCAGCAATGACTCTTGCAGTTGATTGTTATAATTTTATGTTCTATGACTGTACAAGTCTCACAACAGCACCTCCAGAGCTTCCAGCAACAACGCTAGCAACTAATTGTTATTATTATATGTTCCAAGGTTGTACAAGTCTAACAACGGCACCAGAACTTCCAGCAACAACGCTAGCAACTAATTGTTATTATTATATGTTCTATAACTGTTCCAGTCTTAACTACATAAAAATTTATGCCACAGGAAATTGGAATTCTAGTTATGCTAATTCGTGGGTTTACGGCGTGTCTGCTGTAGGTACTTTTTATAAGCCAAGTTCGTTGAGTATTACAACTGGAACATCTGCCGTACCTAATGGATGGGAGCTGGTTAGTTTTTAAAAAAAAAAATAATTCAAGTAGCCAAATAAGTATATATGTTATATAGTAAAAACAAAAATTATGGTGTTGAAACATTAATACCAACCATTGCTAGTTTAAAACCGCCTAAGTCGGATAAAAATTATATGTATTTTCAGGCTGTAGAAGATGGTGCGACTGTTTCTCTTAAATCCCCATTAAGTTTTAATATGTCTCTTGAAATTTCACAAGACGGAAATAATTGGATTGATTGGGAAAAAACTGTTATTGGTATTTATCATTATTTTAATAAAATAACATTATTAAAACGTGGAGATTATGTATTCATAAGAGCCACAAATATAAATACTTGGGTTGGTGATGTTTCGTCATACATGAATTTTCATTTTGGCGTTAAAAAAATCGCTTGCGGTGGAAATATAAATTCATTAATAAATAAAAACATACTTGTTAACACAATAACGGCCACTTATTGTTTTTATAGGTTATTCTATAACTGTACAAGTCTGACAACTGCTCCAGAACTTCCAGCAACAACACTTGCAAGTAGCTGTTATTATTCTATGTTCCAAGGTTGTACAAGTCTAATAACGGCCCCAGAACTTCCAGCAACAACGCTTGCAAATTATTGTTATGCTTATATGTTTAAAGATTGTACAAGTCTCACAACAGTACCAGGGCTTCCAGCAACAACACTTGCAAGTTATTGTTATTATTACATGTTCGATAGCTGTAAAAGTCTAACTAGTGGTAGTGATTTACAAGCCGCAACCATACTTGCCTCAAATTGCTGTTCATACATGTATAATGGATGTTTGAAATTAAACATGGCTTGGGCACCAAATGTATCATCGTGGACCACGTCATATTTTAATAATTGGCTGCTAAACGTAGCTAGTGCTGGCACATTGTATAAACCGTCAAATCTAACTGATATTCCAACTTCAAGCCCACATGGTGTTCCTGTTGGATGGAGTACTGAAACAATGTCAAAAACTATTACATTATCAGCCAGCGGAGGTAATGAATACCCGTTTTCATATTCTATTAATGGTAATAATTATTCTATATCTAATGGTCAAATTACGCAAGTAACATTGACACATCCAGAAGGAATTACTATAGCAACCTCAAATTCTAACTATTATATCTCAATTAATGGAAAATATAAAAAAATTGGGCCAAATGCAACATTAACTTATGACGATATAACTAACAATTGTACAATATCATGCAGAAAGATTTCTGATATACCTAATATTTTAAGTTTTACCGCGCAAGAGTCAAATTCGACAATTGGAATGAATCATTACGGTACTAATACTGGAACAACAAAACCTATTATTTATATTTCAACTGACAATAAGGCAACGTTTACCCAATGGGACTATTCAACCAAAACACTAGCAAATGTTGGAAGTACCATTTATATGGTCGGAGAAAACCCAAATGGCATTTCTAAAAGTACCAACAATTATTCATCTTTTGTAATGAACGGTAAAATATCTGCGACGGGCAATTGCATGTCATTATTATGGCCAGACTCATTAACAAATATAAAATCTTATTCTTTTTATCGTTTGTTCTATAACTGCACAAGTCTGACAACCGCACCAGAACTTCCAGCAACAACGCTTGCAATTTATTGTTATGGTTATATGTTCCAAAATTGTACAAGTCTCACAACGGCACCAGAACTTCCAGCAACAACACTTGTAAACAATTGTTATCTATCTATGTTCTCTTACTGTACAAGTCTGACAACTGCTCCAGAACTTCCAGCAACAACGCTTGCAATTTATTGTTATCAAAGTATGTTCCTAAGTTGTATAAATCTCACAACGGCTCCAGAACTTCCAGCAACAACACTTGTAAACAATTGTTATCAATCTATGTTCTCTAACTGTACAAGTCTCACAACGGCACCAGAACTTCCAGCAACAACGCTTACATACAATTGTTATAATTCTATGTTCTATAACTGCACAAGTCTCACAACGGCACCAGAACTTCCAGCAACAACACTTGCAAATTATTGTTATGGTTATATGTTCCAAGGTTGTTCAAGTCTCACAACGGCTCCAGAACTTCCAGCAACAACACTTGCTGATAATTGTTATGCTTATATGTTCCAAAATTGTACAAGTCTCACAACGGCACCAGAACTTCCAGCAACAACACTTGCAAGTTATTGTTATCGATATATGTTCCAAAATTGTAGAAGTATTAACTACATAAAGACCTTGGCTACTGGTTGGACTGCAAGTTATGCTGGTAATTGGGTTTATAATGTCGCTTCCGCTGGTACATTTGTCAAAAATGAAGACACAACAATACCGTTGAACAGCAGTGATGGAGTCCCAATTGGATGGTCGGTGATTAACTATAGTGACAAATTTTCGTTTCAAGCTGGAAATACAACATCACAGATTAAGTTGTCAACCCCGACTGCATTGACAATAACTTTGGAGACATCAACCGATAAAATCAATTGGACACCATGGAATAGAAATTCTAACGGTGTTTTTGACACAATAACCCTTCAATCTGGCGAGACTGTCTATATTAGGGGGAATAATGACAAATTTGAATCAAGTACTTCTGCTTATTCTAATTTTTCTTTTACTGGTAACACTTATTGTCAGGGGAATATTATGTACCTACTTGATAAAACTGGGCAGCTTAAAAGCCTGTCTGGAAAAGATTATGGTTTTTATAGGTTGTTCTATAACTGTACAAGTCTAATAACGGCTCCAGAACTTCCAGCAACAACACTTGTAAACAATTGTTATCAATATATGTTCCAAGGTTGTTCACATCTAATAACAACCCCAGAGCTTCCAGCAACAACGCTTGCAATTTATTGTTATGCTCATATGTTCGACAATTGTACAAATCTAATAACGGCTCCAGAACTTCCAGCAACAACGCTTGCGAATTATTGTTATCAAAGTATGTTCTCTAACTGTACGAGTCTTACAACCGCTCCAGAACTTCCAGCAACAACACTTAAAATTGATTGTTATAGTACCATGTTCTATAACTGTACAAGTCTAACAACGGCACCAGAACTTCCAGCAACAACGCTAGCAAGTGGTTGTTATGGTTATATGTTCTATAACTGCACAAGTCTCACAACGGCCCCAGAACTTCCAGCAACAACGCTTGCAAATTATTGTTATACTTATATGTTCCAAGGTTGTTCAAGTCTCACAACGGCACCAGAACTTCCAGCAACAACGCTTGCGGATTATTGTTATCGATATATGTTCTCTAACTGTACAAGTCTGACAACCGCTCCAGAACTTCCAGCAACAACGCTTGCTTATTTTTGTTATCGATATATGTTCTCTAACTGTACAAGTCTGACAACCGCACCAGAACTTCCAGCAACAACACTTGCAAGTAGCTGTTATTATTCTATGTTCCAAGGTTGTACAAGTCTCGTAACACCACCTCCAGAACTTCCAGCAACAACACTTGCAAGTAGCTGTTATTATTCTATGTTCCAAGGTTGTACAAGTCTAACAACGGCACCAGAACTTCCAGCAACAAAGCTTGCTGATAATTGTTATCAATATATGTTCGGAGACTGTAGAGGCCTCACAACAGCACCAGAACTTCCAGCAACAGCGCTTACAAGAAATTGTTATTATTACATGTTCTCTAGTTGTTCAACACTTAATTACATAAAAGTCTTTGCCAAAACATGGAATACTAGTTATGCTAACAATTGGGTTTCAAATGTGTCCAGCAACGGTACTTTTTATAAACCAAGTTCGTTGAGTATTACAAGTGGAACCTCTGCCGTTCCTGCTGGATGGCGACTAGTTAATTTTTAAAAAAAAATATATATAAATATAAAAATAATAAATTATATTCAAATATGACAACAGAAAACAAAAACGGGTATGTTATTATAAAAGCCGATGACGGTAAATTTCTTGCGAATAAAGACATGACTCTTTATGGTTTTGAAATTATTCTTGGAATATATGATTCGCCTGATAACTACAACGAGCTTCCAGTCGAGCAATTTCCAGTTATACAAGAGCCAGACGAACCAATCATCGAACCAGGAGATGAGCCATTTGTCGAGCCTGATAGTGGTGAAAACAATAGCAACGAGCATGTAGAAAATCCGCTTGAGACGGCAAGAGCTTCAAAACTAAGAGACATAAGGGCATATGATAATTCAACCAACGTTAATGGCTTCAGGTTAAACGGTAATCTTATGTGGCTTGACAGGGAAACAAGGGCCAGTTTAAGGAACACTATAGAATCGGCTGCACTGGTAGGAAGAACTGAGCTTGATATATGGTTCGGTAGTGTTTATATAACTCTTCCGTTGGCCGACGCGAGGATGATGTTGTCCGTTTTGGAAATGTATGCTACAGATTGTTACAACGTTACGTCACAGCACATTGTTACCGTTCAGTCAATGGATGACATTGATGATATAATATCATTTGATGTGACTTCTGGATACCCAGAAATGCCAGAATTCAATATGTAATAATATTAGACAATGTGTTTTTTAAAACTAATTATTTAATATATGTTTGTATAAAATGTACAACATATTTTAAACCAATTGTATTGGCCTAATAAATAACATAAAAGTAAAAAATATATTTTAAATATGCCTCTTAACTATAATGATTCAGAATTACAAGAATTAATTATCAATCATTTCGATACGCTTGCAGATTATCAAGCCGCTTATCAGAGTGGGTTTATAAGTGGTACTGACATTACATTTATAGATGAGAATATACAAGCAGACTGGACTGAAACAGATAGTGGTTCTCCAGCATTTATAAAGCACAAGCCAACTTTAGGTGTACAAATACCTTCTTTTAATCCGTCTACAGATAATGGAAAGGTATTAAAAATTGTAAACGGAAATTTAGTTTGGTCAAATTAAAACTTCATTTTCATAATATTTTCCTTATTTTCAGTAAGGTAATTGATGCAGTCATAAGCGCTGCAATTTGGATAATGGAACGCATAGTCAAGCAGCATGAATTTAGCGGTTGACACGTAATTAGAAGGCCCACAATCAAGGATTTGCATTATATCATAACCATTGATTGGCAGTTTATATTCGTACATTGATATGTATTGTGAATATTTACCTAATTTATACGGCGCTTCTGTGTTATTATAAAATCTTTCACAAAAGTGTTCAAACACAGCAAGAAGTCTATTATAACTTTCATCGTTTCCGCATCTATACTGTTCTTTTGCTATTGTATAATAGATTTTTTCCCTTGAAGACAAGTCAGAATTTGCCAATTCATGTAAATGGTTTGTCTGGCCGATTTTTTCGATTTCCGAAATTATTGTGTTCGGATACTTCATGTGTCTTAGGATATTATTAACCGTTTCTGTATTATTGCCAATAAGTAGAATTGCAATTCTAGTGCATAAATCAACAGGAGAATAATATAAAAAATAATAATTTGACATTATATTGGACCTAAGGACTTCTCCGAAGCCGCAAACCAAATCCAAATTATCAATAGTTTTATTAATAAGCTCCATTGCATATGTTGGGTTGTCGCACATAATCATTTTGTTAAACTCAGCAGTAATTCTTTCTTGCGAAATAATTGCCAAGTCATTTGCGTTTTTGACCATAGACTCATACGTTGAGTCTTCAATTTCCCAACCATATCGTGATGCGAATCTGATTACACGAAGGATTCTTAAAGGGTCATCTGAGAAAACGATATCTGGGTTGTCGTTTGTCACTCTGATTATATGGTTTTTGATATCATCAAGTCCTTTTCCAGTTATGTCTTCAATTTCACCAGTCTTAATATTATAATAGAGTGCGTTAATAGTAAGGTCACGTCTGAAAGCGTCATCCTTAATGGATGCAAAGCAAGTTTCTGGATTTCTTGAGCCCTGGGTATATTTTTCTCCACGAGTATAAACGGCTTCCAATTCATATTCTGGAAATTCTTTAAGTTTGAACATTGCGGTTCCAAATGTAGGATAAGTTACAACTTTTTGGCTTAGATATCCGTTTTTGTCAAGCCATGTTGCCAAATCTATACCTCCGTTTTCAAGTTCTACAACAATGTCAATATCTTTGATATCATTATACATAACATAATCCCTAACAGCGCCTCCGACAATGTATGTAACACCGTCAAACTTGGTACCGTTAAGGATATCAGCCAGTCTGTTTGCTATCTCATTAAATTTATCTCTTGTCATATCCAAAATTTTAATTTACCGTGATTATACAAACAAAGTTAATAAAAAACAATATTTTATAAGTTTGATTCTGCTGAAATGTCTTGAATATCATTCAAACTGAAAAATAGTTTGTAGGTGTTTTATTGCCTCTTCCCTATAATACACAGCCTTTTTGAAAGCTGCGTCAATACTTGGCTTGTCTTCAAAAACGTTATATTCAACATTTTCATATGTCACTATTGATGTACCATCTTCAGCATCACGAATTTCTGATATATTGGAAATATCGAAGCATAATTCCTCTTTTCCAACATGCAGATATAAAATCGGTTTTATTTTAAAACCTATGTCAATTATATTGTCAGCCATTTAAAGTTATTTTTTATTGTTAATGGAAACAAAGCAAGTTTCTAGATTTCTTGAGCAATATTTATCAATATTGCACATTTTGGTTTAATCCGTCAATAATATCAAATTTATCCCAAAGAACTTTATTGAATAAATTCCTTTCTTCTTTTGTGATGATTTTGTATCCATCCATTTCTGGCAATGATTTTCCTTCCTTTGTCTGAAAAAAAGTTGTGCATTCCAATGATTCAAGATTTGGGAATGTTTTAAGCGGACATAAAAACAAATGAATATTTTTTTTATCATTGTGTTTATACACTCCGCCGTCTATTATGTATTCTGACACTGTAAGACCATCCGATTCAAGTTGTTCTATAGTGAGTCCAGTTTCTTCTTTCAATTCACGGCAAGCGGCCTCAAAATGTGTTTCATCATCGTCAACACATCCTTTTGGAAAATCGTAACCATAGTTCTTTGGTTTTCCAGTTCCATGGCAAGCAAGAATATCGCCATTTTTGTTTATTAAAATCATCGCACAAGTTGTAATCATTATTTGATATTTTTTTCTTTTTTATTTTTATTAAAAAAATTATTTACGCGTTTATTCATTTCCGCATAAGTTTGTGAAGTTGGATATTCTCCAAGCAACATACCTAGTCTGAAATGTTCTTTTTTGCCGAAATGAGGTGGATTAAGTTTAATTTGATTGTTATCTAGTTGTTGGAAAATAGATAAGCCAAAAAGTATAATGGCCATATCATATGACACATCATATAATCTCATTCGTTTTCTAATCTCATCGCTAAACGATGCGAATGAATTTTTATATTTACCGTTACAGTTATAATCAAACGGTATTTCCAGTTCTGTATATAGATGGTCTATCGCAATCAGCATAAATCTGGCGACTTCTTCTTCAGTTTTAGGTGTCCATCCATAAATTTTACTGAAAATATATCCAAGGTCAGAGACCAAATCAGTCTTTCTATACCAGCCCTTAGAATATAAAACAACGTCATTAAACACAAAATTTTCAATCATTTTAAATTATTTTTTAAAGCAAAATTTTTATACTTATTCAATAATGTGTATTGTGCTTGGTCGATATGGAATTCTTCTTTAACTACCTGAAAATCTTTAACGTAGCAATACACATAAACGCTATTGTTAGAGAACCAATCAGTATCCTTATCCAATTCAAATTCCAAATCACTTTCTTTGTCTTGATATACAAATTTATATGGCGAGCTTTTTAGTCCATAGGTATCTAACGTGTTTTTTATAAGATTATCCAGGTAGTCTGTTGTTATTGTAACATTGTTTTTCTTCTCGTTATGGTTTTTCTTTTTGAACCATCTTCTTTTATGTTTTGGTTCCTCAATTAAATCAAGTATTGACAATAACGCAGTAAGACTAATTTCAAATGACGCCCATTTTTTTTCGTTAATATAATATATCCAAGTTATTGAATTACTTACATATGAATCAGAAATTGTAAATTTTGAATAAAGATTTGGGTATTTTCTGCTTATAACAAAGCATGAAGCGCCATGATTTCCTGCTAGTGTGGTAACTGCTTCATATCCAATTTCATCAAATTTTTCAACAAGCAATTCATTCAATGAATCAAGCCATTTTTCATTTTTTTCTTTAGTATCTCTTAATCCTGTAAATAATAGTGGCCACATATAGTATTCATTTTTTTTTTATAATACAAAAAAAATTATAAAAAACAAAAATGGCGCTAACGAATAGCGCCATTGCTTATATAATGTTTGCTTTTAGTTATTTCTGGAATCTTCCAGTTAGTCCGTTGTCAAGTGCATCGCCTCTCATTGCCCCTGTTGCTGCATCGACAAAAAGCATGCCATTACCAAAGATAAATTCCCCGTGTTCTGGGAATGGAGGCCCAATGAGGCGTCTGAAAGTCAAATGGCGTGTCGGCAACATGCATCTGTAAGGCTCGATAAGTTTCATGCAAGAATCAAGAGTAACAGCATTGCGCGCATTAATCACTCCACATTCCATCCAATAGTCATTTTCTTTTGTGATAATAGGCATTGAATCAACATAACCTTCTGGATGCTCAATCATAATGCAAGTGTCTCCAACTTGGAAAATTGTTCTAATTGACATTACATTGATATCACCTTCTTCGGTTAACAATTTGTCAAACATTGCGTCAACTTCTAGAAACCTAAAGATTTTGTACTGTGAAGCAATCCAATCATAATCTTCAATTACCACTTTGTCATAGTCATAAGTTAAAGCTGCAACTGGCTTGTCTTCTGGAGGAGTAACATTCTTTTGACGCCTATCACAAGAAGTAAAAACCATAAGCATACACATAAGTAACATAAGTGTGAATGTTCCACATTTGTTAAATAAGTTTTTCATTTTTTTTTGTTTTTTTTAATTTAAAATTATTTTTGTTTACGATTAAATAGTTTTTATGAAATATTTAAATACTCCAAAGTATTCCATCCATGAGTTGTCCCCAATTTAATTTCGCATTTTTTGTTTTCGTTCTCTGGAAAATTACAGCCAAGAGTACCTCTATTAAAAAACGCGCAAAAGCTACATGGAGCTGAATTATCTATATGATGTATGAGTTTGTATTTTACACCATCAATAAAATATATTTCATTCTCATCTGAAAATCCACAATCAAAACAATTAAAATCTGATGTTTGTTTTGCTAATTTTTCTGCCGCCCATTTTGCACCTTCAATAAAGGCATTAACGCTGTCATAATCATCATGTTCAACACTTGGAAACAAGTATCTTTCTTCTGCTTCTAATCTTATTTCTTTTTCTGTCATATTATTAATCTTCAATTACATATAAATTATCTTTATCTTCATATGCCAATCCTTTATCAATTAAACCGAAATAATCAATATAATGGGATTTCAAAAAATTAACATAATTAACAACATCTTCATTAACTGGAGGATGATTTATTCCCCCATATACAATTCTATCTTGCAGTACACAGTATTCGACTTTCTCTTTTTCTGTCATGCTTGAAAACGGTCTAAGATATAATTTGACGTTCTCAATATCAATATAATCGTTGTCATGAAAAAAATCCACAGACCCATCAAGTTCTTGTATTGTGTTTGTGTAATTATATATATGTTCAACAAATAAAATGTCAAGCCGCGTATATAATCCATTATATTCAACCATAACGCCATATGGTAAATACTCGCATAGTGCTGTTGTTAATAATGTTTTATCTTCTTTTGTCAAATCTTTTGCGCTCATTGCATATATAATTTATATAATAATAGAATAAAAAAAAACGAAATTATAGGCAAGCATCATCACTTGTCAAGTACATATCAGTTATTTTGAACTTGAAGTTCCTTATGTTGTCGGATTTCAAGTCATTCAAGACTTTTTCTTTCAGATATTTTTGAATATCACGTTTCAATTTGTTGCATACGATTTCGGCATCGCACATTTCATCCTTGAACCATTCGTTGTCTTCTGGAAGAAATATCTCGTATTCGTATACGTATTCGACATAATATTTGTGCTTTCTGCTTACCATGTGATTCGTGTTATCTTGGCCAAGTTTCTTAGTCTAGCCAGTGAATGATTGAAGTGGCATTCTTCTGTCGGCAACAGCCCCCATCCCCAACCGTTGCCATATCTGCAAAAGCTGTTTCCAACATTTCTCTCGTCTCCCCAATAAAATGGGCATTCGCCACATTTAGCAACTGAATAACCTTTGGGCATCTCTTCGTTTTCCATAATTTTCTCTTCGTTTTTCTATAATTTTTAGACTTCATCGTATTTGCAACCTTCGACAATGATGTCGAGAAGCTGATGATATGTGTATTCGGATTCGAAATCCATGTTTTCGATTTCCTCCTTTGTGTATCCGTTGATGTTGAACAAAATCCACTTGTAAACTTCTTTTGAAATGTCTTCCAAAACTTCTTCCATAATTTTATTTGTTATTCAATTTATGTTATATCTTATAAAGTAATTATATAATTAAAATTTTGATTTTACAAAATCGAATTTTGCGCACACTTTAGCGTTAGCATATTTTTTGAATGCCTTTCGCTGCTTGAAATGGAAGAACCAGTTTATCTTGCAAAGTATGTTCTTCCACCAACGATAATCCCACACCTGGATATTGTTTATATACGTTGATGTATATCTCGGCACCCAAGGGGCATAAACATATCCTTCTTTTATGTCTTCAGTCTTTTTCATATTTTATACAATTAACATCCTTTTATTTTATTCTCTTTGTTTTGTGCTACAAGTCTTGTTATAAAGTATACCGTCTGGCTCACTCCTACTATTATCAATCCAGCCAGCACGGCTTTCAAAAGCACTAGCCCAGGGCCAATAGCTATCCAGACTGCAATCACTCCAATCGCTACAACAACTGTGAAAACGATAGAGATTATTAATGATACTACTAGCATTCTCATATTATTTCTCCATTGCTTTTTTGAATCCATAAATCAAATCGTCAACATCAATGTTTCCATCTGCTAAATCTGAGTCATAATACTTATAATCTCTTACGTGTTTTTCCAGCCACTCGCAAGCCTTTTTAATAAATTGACTTTTCTGATATTCGATATAACGCTTAATAGCCTCTTCTTCTTCAGCTCTTGGTATAATATCGCCATTTAGAGTTATCGTATATCCAAGACGATGCAATTCTTTAGCAAGAGATTTTGGTGACGGATTATCGTCTGCCCACTTCGCTCCTTCTTCAAACGCTTGTTCCAAATCATATAAATCATATTTCCCATCATCGTAATCAGAGTGGGTCTTCTTCCCATAATCAATACTTTTAAGGATTATTTCGCTTATTCTTAGCATTATTCGTCCCCTTCTTTATTATATTTCAATTTTATTAATGTTGTATTTGTCCTTGAATATTTGCACAGATTTACTGAACAGGTGTCCATAATCTTCAGGTGATAAGTTGTTTAAGCCACAAACAAGCCCTAGATATGTGTCCATAAGTTCTTTCCTTGCCACATTTGGTATTTCGCCCCATTTTGCAATACTAAATTCACCGCGAGAACATTTTTCAACAAAAACATCATACTTAGAACCTTCTTTATATGCATTATCCACATTTTCAATATGTTCTATCGTGTCCTCTATGAAATTTTTAAACAGTTTCAAGCCTCTTACTAGTGTATCCGTATCAAAAATAGATTGTGCGTAATTTGGGTAATATTCAGTTCCAACCAAACTATTCATTGCGTTGATTATGTCAACAGCAAGTTTTGTTTCTTTTTTGTATTCTTCTTTAGTCATAATATTATTTCTCTTGTTATTGATATACTTCAAATTTTTCTATAATAGTATTCTTTGGGACGTATATCTGTATATAGTTTTGATTTATTCGATGCCTCTTGGTACGACGTTCTATTTGGTCATAATTTGAATAGGTTAACCCATAATCTAATGGGTATGAATTTAAATTTTCAAGTGACTTGTAATTAGATATATACACTATTGCTGGACGCATATTTTCATGTGTTGCATAAATTAAATAACCCTCACGCTGGCTACCATGAAAGAAACTTTGTATTTTTTCTTGGTACTGTATACTCCCATATGTTTTTACTATACAGGGTTCTATACTGTCAGTCTCTATGATGTATGCTGCTTCTACAGGAACGTGAGCAAGTAATATACCTTGTTTAGTTTCCACGTAAAAGTAATAATCTTCCCATACGTTTTCGGATATACTAACGCTACCGCAACCTAAAAAGAATGAACCTCCTCCACAAATATTTTTCTCTTTATTATACTTAAGGCTTTTCAAACCAAATTTTATTTTATAATCAAATGGTTTTAGCTTCTCGTTCCGTATACATTCCTGTATCGAATCCTGTCGGTGTTTTTCATTTCTAATAGAGTCTTGTTTATCAATATGCTCTTGGCTCGACATATACTTATGGCAAGAAAACATACCAAATATCATCAAACCAACTACACCTGCAACTGTTAAAACAATAGATGTATAATGTATGATATCACTCAATATTTCTTTTTTCATCATATATTATTTAACTATTTCACTACTCTTAGTTTCTTTTTTTTTATTGTTTGATGATTTGGTTTATTTCAATCCAGAATTGTTATTTTACGGCACCTTATCTTTCCTCCGTTATATACAACACGCCCAACATCCTCGTATCTGACTTTTACCCTGACGACAAGTTGACCGCAGTACTCCTTGGCCTTATTTTCGGTCCATACGGACAGACCAAATGAATTTTCATCGGATGAACAATCGCAAAAAGACTCATATGTTTCATTAGGCAAGTATTTATACTTAAAGTTGAAATTAGAATACCTGTCAGACCTAATCCCCTTATAGGCAATGAAGTAATCGTCATGACATTCGTACAGGCAAGTGGACTCGACCTGCTGTTTCAGGAACTCCGTGTCTCTGTATGCCCAATTATCGTCTATCAAAGAAGAAATTAGTTCGTCAGAAAATTCAGTAATAAATTCATTCGACAATTTCTGGTATTTTGAAATACACTCCCAATAAACACTGCGCTGAAACTCACGAATAAAATCCTCAGACAGATTTTGATATTTTGAAACATAATGCCAAAAAACTTTATCCTTAAACTCACGAATAGTGTCCTCTGATAATTTCTGATATTTTGAGATGTCATACCAAACAACATAGCGCTGGAACTCGTTAATAAAATCTGCTGAAAGTTGTTGGTGGCTTGAAATATTAGACCAATTAACCCTGTCATTGAACTTGCGAATGAAATTCTCAGAGAGTTTCTGGTATCGTGACACATACCACCAATCCACTTTGTAACGGAATTCACGGATGAAGTCCTCTGATAATTTCTGATATTTTGAAATGTAAACCCAATTAAATTTATCCTTGAACTCTCTGATGAAATCCTCAGAGAGTTTATAGCGTAATGAAATCAAATTCCAATCCACATCATCAAATGACTTGTATTCGGTTCCTAGCTCTTTGTTTAAAAAATCAAGCTTATCCATTAATTTTTTGGCCTGTTTATTCACCTTCATATTGTCCTTATTTTTATATAATATCATTTGTTTTATACATTCCATCTGGCGCTTGCAAAGCCAGACATTTTTCTATGAGTCCTCGGTAGTCGAAATGGCGGGCGCTGAGCCAATCTATTACATCGTTGCATAAACTATAAGATAATCTTGAAACATAATCCTCAAGCGTTCCTCCTTCTATATAACCGAAACCATTACAATCAACCTCCTCTGCCTCCAAATATTCTTTTAGTTTAATTTTCTCGTCCTCACTCATGCTTGACATTGGACGGAGATACAACTTCATATCATCCAGTTCCAATTGACTTTCAAAACAATGGACAAAATGGTCCATGCTCTCCATAGGGTCGGCATACATAAATTCAAGGTCTCTATTGTCACTCTTTCTATGGACAATGATTCCATACGGCATCATTTCACATATTACTTTTATTAAAAGTCTATTTTCCTGTTTGTTCATGTCACTAAATATTGTACCTATAAAATTTGAAATGTCCGTAGAATTCAGGTTGCTTCCAATAGTTTATCGACTCAACAACCTCGTTTACGTCTTGCATCATTGTGTCATAATCTTCGAATGGTTTTTCAGAATATATACCTATGCAGAATTGTGGAACCCTTTCAACATCAATTGTCTCGATTGTCACTTTCCATATAGATTTTGTGGGGAGGTATCTCCTGTCAAATGTCCTAGCAATTACAGCCATCGAATATTGGTTTTCGGTATAAAGATACACAACATACTGCCTTTGAAGATGACCACAACATGATTCGAATGTGGTCACACCAGGCAACTCGTTTAATGCATCGCAAATCGGAATGCACTCTTTGTCCATATATTCGTCGTATTCAATCATATTTACAGTGTTTTAAATCTTTTAAATAATTTAGCTTTGGTAAATAGCTTTTTCCACCATGGAAGGTTGTCCTCGTACCTTAGTTTTTCAATTTCATCGTATGCTTCCATAAGCTCTCTAGTTGTTACCTTGTTCTTTTCCAATACATCAACTGGAATTGCAGGGGATTCTGACAGTCTCTGACATCCAACGAATCCATTATCGTAAGTCTCGGGATATTCAGGTATTTTTGTTCCAGACAGTCCATAAATTTCACCATCTTCTTTGGTGCTTTTCGAAACATTGTTGAGTGAGTTCCCATTGATATCAACTTCCTCAATCATAATCATGTTTTTACACTCTGGACAGTCGCAGTACCGAAATTTTCTAATAATTCTGTTACAAATGGCTCCAGTTACAGGTGTGGCGATTGTGTAGGTCTCAGACCTGTCTGCGATGAACTCACACCCGCAGTTATAGCATTTTGCTTCGTATTTCTGTTTTACTTCACCGTGTTTGATTATTTCCATTTGACATTAAAAAAGTGTTTGCTAAAATAGATTCAATTGTTTCGATTGTTTGTCCCTTCCGTTGCATTCTGTTGATTTCAGATGATATGTGTTTTTTTATTGTTATAATTTCTTTAAGCACCTCAGCTGATTTTTTCATTTTGTATGCTTTTTCGTCCAAATTCGTATCTTCCTTATATAATGAATAGTGTACTGGATAGCCAAGACTATCTAATATTCTAAGTTCAAAATAGTTGTCGTATTCGTCAACTTCGCCCGTATCAATCTCGATAGAATATCTACAGATTTCTTCATGGTCTAGCAGTTCGTTGTATAATAAATCCTCAAAACACTCCAAATCGCTCTCATCCATCAAGTATTTGACAGAGTCGTATATTTCACCATCCCACTTTCTTAGACTGTTGTATTTTTCAATAAAAGTTTCAGCATCCATAATACTAAATTAAATTTTTTAGTTCAAGAACAGGCAATTCGCCGATTTCTTTATAATAAAAATTTTTTAAATACCAATTGTTGTGCCATTTTTTTGACTTTTCAATCAGCTTATTTGCTTCTTTGATGTCATCAATGTAATCAACCAGTGTTGATGTGCTGATATCCACACATTTGTTTTTGATTATTTCATATTCAGTTTTCGCTTTTTCGTATTTTTCGAAATCTTCTTCCTTTGTTTGGCAAAAGCATAATGCAACAGTGGCATATATGCTATAAAGAATAAGCAAAGTCCCAAATAGTGGCCCTTCTTGAAATATGTCAAAACAGAAGTGCAAAACAATAAGACCAACCCCTGCAATTAATGATATTATTAATAACGCTATATACATGATTTAATCAAATTTTAGTTAAATAAAACAATAATTTTAAAAATACCCGATTGACCAAGAAGATAAATGTCCAGACAGGTCAAATTTGTGTTTCTCTTTCTTCTTTGTTTCAACTCCTCCTGGCTTTACAACTGTTGTATAAACAACAAACTCTTGGCCGCACCATCTTTTACCGTAATCACTTACAAACCTACCCACACGGCTCAAAAAATCTGGATAACTAGTATGCAGTGACCCATATTTGCCAACCATATCATCAATTAACTTTTTAAGGTCGTCTTTTTTTATTGTATGCATATCGTGCGCCGAAATAACATCTTCAATGTAAACTATATCTTGTTCTTTGTGCAAATCTGCGTACACCTTAATCATATTTCGATGTTTAATTGTCTATTTAATAACTATTCATTGTCAATTTCTACCATTTTCAGTTGTCTGATAAGCTCGTCAGCGCTTTTCAGTGCAAGTTTCGCTATGCCTTCTTCTGTATAATCGTTCACAAATCGACGCATTGAAATGCTTGCCGCAATCTCTTTAGCCGCATTCATTCTAAATGCATTCCAGTCAATTTGTTTTGGCTCTTCAATAATAGACCATTCACCGTCATTTATATTTGATATACGTAAAACACCATTACTGTCAACATAACTTACGTTGCCATATTCACTTGAAATGTTGAAATGGGTGACTATTTCACCTGTGTTGTTATTTTTAGCTTTCATAATAATTATAAAATTAAATTTTATTAAAATGTTATACAAAATCTACCGTCTATATTTGTGCTATTTAAGTTTTCTAAAAACGATTGGGTGATTACTATAATAAGGTAATGACCTAATTGTGTTATAATCAATAAACTCCATAGCCTCGTCTGGCTCCATACCATCTCTTTCAACAAGGTATTCGACCATTAGGTCATAGTCATAAACAGCCCTGTCATCATCTGACAGCCCAACAAAGGCACTATCATAACAAGGGTCTTCAAACAATAGAACTTCTTCATAGCCAATTTCATTAATTAATTCTTTTATTTCGTCCTGTGTCATAATAATAAACTTTGTTTAGTGCGTTATTATACAGTTTATTTTAAATTTAAATTATTTATGGCTTCTTCAATTTCGGCTTTTCTTCTGGCAGCGCAATATTTGCAGTTTCCCTTATGAGTCATCGCATACGGACCTTGTATATATTCGCAACCATCAACAATAACAACGCTATTGGTAAACGGCATTTTATCATCATAACTATGGTCTCTTTCAAAACATCCGCACATCAAGATAACACCAAAAATAAAAATTAAAAATTTTTTCATACTTTAATTCATTTAATACTAAAACTATATTACGAATAATAATTTAATTAACCAAAGTTATTTTGCTTCAAATGTTTTTATTATCGTGTCTTTTATTGCTATTATACCATTAGTGTTAATATTGCGAGTTCCAATACCAGCAAAGTTTTTAGTTAAAATTGGGGTTTTTATTTGGGTCCATTTACCATTTTCAAACCTACCCCATACATCTCTATCTTGGTCGTAAAAGTTAACTGGTTTTCCGTCGTCTATGGCCATTTGAACGGCCCAACCAGTACCTCCATCCACCATTTTGTTCTTAAACTTTCCAATGCCGAACACCTCATCAGAATATTTAACCTGCATATAATTCCTGGCAAGTAGGTCCATATATTTCCATGGGTGTCTGTTTAGGGTTTTATTGGCAAATAGTACATGTTCTTTACCCTCTTCAAACTCTTCGTCTGTTACTTCATGGTTACCATTTTGTGTTCTTGTTCCGTGCCAATAATGCTCAGACACAATACCGTATTGAGCACCAATCTCACCCCACATTGTATCACTTCCAATTGCCCCGCCAGAATGATTTACATAATAGCCATCATAATGATGTATCTGACAAAAAATATCATGCCATTCTTCAGAGAAATATATATTGTTTGGAACTGGATTGATTGTAAACATATCAAGCATTTCTCGTCCAGTATAGCCATTCAATGACGTTTCGTTCATTTTGGTGCGATATGCTACTTTGAAATCCTTATCTGGCATTGACCTGGCAACCTGATATAGTTTTTCTATGTTTTTAATTATATCAGTTTCTGATATGCTTCTAGTGCCTGGTATCCTCAAATCCTTAGTGGGCAAAGCATATGATTGGCCTTGAATGCCTTCTCCTTGTCCATATATGGCGCCGAATTTATCATGAGCAGCCTTTGCGGACCCAGCACCATGTCTACCTTCTGGATTGCTTCCAAAAACAAAAATAGTTTTTTCTTCTGGTTCAATATTTCCTTTATAAAATTTCATAATTATGATATTACAATTATTTTATGTGTTTAGCAAATATTAGTGACAAAACCCAGCAAAAATTTGTGGATATTCATCTTGACACCCTTCCATGATAATGTCGTATAATTTAATTGGTGATATGTTTTTTGTTGAAACGGTTACATTTTTTTTAAACATTCCATATTTTTTACCATCATCAAATTCAGCAACAATGATAAAATTGGCCATACATTCATTATTTATTACATTATATTTTATGTCGGATTCCTCATCAAAATAGCCATTAACAATTTGAATTTTATCAGACACAATTTTTTTGTATGCGTCAAGGGATGTCATAACATTAAACGTAATAGTGTACAAAGACTTATCAGAGTTTGATATTCTATCTATTTCATCACCAATTTGACGATTTATTTCTAATTGATACTCATAACTTAAACGTTCTTTGTTTTTTAAAACTAAATTCAAAGATTCATTTTCAAACCAAGTTAACTGATTGGAAATATGTTTGTTATTTTTTTTTATTTTCTCAAAATAAAATTCGCCGTCCCATGGTTTGTACTCTATTATTCCATATTGCATTGCTAAACGGGCTTGAAAGGTATCAATACATGTATGTGACAACTGATTTAATATTCTTTGTCTAAAACCATCTATTCCATTAATGTTTTTATAATAATTACATGCACGGCATGACGGTAATAAATTATCCATATCGTCTATGGAGCCGTCATCAATCATTTCAGCTACCTGTTTTCTATCGTTTTCTTTACCATATATGCTTTGTGCAAACGCTTTGATATGGTCAATTTGCATATCATTAATGCTAATTTCCTTTCCACAGTATGCACAACGGCCTCCGTATTTAGCGTATACTTTGGCTCTTTTCTCCTTGCTTATTCTGTTTCTTTTCATCTTTCAAGTCTTTCTTAAAATTTTAATTCTGATTAACGTTTCAACGTTTTTTCAAAACTTGCAAAGAGCGAATGTTCATCTATACTATACCCATTCTCGTCAGTTATATCACAAACACGACAAATCTCACGTAACCAAGCTCGAATATCGGCCATCATACATTTCTCTTTCCATTCTGCCATCTCCTGACAGGCCATCTCTATCTCCTTGTTGCTGTACACAAAGCCGCTGTCGTTTGAGTATTCTGGGTAGACATTGTGATAATATTGTCTTGCATATAGTCTTTCATACTTTATTCCAAGTTCTTTTGACTTTTCTTGATTTGTCATTCAGCCACTCCTTTCCATAAAAGTGGTTTGCCGTCGGAATTAACCAGTACTGTGAAGGTTCCATAATTGTAAGCCCCGTCAGATACTGAATACATTACAAGTGTTTCTTTATCATAAACGATTTGCCAGTTTACTGTCTGTTCGACAACAACAAAACGACTTTCGCTAGAAGTGCATTCGATTTTGTCTGTCACTTGCATTTTGCATCCAAACAGCATTGTGGATGCCAATAATAATATTACGAATATCTTATTCATAGTACATATTCTTCCATAGATTTTTTGAAAAAAAATTTGATAACCAATAAATGTTTCTCTTGTCATAAAGTTAATTTTATTCAATTATAAAATGAGGGTTTTCGATATGGCATTTTTCTTCCGAAATTTAAACAATCTTCACTTACTTGTCCATTTCCATACAATTCTGAAAGTCTTTCTTTATCTGTCATTATATGTTTTAATGTCTTCTATGTTTGAAATAATTTCAATTAACAATTTTTCATCCTTTTTCTGTTGCCCTTGATGATATGTTTTATCAGAGCCTCTTCTTATTTCCTGTTCGTGATATAACCAATCTGATGTCAGGCTATTTATTTTACCAATTTCTTGTATAGTCATTTTAATTATTTTGTTTTTTCCAATTGTCAGTAATAATGATATTGTTATCTTCTCTATATTTTAATTCTCTTTCTATTACCCACGTATAATATATGTCAGTTAAACCACGTTCTTCATTGTATGTTAGGATATTTTTCAAGTGTTCGTTACTGCATTTAGAAATTGGTTTCCAAATTCTATGGCCATTTTCGTCAAATGTGCCTCGATAAACATTGTTTCTAATATCTTCAAACGGGTGCGTTGAGTATATTGAAACGTTTGCCGCTGGTATTTTATTAACTGTTGTCCTGAAATACTCACCTCCACCGTCAACGAAATACGTATCTTTTGCCAAAGTATCATAATGTTCAACAAAATCGTGAACGTGCTTTGACGTTAAAATAGTACCATCTGGAGTTCGTATTCTTGACGAAATAAGATGTTCGATTGGTTTAATATTACCATCAATAACTCTATATAGTAACATATTAGCCTCGTCTTTGCTACGGTCAATACCATACGGCATATGATATTTATCGCCATTATGCAGCTCAAATATCCAATCATATTGGAACCCATAATATTCGCCGTTTTCAAGCTTTGAAATTTCTGGAATACCAGGCTCTGTGTAATCAAATAAACATAATTGTCCGTCTAATTTATCTTTTCTCATCTTAATTTTTATTTTTAATATTTTATTGAAATAATACATTTTTTTCATAAAACAAGCAAACTCCAAGCAAAAAAAAAGCGACCAGTTTGGCCGCTTAGTTTGCTATATTATAAATAAGATTTAAATTCATATCAGTATGAACGCAAAAAGATTCATAAAGCATATAACCTCCATAAAGAAAATCCATGCTTTGTTATCCACGTCAGCACTATAAAGGGCGTTATATACACCATCAACTTTTAAACCTATAATTATGAACATCGGGTATAGCAATAATGTTGTCATAATTGCATTTGGGCTGATGATACATAAGTAAATTGTTGATAATATTATTGTCAATATTGAATTGAAATAATGTATTGGCTTTGCCCATCCATTTTTAAATAATTCCTTGAACGATAATGATTTTATTAAATCTTTAATTGATTTAGATTTCACTAAATTGCCACAAACTCTATCATTATCCGTGACTTCTGGTGCTTTGTAATCGCAAGACACTGCAACAAACAATAACCCAATCATGCAAACAATTGGAATCCAGCACAGCTTTGTTGGAGATATTGTAAACCAGTAAATCCCAAGCGGTGCTGATGTTAATACACACCAGGCAGAAAATAGCCATCTCCATTTTTCTGGTAGCAGATAAAATGTTTCAGATAATGAAGTTGGAACACCAAATCTAAATATAACGAATATCGTATATGCAAGACAGGATACTATTGAAATAATCGGTAACGATATCATTGTTTTTTCTTTTTAAACATTTTGATAATTATTATTACTGTTGCACATATAGAAACAGTTATTAAACTTGCAACAAATGCTATTGCAAGTGTGATTCCTCCAGCACAAACAACATATGTTATAAGCGCTAAGACAACTATAGCAAGTAAAAAAGCTAAAATATATCCTAATATAACCATATTGTATTTTAATTATAAATAGTCATATTTGAACATATTAAAAAAGCGTGTAGATATGCGTCAAAACGGCGGTTATTGTTTTAACAATTCATTCAGTTTATCAATTTTATTTTGATATTCTTCAGAAAACACCTCATTGGCTTTGTTAAAAGCGTTTTTCACAATATCGCAATCAACGCCACGAATACACGTAATTTCGTTAGAATCCCCATAAATTTTATATTCAAGCGATGACGGACTAGTGATAATATCGGTAAAACCCGCTATTATTTTTTTGAGATTAATTAACTCGTCATATATGTCGTGTATATTTTTAACTTTTTCTAAAAAATCTTTTGCTTGTAATTCTGACTTATTCATATGCAATTTAGTTTATATTTATAATACAATCATCTTAATAAAAAAACAAAAAACGGCATTATTTATATGCTTATAAGCTATTTATATAGTTGAAGATTAACATTAAAATAAAATAAAACATTATTAATATATGGATATTTTACTACGTGAATCAAAGAGGGACAATTTGCTACTTAGCTATTATAACGCTATTGTAGAATCTGGATTACAAATAAGTTTTGGGCAATTTAAATCAAAATTATTACAAACATTATCATCTGGAGGCGGAATACACAGCTTATCTGAACGTTCAAATTATTACTTGGCTGGAGCCGCAAGATATTATTTTAACGGTGATTTAACACTTAATAAAAATTTGTCTATGCTAAACCCAAAGGCTTGGGAAGGAGATGTGGCTGTTCTTGATGACTGGAACGATGAAGTTTGTAAAAGACTGGACGCTTGTATTAAGGTTCTTAGAAATGCATATATAGATTCTGTTGGCACCACATTTGAACAACCAGAAGATTTCGGCACGTTGCCAATAGGTAAATTATTAAGAAAATACAACAAGGCAATAAATAAGGTTCTAGGAATCGTTACCCCTAAAAAAGAAAAAGAGGCCCCTCAAATAGATATGGACCCAAATGTTGGTAAAAACTATACATTTGAGATAATGTATTCACAGGCCGATTGCCAGAAATACGAAAGGCCTACGGCTCCTGGTTCGTGGTGTATTACATACGGCGAAGGCCATTACAATTATTATGTAAGACATTTGGGTATACACTATGTTATTTTTAGACAAAACGGATGGGAAAATATAGAAAGACCCAAAGACCCTTTGTCATCACCAGGTTTTACACGAGCAAAACCACATGATGCCTACGGCAATTCACTAATCGCATTATTACAGAGCAATAAAAGCCCAGAACCTGTTTATATAACGTCACGTTGGAATCACGGTAGAGAGGTTTCTTGCGAGGCTGACCATGCTTATACAAAAGAAGAGTTCCAACAAATCACTGGAGTGACAGATGACGATTTGAAAAGAATTTACGATATTTGGAAGGCAAATAAACCAGCATCAAATCGTAGCGATAACGGCGCGGCAAAAACAAGAGAGGAAAATAAATTAGCCATTCGCGATTTAAAATATGTACAAATGCGAATAAATGCTGGAGAAAACCCAAATTCCTTGTTGGCTAAACATTATGTGTTAGCTGGAAATAGAGATAGTAAAATCCAAAATTGCGTCTCTTTTTGTAGAGTACAGAAAGAAGGCGACACAGATAGAAGACCTGTACTTGATTTTTATTTTTTAGTCGATAGGGGTAAAATTATTTATGAAACGGCAATTAAAAACGTATATCCAAGTATTTCAGGAATAAAAAATGGATTGGCTGTTTTTGAATTGTCAAATTACGAGAAAAATGTTGGATTTATGTATGACATAAAATCACATAGACTCTTAGATGTCGGTGGATATGTTAAATTTTTATCAGTACCATCAATAATTAGTGATGATAGTAATAGATATTTTACAGTGAATCGTTCAGCAAGTGATTTTGCCTTAATTGATTCAATAACAAAACGGCCAATTCAATTACCAAACGGGGAATATTGGTCTAATGCTATTAAAATTTCGTCTTATGACTGGAGGTCACATCGCGGTAAATACGGAGCACGTTTACTACCAGAAAATACTGTTATATGCTTATTATATGACGAGTCTTCTGGCGAAAAATATTTTTTCGATACTGGTTTAAATAAATTTTTAACAAATTTAATTCCAGAAGGATTTCCACTTGATGATTCAAATCCGTACCCGTTTAATATTGGTTCAACATGTGGAAAATTTGTAACCGTTAAGGCCTGTACTAACGACAGTACTTTCAGAGGATATGACGCAACTATATTATATGATAGGGAAAAAGGAGTTCCACTTGATTTAGGCACGAACGAATATTTCTCTGACATTCATAATCTTAAAGACAATGAATTGTTTTTATGTACAAGCAGGTCTAATAGAAGAATTATGTTTATTGGAGATGCGAAGAATAACAGATTATTACAATATAACAATGGAGACCCAATAAAAATATTTGATGAATACGTGGTAACAACTGATGATAAATATTTGATGTTTGTTATTGATAACGAATATGACACCAGTCACCCAAAAGAAGTGTATGCAAGAATATTAAACCTAGACACAATAACTTTTTTGACTAATCCATATCACACAGAATCAGACCCAACAATTTTTAGAATTGAAAACAGGTCATCATGGGGAATCGACGCGTTTTATTCAAGCGGATTACGTAATATAATTACTAACCCTGATAAACACAACAAATACAATTATTCTGGAATAATTGACACTGTAAACATAAACACTTTAATTCAACACCAAAATAATAACGGCAATGAATTTTAATCATTGCCGTTTTTTTCTTCTTTATCTTTAAAATATTTATATCCTCCAGATATTATGTTGCTAAGTTCTTCTGGTGTTACAAGTTTAAGCGCCTCGCTCATCTTGAAATCATAATCACCTTTACATATTTTTCTTACTGTAGAATCATCACAAGATAGTTTTTCTTTTATGTAATCGTGTACACCACATGTTCCTCCTTTATGCATTAATAAATATAACACTATACATCCAGAGTATCTTGTCCAATATCTGTTTTCTTGTCTCCACTTTGCATGTTCCCTCCAATCAGATGGAGCTGGCTCGGATATTTCTTTTAATTTTCTCAGTGTTTTTGAGACTGATTCTAATAATTCATTCTGCATAATTAATAATGGATTAATTTTAATGGAACAATCATAGGCATATTGCAATCAAGTTCATAATATTTGTTGAAATCTATGTCTTCGTCTTTCATGCTTATTTTGATTTGATTTTATTGTACAGGTACCACTCGGCGGCATTTTCGGCCTCTTCTTTCGTGTCCCATTTCATGTTTCCTTCGCTGTCGTAGATGTCACGCTTTCCAATCTTGGCGTACCAATGTGTTCCGACATTTCCAAGCATATTCCATTGCATGTATCTAACATCGTCAATAGACCAGTCTTTCTTAGCTGGGTATACAAAACAATCGTATTCCACTTCCTCGGCAATTTCAAAGAATCTGTCATCCATCATGTAAACAGTCATTCCTTCAGTAAGGTAAATGTCATCACCACGAATGAACGATTCGACTCTTGTCTTATACGCAAGGTTTTCAAGTTCAATCATTCCTTCTATATATGACTTGTTAAGTGCACAACAATAACCCTCAATCCCCATGCCAAATTGCGTTGTAGGGTGATGGAAAAGAACATAACCATCGTCATGCACTTGAGAGGCATCAAACCGCTCTTGCACACCCAATCTTATTTCGGCGGCACAAACCTCTCTCCAATGTAATTCAACATCTTCAATAGTCCTTGGCTTGAAATACCATATCCCGTATTCTTCAGTACCTTTTCTGTGTACTCTTACAAATTTGTATGACATTATTCTGTCTTTATGTTTGTGGTTACTGTATTCTTTGGCTTTACTTCATCAATAGTGTTTGTTGAATATGTTCCTCCATCACCATATGGTCTTGGACAGTTGATGCAGTCGTGTTGTGGATTTGTACACAGTCCTCCATTGAAACATGGAGGATAAGCAGTACTTATACCAGGCGGGTATGTTTCTCCAGGTGTAAGAGGGGTTCTTTTGATTGGTGTAACATTTGGGTAATCAATGTTGATTCCAGTAGGTGGGTCTTGAAACTCTCTTGTCTCATATTTGAATTTATGACCATCAGTCTGGTGTTCTGATATATATTTCAAAACAGCTTCTGCGTTGTCGAATGCATCGACAAAGTCACAATGGTGTTCCGAATTCAAGTACTCGTCTAATAAAATGTAAATTTTCATTATATAGATTTTTTTAATTATTATTGTTATTCAATATTTTATTGTTTAATAATCACATAAAGCATAAATGTCACTACTGGTAATACATAATTCCAACCAAGCATTTTTTATATCATTTGGAATATTATGGTTTCCTACAATAGAAGAGTATATTTCACGGGCCATTTTATTTATACATTCATCGTTAATTTCAAACATACATATGGTGTTTTTAATCCAAAATTGTTATCTTCTTACATCTTATTTTTCCACCGTTATATACAACACGCCCGACATCCTCATACATGACTTTTACCCTGACGACAAGTTGACTGCAATACTCCTCTGCATCTTTTTCGGTCCACACAGACAACCCAAACGAATTTTCACATGATGAGCAATCGCAAAAAGAGTCATAGGTTTCACCAGGCATATATCGATACTGGAAATTGTAGTAAGAATATCTGTCAGACCTAATACCCTTATAGGCGATGAAATAATCGTCGTGGCACTCGTACAGGCCAGTAGACTCTACCTGTTCTTTTAAGAATTTATAATTCTTATAATACCAATTATCGTCTATTAACGTATGAAAAAGTCTATCATGAAACTCATTAATAAATTTGTCAGATAACTTTTGTTGCGCTGAAATACAATTCCAATATACTTCGCTTTTGAACTCTCTGATAAAGTTTTCAGAAAGCTCTTGATAAGTTGAAATACTTTGCCAATCAACCATATCTTTAAATTCTCTAATGAAATCTTCAGATAATTTTTGTGATATTGAAATATAGTACCAGTCAACATAATCTTTGAACTCGCGTATAAAGTCCTCAGATAGTTTCTGGCATTTCGAAATACTATACCAATCAACTCTACCCTTAAACTCTCTTATAAAGTCCTCGGACAACTTTTGATATTCTGAAATCTCATCCCAATCAACATCATTTTTGAAATTTCTTATACAATCTTCAGATAATTTTTGATGTTCTGAAATCCAAGGCCAATAAACTTTATCATTAAACTCACAAATAAATCCTTCTGACAATTTTTGATATACTGAAATATCGTACCAATCAACATAGTCATTAAACTCTCGGATGAAATCCTCGGACAATTTTTGATGTGCTGAAATATAGCCCCAATAGACAATGTCCTTAAACTCTCGAATAAAGTCCTCTGATAATTTCTGATTTCTTGAAATGCCATACCAATTAACCTTGTCCTTGAATTCTCTGATAAAATTCTCTGATAGTTTTTGGTGCGATGAGATTGCATCCCAATCAACTTTATCATTGAACTCTCTGATGAAGTCTTCTGATAAATTTTGGCCAATACTTATTCCTACCCAATCAACTTTATCCTTGAACTCCCTGATAAAGTCTTCTGACAAAACTTGCCATCTTGAAATATTGTGCCAATTACTATGTTCATTGAATTTTCTGATGAAATCCTCTGACAGTTTTTCGTTGGCTCCGATGTAATTCCAGTCAACATCATTTAAAGAATTGTATTCATTTCCAAGAATAATTAATTTTTTCATTTTTATTATTTTTTTATTTAAAAATTTAAGCGTTTTTTTAGTACGCATATTTATTTTTTCTTATATGATTATATAATTTAATTTTGAAAAAAAAATTATTTGTATTTGATGAATACAAAATAATGTTGCGGGTAAAACACCTCCTTGAAAACACCTGTAACTGGCTTTCCTTGATTATATGCTTTCTGTGCTATATCGACAGTTTCACATCTGTCAACCGAGCCGTCATATGGCAATTGACAGCAATCATATCTTCCGTTATTGTCCCAGTCCACTTTTATATGATGGTTTTTATGGTGTCCACCCATAACCTTGAACTCCCTGTACATTGGTTGCCTGTATCGCAATAATGTTGAATCCCCTTTTTTATTGTACTCCCACACATATATGTAATCAGAGTCTTGCCGCTCGATTCTGTCTGACCTGTTGCAACCAAGTTTCAACAAACCGTTCCTGATAGATGTCGGTACAGCAAACATTATCAAAAGAATAGTAAAAAGTATAATGATAAAACATAAAATTTCCTTTTTCATAATAATCAAATTAGATTTTCCAGACAATACTTTATTGCGTAATCCATAGCTTCTTCTGCGGATTCAAATTCATCATTCATCATGTGACTGTCTGTGTCAATTTCGTTAATTGGCTTAAGGAGTGTGTATTGAAACCACCATGGCTTGTGTAGCTTATTGTTATCGTCTAAAAATGCAGCAGGATAACGAAATACATTTATGTGGATGCCGTGTACTTCTCTCAGCCACTTCATTATATCATAACGATGTAAAGCAGTGTAAGTGTAACCTTCTTCCATGTTATAGCGGGTTTTGAACTCGCCATCATATCCTTTTTCTTTTAACAGATTGTATGTTTCTCTGCTGACATAATCTTCCGTAACCATAAATGCAATTTACTTTATTTTTTATTAATTCTACAATTAATTTATTAAAAAACAAAACCAAATTTTTTACTCTTAAAAGATTTAATATTCTGTGATTCTTCATTGTATTCACAGTTAGTGCATTGATAACTGTTAATCCCAAACCCATGTTTCATCGGGTACCCGCACTTTGGGCATGTATTAAAATCTGTTGGTGGTATCCAAATCTTCTTTTTTATCATTTCTTCTGTTGACATAATCAAATCAAATTTTCTAAACAATATTTTATTGCTGCTTCGCAAACTTCCTCGTATGTAGTATAATCTTCTTTTTCACTGTCCATGTCAAAATAATCTCCGTCACCTTTTCTTGCACTGTTATATTTTGGAATTGATATGTTATAACTCCAAATAATATCTTTAAATACTGGATTACCATTTTCATTGTAATTTTTAAATTCCCAATAAGTATTAATATAACAGCTATGCACCTCACGAAGCCACTTCATTGCCATCTGAAGAGTCGGTGCGGCAAGGCCAAAGAAACAAGGATTTGTGATGTTACGAATAGGGTGTGGACTTTGACTGTGCACCAACTCGTTGTCTTTCTCATGCCAATACTGAAAACACATTTCATCAAAGCCTTTTTCTTTCAAAAGCTTTGCTGTCTCAAAAGATACGTAATCTTCTTCAATCATAACTAAATTAAATTTTCTTTCTAATGTCAATTACCAAATCGTTAACCAAATTCGCATCAACAGTTTCTGGAATTGTTGAATTTTCAATTGCTGCATTCATTTCAACCACTTTTTTCTCAAGAATCTCCATAAGTTCATCATATTCAAACTTATGCGCCCGTATATCAAGTAGAAGCTCGGAATCAATTCCTTTTCTATTAACTTTATATGTTTGTCCATTTGCAATTTCAATGCAAGTCTGTACAAGCCTGAAGCATTCGCTCATGTTCTTTGCATCGTAATTTTTGCTCAGATTTGACTGATACCTTACTGGGTTTCTTTTTGCTTCCCATTCCTTATATTCACGATATTTTCTGCAATGTGAAGTGTAGCCATCCTGGTTATAATTAATATAACACAAAGGTCTTTCATGTTTTACAACAGAAGAAAGTCTTAAACTTGTGGATTTTCCATCCTCATCCATAATGCCTTTATAACCAGCTGGTTTTAGTTCGTTAAACCAATCTATAGTTGGCTCAAAATCATATTCAACGAGGTGATAATGTGAAACAATTAAACTATACATTGTATCATAATGATAATATTTGTCTTCCAAATCATTAATTGAAATGTTTTCATCCGCAAAATGGTTCCACCAGTCATAATACAGGCCATAGCAATTTGGCATGTTAGGAATATTAACAAGGCCACAATATTTTTGATTTAGATTATATTTATTCAGCCACTGCTTTAGCGGTATGCTGCCTTGATTGTGGAATGTATAACAAAAATCAAGAACATCTTTCCTCTCTACTATCGGTTGCACAATTTTTTTATTTAATCCACGTGCTTTGTAAATTTGAGATACAGCATAATTTCCAAAAGGTTGGAAACATTCTTTCGTTAAAAAAATGTTTCTGTTTTCAACAAATGGCATAAATAATTTATCCCGTTCAACAACAAATTCATCATCGACAAACAAACTTTCAAGTACTGTTGGATTTGATTTGCATAATAGCCTTCCGAATTTACCAAGTTCCCAATATACAACGTCATGACGCTCATCAGCTATTTCGTCTTTGTAATCAAAACCAAGACCAAGAAGCTGTCTGTTGTTGCAAACAAAAATGCCTCCCATGTCAACGTCAGACTGTGGAGTGGAAATACCATGAGCATGGCTTCCCCTGATATATTTGTAAAGATATTTTTCCATTAGTTATTATATTATGCTACCTATTTTTTCGATTATTTTATCTTCTTTCACCTCCTTGAAATAAAATGGAATTTCTCCAGTTTCTTTATCATATGAATGACATCGATAGATTACCGAAGTATCGTTGCCTCCTGAATTTGAAAAAGACACGCCTGAAAAAACCATACCGACAATTACCCCGACTCGGATTGTTTTTTTGGTTATTTGTATTTTTACAATATCCCCAAAATCATAAAGATGTTTGAATTTTTCCATATTACGTTATTTTGTGATTTTTGAGTATGAGTTTAACATTGACCATAATTTAGAACGTCTGCATAATTCTTGTGTTTTTATGTTCCCCCACATATATACTAGGTCCATTGGCTCGAAAATGGCGATACATAACTCACAAATATTTAATATTGGGACAAGTGAAATCGAGATTTTTAAAAATACTTCAAACTTTGTATATAGTCTTTTTTGTGGGCCTTTATTTTGCCCAAAAAAAATTTTATATTTTGTCAAATAATTGTATATAACGAAAAATAATGACAATATTGTAATAATTAAATAGCTACCCCAAAAAATTAATGAAATCGTATCCATACATTCAATTTTAAATTTATATGATTGATTATACAAATAAAAAATTTAAATTCAAAAACATATAATATTGTTATTCACCATCAATATAAACAAATAATGTACTTTCAGATATATTGTGAAATTAATTCTTTAATATTATTAAATTTCTTATTAGAAACTGGAACAATATTTCCATCTTCATGTACGTTCACTATTGTCCAACCTACAATTCTATTGCCGTCAATTAAAGCTGATACTTTTTGCCCGTCAGGTAAATTAATAGCTTCTGTCAATTCGTCAATAATTTGTTTTAATTCAACTTTCATTTTTTTATTATAATTTTCTTTATTATTATTATCTAATAGCTATATGTTATTCACCGTCAATCTCGATATCTATCCATCTTTTGCACGCTTTCAATGAATAGTCATGCCCGAAACCGCCTCCGTTCTCGTCAACACACTCCCAGCAAACCTTGTGTTCTGGATTGTAGTAGCCGACACAAATAATCTTATAACCACGATACTCATAATGGCCTTTTGACAACCTTTTGGCCTTCTCCTTATGAACTCTCATTTAATCAAGAATTGTTATTTATACTTCATCGTATGTGCACCCCCAAATAATGATATCAAGTAATTCTTGATATGCAGATTCTGATTCAATATCAATTTCTTCGATTTCTTCCTTTGTGTATCCGTTAACTTTTAATAAAACCCATTTGTAAACTTGTTTTGTGACGTTTTCTAAAATTCCTTCCATGATGCTGTTTTTTTTTGTTATTCTACATACCATAAACTTTTGGTATCTGCTTCTTGACATCGTCAATCGATGAATTTTCGTCAATAGTGGCAATATATTCCCAACCTAGCACAAACCAATGTATCGTCACACGGCATTGCTTCTCTTTCGCTATATCAATACCTTCAAGAATATCCATGTTGGACGGTATCTTGTCACAATAATAGTGTTTTATCTCTGTAATCATATAACGTTTTTCAAATTTTATTCTATGATGTTATTTTTGTTTAAACAATACTTATGTAATTTTTTATAACTTCCCTGTTTGATAATGCTCCATCGTATTTCTTTTCTATATATTCAATAAACTCACATTCAGATACACAATCAAACAAACAACCTTCAAGTTCTGGATACTTAATTACCTCGTCTTCTAGGATATATTCAAGTTTGTCCATCAGGTCGTAAGTTTCAATTTCACGGTCCTGCCTTTCATTGAAAATTAATTCCTTGATGTCAACAGTGTCCAACAGTTCAAATGTTCTATCCATTGATTTTTTATAATCCATATCAATAATTTTTTAATCAAGAATTGTGATTTTCCTACACCTTATTTTTCCTCCGTTATATACAACACGCCCAACATCCTCATATTTTACTTTAACTTTAATTACAAGTTCGTCACAATATTCTTCTGCTTTCTCTTCAGTCCACACTGACAACCCAAATGAATTTTCAAATGATGAGCAATCACAAAAAGACTCGTAGGTTTCACCAGGCATATATCGATACTGGAAATTGTAGTTAGAATACCTGTCAGACCTAATCCCCTTATAGGCAATGAAGTAATCGTCATGGCATTCGTACAAACCAGTTTCTTCAACTTGTGATTTCAAAAATTCCGTGTCCTTATATGCCCAGTTATCCATTATTGAATCATGGCTTAGTTTCTTGCGGAACTTTCGAATAAATTTATCGGACAATTTTTGATGTAGTGAAATGCCAGTCCAATCAATATAATCTTTGAATTCGCGAATAAAATCTTCCGACAATTTCTGGTAGTGTGAAATTAAAAGCCAGTGAATCATGTCGCGAAACTCGCGTATAAAGTCCTCAGATAGTTTCTGACATTTTGAAATATTATACCAATCAACACTGTCCTGAAACTCCCTGATAAAATCCTCTGACAATTTTTGATATCGTGAAATACAGCCCCAATCAACATAGTCCTTGAACTCTCTGATAAAATTTTCGGAAAGATTTTGGAATTCTGAAATGCAAGACCAATAAACTTCATTTTTGAATTCACTAATTAAATCCTCCGATAGTTTCTGATATCTTGAAATACTGAACCAATCAACTTTATCATGAAACTCTCTGATAAAATCCTCTGACAATTTTTGATATTCTGAAATACATTTCCAATCAACACGGTCCTTGAATTCTCTGATAAAGTTTTCTGAAAGTTTTTGGTAAAATGAGATACGGCGCCAATCTACTTTGTCCTTGAATTCTCTGATAAAGTTTTCTGATAGTTTTTGGTTGGACGAGATTGCATCCCAATCAAGATAATCCTTAAACTTGCGTATAAAGTCCTCCGACAATTTATGGCATTTTGAAATCATATACCAATCAACTTCACAAAAAGAATTATATTCCATAGTTAATTCATTGTTTAAAAAAGACAATATTTCTTGAGTATTCATTTTTTTTTATTACAAATTAATTTAAAACTGTGATTTTCCTACATCTTATTTTTCCGCCTTCATACACAACATGTCCAACATCCTCGTATTTGACCTTTACCTTCACTACAAGCTCGTCGCAATAATCCATTGCATTGTCCTCAGTCCACACGGACAAACCAAATGAATTTTCAATCTCGGAACAGTCGCAGAACGATTCATAGGTTTCGCCAGGAAGGTATTGGTATTGAAAAGTACGGACTGAATATCTGTTCGAACGGATTCCCTTGTACGCAATGAAATAATCATCGTGGCACTCGTACAGGCCAGTGGCTGCAACTTGGTGTTTCAAAAATTCTGTGTCCTTGTATGCCCAGTTGTCCATTATTAAATCGTGGCTTAATTTATTGTAGAACTCTCGAATGAATTCATCTGACAACTTTTGGAATTTTGAAATGCAACGCCAATCAACATAATCCTTGAACTCTCGAATGAATTCATCTGACAACTTTTGGAATTTTGAAATGCAACGCCAATCAACATAATCCTTGAACTCTCGGATGAAATCTTCCGACAGATTCTGGTATTTTGAAATTTGAAGCCAGCCAACCCTGTCCTTGAACTCACGCATGAATCCCTCGGATAGTTTCTGATGCCTTGAAATTTGAAGCCAGCCAACCCTGTCCTTGAACTCACGCATGAAGTTCTCAGACATCTTCTGGTATACTGAAATTACATACCAATTAACATTATCCTTAAACTCACGCATTAAGTCCTCAGACATATTCTGGTATACTTCAATTTGATACCAATGAACCCTATCTTGAAACTCTCTGATGAAACCATCGGAGAGTTTCTGGTTAGTTGAAATAAAATACCAATTAACTTCATCCTTGAACTCTCGGATGAAATCTTCCGACAATTTCTGGCATTTTGAAATATAAAACCAATTAACCATGCCACTAAACTCTCTGATAAAATTCTCAGACAGTTTATGACTAGATGAGACAACAATCCAATCAACCTCACCAAGTGATTGGTAATCGGTTCCAATCTCTTTGTTAATGTAATCTAATTTTTCTTTATTATTCATTTTTATTGATGTTAATTCAAAATTGTTAGTTTTCTACACCTTATTTTGCCGCCGCTATGGACTACCCGACCAACGTCCTCATATTTTACTTTAACTTTAATTACAAGTTGGTCACAATATTCTTCTGCTTTCTCTTCAGTCCACACTGATAGCCCAAAAGAATTTTCTTCAAAAGAACAATCACAAAATGACTCGTAGGTTTCGCCAGGCATATATTGATATTGGAAATTGTAGTTAGAATACCTGTCAGACCTAATACCCTTATAAGCGATAAAATAATCGTCATGACATTCATACAAGCCAGTATACTCTACTTGCGACTTCAAAAAGTCTGTACTCTTATATGCCCAGTTGTCACTAATCAAATTGTTGTTTAATTTGTTATAGACTTCACTAATGAAGTCATCTGACAGCTTTTGATGCTTCGAAATATAATCCCAATCAACATAATCCTTAAACTCGCGAATGAAATCTTCGGATAGTTTTTGATAAATTGAAATACTTCGCCAATTAACCTTGTCCTTGAATTCTCTTATAAAACTCTCTGACAGTTTTTGGTAAATTGAAATATGTTGCCAACTAACTTTGTCTTGAAATTCTCTTATAAAATCATCAGAAAGCTTTTGCGCTGTTGAAATAAACCCCCAAACAACTTCATCTTGAAATTCTCTGATAAAATCTTCTGAAAGTTTTTGGTCAGATGAAATATAACCCCAATCAAGCTTGTCATGAAACTCGCGAATGAAATTTTCTGAAAGTTTTTGACCAGTTGAAATATGCGACCATTTTACATAATCTTTTAACTCACGAATAAAATCTTCAGATAGCACTTGATGTTCCGAAATAGCATACCAATTAACCTTGTCCTTGAACTCTCTTATAAAATTCTCTGATAGTTTTTGGTGCGATGAGATTGCATCCCAATCAACTTTACCCTTAAACTCACGAATAAAATCTTCCGAAAGCTTTTGATATGTTGAAATGTTATACCAATCGACCTCATCCTCAAAATCACGAATAAAATCCTCAGATAAGTCTTGATATTTTGAAATACGACTCCACTCGACTTCATCCTCAAACTCACGAATGAAATCCTCCGATAGTTTCTTCTGGTGTCTTGAGATTTGATTGACATAAACCTCATCACTAAACTCACGCATGAAGTCCTCAGACATATTCTGGTAGATTGAAATAAAATACCAATCGACATTGTCCTTGAACTCACGGATGAAATCCTCTGACAACTTTTGAAATTTCGAAATATTGTACCAACAAACATAATTCTTGAACTCTCTGATGAAATCCTCGGACAATTTTTGATATTCTGAAATATAAGCCCATTCTACATAGTCCTTGAACTCTATGATGAAATCTTCCGAAAGCTTTTGGGTTGAAGAAATATGCCCCCAATCAACATACTCCTTGAACTCTCGGATGAAATCTTCCGAAAACTCTTTGGTTGCAGGAAGAAAATCCCAAAAAATATAATCCTTAAACTCGCGAATAAAATCTTCTGAAAGTTCCTGATACTTCGAAATACGTAACCAATCAACTTTATCCTTAAATTCTTTAATGAAATCTTCAGATAGTTTTTGACACTTAGAAACTTCTGACCAAATATCTTTATCTTTAAACTCACGGATAAAGTCCTCAGATAACTTTTGATATCTTGGAATATTACCCCAAAAAACTTTATCATTAAACTCACGAATAAAAGCTTCTGAAAGTTTCTGGTATTTTGAAATGTAATACCAATCAACATAGTCCTTGAACTCTCTGATGAAATCTTCCGAAAGATTCTGATACTTTGAAATATCGTGCCAATTAACATTCTTCCTGAACCTTCTAATAAAATCATCGGATAGGTCTTGTAACGTTGAAATACCAGCCCAATCAACTTCATCAATTGAACTGTAGTTACACTTCAATTCTTCGTTTATGAATTTTAAATTTGCTTTAGACATAATATTCTCTTCTATTTTTTCGATTAAATTCTTGATTTTATCAACAAAAAAATTTTTCATATAGTAATATTTTTAATTTAAAATTGTAATTTTTCTGCACCTTATTTTGCCACCGCTATAGACTACCCGACCAACGTCCTCATATTTTACTTTAACTTTAATTACAAGTTGGTCACAATATTCTTCTGCTTTCTCTTCAGTCCACACTGATAGCCCAAATGAATTTTCATTGGACGAGCAATCACAAAAGGATTCGTAAGTCTCTCCTGGCATATATCGATACTGGAAATTGTAGTCAGAATACCTGTCAGACCTAATCCCCTTATAGGCAATGAAGTAATCGTCATGGCATTCGTACAAACCAGTAGATTCTACTTTCGACTTCAAAAAGTCTGTACTCTTATATGCCCAGTTGTCGCTAATTAAATTGTTGTTTAATTTATTACCGAATTCAATAATGAAGTCATCTGACAGTTTCTGGAACTTTGAAATGTTATACCAATAAACATCATCCTTAAACTCACGAATAAAATCTTCTGACAACTCCTGATACACTGAAATACAGTCCCAACGAACCCTGTCCTTGAACTCTCTTATAAAATTCTCTGATAGTTTTTGGCAAATTGAAATACTTACCCAACTAACTTTGTCTTGAAATTCTCTTATAAAATCATCAGAAAGTTTTTGTGCAGTTGAAATGTGATACCAATAAACATCATCCTTAAACTCACGAATAAAATCTTCTGAAAGTTTTTGGCAAAATGAGATACGGCGCCAATCTACTTTGTCATGGAATTCGCGGATGAAATCCTCGGACAATTTTTGATGTCCTGAAATAATGTCCCAACGAACCTTGTCCTTGAATTCTCTGATAAAGTTTTCTGATAGTTTTTGGTCGGACGAGATTGCATCCCAATCAAGATAATCCTTGAACTCTCGGATGAAATCCTCTGACAACTTTTGAAATTTCGAAATTTTGTACCAATCAAGTTCATCAATTGAACTGCATCTACACTTCAATTCTTTGTTTATGAATTTTAATTTTGTTTTATACCTAATTTTTTTGATTAAATTCTTAATTTTGTCAATACAAAAATTTTTCATATAGCAATATTTTTAATTTAAAATTTATTTTACTGTCACTATGGATAACTTCGATAATTATACAATCAATTTATCACTCTAACAAATTGTTTTTATCACAAAAATTTCGTATTATAACAGCATAAATAAAAAAATATTATGACAGAAAATAACTATAAACAAGTTATAAAACCGTTACACGAAGGAAATTTGATTTACGCCTTTATTGGCGAATTGATTAGCGCAGACAACAATATGACTGAAAAGGATTGCATCGAAAATAAGAATATGCTTGCAGGATTCATTTCAGCCTTAAACGATTTAAAAAAACAACCGAATTGCGAAATACCAAAAGAATCACTTGAAAAATACATTGAAACGGCAGTAAAGTCGATGTCTATATTCGATAAATAAAAATAGTTGATATGGTAAGGAATTATTACATAGAAAGAAAAACGCTTGAAACGTTCAAGAAGGAACTCAAAGATATTGAATTGCAATTCATGATTATTGATGATAACAACATCAAAGAGATGCAATTACTGGATGCAAAGCGTAGCGACCTTATATATTCAATGAATGATATATATAACACTATTAACACAAAATTTCATGTAAAGGTTGATGGAAATTTCCGTTGTTTCAACAACTCTGAATTTAATATTCCAATAAGACTTGGCGATGTTAATTACATTGTCGGGCCTAACGGTTCTGGGAAATCAACAATACTCCAGGCCATCAGGGCTTATAAAGATTCTTTATATGAAATCAATAAAAAAGAACTTGACGGTATGACCAGTCAGAATATTAAATTCTTAAAAGGCTCGCCAATGTCTATAACAGGGATTGATGATAAGTTCACGCATGTATTTGCTCTTGACTCTATTGAAGATGACCCTTGTAACTTCATCAATTCGGCTACAGCGTTTGGTTTTGTTAACGGAGGAGGACTGGCTGCCACTAATAGTTCTAAAGGCCAGAAAAGTACTAGTATGCTTGGAGGATTCTTCAAAAAAATAGCAACAGTACTGAATTTTACAATTGATGATTATAAAAACGGTAAAACGATAGAAAACTCAGCATCTTTAATGCTTGTTGATGAGGTTGACGAAGGTCTTGATTTGAAAAATTTGTTTAAATTTGACCATCTAATGCATAACCTATGTAAAGTTTTCAATGGAACAGTAATATGTGTGACACACAACCCATTAATATGCTATGGTAATAAACTTCGTGGTGATTATCCAGTTTTTGATATTGAATCTCGCAATGAAGTTAAAATTAGTGATTATATTGAAAAACAAACAGGAATTAAATTTGAAACAAGTGAATAAAATGGAAAAATGTAAATTTATGGTGTGGAATTATAAGTATAATAAATTCCTCCCGTGTGAAATTATCAATAAACATAGCGATAAGCTAGTTGAGGTCATAGAATACCACGAAAAAGATGGAGAAATAAAAACGGTAATTCCGTGGTCTGAAATTAAAAATAACTCTAATTAATAATATTTTTATGTGCAAATATTGCGAAGCATTGACGTCTGATAAGATGGATTCTTATCATCATAAATACAGTGAATTGTTACCAATTTCAGTAAAGGCAAGTGATTACAAAGACTATGAAGTTATGGCAGCTATCATCCCTCCAACACCTATTTCTATGAGACAGCATGAAGATGATGGTCTAACTTCTACATTGAATGTATATTTCTCTGATGAACATGCACGAGTGGCAAATATTTTCATTCCAATTAAATATTGTCCGTTTTGTGGAAAAGAAATTGAATAACAAGACAATCAACACCGTAGAATGAATAAACACTTTATTGAAGTGTCATTATTTTCCAGTGTGGAAGAAAACACGAACAAAGGATATAAATACAATAAAAAAGCGCTTGAAAAAGCTATAAATGAGTTTAAAAATAATAATATGATTAAAGAATTTAAAACAAGAACTGGTGCCATTTATTGTGACACCGAAAAGAAAATGGAATACCTATATGTTGGTGATTATGGAAAAGAAAACAACATTAAGGCTGATTTTCTTGGATACAAGAAAGAGATTAACAGCGTTCAGCATCACGAAGTTGACCTGTCTGACAAGATGGTTGTTACAATCTCAACTCAGAGAGGTTGTCCAATGAACTGTATGTTTTGTGATTGTCCAAAAGTTGGTTTTTTGGGTAACATCTCACGCCAAGAACTTGCAGAAGAAGTCTCAAATGCTATAGATTTCAGTAAATGTACATACACCAAACGCTTCAATCTTCACCTTGCTAGAATGGGCGAGCCTTCTTTGAATGCAAGAAACGTTTTTGACTTTCTTAAATATGATTTGCGCGACCTTGTAAATAGTAAAATGAAAGCCGATACAATTCACCCAGTGTTTACGACAATGCTCCCTAAAAATTTTGGTAAAAATGTTATGAAAGATTTTCTTAATGAGTTTTGCAAAATCAAAAATGAAGACTATGATGGTGAAGCTGGTTTGCAATTGTCTATCAATAGCACGGATGAGCAACAAAGAAATGAATTGTTCAGAGGGCGGTCATTATCTTTGGAGGAAATTTCTGAAATAACAAAAACACTTCCAATGCCTAAAGGTAGAAAATACACATTGAACTTCCCTGTCACTGATAAAACTATCCTTGACCCAAAGGAACTTACAAGATTGTTCGACAAGGAAAAATTCATCGTCAAGATTACACCTATCCATGAGACTAATGAGGCTAACGCAAACGGAATTAACACACCAGAAGGGTATTACAAATACGATGTTTATAGACAATTTGAACAACCTTTGCTTGATGAAGGATGGGAAGTTATTGTGTTTATCCCTTCACTTGAAGAGGACCAGGATAGAATTACTTGCGGAAACGCATTATTAAGTATGGAAAATATTAATTAAAATAATATGGAAAAAGTTTGTTATTTAGGTGGTTTTAATGAATTTAACCCAGAAGAGCCAAATGTTCACGATGGCGATGTATATCTTTTTTATTCAAGAAGTGATAAAAAATTGCACATTGGAAAATTTTTTAAATCAGATGAAAATGGAAGTTGGGGCTTTTTTGATTATTTCACAAATAAGCGTCACTATCCATACACTTCTGAGGTTATTTCTTTGGAACATGCGACACTTAAAAATGTATCAGTAGAATTAAAACCAATTTAATAATAATTAAATTAAAACTATTATGAATAAAGATTATCTTGTATTAGTTGACATGCAGAATGACTTTCTTGGAGGTTGTCTTTCTGCTGATAATTATAAGCGTGTAATTGACAATACAACAACTTTGTTTGAAGAGTTCCAGTTCGACAGTATTATATGTACTCTTGATACCCATAGGGAAAATTATCTTGACACGAGAGAAGGTAAACATCTTCCAGTCAAACATTGTATAAAAGACACTGACGGGCATAAACTGGTAAAACCTATTTATGACTCATTGTATTCACAACCTCATGTCGAATATATCGAAAAAAACTCATTTGCCCCAGACCAGACGGCACTTTTCAGGGTTTTCAGGGATTTTGATAAAGGTGATAAGATTTTTGTTTGCGGGGTGTGTACTGATATTTGTGTTATCAGCACCGCCTTACAGCTTATGAATATGTTCCAAGAAACTGAAATATACCTGATTGAACCATGCTGCGCTGGTACTGACGCCGAAAACCACGAACATGCCTTACGTGTTATGGAATCCTGTCAAATAAACATTATTGATGATTTTGTTATATTGAAAGCCAATCATCCAAGATTAAAATTATTAAAACTTAATTACTAAAAAATGATTAAAAGTATTTTAGACACAGACCTTTATAAGTTTAGCACAAGCTATGCTTATTTTAAATTGTACCCGAATGCACAGGGTGTGTTTGAATTTTCCGACAGAAACAAAGAATGTTGGAGTGCATCAGAGCAGGAAACATTCATGGATTTATTCAAGCAACGCTTGAAGGATGCATCACAACTTCGATTAACCGAAGTTGAAAAACAATGGTGTATCGTAAACATTCCTTATATCCCACAAACATATTGGGAATGGCTAACGACATTCAAATTTGAACCTGGAGTTGTTTTTTCGTCATTTGATGAAAACGGTGTTTTTCATTGCAAAGCAATTGATTATCTTTACAAAGTTACGTTTTATGAAATAATGATTCTTTCAATTTATTCAGAGATTAGAAATAAAATTAAAGAAGATTTATTTCAAATAAAACCTAATAACACTGTTGTGGTTAACAAATTGGATGAGAAAATTTCAATCGCCAATGAAAACAACATCATATTCAGTGAATTTGGCACAAGAAGAAGGTATAGTTATGACATACAAGAGCGAGTCGTTTGCAGATTGAAAGAATATTCAAAAACTTGCGCTGGAACATCCAATGTGTATCTTGCCATGAAATATGACATGAAACCGATTGGCACATTCCCGCACGAATGGGTAATGTTTCATGGTGCGACATTTGGATATAAACGTGCAAACTACCTAAGCCTTGAAGATTGGATTGACGTTTATCAAGGTGACCTTGGAACTGCGTTGGTGGATACATATACAACTGATTCGTTTCTCAACACACTGACCAAAAAACAAGCACATTTGTTGTCTGGATTCAGACAAGATAGCGGAGATGAAATTGAGGTTGGAAACAAAATCCTGAAAAAAGTTGAATCTTTTGGAATAGACCCTAAATCTAAATTAATCGTTTTCAGTAATGCACTTAACATGGAAAAAGCTAAACGCATAAATGATGAATTCAAAGACAAATGCAAGGTTAGTTTCGGAATTGGTACAAATTTGACAAATGACACTGACGTTCCGTGGTCACCATCAAATATTGTGATGAAATTAACAAAATGCCAACTTGACGAAAATTCATTATGGGAAAATTGCATCAAGATATCAGATGACAATGGAAAACATATGGGTGATTCCACTGAGATAAACATGGCTAGACTACAATTGAAATTAAAACTTTGAAATCAAAAAATATTATTGTAATATAGTAATGTTAATTTAAAATTTATAGTATGAATAATAATTTATCATTGCCAAAAGTCAGTAATAAAGATATTATGGATATTATGGAAGCTGATACTATATCAAGATTCCACCTTGGAATGGACCCACTTCCTTATCTTTGGTATAAGAAATCCCTACAGATGTTGAAATGTGGAATGTATAAACATATGAGCGCAAAAGACTATGATGTTATTTTGGGTTATTGTATGGCTACACGTAAACAAAGGCGTGAAATTCCTTATTTTAGAAAGTGTTATCTATCGACAATGCAATGTATGGCTCTAAAGGCTGAAAATGATAAATTAACTCAAAAATTAGACAATATTATTAAATATGAAAAATCAAGAATGTTACGATAAAAACGGAAATTTCATTGGATGGTTCAGTCGCTCTGTGGCTGTTGTTGGTATTCCGATTTTAAAGGAAAATGGACAATACTATATTCTTGCCTCACAACGTGGAGAAGGCACGCCAGATGAAGAATATAGAGGTATGTGGAATCTATGTTGTGGATATTTGGACTTTGACGAAACGACAGAAGAAGCAGTACTACGTGAAATTAAAGAAGAAACTGGTGTTGACCTTAAGTATGAAAAAATTGAATTGATTGGAGTTAATTCTGACCCTACATCAGATAAAAGACAAAACGTGTCATTTAGATATCTTATTAGTCTATCACAAGATAAATCGTTTTACGAAGAACAATTTTCACACGCAAACAATGAAAAAGATGAAGTAGGAGATATAGCATTTATCAATATAAATGATGTTGACAAATATCAATGGGCATTTAATCACGTACAACTAATGTCTTTAGCAATTTCAAAATATTGGACGAACTATATGAATGAACGATTACGGTCTTTATAAACTAAAAAAAAAAAGCTGGAGATTTAACTCCAGCTTTTTTTATGTTTTTGTTTTCTTGTGTATTTTTTTCGGTTCCTACAAACATTTGAAAAATTTATAGGCTTACCGTATACTCTGATTTCATCCAAACGATTAGCAGCTTTTACAGCCTTTAACTGGTCAATAATCTGTTTTCTTTTTGTTTTCATGATATATCTTTAATTTTTCGAGTTTTCCTATTTCTTTACTGTGCCACACACTAACCCATGGGCTTTTTGACATTACTTTATGATTCGATACGATGTTGTTCATTTTCAATACATCTTCTCTAATATCATATTCAAAAGATACAATCTTGCATGAATCTGGCATTGAATTATACGAATCTACTTGTAATTGTAGATTATAATAATTTTCCTTAGTCTCTTCAAATCTACTATTGATATTTATTAGTGATAGTAAACAACAAATAAAAGCTACCCCAAATAATATACAAACTACTTTCAAAAAATCATTTTTATCTTTAAAACGAAATCCAAACAATCCCGATACTGCTGAAATAACTGCAAATAAACAAATTGTTAACATATTATCTCTATTAATTATTATTTAATTTAATCCATTTTTCAACATATTCCCTATCTTGTGTGATTATAGGCATATCATAATCAACAACCCATTTGCTTCGTTCAGTTTCATTTTCAGTTACGTTCATCTTATAACATGCACATCCACGCTTATATCTAACAGGAAAATTATTCCAGTTGACATTGTATTTATCCATCAGCATATCCTGGATGTTTGAACAATTCTTTTTAAACAATTCCTTATCTGAAAAATAAGTTCTTCCAACCATTTCAACGCTATTTCTAGTACAATCCTGTTGCCTCCAAATTGTACAATTTGTGACTTCTGATTCTGGGATATTAAAACATCTTGCATCGAACATAGCCATTTTTTCAATAGCTTTGCTATATTTGTCATATAGTTTAAGTGCCACATCGTAATTATCAACGAAGTAATATTCCTTCAGTTTTTTCTCATTGAAATTTTCATCATTTATGAATTCAAAAAAACTATCAACCTCATTGAAAAAATTCCTATTGAAATATGCCGTGGCCATAGATGCTGCAATACTACAAATCTTTTGAACTTCATAATCAAACCAAGCAGAGGTCTCAAATGTCTTATAGTCATTAAGAATAAGTGTTATTTCATCGGACTGGGTATATCCGAAGACACAACCTTGAATGTTTTCACACAACTGATACATTGTTCTATCCATAGCATTTGAAAGAACCTTATCGAATGGTTTATTAAAACCTCTGGTAAAAGTATGAAATGCTTTTCCATCGATTCTAATAATAACAGGAGTTCTTCTCATCAATTTAAATTTGAATCTACCTTCGTAGTTCTCTTTCATTCTATCACCTAAACTGTCTTTGTTTGCCATAATATTATGTGTTTTTAATTATTGAATAATGATTTTCCGTTATAGAATGCACGTGCCATGGTTGCAATCAGCTCCGCCTGTTCTTTTTCTTCCTCAGCTGTGAATTCTGGTGAGTCCCTTCTTTCTGGGTGTTTGTCTAGAAACTTGTCTGAATGCAGGTGTGTTGTCGTTCCGTCATCGTTCACTTGAAGGCTGTCCAGTTCATATGACAGCGTTTTTTTGTAAATCTCCCATGCAAGTTTTATAATTTCTTCTTTCATAAAATATAATTCACTCTAACCAATTTATTCCAAATATTCTTGCGAAAAATACGCCTAACAAACCGTAATTCCAAACATCATTTTCAGTAAAATTGAAATAATGTTTCGACCAATAGTTTCCTAACATACACATTATTGTTAGCATATAAAGTTTATCTTTTAACAATTTTTAATTGTTTTTCACTCCAACCAAAATACGGATTGTCTTCAATACTATATACCATATGTGGATAAGGAATGTTATCATCAGCCAATATACACTTTGAAACAAGCTGCTTTGGGCATTTAATAGTTCGTTTCCATCCTTCCTTTATTTCTTGTATCATACGAGCTTGAGACTCTTTTGTTACATAATGTCCACCAAACGCATTATCATCAATATGGTCCCCAACTTTTCTAACATATACAATGTGTTTTTCTTTTGCCATAATTTTACAATTTTTCCAAAAAATCATTAAGTTTTTCGATTTCCATGAACCTTCCTAGGTTATTCAGGTCATTTTTTGTCATGCCTTGTTTATCTGCGTCTGGAATTATTTGCCAGAGTTTATTCCATCTCTCGTATGCGTACTGTTTCACTTTTGTCAACTCCTTGTTTGATGTGTCTATTTTATGGAAATAAACTTCCGCATTTCCGTCATGACCGTCAATAAACATGCATCCATTGTGGTTTTTCACTGTGTTGTCTTCGTCACTATGGCAAATTTCACCGCATTTGAAAAATGAGTCTTGGTGTTCTGGATTTACGTAAAAATCCTCGTAACACATGTAATATCTACCAGATTGTAAATACGGTTCTTTATCTATGCGAGATATGTCCTGTTCTATAACAGGTTCTAACATAGAACTAACGAAACACCAATCTAAACCATTAAGTTTATACACGAATCCATCATCGTCAATAAGATTTTTATCTCTTACGAAAGATTGCTTTCCAACTCTTACAACCTTGTATATTCCGCCAGCAAAATAAAGCATCTTGTCAATGTAATGAGAATAATAATTTTCTTCTGGGTATTTTCTTTCCTTAATTCTAACCATATCGCCAGGCTTGAATTTAGGTTTTGGTTCTGGTTTATTTTCCATTTCATTTGTGAACTGATTCCACATCAATCCGTTTCTATCAAGTTCAGCAAGAAATCCGTTTTTCTCTTCATCTGTGGCCCATCTATATTCAACTTTTGAAATTATAGTGTTTGAACCGTTTGAATCGTAAGCCTCACATGTATCACGGCCAAAAACCTTATATAATACGAATGTTTCTTTATAACCATCTATATTGGTGATAAAATCACCAGAAGAAAGCAAACTTTCTTGCCAGTCGTCCCAGGTTTTATGGAATTTGCTAGGAAAAAGCATGCACTCACCATCAACCCTGTATCTTCCGAATGAATCAAATTCCACGTTGCCGCTTTTTCCAAAATGGATATTGGCAATAATTTTATCACGCGCACCGACTTTATCTGTTACGCCAACTAAGTTTACATAACCAAAAACAGGTGAATACAATAAAATACCTTTTGGAGCGTTTTTAAGAATTTCAGCTATGTTTTTATTATCCATATTTTTTTTATTTATTTTTTATAACGTTTCGCGACAGAATTTATGGCGTTTAAATAAGTTTCGCTTGTAGCATATTTTTCTATCTTTTCGAGGTATTCTTCCTCTGTAGGTTTTATATAGTTAAACACGTTTAATTCCCATAATACTCTGTCAATAACACTTTCTTTCCAGTTTCTATATTTAGCATATGTGTCTTCAGATTCTTTATTTATAGCCACAGATTCACGTAATTTTGGGACCATCATGCCGAACATATTATTACTATTACTCGGCATTAGTTCACCACAACTGCTTTCAACAATTGCTTGGGCCATAATATATTCTGGATACCAAGTGTTTAACGTAATTATAAAGTCCCATACTTCATCAACACTTGGGTTATCTAATTTTTCTTTAGACATGGCAATTTTACCATATACTTCGTGTATCGTTTTAAGTTCTAATTGTGTGTTTACAAAATTAAATTCATTTATGAGCGAATCTGATATTGTAGCAATTCTTTGCTCATAATACGACTTAACTTCGTTCATTTTATTTTTATTGTTAATAAAGGCAAAAACATTAATTGATATTGAAACAATAAATAATATTAAAATTACTGGAAACAAAAGGATTTCATAATAATTTTTAATTTCGTTTTCTTCATTGTAATTATTTGAGTATATATATTCGTTCATTTTTTTTATTTTAATTGTTATTGTATAACAATACGCATGAGCCATTATCGAACACCCTGAAAGTTGCAAACATCTTTGCGCTATGGAATTTCAAAACAATAGTATATTCTCCATCGTCAAAAGAACTATAATCCATAACGATGAATTGTGAAATTTGTTTTTTTGCGTCGTTTTTTACGTTACTATGAAACATTTGTTTTCCGTTTTCGTCATAACAATCAACAACATTAAACCAATCCATGCTTGAAAAGTAAATACAGTTTTCTGAACTACTTAATGACATATACGAAGTGGCTTCGCCATTCAATGTATCTTTTAATGTTTCTTTACTCTGTCCAAAAGACGAAAGAACAATTAACGTAATTACGATAACACTAAAAATTTTTTTAATTGATTTCATAAAATTTTATTAAAAGTTCAACAGATTAATTACAAAATTGGGGCTATACTTCAGCCCCAATTTAACAGTAATATTTTGTTCTCTTGTTATGCATTCTTGATTTCTTGAACAAGCTCACGAATCAACTGCGCGTGCTGCTTAACATCCTGCATGGCCTTTCTAACATCGGTTCCAGCCGTCTTGTTATCTTTTTCCACAAATTGAGTCAATCTCGTTTCAGCGGACTCAACACTGTTCTTCAAATCTTGAAATGTCTGTTTCAATGTGTTTTTCTTATCGTTCATAATTTTTTAAAGTTAAATTAATTATTAATTATTTTTGTTAATGTTATAAATTTATTTTGAAAATAACAAATTTTATTACTAGATTTTTGTTAATTTGGTGTAATGAATCGACATTGTGAGGCTGAGTCCACTTTCACCAATAGCAAATGAAACTTTAAATAAGCCGTTAGAGCCGCTGTCTATTATTGTACCAATCTGTGTCTTACCTTCAAAAGTAAAAGATACATTGTCACCTATTTCAAACTCGTTCATGTTTTTTAATCGTAACTTGTTTATTTTCTTTTATATTACAAAAAACATTATAAAAAAACAAATAATGGGTAAAAATAAACTATTTAATTATGACAAATAATTGATTTTCACAAATTTAAATTTATATGGATACAGTTAATATGATGCTTGTAAGATATGAAGAACAACCGCTAAGGTGTTTTGGAAGACTTTATATCAATGATGAATATGTTTGTGATACTCTTGAAGATACTGACAGACATTTGGAGGATTATCTTAACGATATCGAAACTGGCAAGAAAAAAAAGGTATATGGAAAAACCGCAATACCATTGGGCACATATCCAATCAAATATGAATTATGGCAAAAACATAATAACTACTATCCGTGGGTTAAAAATGTACCATTTTTCTCTGGAATTTTAATTCACGGAGGAGTAACTGAAAATCATTCGTTAGGATGTATACTTGTCGGAAAAAGAAAAGGTAATATACTAGTCCAAAGTTCGTTTAATCTAAACAAAATACGTTCTTATTTTTCAAAAATTAAAACAGGAACTCTTGTTGTGAAAAGAAAAATTGAAACAAACGATGAAAACTAGCCAAAAAATGTTATAACTAAAGTATATGTTAGTATTAGTATTATAATATTATAATATATTTAAATTAAAATTTATTATAGTTAATAAGTTAATTATTTATTTAAATTTATTTAATTAACACTTACTTTAGTTATAACATACATCACTTGTAAAAAAAAAAACTCGGAACTTATCCGAGCTTTTATTATAAATTATTTTCTCTGTTTGCAGTATCCGCATTATTGTAAAGTATGGCTAAATCGCCGAAATTATTCCTACCTTGTCCAGTTTGTATTTGGGTTAAAATATTATTTCTATATTTAACAACACTTGATTTAAAATTAATTAATTCATTAATATGATAAATGTTATTTGCATAAGTGTCTAGAATATATTTTTTAAATTCGCTAACAGGTATAATAGAGAATAATTCTTTAAATAAGTCAAATAATGTTAATTTGTTTCTTGCCTCTAATAAATCAAAACTTTGCATAAAAGCTTTAGCTTTTGAAAAACCAAGTTTTGTACTAAAAAGTTTTTTAACTACAAACGTATATTTTTTTGAGAATTTCAATAAATCTTCATAATTGTTTAATCTTACATTATTTAAATCGTTTTTTATTTTTCTAATCTTATCATTTACAGACTTGTTATAGCGTTTTAGCCATCTTATATACATATCAGTAACATCGAGAAGAATAAAACGATATTTTGCTAAATATTCAGCTATTCTATTAAATGCTGTTTTTGCATCATAATATAACTTATTTCCGTTTGAATATATGGTATTTTTTTCCTCTATAGCCTTTAATATCTCATATTTCAAATTTGTTTCGTGCTCTGAAGAATAACCATCATCATAATCTATTGAACAGTATACATTTCTAAAACATGTTTTTGACAAATATTCATTTGCCCTTTTTTTTATTGCGTCTATGCCGTCACTTGTATATGATATACAATAGAAAATTGTAGCCAATGCTGATAGCGTAGTTTCTGTTAATACTATATCATCATCATCATCATCAAGCTGCCAATCATCAGTTTGCTCATAATTTTCTAGTGTTGTAAAATTAGTTCTATTGTCAAAATCTTGTTTGTTTGTAAAAAATCGTATTTTAGTACCCCATTCTCGTCTAATCTGAGGCCAATTTAAGCTTTTAATAACATCATTTCCATTAATATCATCCAGTAAAAAATCAACATTAATTACATATTTAGAAAAATTTTGTATACTAGTTCTATTACTAACAATTCTCACTTCTTTTTGGTCGAGTTCTTTAGCCTTATTATATAAATCTTGCTTGAAGTTGTTTAGATTTTCATAATCTGGTTTTACACCTCTATCAATAAAATATTTTACCATGTTTTGAAATGATGGTTTGTTTGGTTTATTACCAGCATTTAAATATGATATTATTTGGTCCGCTTTAAAGTCTGAATATCTAATGTGTTTAAGAATGAATTTATGCCGTTTTAACTGTTCTGTCATAACCGAAAATCTGACACTCACAGATTCTTTTTTGCCAGTGTCTTGATTTGGATATGGACTTGTTAAAATATTTCCATCAGTCGTAAATGATAAGTGGTTATAATAGCCAAATGAATTATTAATTTTTGAATCAGTTGCAGATTTTTTAGTAGGGCTTGATAATGAAATAAAATTATATAATATAATATTACGCGCACTGGTTTTAGTTGTAAAATGGTATAATACGTCTGGAATATTATCAGTAGTGTTAATTTCCGATAATATTCTGCTTATGGCCTCTTCGACCAATAATGATATATCATTTTTATCAATATTAAAATTCATAATTTAAAAACATTTATATGTAATAAATAGTTATTTTACTTGATTTTATCAAGAATAACATAAAAATAAAGGGCGAATAACTAAGAAATTAGCAATTCGCCCAATTATGATTAATAGAACTGTTTCAAATCCATTCTTTCTCTTCTGCTATATGTTTTAAATCAGATACTGGTATATGTTGATGGTTTTCTATGGCCGAAACATAGTTAGATGCCTCCAGTAACGAATCAAACGTGCCAGAATCAAACCAAGCGGTTCCTTTTGGTAGAATCATTAGCTCTAGCCTATCCTCGTCTAAATAAAGCTTGTTTAGGTCAGTTATTTCGAGCTCATTTCGTTTTGATGGTGTAAGAGTCTTTACCTTACTAATAACGTCTTCTGGGTAGAAATATAGGCCAACAACGGCATAATTTGATTTAGGGTTCTTAGGTTTTTCTTCAATAGAAATACATTTACCGTTTTCATCTACTTCAGCCACACCGTATCTTGATGGGTCATTGACTTCATAACCAAAAATTGTAGCACATTTAAATTCACTGTAACTACAATCTAAAATGTTATATTTTGCATCACTTAAATAATATAACAATTCATCGCCATGAAATATATTATCTCCAAGAATTAACGCCAATGATTCACTACCATCGGCAAACCCACATTGCTCAGCTATCAAAAACGCTTGCGCAATTCCTTCAGGCTTTTTTTGTTCAGCATATGATATTCTAATTCCAAATTGTGAGCCATCGCCTAATAATATTTCAAATGATTTCCTATCATTAGGTGAAGTTATAACTAAAATATCTGTAATTTCTGCCATCATCATCACTGATAACGGGTAATAAATCATTGGCTTATTGTAAACTGGCAATAGCTGTTTGGATATTGGTTTTGTGCAAGGATATAATCTTGTTCCACTTCCACCAGCTAATATAATACCTTTAATTTTTTTTTCTTTTGGCATTTAATAGCGTTTTATTTGTCATTATTATCTTTGTTATCATCATCATTAATTGCATTTATGAGCATTTTTTTTATAGTAACTCCTTTTTGCCCAATTAATTCCAATTCATTGACACAATCAAGATAATCTTGTACTGTTTTTTTAAACAGTTCATTTCCTAATTTTGTTTCATGTTTTCCATTTGTTAATGAAGCTATAAAATCATATAATAACCCATGTGATTCAAGTTGCTTCATCATAATAATAAGGTTTTTTCTTTCGTTTTCTGTCATTTAGCTTCTTGTATTTTAGAAAAATTATCTATTTTGTTGTTTATTTCACTAAGAACATGATTACCAGCTCTCATTAAATCAGAAAATGCCATGTTGTACTTTGATTCTGACACACACCAATCATAAAGAGATTCGTGTACTTCGTTGATTATAGCCTTAATATCTTTAATATCCATAATATAATATATTATTATATATTATTATACTAAAATATTATTAAAAAAACAAACTGATTAAAAATAAAAATGGACGAATCTGAGAGATTCGACCATATGTTCTGCAAGTTTATAGAACTAGTAAGAAAACGGACCAATTATATATAATCAACTAATTTATTGGTTGTTTAACTTACTAAAAAATTCTTTATTGTATAAATAAGCTGAAGACTCTGGCTTTATTTTACCATATTTTTCATTATATTCAATAGACTTTTCAACGTTTCCTAACCAATATTCAACAACGCACAGTTGCAGCATTGGATACGTTGTTGCATATTGTCTATCAAAAAAAGTGTTTTCCGTCTTTTCTGGTTCGTTATCTAATGCCAAATCGTACCATATTTTAGCCATTTTATAATTTTTATCCGACAAATATAAATCTCCTATACGACAACAAACATCTGCCCTAGGAGTTGAAGTTAAAGGCGCGGCCATAATAGCATATTCATATGCCTTTCTTTTATTTCTAGTTTCATATATTTTACTTAATGAAATATAGGCGTTTAGTCTGTCTATGTTCCACATATCATCTCGTTCTATGGCTTTTTTATACCTTTTTATGGCATTTTCTATTGTGTCATGCGTTTCTGTTTCTCTAGCATAATAAAACCAATCCCTGGTAGATAATTTTCCGTGATTCTTTTTTTCCATGTTTTGAAAAATTTCAAAATTTCTTTTCGGGTTCGGCTTAGCATGTGGTTTATGTAAGAATCTTGCTTTATCAATTGGCACATATAATATGTTCCCATTTGTAATTATTACTTCGTGTATTTCTCCAACCCATTTAGGATTGTTTGACGCTTTTACTATACGTTCTCTAAACGAATATCTCAACGGATTTCCACTTTCATCGGTTGAATATACATAATTCATCATTATGTTGTCATATCCATCAAAATCGTTTTCTTTTGCCTTTTTAATCCAATCTACTGTAAAATCTTCCAGCACATCATCGGCATCGGCCCACATCAAATAGTCGGAAGTTGCGTGTTTAAACGATTCATTTCTTGCTCTAGCGAAATCCATATTCCAATACCCTTGAATCAATTTAACTTTACTATATGATTTACATATATCCTGAGTACCGTCATTAGACCCAGTATCATAAATAATTATCTCATCGACGGCATCATATAACGAATCAAGACATCTTCCAATTACTTCACTTTCATTTTTTACAATTAAACAAGCGCTTAATGTTGACATTTACTTAAAATTAATGTTTTTATTTCAGAGGAGTATATTTAAAATTTTTAATAATCATTGGTTTGTTTATTGACACATATTCGTCATAAAAATATATAAATGGGTCATTAAACGAAGTTGACATAATTGCGTGCATTTTTATTTCTGGCCTATTCATGTGTTCTAACATACCTTTATCTGTAAACCTTTTAACTTTATGCCCATCATAAAAAACATCTATATAATTTGGTGTCCACACAACCTTATAATGCACAAATTTATTGCGCTTTACCCACCATCTTAATATGTTATATTTACATTCCTGTAAATGTTCGTCATTTGCATTGCACCCTTTTGACCAATGCATTGTTGGATGAATATCTCGCCATAATAGTCTTTTTACATAATCAGTTGTATTTTTAGACCAGCCTTCCATACAATCTATTTCTGGTGGCCAAGAATAATCCGAAGCCATCCATAATGCTGGCCATAAATACCTTCCTTGTGGGAGTTTCATTTCCCATTCAAATGTACCGTATTTGAATTCATCAACTGTTCTTACAAAACCCTTACCAAATTCTTTTAATAGTTTTTCTCTTCCAGGTACATCACATTCCTTTGGGTTATGGCGAATATGCAATATTAAATTATTATTTTCATCTATTTCAGTACAACCCTCATCGTACCATGAATGTTCTTCCATTGGATGATTGTCACCCCATGGTGGCCTCATAATCCATTGGTATCCGCACCAATTTATTTTATTAAAACACTCAAATTTTTCCATAATATAGTTTTTTATTATTTATTTTATCGTCTTGTTACGCGTGGCGGAGACGAATTACGTTGCATTGGTGAAGTAGTTCTCGCCCTTGTTTGCACTTGTTGATGTGTTGTGCGAATCGTTGATGGACTATTTATTCTGCTATTAGCACCTGATGGTGGCCTATATGCAGGCCTGTTAGTTCTATATGTGTTATTAGTCGGTTGCCTCGATTGTTGATTTACTTGTCTTTGCGCCTGTTGCGGAACAGTCCTAATATTAGGAGATGGCCGTTTAACTGCATTATTAGGAACGGTATTTGAAGGCCTTTGCCATGCTGTTTGTGGCTGTTTCACTGTTTGTCTTTCTATTGTTATAGGCTGTCTGGCAGTTGTGGTTTTACTTGATTGATTAACATTAGAATTGTTTATTCGCGAATAGTTACCGACACTGGGGCCAACATTAGACCTATGTCCTAAAGTTGTGTTATGATGCGTTGGGCTTCCGTGAACATGACCACCTCCGCATCCGTTATTGTTATGACGCCATAAAGGGTGATTGCCGTGATGATAAGGATGGTGGTGATGATTGTGGTCATAATACCCATAATACCAATAAGGATTTCTATATGGCATATAAAATGGGTGATAATAAGGATTGTACCAATACCAATTGTTTGTGTAATACCCAAATGATATGTTATATGTAAGCCCAAAATACGGTCTATAAACATACGTATAAGGCGTAAATAGATTTGGACTAAATATGTATATTGGAGCCGAAGATACTACAACTGGACACGAATAATCTTCTGTTGTTAAATAAGTATCATCGTAAGCTATTACATATTTTGTTTCAACACAAGAGGTTAAAACAAAAATAAACAATAGTAAAACTGTAAATATTTTTTTCATGTCATTAATTATTTGTTACTTAACTATTTAACACATTCGTATATTGATAATAATGTATTATCTGGAAGATTTTTTATAAAAGTGTCATAAAACATTGACATCCACACAAATTGGTCTGGAACATCATCAGCATCCACCCATCCAAGGTCTTCAGATAAAAATGCATATCCCCAAAATGCGGTGTTACTTGTTATGTAGTTTTCTTTTGTTTCAAATTTTTCAAAATATGATTTTTTGTCTTTCATATTTTCAAAAATATGGCGTTCATTTTCATTCACTGGCTCTGAATTTTCCATAACCATTTCCCAAGCCCTTTTGTAAATCTCAGTATTTCCTCCGTGCATAACATCCCAATTAATATTAGATTTAACTGTCTGAAACGTTTCTTGTCCGTCTTTAGTCAAAAACGGAACACTAAAAACTTTACCTATTCTACTATACGAGAACTTTCCATTAGGATTTGCATTGCTAATAGCGTCACCAGTATTATTATCTATGTCATAGTCTTTTGTTAGCTCGTAATAAAAAACATCAGCATCCATGTTTTCTATTTCTTGGATTGTCAAATCTATTACTTGTTTAACATCTTCGCTTATTTTAGCATTTTTAGATTCTTTATACGAATCTAAATACGCTTTTTTAAGTTTAGCTGCATCATTATAATGATAAACTATATAAGGCTCAACCTTAATTGTTTTATCATACTGAGTTAATAAACTTTCTGGGTCATCTCCAGCAACAACACACACAAAATGTTGATAATCTTCTTTGTTCATCATATACCTTATACGTTTGGTATTTTATTATTATGAAAATATTTATAAATGTCAATTATTTTTTCCATTACTTTTTGTTTGCATACTTCATCGCTAAATTTATTTTTATTTAGCTCTTTTAATAATAAATACATTTCTTGATAAGAAAGCTTTTTTTTTCTTTTTCCAAGAAAAAAACAAACAACCCTATATATCCAATTTCCATTGGGTAAATAGGGTATTGTTTCACGCATCCATGAATTATCTATCATTACGCCAGCGCTATTAATAAACCAAATGCAACCGCACAGATTATTGCCAAAACATATTTTGCATTTTCTCCTTTTCCTTTCACCTCATTACCATTCTCAATTTCAAATTGAGGATAAACAACTGTGGCAATGCAAACAAGTACAAACAATAAAAATGAAAATACACCAATTGCTCCACAAATAAATTTAATAATTCCGATAACCCAAACCATTATTCAAGCGAATTAACTTTATTATTAAGTGTGTCCATTGAAATAGAGCCAACATTCATATCTTTAAGCTCTCCGCCCTTAAAAATACATATAAATGGTATGTTTTTAACGCCAAACTCAGAGCCTAATTCAAAAATTTCTTCGTCATCAATATCGCATTCTGCAATTGGATAATTTAAACCATTTTTTTCAGCATTTTCTATTGTCTTGCTTAAGACTTTACAAGGGCCACACCATTCGGCTCCAAATTTTACACAACAGACATCGTTGTCTTGAATGAATTTTTCGAATTCATGTTTTGTTTTTAATCTAATCATAATAAAACTTTTTATTTATTATACGTTTTTTACTAATAAAAAACAAATATTAATATTATTATATATAGTCAATAAAAAATAATCAAAAAGCCAACCATAAAGGTTGGCAATTTAGGAAGAATCTTTCACTATTTATATTAAAACGGAATATCGTCATCGAAAGAACCTGTAGACATAACGACAGCATCCTCAGTTGGAACCACCTTTGGCGCTGGAGTTACCGTTTGTTCTACTGGCTGGAATGTGTCTTTTGTTGTCACAGAAACCCCGCTAGACATATTAACAATTTCGTCTTTATCCTTTCTTCCAGTGTTCAAAATAGAAACTCTGATTGCAGTAACATAATAATTTTGCCAAATTCTACCGTTTTTGTCAACATTTGGCTCGCACACAAGAGACCCGCACACATAAACAGGTGTTCCTTTTGTCAAAATTTTACCAAGATTATCAATGGTGAATTGGTCAAAAACCTTCACATCGAACCATTGTGTTTTTTCTTGCCCATTGGTATAAAGATTGTTAGCGAGACTAAATCTCAAATAGGGTTTTCCTGTTACTGTTTGTTTCAATTCGGCGCCATCTTTACCAATACGGCCAGTTAAAATTACATCACAAATATCTGCCATAATTCAAATTTTTTTATTAATAAATTAAGTTTATAATTTCTATAAGTTCGTGTTGTAATGTTACAACTATATTTTTAAAAAAACAAATAATAATGAATCTATTTATGAAAAAAATAAAAAATGTCAACAGCAACAGACGAAGCAAGGGCTAAAGCCGCAAGAGACGCCGTTTATGCAGAACACAAACCAGTGTTAGGTTGGTGTGCTCAATACACGGCAAATATGGCTTATTATTTCATGAAAGGTGAAATGAAATCGGAATGGGGTAATAACGGAAATATGGGCACACAGGAATTTTATAATAAAATACAAAACATGGGTTACAACCTAAGTATAAATCAGACTAATTTGTCAAAATACACACTGAAGACATCTATACATAATTCAACGTTCCCCCCTGGCAGCGTAGTTTGTTATAAAGGTGAGGAAGGTAATCCTGAAAAATCTTATTATAGATACGGACATGCTCAATTTTATGTTGGCGGCGACAGAAACAGAGGCTCTTCATTTCCATCAAGCAAAGTATATAATAGTGCATTTGTTTATGACGGCGAGCCATGTAATAAATGGGCATATAAAGTATTTACCCCATCAGGAAGCTCAGCACTTTACTATTGTGAACAAGAATATGTTCCAATATCATCAACACCAACATTAGCTTCTCCACCAGCAAATAATAACGGAAAACCAGGTTCTGGGGCTGATTTTTATAAGCCATATAATGTAAGTATTTCAGAATCAGATAGAGATGCAAACGCTATTTATGTCGTTAACAGGTTAAGAAATGAAGCTGGACTGAGTCTTAATGAGGCATGTGCTATGGCTGGGTGTTTTGGACGTGAGTCCCATTGGAATCCAACATCATATTCAAATAATCAACAATACCATGATTTTGGTTTAGCACAATGGACTGTTGGCGATGGAAGACAACAATATTTATTTGAAAAGATTTGTAATTCAGACAAAACCAAATTCAGGGATATTGTATACCAAACTGATTTTGCTATTTTTGAATTAAAAAACAAATATACTTCACCATCAAATGGCCGTGATTTCCATTATAATGTGGTTCCATGTGTATTGCATAAACAATCACAAAAAGGTGCTGGGCTGCTTGAACTAACTTGGTATGCAGTATGTTACTATGAAGCTGGTTCAGATTGGAGAAATATCCCATATGACCAACTATATTGGGATAAAGATACAAACCATATCAGGGAAAGGTTTACATGGGCTCAAAGAGCTAGAAAGCTGTTTAGCTCTACTTAAACGCCTCTGTGTGTTTAATAGGAACAATATACTTCCATCCTGTTTTTGATTCTTTTGCAATCAAATTAGCAAAATCTTCTTGATAAGATTCTGGCAACATTCCTCCGTCCATATAATACACACCATGAATATTATAGATTGATGTGCCTTTTTTAATGGATGAACCGCCAGTTAGCGGAATATCTTTAACTATTTCATACATTTTATCTTCCATAATTATAAAATTTTATTTGTTATTATTTCATTTGCTGAAGGTATTCTAAGCGCTTTTCTCATTCTATCTGTAAGACTAGGAATTTTTATGTGTTCATACATCCCATCTGGCTTTAACCAAATAAGTCTTCTGGCAACTGTTTTTAAACCAAGATTTTCCAATGGAATTTGATACGCAGATAATTGTAATGTATAATACGAAGCGTTTTGGTCTAACAAATCGTTAAATGGCCATAACAACTTCTGATTTTTAATGTTTTTATACAGTTCTTCATTTGTTTTGTAATCCTCAATAATTAAACCGTTTTTGGAGTGGTCCATTTCATTAACATAATACAATAATAAATCAAATGTACCACAATATTTAGCCCCGTTTCTATTGAAAACCCTAGTTTCAGCTAGTACGGGTACGTAATTTTCTGGTAAATCATTCCAAAATTTAACAACGGCTTCTTCATGGGCGTTTGTTGGTTTTGGGCCAGTTTTGGTGAACTTTGATTTGCATTCTGGTAAAATTTTATCTGGCTGTCCAGTCATAAAATAGAACATACTTTCACCAAACGCGTGTACATTTGTCCCAAATTCACAAGCTGCATCAGATTTTACTTTCCACTTAGCAAGAATTTCATCTTTAGTCATACCATAATACTTATAGGACATATCTTGCTCTGACTGCCATCTTGCCACACAATTTTCTGCCATTTGTTCACTAGTTACTGGCTTATATCTGTGTGTAACTTCTGACACACTTGTATATTGCTCACCATCAATAAAATATTCATGACTATCTTCTATAAAAAGAATTTTACTTGCGTATTGGTCATTTATCAAGTCACGAACACGTTGTATTTCTGGTAAATCGTAATACTTAGAAAATTTATTCAAAATTATAAAATTTAATGAAATTATTTTTCTTTTTTAGCTTTAAGTTTTATCATTTTTTCTTTAATTAGTCTTTTTTGCAATTTTTCAGCTATAATTTCTCCGTGACAATTTTTTTTAACACCATCGCCAACGCCACAATAACACTCCAAATATACATCTTCGCCATTCTTGTATTTTTCATAAATCTCATCAATAACAGCCTTAAATTTATAATTTGTTGTATATTGTAAATCGAAATAAGAATCATACCTCTCAATAGCTTCATCCTTTGTCCTTACATGATAAATAGCCAACGTTCCTTTCAACGGTTTATCTGTGTATGGGTTGCCTAATATACTTCCGCCCCTATAAATTGGATAGTTATTAGGGTGCATTGAAAAATCTTCGTCCTTTCTGTTATATACAATAATAGCCATGAAAATTATTTATCTCATGACTATTATACTAAAAATTATTTTATTTTTCAAATATTATTCAAACGTAAAAGTGTCACTTGTTTTAGTACCATCAACTCTTATTACATCTCCACTATTATAGCTACTTGAAGTGAATAATGCTATATGGTCGGTTACTGTAACTTGCTCAACAAAATTTCCGTTTACATATAAGCTTAATGCAGAACCATCATTAGTATAGCATTTTATAACCCTGTCTGTTTTTTTGGTATAGTCTTTACCACAAATGTGAACAAAGTTTTCATCACTCCATTCTGCTTTATACAGATAGAACGGGTCTTTCTTTGTAACATGGTCACGTTCAACTAATCCCTTATCGTTCAATCTTCTAAGTTCATCGTTTATACTTGTATTTTCGCCGTCCAAACAAACAGTATAACCTTCATTCCTATTAGATACTGCAATATCAAACAGTTGCCATTGTGAAGTAAACAGTAATTGCGGGTAATTTTTGATTGCCGCTATATGTCCTTCATGTAGCCACATCATATACTCAATATCATGTCTTTCATAATTACCTCTCGTTGTTGTTGTCATAAAATCATCTGAGTGACAGCTTTGAGTACCACCACAACCATATTCAGAATATGCAAGAGCTTTTCCTTTGTTTGTTATTACATTTTTGACACGGGTATTTAATGCAGTTGAAGGATTATTTGAATTTTGATTACTATACCAGCCCTCGTATATATTACATCCAAACCAATCGGCATCAGGATTGTTATAATATGCACTTGGGTCAGTACCTGGTCCTTGTGCCATTACATAACCAATCATACGTTCTGCGTCTAATGCTCTGATTCGTGCAATATAACCATTAATTTTCTCTTTTGCAAATGCTTTGTCATCAGTTGTTGTTTCATTACTTAAACCCCAAAACATAATACAAGGGTGATTATAGTGCTGGTTAACCATATCGTCATACTGGGTATTTAAGTGTTCATAATAATCAGAAGGCATGGTTGATTGCATTTTATTTACACACGGACCCTCAGTTTGAACAATAATACCAAGTCTGTCACACCAATCGTATGTCTCTTTCGGGTGAGGATAGTGTGCAAGTCTTAGGAAATTACACCCTAATTCTTGTATTGTTGCAAATGTTAATGCATAATCATTATCATTCAAAGCATTTGCCTTTCCAGCAATATCATCATGCATACAACATCCACGCAATAGGTATGGATGTCCATTTAACAAGAAACCAGTATAACTATTTCCGCTGACCGTTTCATTAATTACATACTCGTAAAATCTTAAACCATAAGGTCTTTGATATGAATGATATAACTCACCTTCATGATATATATTAAGTGTTATGTTATATAAATGTGGGTCAATCTTTCCGTCCCATAGATGAGGATTTGGTATTATTGCTGTGAATACCATTTCCTGCCCGATACTATTTCCAGATGTTCCAAAATGATATGTTCCATCATCTATTTCACAAGTAACAGTTGCTCCAGTAGGAATGTTGGTCCTAACATTTACAGTTGCTGAAGATGTTGTAACATCTGAAGTTACGTGGAATCCATCATATCCATAATTCATTGCAGGAAGTACTGGGCTTGTAAGCAGTTTAACATTACCAAGTGTTGCGTTGAAGTTAAAATCAGCGCTTGCTGGTGCAAGTGAATTTCCTTCATTGTTTTTAAGAGCAACTTTTACTCTGTTTGTTCCACTGTGTACATAATTTGAAATATCAACAGAGAATGCGGCATAGCCACCCCAGTGTTTTTCAACTAAAACGTTGTCAACATAAATCGTAGCAGACTGGTCTGCGTGTTGGAACCACAAGTAAGTTGGCTGTGCTTCACGAAGTGCAAAACTGGTTTCAAAATTAAATGTGCCTTTTGCATAACTTGCGCTATGACCATCATCCTTATTTACAGAATAAGGTGTTATTATCTCATTATTATTATAAGTCCATTTACTTAAATTTCTATTTGATGATTCTAATGGAATATCACTTATATACTCGCATGTTTGGCTAACAACCCTACTTGATTGACCATTAAGTTCCGCATATGTTTCAACTATAGTGTCTTCAGTGATTACAAACGGTTCAGTGTATACTATATAATTGTCACCCCTAACCTGTGTAGTCTTGTAATATATCGTTGCTCCTGATGTTTCGCAAGTTATTGTTACATTATTATAACCATCACAAGAAACCACTGGCGCTACAATAGGAACATCATCATAAACAAGCCAATTTGTTGGAATACCGTTCATTCCTATGGTCCAAGTATTTGTTGTGACAGAACTATCTTTAACAAAAGAACCTGAAGCCGCAACATTTTTCACCCAATTTTCCTTACATTTACTTGTTGATAACCCATTTATTGCCATACATTTTATATAATTAAGGCTTGTACAGGCTTCAAACATATGTCCGTAACATTCTTTAACCAATGTCGGTGCTAATAATTCTGGGGCATTGGTAAATGAACTAGATTGTTCAAACATATACCAATAACAACCAGTTGCCAGTGTTGTTGCTGGAAGTTCTGGAACTTTAATTAAGTCACCACATCTACTGAACATTGCACGATAACAATAGTTGGTCAATGTCATAGTTGGTAAAATTAAATTTTCAGCAGATACACAGTGTGAACATTTAAATAATTGACAGAAATTGTAAGTGCTTGTAAGTGCGCTTTGTCCTTCAAAATTATCACCATAAACAAGACTCATTATATTTCCTTCAACATTAAATTGCGCTGTGCCTCCACCAACACCAGCCTCAGTTGAGCCAAAACTTGAATATTTTGCTTTATCACCTTCGCAATATCTAGTATTTGTTCCTTTAAACCTGACAGAATCTCCAGTTACAACTGGTATTGTTGTCGAGCTACTTGCAGTTAATGTGGTCCAATTGCCATTATTTTTACTGTATTGAATAACTTTTGCAGAACCAGTTCCAATCGAATTCCAACCAATTGTTCCATCCGAAAGTGCTACAAGCGTTAAATAATCCTTACTATAATCATGAACATTATTATATATACAAATAGCACTTACAATGTCACTGGTATCTTCATCTCTTGTGGAGTATGCTTCAACTATTGTATCGGCTGAAATTGGGAATGGGCTATTATACAATCCATAATTTCCTTCCTCGTTTATTCTATAGTATATATCAGAACCAATTGTGTGGCAAGTTATTGTTACAGCTGTACCATCACATTCAATAATAGGTTCTTTAATGCTCTCATCATAAATACATGATGCCGAAACTATTTCACTCTGCCTACCGTCTATTTCTGAATAAGAATAACATACAGTATCTGCTGATATAACTATTGCAGAGCCATATGGAAGATATGTTGTTTCTTGGTCAAACTTATAATATATTGAAGCACCACCAGTTGTACAAGATATTGTTACGTATTCACCATCGCAATAGATAACTGGTTCTTCAATTCCATCGTCATAGATACATGTTTCAGTGACAATATCGCTAGTTTCCTCGTTTAATACTGAATATGCCTCAACTATTGTGTCAGCTGTAATAGGTATTGAGGTGGTGTATATGACATATTCTCCACTCTCGTTTAAACGATAATAAATACTTGACCCTTCTGTTGAACAATTCAAAGTAATTGAAAGACCATCGCAACTTATTGATGGCTTCTTAAGACCTTCTTCAACAACTACCCATCTTGTTGGAATGCCACTAGTTCCACGAGACCAATCAGTATTAGCATCTTTAACAAATGTACCAGAACTAGCAACAGCCTGTGTCCAACCTAATGTCGCTGCTGAAGCTGATATATCTTTTGCTAAACATTTAATATAATTAAGATTATGACAATCATCAAACATTCCCTCATAGCAGTCATACACTAAGACTGAAGCTAGAAGGTCAGGTGCTGTTGTTATGGAAGCATCTTGGAATATATAACGATAGCATCCTTCTGCCAGTATTGTTGCTGGTAGCTCTGGTGCCATAGCTAATGATGGGCTGTTTGCAAATAAAGCACGATAACAGTGCGGAGTTAATTCTGTTGCTGGTAAAACAAGGTTTTCCGCTGAAACAACGTTTGTTTGCTTAAACATTGAACAGAAATTATAATTTCCAGTAAGCGCAGTATTTCCAACAAAATTATCACCATAAACAAGGCTCATTATATTTCCCTCAACATCAAATATTGCTGTTCCGCCACTAAATCCCATATAATTTGTATTACTTGTGGCATATGATGTATAAGAACCTTTAACTCTTACAACATCATCATCTGAAACAATTATGGATGCTGATTCACCTGTTTGTGCTGGAGATAAAATCGACCAATTTCCTCCATTTACACTGTATTGAATTGGTTTAACAGAACCACCGCCTACAGAATTCCACGAAATAGTACCACCACTTTTAACTCTTAATGTAAGATAATCCAAAGCATAATCATGTACCTCTGAGTAAACACATGTTTCCGTTACAATTTCGCTTGTGTATTCACCAAGTTCGGCATACGCTTGCACAACAGTATCAGCTGTTATTGAAAATGATTCTGTATATGCTGAATATTCTCCTTCTTGATTTAATCTATAATATATTGTAGCACCTTCTGTTGCACATGTTATTGTCACAGCAGTTCCGTCACAATATATTAATGGTTCATTCACAATAGCGCCAGCATCATATTCGCAACTTTCAATCACAGTGCTACTATCCCATTCATAATATCTTGCATATGCCTCAACAATTGTGTTCTCGCTTATAGCAATCGGTGATACATATTCAACAAAATTTCCAGTTTGATTTAATCTATAATAGATAACTGCTTCATTAGTGTCGCATGAAATTGAAACATTGTGTCCATCACACGAAATAACTGGAGCGTATAAGTTTTCAAGTCTTTTTATTGAAAAGTTCTTAACATCAATATTTGAATATCTAAATGGGTCACCGTTTGCATCCATGGCATATCCAATTGTAACTTTAAGATATTTCAAGTCATCAATGTCTGGAAATTTACTGTTACTTGTAAAGACATTATTACCATTCATCATGTTTTTACATATGAATGAATTTGTACCAACTGTAGGATTGTATAATATTCTAAAATTATATTCATTTGTATTGCCAGTACTCGACATTGGGTTTACAGTCTTATTTGTGTTAGACCCAGTAGAAAATTGGGTTCCAAGTTGTACGTATTTGTTTGTACTAGACTGTCTTAATTGAAAACCATACCACGGTTCTGGTGTGGCCCTTTTTGCCGTAAGTATATTATGGTGGTTTTCATCCTGCGCAGCTGGTTGTTGGGTGAAATCAATTGTAAAATTAAAATCAAGTACAAATCCTCTTGTCACATCAAAAGCATAAAACTCTGTGTTAACGCCATCACCATTCATTGTTTTTGTACCACCAGAAGAATTAGATGTGTCTATATCATAACCAGTTACAACTGTATTACCACTGCCATCATATGCAACATCTTGTGTTGATATTGTTCCTCCAGAATCACCATTTTGGTTTTGTCCAGTTGTAGGAGTTCCACTCTCATCATAATTAACAGTAGAACTGCTATATGAACCATCGTCATTAGTTGTTGTTGTATTTTCAACAGAGCCAGTTGTATTTCCAGAGGCATCATAATTAATCGTTGTGCTGCTGCTTGATGTTGAACCATCTCCATTATCTGTAATCACTACAGTACTTTCAGATGAACTTGTTGTGTTTCCTGACTCATCATAATTAACAGTAGTACTGTTCGATGTAGATGAACCATCTGGATTTGTCGTAGTGGTTGTGGTGGTAGTTGTTGTTGTGCCGTCTTCGTTTGTTTCCGTTTCCGTTTCTGTTTCAGCGATGGCGCCAGATAGGTAAGTCAGATTAATATTTTTATCGGCAACAAACCCTTGATATGTCGCTTGTACTGTTACTTGTGAACCGCTCGCTGTTGGGTCAATGTAAATTGTGCCACCAGAATCTATTGTAGCATAATTGTTACCATTAGTTATTTCCCAATAAACATTACTTCCAGCAACAACGTTGTTTAATATTGCTATACACGTACAAGTCTCAGCGGTTACACTTGATGCACAACCGATTTCAAATGAATTAACATAATCCCCAAAAAATGAAATACTTGACCCAATATACGTTTCAAATTCTACTGGCTGTATAAGAGTCCAAACACCATTGTTTTTTTTATATACATCAATTACTTCGGCGAATAATCCACCGTTCTTAATATAAGCTACACTATATGACATGCTAAAATAATTTTAAACTTTGAGAAAAATATCTCCATTATGTCCAAGTGTGCTTTCTGGTTCACCAGTTCCAGAATAAACAGTAACAGCTGAAACAACTTGCCAAGCACCATTTACAACCTTTAGTACCATTCCATTATTGTCTGTTGTGACTTCTGGAAGACCAGAAGGTAACAATGATGCGTTTATTGATGATGGAAGTTTGTTATTGAATTTATCGTAAAAGAATATTTTTTTCTCATTAGTGTCGTATTCAACAGACGCTGCGACACCAGAAACAGTTTTTTCATATGTTTTAAATGTCGCTATATCGTTTACAGTATTTTTAAGCGATATAGTCTCATCACCACTAGCAAAATTTATAGCCAATTCTCCATGCTCTAATTGATTTGGCTGTGGTAATTTAGCCGACCCATTTGTAACTATAGAGCTTCTTTTGTGTAATAATACTTTTCCCATGTTTTCTATAATAATAGAATTTATTTTTAACCAAAAAATTGATTACTATAATAAATAGTTCAATTGATTGATTACACCATAAATTACTTTTTATATAAGTACTATATACTATGTAATAATAAAAAAAAAAGTAACACTTTCGTGTTACCTTTATTATTTTTAATCGGAAAGCTTCTGGTCTTTTGAAATATACACCCACTCAACATGTATATTTTTTAATACATGTTATATGGAAATGACTTATAGTTTTCTTTCGTCACGTTTGCTCTTTAGTTCATTATAATCTGGGTTTTCTGGATTTGTCAACGCATCAATGTAATCTTTATTATGGTCAATACATCTTTTAGCTTTTAGTTGAAATCTTGCAATGTCCAATGACATTTGGTTAAAAAGTTTCATTGGTTCGTTAATCCAATCTGAAACCATTTTATATGCATTGTTTTCAGCTCTCGCATAAGCGATTCTTTTTCCAATTTCAATGTCAAAGTTATCATTAGGCGAGCATTTGGCGACACCAACCGCCTTATCCTTAATCCCGTCCTTTGAATAGAAATTGATGTAAGCATCGTCATTGTTTACATATGGCGTATCAACTCTTACATTTGCAATACAATACACCACATTCTTCTTCTTGTTTACCCCATAAATCGGGTCATCTAAATGAACTTTAAAACTGTTGTAAATCATAATACTAATATTTTTTTATTAAAACGGTAAAATATAACAAGCTAAGCAAAAATTAAACAATTGCCAATTAATGTTATGCAAAAACTTAAAAATCTTAAACTTTATCATATTCATTATTTTATTAATCGATATGATTATATAGAAAAAAAATTTAACTTCCAAATAAAAAAAAACTGGCTTTTGCCAGCTTTTTTAATTTATTAAATCATCAGTTTTTTAAGTAGTCTCCGTATTGACTCGTTAACCATGTTTTCAACATCATTTACATCTATATAATTACTACTGTCAGTGTTTACCTTTGAAGCGTTTTCAATTGGATGATACTCGCCTACATGACCAACCCAAAGACTACCATTCATGCTAGCGATATTAGAAAACATATAATCGTCTATATTAGTTCCATCAGTATTTTGATTGTACCTAAAACCTTCCTCTTCAATATCATATACAAGATAACGTGAATTTTCAAGACGTATTGCTAGGTATCTATTATCATCAACTTCCCTTAATGGGTATTGATTACCAAAATCTATCGTTAGATTGTTAAAGATTGTAAGTGGCTTCTTTTTTTCTAAATCATAAATAATTTTGTTTGAAGCATCATCATAATCCACTACTGCAATAAATCTATCATATGCTATATAAAATCTATTGAAGTCATAGATACCACCAATCGCAACATTATTTCCGTCACTGTCAAAAATCTCCAATGCCATTCTTCCATGTAACATAGTTGATGGGGTAAACGACACGGAAAAAAATCCGTTCGTTAAATACGAATATCTATCTAATTTAGGAAATAACTCATCATCCGTGTATGCTGGAAAATACTTTTTAGCGTACCCAGGTTCTGGTCTTGGAGTTTTTATAAATTTTTTTGTTTCTATATTGAAGAAATAACTTTCATTTGAAGAAGAGTCATATATAATTTGTATTACCGAATCGTCTTTTCGTGCGCCAATACCTTTACACTCGGTATTAACCTGATAATATTCCATAGAATATGATGGGCACGACAAATCATTAAACCAGAATTCCCCATTCGGAAGTCTTAATGGCTCAAATGTTTTTGCATCTAAAAGAGCGACATCATGTGTTGATTGTTTAACCATTATGTATTTATAGGAGTCAAGTCTACTTAGGCTATAATTGCTTAGTGTGTATTTAAATTTTGTGATACCATCTATTGATGTCAGTTTATGTTTGTCAATGTTATAAAATAAACAATATCTGTCGATTTTAAATAAAATAATATTTGTGGATATTTGGGAACAATTGGTAAATAATAGTGTTTCAAAAATTATTTTTCCACCATCAAATAGCGCTCTTTGCTTACCATATCCAGGCACATCAAGATACACGATAGCTATTGATTTAATCAATTTACCGTTTTTGCCTGAAACTATCACTTCATTGCCGTCAAAGACCGTTTCTGGGTTTTCTCCAGCATTTATTCGCATTTGGGCATATTTAAAAGCCCTACCTATTTCAAGTAACTCTTGTTTTGGCTTTGTATTCTTATTTTTTAACGATTTGGTTCTATACCAAATATCATAAATTCTCTTCAAGTCTTCGTCTGTAACACCAGTGATTTGCTGGAATTCTTCTTTTGTGTATGCATGGTCGGCCTCACAACGTACCTCATACCCATGATTCCACCTTGAAGTTATAAAAACTGGCTCTGGACTTGTGTTGCTTTGTAACATCGCTATCAACGAGTTCCCATAAGCATCATGCGGTTTTTCTTGCGTGAAGCCAGGTTCGGATAGAGGGTCTTTTGGCCGTTCTATGTTTTCCCAGCCATCCTGTCTGAAAATGACATAATGGATATCCAAACGTCTTACATATCCGTTATAATGATTTTGCCCGTAAGTAATACACCACGAACCAGGAGCAGTAGGCCTTTCGTATTTCTGGCAATCTGCCTGCGAATACATTATCTCAAATGTGTAATTGCGTCCAACATGTTCGTCTGTGTTAAGCCCTGATTCAGAATTATTTTTACCGCCAAGCTCTTTGTCAATTTTTTTACCATATTTTCTCAAAAGCTGTTTAAAACTAAGTTTACCGAAATCTTCTGGTTGCTCAAAATTAGTGCCAACTGAATCAATATACGAATTTCTCAATAAATAAATCACCGCATTTAGTTTCGAACAAGCCTCTTCATTCCAATTGTCTGGTACTATACTATTATTTTTCCAATATTCATTAGTTAATAAGGATACTGGTTTGTTCAAAGTTAAATCGCCATTGAAATAATATCTAGCCGCTCCAGCCAAATAATAATTCGAACGAAGTGACAAATTTCTAATTCCGCCTTCATTGGATAATTTTTTTAATATTGCTGATTTAAATTCGGACAAAGATACGTCAATTCCGTTTTCGTGAAGATAAGTTATATACGGAATCAAAAGATTATCACGCTTTGATTCTAACAATAAAAAACTCATATATTATCTAAATATTTTTTTCATTATTACTATTATACTAATGTATAAATAGTTATTATCAAACAAAAAAGGCCGTTTAAAACGGCCTTATGTTTAATCATTATCTTGGTTTGGACCAAATATTGCGTTATCTGGGAATCCAATTTGTAATTTATCATTATTTGGACGTATTTCAATTTCTTTTTCAGTTCCAATAATATAATTTTGAATTGTGTTTTTAATAATATTAGTCAAGTTCCCAACTTGTTCTGTTGTTGTACCAATAACGCTTTCAAGGTATGCAATTCTTCTTTCTAAGTCTTCAATATACGTGCTAAGTACATGAGTTGCACCGTTCGCAACGATAACCATGTCATGGGCGTCGTTTGACACAAAATATTGAGTCATATCACCAATGTTAATTCTACGAATAAGGGTTTGTCCTGTATCAGCATTTGCAACTGGCTTATTAACTAATGACTCGAATATAATATTCTTTATCGAACCCTGACTTTCTGTGTTTTGGTACAGTTTATTTTCAAGCTCACTTATGGCTCTATTTACGCCAGATACAACGTAGTTTGTTGTCGCTAGCGTATTATTATGTCCATTGTTATCGTTTACAATTGCTTCTATAGTACTAACATGTCTATCGTTGATTGTTGTGCTTGATATATTTAAATAATTCCTCGAATTATCGTTTACTCTATATATGTCAACAAGGTCGCGCAACGGCACATCCTCATTTTTGTCATCATAAGAAGCGATAAGTTTCTGGCCATCTTTATCATAAGTAATACGTTTTACATACTTCTTATCTGTTTCACTATCAGAAATATGTTTGGTTAATGCTGAACTCACTGTGTCTATCTTATCGTCAAGCCTACGTGATTCGGCACCAATTAACTCCATAATTTCAGAATAGCTAGCGCTTGACCCACTATTTAATCCAGCTATATCTCGTTGCAGCTTATTAATATCTAATTCTAAACCATAGGTGTCGATTATGTGATATGGCATTCCACTTTCAACGCCAACAGCTAATAATAAATGGTCTTTTCCGTCTTCTTTATATTTAGCAACAATTGGTTCTCCATACAAGCCGTCAAAAGTTTGGCCTGATGTTAAATTTGAGACATACCGTGTGGCGGCATCACGACCATTGAATACACCATCGACCCTACGAAATTGTAATCGTTTATCAGTCATAATTCATTAAAAATTTAATGTGTGATTACACCAAAATCGAAAAAGTCATCAGAAATTTTCAATTTAATGTCGTTATTATTATTTTTTCTTCGAAGAACCATTTCGCTAGAGCTGGTTAAAGTGTATGCACTACCAAGTATGCCATCGTTTATTTGTGTGTATACTGACCCGCTAAATTCGTTGATGGTTTCGTTAGTTATATCTACAGAGTTTTGTATTTCATTTATAGCATCTATGATATCGTTGATTTCGACATCAACATCATCTACACGATTTTTAACATCATTTACATTTGTTTTAACATCATTAACACTTTGCTTAACATCGTTTATAGAACTAACAAGAACACCGTTTTTTAACATATATTCTGTGTAGTTGTTATCCTTTATGACAATAGTGTCGCCTTCATTCATGGCTTTTTTAATCCATGTCTTGCCGTTCCATTCACAAACGCAAAACAAATTATCGCTAAATGTTAATCCGCTTAATTGTACCTCTTCAAGCCCAACTAAATCGTCATTGGTATAATAAAGATTTATATTTGTCCATAATTTTGCATATGGATAGTCATCGTGTATACCATTGACTAATTTTACTGGATAACTGCCACCTAATATATTTTCAACAGAACTAAACGAATTATATTGATAATCCTTAACAAGTCTTATTGCTCCACGGCAATAATTATCAATATTAGGGGTCTTTTCTTGATATACTTGCCCTGTATTATATGAAAATATTTTCATATAAATAGAATTTTCATTATCAGAGCTTGATGTCCAATAATACCCAAACATTGATTCGTTATTTTGTGCATGATGCACGTCGTCAGACCCGCCAATTGGTAACAAAAACAGTCCAGATGTATTGTTACCGCACGCCTCTTGGCTGCTAGGTTTCCATCCACCTTCTTCATCAGAAGCTTTTAACGCAATCCCAGCCACACGTCCATAATACCCTTCCGTTAATCCACTGTGATTTCTATCTGCATCACACTCGAAAGCATTAAGTAAATCATCCCAATCTTCTTTGGTAGGTATCCTCCATTCAGAATTAGAATTATTTAATTCAGACGATATAATTTCAAGGGCGCTATATGGATATCTATATCCATAGATATTTGTCGCTTCTTTTGTCAATATTCTGTACCCAGCGCCAAACTGAGTTGCATCTGGCATATCGTTACCGTCGGAAATATCAATAAAGCTTTCTACTGGTGAATAAGTGCCAGTTTTTTCTACTGGGGACAATCCAAGCTTGTTTGATTGGTTTCCGTTGCCAACCAGTGTTTCATCAGTAAAAACGGTTGCATTTGATATATCAGTAAGAAACCCTTCAACTTTTACTTCTGTTTCGTCTGGATAAGTGACTATTAAAGTACCAGTGTCGCTATCGAGTTCAAATCTTGGATTTCCGTCTTCACCTCCAAGATTAATAACTATAGGTTCATAATTTTTATCAATTCTTGTTATAACGAGATTGTTTTGCTCATCAAGTTCTACTGATTCAATATCATATCCCCTTAAAAAATAAAAATTTTTATCAACTTCGTCTCCAGTCAAACCACAATTTTTTGTTGTGTCACCAGAAAATCCTGGAGTTAATTTAAAATATGTGACACCGTTAATGGTCTGTATATCGTTGTTTGATGATTGTAACAATAAAGTTTCCTTTGCCATATATATAATATTGTATGATAATCTTATTTACTATGATAAATAGTATTTTATTGATGAATAGGGTATGAATCCTTCGTATATAACGAATGAACGTATATCTCCTATAAATGTACCGCAAAAATCTTTTTCGATTGGTAAAACATATTTTGATGTTTGATAATAATCTGGTGTGATTGTCTCAAGCAAACCAATAGAACCACCGCCTAGAGAAATGTTATATGGAACAGCTTCTTGTTTTTCAATAATTTCATCCAATCCTTTGAAAGATAATGAATCAAGTTCTTTGCTTATCAATTTTAAAAAACCGTTTACATATATCATTATCCTCATTCGTTTTGGCCTATTGTCACATTTATTAATAATAGGGTTTGAAATTGCGAATCTAACATTTATTGAATTCCATTCGTCCATCTTAACCATTCCGTCTTTAGAGTATTCTTCAATAATTTTATATTTGTTATTGTTGTCCTCTGAACAATCTAAAACTCCATACCTATATCCTATTGCCCCAGATTCTGTTATCCTAAGGGCAAAAACATTGTTTCTTATATCTTTATATAAATTAAAATCAGTACCAGTTTGTTGAAAATATTCTTCTATATCTTGTGTTGTATAACCAGTTTCTGTTCTATTCATTATCAAGAAATAATTGACATCAGGAAAATGTTTACGCCCAGTAAGTTTAACTTTAGTTCCTTCTACCCAATTTTGTGTTGTAAACCCATTTTTAGTTCTATCGAACATAAGGTATTTATTATCGCTTTCAGATAGCTCATAATATCCACGTAACGATAACGTATGACCTTCTGAATCTGTCATAGTTTTAAAATCTGGTATAACAACATCGTCTTGTATGTATGAGTTTTCTATGGCACTTTTTTGGCATATATATGGCTTATTATTTCCAACAGAATCAGAATTTTCGCAACCACAAGGCTTTTCTGGCATAAAATCATATCTTTTCAGAAAATCATTATCAAACGGCGATTCTAATATTTCGTTAATAATGTCACTATCGGTATCGGTTGTTCCGCTATCAATATCACAATTAGTGCATGCACTTTCAAAATCAAGCCATCTAGTGATGTTTGTGACTGGTTTTTGTATTTGAAAGTAATCACTAGTAATTCCATCGCAATCAGTCATATAAGCATCTAGCGAATTATTCCTCGATTTGTTTTCACATGTTATCGCAGAAGATACTTCATATAACGGCCAAAACTTATTTTCCGCCCTGGTCCCAATAAAAAAGAAAATCCCTTTATTTTCTGGATGTATTAAATTAACAGTGTTGTTATATTCATCATAATCTGTTCTAGGCCTAATTTCAAAATGCATTACTATATCATTTTTGAAAGTCGTTGGCAATACTTGATAATTAAATCCCTCTAGCTTAAAAAATCCCTGATAAAACCCGCCACGAAATGAAATATATTTTGAGCCGTTATCATCTTCAACCAGATACATTGGGTATGAATACATTTTCGTGTTACCAGTAACTGGCGTCATAAACAGCCTTACATCACCATCCTCTATAGATTTTTCGCTGTGTAAAAATATATTTAAAAAATCTCTATTTGATATTCTATCCTTATCGTATGTTATGTAACCATTGTCAATACCAGTCATGCCAATATCTCGCATTACAACGTCTGAACACACTGCATCTTTCCATGTTACTGTTGAATATAAAATACCGTTAACTATGTTTAATGTCGAAAAATCAGCAATCGCCATACTGCTAACTTCTCCTAATGATTGGGTATACGTTTCTCCTTTATACAACATATAGTCATAATAATGGCCACTGTATAATTTTGAATCTAATATTTTGGTGTGATTATTTTTAATGTTCTGAAACATACTGTGTATTATTACATAAATAGTTTGTCTTTAACATATTTTTTTTGTATATTTACTGCAAAATCTTTAGATAAAATTAATATGACAGAACAAAAGGATTATTATGCTATTTTAGGCGTTGACAAAAACGCAACAGAAGATGACATTAAAAAAGCGTATAGAAAACTTGCAATGAAGTATCACCCAGATAGATGGGCCAATGCTTCAGAAGAAGAAAAAAAAGAAGCTGAAGAGAAGTTTAAGGAAATTGCTGAAGCAAACGAAATCCTTTCAGACCCACAAAAAAGGAACCAATATGACAATGGTGGTATGTTTTTTAGCGACGGATTTAACATTGACCCAATGGATATTTTCAGAAAAATGGGCGGATTCGATGATTTAGGAGGCTTTGGTTCGTTTTTCGGAGGCGGAATGGGAAATAGAGTGCATAGAGGACGAAATGTTTCAACAGTTGTAAACATTACACTATCAGAAGCTTTTAATGGTGTTGACAAAAAAGTTCAGATTCCAAGGTCTAAAAAGTGTTCGCACTGTCATGGAACTGGGTCAGAAGAAGGACACAACACAACGTGTACTGTTTGTGGAGGCTCTGGTATGGTTAATCAAACAAAACAGCTTGGCCCTGGGTCGTTCTCTTTGATTAGCACTCCTTGTCCACATTGCCACGGAACTGGGAAAGTGATAACAAACCCATGCAAACATTGCGATGGGAGTGGGTTGGAACACGAAACTGTTACAGAAACCATCCATATTCCAAAAGGAATTGCCAATGGAATGTCTTTCGAGATTAAAGGCCTAGGATGTGAGCCAGAAGGTGAAGGAATGCCTGGTAATTTAATTGTTACGGTATATGTAGAGAAAGATTCATATTTTGAACTTCCAGACCAAATGAACGTCATTCACTATGAAGAGGTTCCGTTTAACAAGGCCCTTCTTGGATTTACTCAAGAATTTAAATGCGTTGACGGAACAAAAGTTACTGTAAATGTCCCAGAACTTACAAAACATGGTCAATCATTCATTTTCAAAGGAAAGGGTATGCCTAATGTTAATAATCCAAGCATTCGTGGGGATTACGCTATTGTGATTAACCATATATTACCGTTGCATTTATCCGATAAGCAAAAAGATGTATTGAAAAATTTCTATAGATTGTCTTAAAAATTTTATATAATCACTAAACAATAATTAAAATGTCAAATATTGAGACTAAATTGCATTACGATGATATTGCAATTGTGCCTGAAGTTGTTACTAACATTAAAAGTAGAAGCGAATGTAATCCGTACGACACAAGAAACATGCTGCCAATATTTGCATCATGTATGAGTTCTGTTGTTTCTATGGAAAATTATAGTGATTTTGTTGCCGCGCACATAAATCCGATTATACCTAGAACGTATAGCGTGAACCAAAGATTGATGTTCATGCAAAAAGAGAAAAACATTTTTGTTGCGTTTTCATTACAAGAAACAAAAGACCTGTTTCTTAAATATAATGAACATTATGCTGGAACATTGTTTTCTGACATTATAAATAATCAAAAAATGTATGTGTGCATTGATATGGCTAATGGCCATATGGAAGAATTGATTAAAACTGTAAAATTAATTAAAGATATTTACGGTGATAAGGTTGTTATTATGACAGGAAACATTGCAAATCCAAAAACATATGAAGAATATGCAAAGGCTGGAGTTGATTATGCAAGAATGTCAATCGGAACTGGAAACTGCTGTAGCACAAGCAGCAATACTGGAATACACTATAGTATTTTTTCACTTTTACAAGAAGCTTACCAAATCAAAATTAACAACAATTATAATTGTAAAATAGTCGCCGATGGAGGAATTAGAAACTATCGTGATATTCAAAAAGCCCTTATTTACGCTGATTATGTAATGATTGGAAGTTTGTTCAACAAAGCAATGGAAAGTGCTGGAAAAACTACATATGGAAAATCTTACTTCAATATCAGGGGCTTTAAACTTTTCAGACCGATTAAAACTTTATTAACATTTGGAAGGACTATTAATAAAAAACATTTTGACAAAATATACAACAACCAGGTTAAGACTGGAAAACTAGAAGTAAACAAGGAAGTATTTGGGATGAGCACAAAAAAAGCTCAAAACCAAATTAACACAGCAAACGGACTTGAAGGAAAACTTAAAACATCTGAAGGCTTAATAAAGAAACAAACAGTTGAATTTAATTTAAGCGAATGGTCTATAGCCGAAACTGATTACCTAAAATCAGCTATGAGTTATACAAACTCACGTACATTGGAGGAATATCACAATTCAAATTGGATTAGAATCAGTCAAATTAAATATAATATTTAACGCTATGTCTAATATCATTTTAGAAAAATTTTCGCATATTTCATATGGAAAAATGCATGAAATTAGTGTCATTAAAAAGATACTAAAAGGTGAAACATATTTTCCGAACAATTTTGATTTCAAAATTAAAGAAGATTACATACATAAAAGCGAGATAATACGTCTATTTGCAGGAGATAAGTGTATAGCCAAAGAAGATAGATGGTATTCTGGTGACGGAACATTTGTCAGAACAATAAACGATGTTATATCGGACTGGAATGGTCATATTTTTTATGATGAAGAAAACAACAAATGGTATTACAAACCATGGCTTGAAATTTGTTTTCTTAACGGCGATAAAAGAAAAGTATGGTTTAACAATGATGAAGAATTGACTGATGAACTTGAACGTATAACAAAAAACACTAAGAACTATATTATACTTGGATGCGAAGATTAATAAACATTTTGTTTTTTAATTAAAAAAATATATAATTGAAATATAAATTTAAAACATATGGCATATAAAACTATTAGATTAACAGAAGACCATATCAAACTTTTAAAGAATATTAAGTTTGAGACTTTTATTTTTGATGTTGATTCAAGAGCTGGAAGAATTGGATGGGGTATTGACCAATATAGCCCATGGGGCTCTTCTTACCCAATCGAAGACATTGCACTCATTCTCGGTCAATTAGACAGTGCAATTCCTGGTAGCGAAAATGAGATATCTGGAAGATATTTTCCAGAACAGCTTCAAACCCATTTTTTGGATTTATATGAAGATATTACGGAAAATATGGAATATATGTTTAGTCTGTTAATTTTTTTCACTGATAAAGGCGGTTTAACTCCTGGCACGTATAGGTGTCATCCAAGATTAAAGGATTGGGAAAAAATCGATTAAGTTTATTATTAACGAAAAAACTTAAAAATGCTTATTAGAGAAGGGCAAAGCCAGTATAATCAAATTTTAATGAACATTGACGGCACTTATATTAGGGCTGGTCAAAATAAAACTGGTCAAATTTTGATGAATATCGATGGGACTTATATTCGCAACGGACAATCATGCTGCGGTGAAATTCTAATGAACATCGATGGTAAATACATTAGAGACGGCCAAAGCCCTTGTGGTAAAATAATGTTTAACATAGATGGGAATTATATAAGAGAAGGACAATCTTGCTTTAACCCAATTATTTTTAATTTGTGCGCACAATAATAAAAAAAAGGCGGTGAGCTAACTCATCGCCTTTATTTTTATTCATATTTTGTTGCGTCAATCATACGATTTTCCCAGTTTTTTACTTCACTTAATTCCTGCGCTGAAATTAAAGATTTTAATTCAACAGCATCTTCAGGGCTAAATTGGTATGGATAACCAGAATCGTTTAGTTCATGGTTAACCTTAGCGGAAAATTTCTTTCTTGCGTTTTTCATCTCCTCGGTATCTTTTCCTTGCATTGGCTTCACACCATATAACTTATAAGCAAAAGGGGCTTGTTTTACACCAGGATTTTTAAAATAGTCTTCAATGCTTGAAACCAATTCTTCAGTTTCTCTTTCATCGTTTCCTAATTTATCATTTTTCTTACTAGATTTTTTTGGCTTGTCATCAGATTTTTTCTCTTCTATATCGCCAAATTCATTTTCTATGTATTCTCTAAGCATTTTTTTAATTGCCGCTTTAATTTTCATCTCGTTCAAAGAATTGTTAACAGATTCTGTTATAAGTTTTTCTAAATTCGCCATTTCTTAAAGATTTACAACAATAAATAGTTCTTATTGACAAAATTTATGTAATATAGTATTATATATATTTTTTTATTGAAAATTTTTGGTTTTTCAAAAAAAAATATGTAACATTAAAACCGAACAATAATCAAAACCAAAATTTATTATGATGAATCAATTTTTACATGCAAACGATGTTGACCCAAGATTAGCTGAAGTTAGAACCGAAAATGGTGCATTGTCTTATAAGACATTTGGCTCAGAACTTATGAATCAGTTTGGAAAAGCTGGCGGATATAGAGGAAGACCAATGGTAGATGTATGGGCCGACCAGTCTGCATTGTGGGCAGAAGACTCTCGCATGGCTCTTTTATTCCCATTCTACTTGAGACTTATTACACGTAAACCTCAATTGGTTAACACTGAAAATGTGCAAAGAGGACCTGGTAATAGGGACGAGTCTTTTAAGAGATTTTTGTGGATTGCAAAATATCACCCAGATGAATTTTATGCAAACCTTTGGCTAATCCCTCTTTTTGGTTCTTGGAAAGATGTTTGGGAGATTATGGTTATGGGTGACGATGGTAAGTACTTGGAATACAAGAAATTCTTCGATGTCATTAACTGTGGACTTAATTGTGAAACAACATCAGAACTTGTTAAGAAGTATCTGCCTCAAATCAGAAGTACAAAGAAATGTGTTACTGACAGAGCAAAGAAGCTGAATATGCTTGCTAAGTCGTTTGCTTATTACTGTGGATTAACCCAAAAGCAATATCGTTCGTTAAAAACTAGCGGTACAGCACATAAGTTTCAAACCATCATCTGTGACAAACGATATGATAAACTTGATTGGAAGACAATTCCAGGAAAGGCTTTGATGAACCTGGTCAACGGAAACTTCCTTGACAAACACAATCTCGTTGATTCGTATATTGATTGGGTAAATTCCCAAAATACTATCAAGTTCAATGGCTATCCTTATGAACTTTCTAGAAAGTTGCAAAACAATCCATCAAGAGCAACTGTTCTGACTGTCAATAAGCAATTCGACGAGTTGATTTCAACAGGTAAAAAAGATGGCGGAGCGATTACTGGTAACGTTCTTTGTGCGCTTGACACATCTGGTTCTATGAGCAGTCCAATCGATTACAACGGTACATTGACAGCGTTTGATGTTTGTGTTAGTCTTGGAATCTATTTTTCAACACTAAACACTGGTGAATTTAAGGATGTTGTGGCCATGTTCGATGATGTATCAAGTCTTATGTCTTTAAAAGGTACGTTTGCAGATAAATTGTCACAAATTAAAAGAGCTAGAACTGCTTGGGGAAGCACTAACTTCCAATCACTTATTGACTTGATTGTGAAAACAAGAACTGAACAGCCAGAAATCCCTCTTGAGGATTATCCAAAAACACTGCTTGTTGTTAGTGATATGCAATTCAACCCTTCTGGATGGGGGAATAGAGTTAGTGAGCAAACTAATTACGAAACAGCAATGAAAAAACTGCGTAGTGCATTTCCGAAGGAATTTGTTGACGACTTCAAAATCATCTGGTGGTTTTGCACCAATAGATATACAGCTGACTTTCCTTCAAATTGTGAGTGTGGAGGAACTTATATGATGTCAGGGTTTGACGGAGCAACTGTTTCTTTCATCCTTGGTGGAGAACAGAAAAACAATACAGAAAAGGTCCAAAAGACCATGGAAGACGTAATTAACGAAGCGTTTTCACAAGATATTTTTTCACTAATTAAATTTAAATAGCATAAAATTATGGCAAACAGAGCATTAGCACATATTGAAGAAATTGCATGGGTAAAACCCATCGAAGGAGCAGACAACATTGAACTTGTTGGAGTTCTTGGATGGCAATGCGTGGCAAAGAAAAACGAATTCAAACCTGGTGACATTTGTGTCTATATTGAAATTGATTCAAAGGTCCCTCAGACAAGCGAATTTGAATTTCTTAGTGGCAAGCACTATAAGATTAAAACAATGAAGTTCAATAAATTTAAGGACGAAAATGGTAATCCTATTATCTCACAGGGTATTGCATTAAGCGACATGATGTTTGACTCTCTATATGATAAAATTAAATTGTCGCACAAATTTCACATTGGAGACGATGTTACTGATGTACTTGGCGTTACATACTCTAGCCCTGAAGATGTTAAGCGTAAAAGCAATGTAAACCCAGACTCTAAATACCAATCAATGATTGCCAGAAGAAAAGAAATCTTCTCGCGGCCATGGATTAAAAAAATGATGAAGCATAAATGGTTTCGAGCTGTTATGTTCGCCATATTTGGGAAAAAGAAAGATAAACCGTTGCAATTCCCTTCTTGGATTCAGAAAACTGATGAAGAACGAATTGAGAATCTTCCTAATTATCTGAACGATAAGACAACCGTCTGGCTGATGACCGAAAAAATTGACGGTACTTCAACTACATTTGCTCTTGATGAGCGAAGATTTCGTAAACCAGAATTCATTGTTTGTTCAAGAAACGTAAGAATGCAGAAGCCAGACCAGCCATGCTTTTTTGATGAAAATGTGTACTGGAAAATCGCTAAAAAATATAACGTTGAGGAAAATCTGAAAAAGATTACTAAAAAAATCGAAGAAAGAGAACGAATTAAAATTAATCGTATTGTTCTTCAGGGCGAAACATTTGGAGCTAAACTGCAAGGAAATCCATACAAGATGAACGATATTGATTTCAGAGCATTCAATCTTGTTGTTACAGGAACTAACTTTCTTGGAAAAGAACTTAATTTCAAGTACATAACAAGCGATATGGAAGAGTATCTTGAAGGAACTGGTATTAAATGTGTCCCAATTCTAGGAGAATATATGTTTCCTGAAAACATTACAATGCAAGAATTTAAAGCCTTTGCCGATGGTAATAGTGTGATTAACGAAAATGTAATGAGAGAAGGCATTGTTTTCAGAAATGTAGAAAATGCTAGACAGAGCTTTAAAAACGTGAGTAATACATACTTACTGAAACATTCATCATAATATATTTTAAATTATTAATTGCCGCCAAATTTTTTTGGCGGTTTTTTTTGCTTTTTAAAAAATTTATATGTAACATTGTATTGTTAATTTAAGTCACATTTAAAATTTTTAGAACTATGGCAGATACAATGCTCCGTTTCGAGAATGATAAACTCAACAATTTTCTGAGTAAAGAGCAACTTAAGTCTATGTGCCCTACGGCATTTAAGACGAGCCCCACAAATCCTAAGGTTTCTAACAGATATGTCTACGCTAACACTGAGGTTGTTATTGATGACCTTGCAAAGCTTGGTTGGTATCCAGTCGAAGCAAAACAGTGCAGAGCGACCAAACGGTCTAATGGTATCCGTTCTTTCCACATGATTTGTTTTCAAAACCCTGACGTTAAGGTGGTTAACAAGCACGATGACGGCACCGAGGAGATTGACGCATTCCCAAGACTGATTCTAACCAACAGCCACGATGGGTTCAATTCTTTCAAATTTATGGTCGGTCTTTTCAGACTCGTATGTAGTAACGGTCTTTGTGTTTCCAATGAAAATTTCGTAAATACTTCAATCAAACACATCAACTACACGTTTGATGAGTTGAGAAAAGTTGTCGTTGAATCTCTAGATAAAGTCCCTGAGATTGTCATGACTATGAATCAAATGAAACAACGTCAACTGACAGAAAGCGAACAGAAGGAGCTAGCATATGAGGTTGTTAAAATCAGAAAGAACTTTGACGACAATGTTGATGTCCATAGAATTGGCTGTGATGATGAAACCATCAGAGATATCCTAACACCGATTAGAACTACAGACATTGGTACTGACCTCTGGACGGTCTTCAATGTGTGCCAAGAAAAAATGATGCGCGGCGGTTATTATTCATCTAACCGTAATAATAAGAAAATGAAACAACGCAGTATCAAATCAATTAAAAAGGACCTTGATTTTAACCAAAGACTTTGGAAAAAGGCCGAGTCAATGCTTGAGGTTGAACATTGTCTTGCTTAACATAATATTACATACAATACAGGGCCGTTTTAGTACGGCCCATTTTAATTAGAACATGAAAAGTTTAGATTACATTAACAAAGAAACTGGAGAAATATATTGGGATACTATTTTCTCATCATTAAAAAAATTTATAGGGTGTGAATTGGTGTCTGACAATGTAGTAAATTCTTATATTAAAAAAACAAATAATCTGGTTAAGGCGATATATGATAACCCTAATATTGATGTGAATAAAAATTTCCATTTAATTATGGCTGTCATCTTAAACAACTTATCAAATTGCTTAATTAAAACTGGAATCGCGACAAAAGCAACAAACGTTAAACTAGCAAGACTGTTGCTTTGGGATGATGATTTGTTGTTTAGGGAATTAGTTTGTTATATCATTAAAAAATATAAACTAAACACAATTCAACGCATTCAAAATGCATCTAATGTAACTTTAGACAATTTGAAGACGGCAACTCACACTGATGGCAAAATCATTGTGGTGGTTTTAATGGGTCTACCTGGCTCTGGCAAATCAACATATGTAGAAAACAACCTTAAAGGCTTTGAAGTTATTAGTAGGGATGTAATCAGAGAAAAAATGGGGTTATGCGGACCTGATGAAAAAATGATTGGGACAAAAGAAGAAGAAAACAAAGTTTCGTTAATTTTCGATGCTGAACTTCTTGAAGCTGCAAAACAACATAAAAATATCGTTATTGATAATATGAATAATAGACTCAAATATAGAAAATCCTATAAGAAATTACTTGAGCCATTTGATGTTATATGGAAATATGTATATATACAGCCAACAGAACTACAAAAAAATATTGAAAGGCGAAAAAAATTTATCCCAGAATATCAATTCTATAGAATGATTCTAAATTTTGATTGGCCAAAATTAGATGAATGTGATGACTTTCAAATATTGACAAACTAAAAAATCGGCTCATTTGAACCGATTTTTTTTTATTTAACCCCTATAGCATCAGCTTTTATTTTACGAGCTTTTGCAATCATATCATTAATTCTCTTACGTAAAAGTTTAATTAGGTTTTTTTTCATCTTATAAAATTCTTTTGAATTAAAATCGCCGTTAAATTTATCTTGATTAACATACTTACCACGTTCACCCATACGTCCAGTAAAAATATCGTACCTAATTGAAGACAATAACAATAATACTTGTGCATAATCGACATCATTATCTAATTGTCCACTAGTATAATCATAATTTTTAAGTTTATTCAAAAAATAATACATATCTTTTATTTTCAAACAAGAATTAACTTCCTGTTGTAATACCCAAGTTTTTGGGTCACTTAAAATATTATTGTCTAAAGTAAATACGTAACAATTAACAAGTTTTGGCCTTGACTTTAATAATGCTTGATATTCTGTTAATCGCGCTTGAATTTCTGTAGGCCTAAAAAGATACATTATTGCACTAGCCACTTTATATTCCTTAGTATCGCCACTATAAGCTTCAACAGTTTTTTGAGTGTCGAAATCAGTTTTGCTTCTTTTTGATTTATCAATAGAATGGCTTAATTCATGCGCAATGATTCGTTTTATGTATTCGGTATCTTTTGGGCAATTTTTATAGATATATAATATATGGCTATAACTATTATATGACCCATATGAATTACCGTAATTATCATTTGGCGCGTCTTTAAATTGTACCTTAAGTTCTTTACCATTAATATTAAACAGTTCTAGTGGCACTATAAAATTTTCGCCAAATTTTGCATACACCAATGAAGATAGATAATCTATAACATCTTCATATTCATAACCTATTGAATGGTGATACTCGCGTAAAATACCTTTCACGCAAGTACCAACCATACATTCTATATCGTTAACAGAAATTCTATTTTCCACCATAAACAATATCTTCTAATTTTTTTAATCTTTCTTTTAATTCAACATTTTCTTGATGCAATTTATCTATGGCGGCTAATGCGACAATTGATAACATTGAATATGATACCGCCATTTCACCATTATCGCTAATATTTACCAATTCTGGGTATACATTGTATAATTTCTGAGCAGATGTACCAATATGCCTAATATTATCACCGTGTTTCCAAACATAATACTGCTTTGGTATATTTTTTAATTTCGCAAAATCACAATCTATATCACCAATAAATGTTTTTTTATTTTCATCAGATAATGAATATAAATATCCGCCATTCATGTATATTCTTGTATCATAATATAATGTATCTGTTGTAAATGCACTATTATATGAAGTAACATATGCATTAACGCCATTGCTATTAGATACATTTAATGACGAACCACCAGCGCATAAACCACTAACTGAAATATAATTGTGAAAATCTATAGGCCATTCGCCATGCATTGGTGTGGTATAATAATCAATAGTGTTAGCTGAAGTTAACGATATTGATTTTGTATTGTTCCTTTGAATAGAATTAAAATGCCCAACTTTAACACATCCAGGAACACCATTTTCCGACAGAAACAAATAAATATACGTTTTATAATCGTCAACGCCGTGTGAGCGTAGCCAATATTCTAATTTTTCATTAAAATTTTCAGCATTGTCATACGATGGAACTATTGCATAGTGATTACCAATCGACAAACCAGCAGTTTGGTCTGGCCGTCTGCCAAATATGAATCCATTGCTTTTGGAATCAAAATCTACAACGGCTTCACTATGCTCACTACAAATTAAATTATAATCGAAACCAACAATTTGAAAAATGAATTCATGCGCAGCAGGATTACCTATAGTATATTCATTTCCATCGATGTCTTGTGAATTAAATAATCTATAAACATTACCGTCATCTGGTGATATACCGATTGCCATTGCTGGTATGCGTGACTGCGATATTTGTGATTGCGCTTGGTCATTACTAATACTAAATACACTTGTAAACTCATGATATATAACCAAAAAGTTTAATTTTTTAAAATCTTCATTACCTAAGCTATCAATATTAAAATATTCGCTGATATTGTTATCAAAACATAATGTAATAGCGTTTTGTTCATAAGTATAATTGCCGTAATTATTAATACCAACAGAAACATCCACACCAGTAAATAATACTGTAAATTGTTCGCCTAAGTTAATAGGACTATGTACGTTTTCGTCCGCCCAACCAATAACGTTAAATTGATTATTTCCAACACCATCAGCTAATAATATTTTTCCGCTTGATGCAGACCCAGAAGGCCCAGTTGGGCCTGTAGGACCAGTAGGACCTGTAGGTCCGTCATCTCCTTGTGGGCCTTGTTTTCCAGTAGGGCCAGTAGGACCTTGTTTTCCAGTTGGCCCAGTATCACCCGTATGACCTGTTGCTCCAGTAGGACCAGTGGCTCCATCGTTACCATCGTTACCAGTAGGGCCAGTGGCACCTGTAGAACCAGTAGGACCAGTAGGCCCTATATGGCCAATTGCACCATCATTACCAGTAGGGCCAGTGGCGCCTGTAGGACCAGTAGGACCAGTAGCACCATCGTTACCATCGTTACCAGTAGGGCCAGTGTCTCCTGTAGGACCAGTAGCACCAGTTGCTCCGTCCTTACCATCGTTTCCAGTAGGGCCAGTGTCTCCTGTAGGACCAGTAGCACCAGTTGCTCCGTCCTTACCATCGTTTCCAGTAGGGCCAGTGGCGCCTGTAGGACCAGTAGGACCAGTGGCTCCATCATTACCATCGTTACCTGTAGGACCAGTAGCGCCTGTAGGGCCAGTAGCACCATCGTTACCATCGTTACCTGTAGGACCAGTAGCGCCTGTAGGGCCAGTAGCACCATCGTTACCATCGTTACCTGTAGGGCCAGTGGCGCCTGTAGGACCAGTTGCACCATCCTTACCATCAGAACCAGTAGTGCCTGTAGGGCCTGCTGGACCCATTAATGTTGCAATCAGACTAAATGAATTCGTGGATTCGTTATAATACCATAAAACACCGTTTTCGTCAAAATATGCATCTCCATCATGTGTACAATCAGTTATACTAGGTTTAACATTAAACCTATAAATAACATCACTATAATTATTGTTATTGTTTATTACTGCTTGCCCTATATTAGTCCATGTAACTCCGCTATCATAACTCACACGCACATAGTCACCATTTATTGTTATTAATGGTGTTATACCAGTTTCTCCAGTAGGTCCAGTAGGACCAGTTGCACCGTCCTTACCGTCAGCACCAGTAGGGCCAGTTTTTCCGTCATTACCATCAGCACCTGTTGCGCCAGTAGCACCTGTTGCACCATCGGCACCATCCTCACCTTTAGGACCTGTTGCTCCCGTAGGACCAGTAGCCCCATTGTTACCATCTTTACCTGTAGGACCAGTAGTACCTGTAACTCCATCAGCGCCATCCTCACCTTTAGGGCCAGTAGCTCCAGTGGCGCCTGTAGCTCCATCATTACCATCGTTACCTGTAGGGCCAGTAGCTCCAGTAGGACCTGTTACTCCATCAGCGCCATCTTCTCCTTTAGGGCCTGTTGCTCCCGTAGGACCAGTGGCTCCATCATTACCATCGTTACCTGTAGGGCCAGTAGCTCCCGTAGGACCTGTTACTCCATCAACACCATCTTCTCCCTTAGGTCCTGTTGGTCCAGTAGTACCTGTAACTCCATCAGCGCCATCCTCACCTTTAGGGCCAGTAGCACCAGTAGGACCCATTAATGTTGCGATTTCATAAAAATAATTATTCGTTTCGTCATAATACCAAAGAACACCATTTTCGTCAAAATAGGCATCGCCATTTTGAGTGCAAGAACCAGAATTTGGCATAACATTAAAACGAAAAATTACATCATTTTCATTTATGTTATTATTTACAACCGCTTGACCAATATTAGTATGCGTTACTCCATTATCATAACTTGCAAACACATAATCTCCACTTATGGTTATTAATGGTGTAATACCAGTTTCACCTGTAGCACCAGTAGGACCAGTAGCACCTGTTGCACCATCCTCACCTTTAGGGCCAGTAGCTCCAGTAGCACCTGTAGCTCCATCAGCGCCATCTTCTCCTTTATTACCAGTAGCTCCAGTAGCACCTGTTGCACCATCGGCACCATCTTCTCCCTTAGGACCTGTTGCGCCAGTAGCACCTGTTGCACCATCGGCACCATCCTCGCCTTTAGGGCCAGTAGCTCCAGTAGCACCTGTTGCACCATCGGCACCATCTTCTCCCTTAGGACCTGTTGCGCCAGTAGCACCTGTTGCACCATCGGCACCATCCTCGCCTTTAGGGCCAGTAGGGCCAGTCGAACCTGTCTCTCCAGTAGGGCCCGTTTCGCCAGTGGCACCTGTTTCTCCAGTAGGCCCTCGTAAAGTAGCTATAACAGTAAAATTCTGTCCATTCCAATATAATAATTGACCTAGCGCATTAAAATATGCGTCTCCTATTGATGTACAGTCGGCTGATGTTGGACGTACATTAAAAATATAATCATAATTAACAGTACTTCCTTCTATAATTTGTGCATCGCCAATATATTCCCAATTAATTCCCTTGTCATATGAAACTTCAACAGAACCGTCTGATAATATTCTAAATATTGGTTTAGGACCAGTAGCTCCAGTAGGTCCAGTAGCGCCATCTTTACCGTCAGCACCAGTAGGACCAGTAGCACCAGTTGCTCCGTCCTTACCATCGTTTCCAGTAGGGCCAGTGACGCCTGTAGGACCAGTAGCTCCATCGTTACCGTCAGCACCAGTAGGGCCAGTGGCGCCTGTAGGACCAGTAGCTCCATCTTTACCGTCAGCACCAGTAGCGCCTGTTGCACCTGTAGAGCCAGTAGGACCAGTTCCACCATCAGCGCCAGTAGGACCAGTTGCACCTGTAGCTCCATCTGCACCATCCTCACCTTTAGGGCCTGTTGCTCCAGTAGGACCTGTGGCTCCATCTTTACCGTCAGCACCAGTAGCGCCTGTTGCTCCAGTAGGACCTGTGGCTCCATCTT